AGTTGAAGATTCTCTAGAGTATAGTAATGGGACTTATAACGGAGAGAACACGTCAACTAGAAGTGTAGATGGGATTATTAATAGAGCATTAAATTTTACTGGTACTCCTGATTATATAACTACTAATGATACTTTTTTATCTACTTTTCAAGATAGTTTTAGTATAAATTTATGGGTAAAACCCGATAACGGACACCCACTTGCAAATCAATTTTTCTGCGGAACTTCAGGTGCAGGTGATGATCTTTTTATCTATTTTAAACCAACAGGAGATCTTATCGTATCTTATACAGCAATAGGAAGTGTAACAGCAACTTTTGCTAATGCATTTATTGATGGACAAGAAACGTGGCATATGATTACTGTTGTTGTAGAAGCTGTAACCGCTGCTACTGCTCGTGTTTTAATTTATTTTGATAGAGTTTTAGAAGCAACTGGTGTAACAGTTCTTTGTAATATGAGTGGTTATGAAAATACAGAAGAATTATATTTTGGAGCTGATAATAATGGAGGGGTTGCATCATTATTTTATGATGGAGATATAGACAATATTTCTATTCATAATAAAATTCTTTCTCAAGATGAAATAGATTTTTTATATAACAGCGGAAGCGGAACAGAAGATTTGTCAGAATATTCTAATTCTATTACTTTTGAAGATACGTTAGGTGGTTTTACTGGAAATGGTTATATGATCTCTAAAGAATTTTTTGGAATTTATGATTATTTGACTATTAACTATCCTGTTAAAGCAATAACTCCAGATACATATAATTTATGGATTAGATGTATAAATATTAATGATGATAGTTTTAAAGCAGAAATACTCATAGATGGTAATATATCTAAAACTATCAGCACTTTTATAGATAATCCTTCTGATGGTTTAGAATGGTCATGGATTAATACTACTATTGTTCTTCCTGATTCAAGAGAACATGTTCTGGGAATAAGAATAAAGGGAAATGGTGTAGCAATTGATAAGATATATATAGAAGCTGATAGTGATGTTCCTTATACTGAAGGCCCTGAGTATAGTGTTAGTCCATATCTAACTGCTCACATGAGAGTTTATGATTCTTTGCACGGAGAGCCAGGGTCACCCCTTTTTATTTATGATTATAAAAACAGTATAGCTGAAATTATTCAAGATGATTGGTACAATTTTGATATAAAGGTGATGGATGATACTCATGGGTATAATCGGGCAAATGATTTTACTGAAAATTATTATTTGGTTATGTCTGTAACGGGTTCTAATACATCTAATTTTATTATTTGGGAATTGGTTGATAATGATGAATATGAAGCACCATCATCAGCAATTAAGTTTTAAGGAAATGTTTAATGTCTTTTAATTTGTTAGAATATTATAAAGCTCTTAATGGAGAATCAACAGAGAGTAGCGGGGTATGGCATATTAATTATGAAAAAAGGCATGCTTATAATATTTCTAGTGACTTTGATGCTATAGATGCACATAATAAGAAAATAAACTTACCACCATCCGAAATAGAAACTGAATTTATAAATGTATTTTCTGACAAGTTGGGTCAAAAGTTAAAAAATACCAAAATTACTAATAACGGAGATGGAACAGAAAAAATAGATTTAGAATTAGATGATAGAATTGTAACTATTATTATGGACCAGAGCGGTAGTATGACATGGAATGATCATAATAACTTTCGTCATGATGTTGTTACTGACCTAGTTAATAAAATAGAGATAAATTATCCTGGAAATATTACATATAATCTTGTTGAATATGGTGCTGATATAATTAATGTTCTATTTTTTGGTATTATTGAATCTGATATTTTTGATCCTAATGATATTAATAGTCTTAGTAAGATGATTAAAGCAGATGATCAGGCAAATTATGATGGAATGAGGGTTGTTAAGAATGATGATCATTATCCCACATCTCCTATTGATGGAGAAGTGGTTGACGAAGGGTTTATTAGTAGAATTAAGGAGGCTGGGTTAGGTGAGGGGCAGATATATTATTATACTATTTACACTTATGATAAAAATTTTAAATTTAGTGAAGGGGTTAGAGTTAAAGTTGCTCCTCAGGAAAGAATAGTACCTAGATCTATTTCTAATTTTAGAAGTGTTGTAGATTCTGATGATTTAACAAAAGCTATTCCTTTTATAGGAATGGGCGTTAACAGAGATGATAATACTCTTGGTATATGGCACATGGACGAAGGGGAAGGAAAATTCTTATATGATTTTAGCGATACTAATGCTATACTAGAATATAATAAAGAAGATCTCACATGGTATGAAAGTAGATTTGTTCCAGAGGGAACTTCTGGATTATTTTTTGATGGAGAAAATGATAAAGTAGAATATATAGATACAGATGGTATTTATGCAATTAATTTCGACACAAGTAATAAATTTACGTTTATGGGATGGATTTATCCTTATGATATTAGTAGTAAACAAGTTATTTTTGGTAGAAGTAGTTCAGGAGAATTTAATTATTCAATAAATATAAGTAGTGCTGGTAATTTGTCTGTAGAATTTACAAGTGAAGAAATAGAGGCAGATGAGTTGGTGTTGGAGCCTTATAAATGGCAACATATTGTAGTTGTTTATAACGGTGAAAATCCTTCAGGTTCTCAATTAACTTTTTATATAAATAGGCAAAGTCAAAGTAAACATTCGGTGGAAGCAACTCAGGCTTTTTCAGAAACTCATACTATTTCTATAGGGAATTTAAAACAAACTAATTTACCATATAGAGGCAAATTAACTGAATTTAGTTTTCATAATATTGACAGAGACTCTTCTTATATTGAGGCTCAATTAGATACTATTTTTATTCTCGATAAAAATGGTAATCAAGTGGGAATAGAAACAGCAGGTCTTAAGGACGATAATGGAGATAGACTTACTGTATTTAAATACGATGTTCCTAGAGATTATAATTATGTTGGAGGAAAAGTTATTGTTGTAAGAAATGAAAAACATATTCCTTCATGGGAAGAGAACGGAGATATAATTTATCAAGAATCAGATCCTGGTTCTGGACAATTTTTTATATCTGATCCAGATGATTTTGTATTAGGAGAAAAATATTATTATAGGTTATTCACTAAAAATATTTTAGGTAATGTTAGTTTCTTATCTGATTCACCATCTTTGGAGGTAGAAATTCCCAATGCTTCAATTGATGATTATTTTTTATCTTTAGATTCTACTATCGATTCTCCAGAATCTCCATCTACTGGGCAATTAATTACTGCTGGTAATGGTAAGGCATATTTAAGATGGAAACAAAATGATCCTATTGATAGCAGAATAGCAAGAGTTAAAATATTTTATTCTTCTTCTGATTTTCCTGTGGTCAGTAGCAATGGAAAGTCAAATGGTCAGTTAGTTTTTAATGGGTTAACAACAGATTCTAAATTTGTTCACAGAAATATTCCGAATGATAGAAATGCTTATTATACAATAGTGAATGTTGATAAGTATAGCAGATCATCTAATTATGATTTTAATGGGGTTCAAACAGAAAACTTTTTACATGCTTCAACAGTGCCAGTCTTTTCTGCTAGCGAAAATACATTTCCACTGATTGAGGTCAAAAACGTTAATTATGAATTAATTGATGAAAATACTATCACTATAGGTTGGGATCAACCACAAAAAAGTGTAGAAGATATAGAAGCATATTTTGATCAAACAGTGTACATATATGGTGCTATTTCAGATGAATTTGGAGATGCTGTTTCGGAAGATACCCCTATAAAAATGAGTATTACTTCTGAAATTATAAGGGAAGATCAGGCAGATAATGTTTTTGAGGCTATTGGTTCAAAGACTTTTAAAGATATAGATGCTTATAATTTTTTTGTTTCTAAAACTAATGATGGATTTTTTAAGGGCATCTTAAGAATGACATCTAATAGTACAATAATATCTCAAATTAAAGAAGCAACTTTTCAGATTCAGTTGAAAGCTCTAATTCCTAAGACTGGTGGATATGTTCCTCCTAATAATAATACTTCAGGAGGAGATCCCATATCTGAATACGCTAGTTTAATAGAAGAGCTAACAGATAGTCAAGAACTTGAGCTTTCTCAGAGTAATAATTTTTATGAGTATTACTCTAAAACGATTCAGGTACATTTTGTAAATCCTTGGGAAGTTGAATTAGTAAGTCGTGATAATCAAAAAGTTCCTCAAAGATGTTATTGTACAAGAACAGATAAAATAACAGGAAAGATATCTCTTTATGCAGAGACAGCATCTTTTAATGGGATTTATATGAAGGCAACAAATCCTTTTGTTGCTAGGGCAAAAATAAAATATAAGGGTCTTCCAGTAGAGTCTGGGAATATACAATTAGCGGTATGGGATGCTGATTTTTCAAATCTTTGTAAAAATGCTTGTTCTGAATCTCCCGATCCTCCACCACCTTATGAAGGGCCAAAATTACAAATTAGTACAACAGTTTTTCCTCCAGATACTTACTTGTCTGTTATCCAGGGGCAAGAAGAAACTTATACTGGTAGTGGAGTGTACACGGATATATCTTATGTTGATATCCCGTTATACGCTCCAGATCTTCCTCAAGCTGTTAGATTATTTGCAAAGGGAGAAAAGGCAGGATATTCTTCTGTAAAAGATATATATATTCTTTTTCAAAGTATACTTCAAATTGATATAGATGAAGATAGTAATAGTGATGGTTTGGTTGTTGATGGGAAAGATATTGCAGAATTTAGAGCTAATGCTTTTATTATTAATCCTGATTATCCCAATTATAATATTCCTGATTCGCTTGATGCTTCTTTAGTTACATATCCTGAAGATTTAACAGTTGTTGAATGGGAAAGCGGTCAGCGTCAGCAGCTTAAAATTGATGGAGATGTTACAGAATTTAGCGGAATTGCACCAATTTACTCTACAGATAATGTTCCCCTAACAAATGGCGTTTGGTCTTATACCCGTAACGGAACTGCAAGGAACGCTTTTATGGGGCCTGTTTCTAAGGGAGATGAAAAAATATATGAAGATTATGTAATTAAAGCCTCAATTGTATATCAAGGTTTGTCATCATTCGCCAAAACTACTTTCACTGTAGGCCCTTATAACCCTCAGAAATTTGATAGAACATCGGCTAGATTTCTAATGGAAGTAGATGGAGGATGGAGGGGGGAGCTTCCTAATCAATTGTATGGAGGTGGAGGTTGGGGGCCAGCTGAAGATTGGTCTTTGTGGACTGATGGTATTAATTATAAAAAAATAAAAATAAGTAGGAATCCAAGAATAGCTATAGATGGATCAGGAGTAAACGAATTTTCTTACTCTGATTGTTTTAGGAATTGTGCTACATTAGATGATAATGAAATATTAGAATTGAGTTCTGGGCAGGTGGTGGAAGTTTCATTAGGTTCAGATGGTCTTAATACCCCAGCCTTAGCTGCTGGAGATTTTGCTCCTCTTGCATCAAAAGAAATAGAGATTTTACATGGAGAAATAAACGAAATAGAAGATTCTTATACTGGATTGCATTATTTAGAATTAGGGGAAGGAGGATTTATAGATAAGGGAACTGCTTTTATTGAACTTAATTCAGAAGACGTGTCTGATGTTACTTATTTTTACATAAGAGTTAATAAAAATATTCCAGGCGCAGGACCAGTTTCTGAAGAGGGTTGTGATTGGCCAGAACCTGTAACTATTAATGATTGTCTTTGTCTTGGTGATTCGGATGGGATAACAGAGTGCGATATACCTGCATGGAAACCAACAACATATGTCTCTGGTAAAACTACAGTATTTTTAAATAATAATCCATTAGTTTTATCTGGCGGTGGAACTATGTTTAATGGAATTCCTCCTTGTCCTATATGTCTAAACGAACCTTTGTATATGGAGGCTGTGTGGAGAAAAGTTACGAATTATTATTATAGCGAAGAATTTGGAGACCCTTCAAATGATTTCCTTTATCCTATTGAGATATTTACGGATAAAAATAATTTTTTGGATGATGATGGAGAAACACTTATTAAACACACTTCTGATGTAGATATAAGAGTTAAAGTTTTTTGGAGGGGGCAAAATATTCCTGATGGAACTCCTGTATATGTTTCGGTAGGAGACAATACTGCTTCTTCATTATTTGTTGCTAGTAGGAATGTTTATTATACCCAAACAGATGATGTGGTTAATTATAGTTATGTGGATGTTCGTATTAATGCTCGTAGATATATAGGAACAACAACAACAGAACAAATAGAAATATTTTCCATTTATGACGAAAATAAAAAAACAGTAAGACATATTGGAAATAATTTTTCTCTTACTTTAGATAAAAAAGATAAAGAGGTAGAAGGAATACCAGACCTTCCAACAGATCCAAGTCTTGGTATTATTTTTGAACCACCTCCTATTACGCCATATTCTGCAACAGTGCATAGGTACCATATTCTAACGGATAGCTGGAGTCAAGTATCTAATATGGCAGAAGGTCGTGGAAATGGATTTTCAGGATCGGTAGGTAATTATATTTATTATATGGGGGGGTTATTAGGTAACAGTCTTAATGTATCTGATAGGAATGAGAGATATGATGTTATAAATGATGAGTGGAGTGATGTTGAGGCATTGCCTACCTCTCGTTTCGGGGGCATGTCGGTTACTATCGGAGATGATATATATTTAATAGGAGGTATTTTTCCTGATGTTAAAAATGGTGGAGAGCTTTCCGTTACGACTCTAGTGGAAGTTTACCATGCGGATGTTGATATGTGGGAGGAGTTAGAGCATATGCCAATTGTTAATAATCTTACTGCTTTTGAAGAAGAATTAGGGGTAGCATTTGGAACGATAACTCATACTATTATAGATGGCCAAAATTATATTTATGTTATGAGTGGGTTTAAGAAGGCAACTATTACTACGAGTCAGTTTAATATACAGGAATATAATCAAAGAATTTTAAGATATCATGTGGAGGGTGATGTGTGGGAGTATTCTGATGTTTTAAGGAGTAATGAATTGAGCACGTATGAGAGACTTTCTCCTTTATCTATCGTGTTTGATAATAAGATAGTAGTATTTAATGGTGCAATTATGGTTAATGATAATTTTATCTATCCATCAGAAGATTTTTATATTAATACTAAAGGTTCTTTTGTAACTCCATCATCTGGAGAGTGGGTAACTATGGGGAGTGGTTTCATGGGAGATTTTCCAGAGCCTAAATTCCAATCAGCTATGGCTGAATATAATTTAAATCCTTCTGCTGATCATGCAGATTATTATATTTTTGGAGGATTTAATGATAACTCTCCGAGTTTAAATATTTTAGAAAAAATTGCTGCTAAGGATGGGGTTTTTAATTATTCGTCTAGTTATACTAATATAGATCCTTCAATAGATTTAATAGCTATGTCTACTGGCAAACATGGTGCTAGTGCTGAATTTTCTGATGCTAGTGGATCTCCATATATTTATTTAATGGGTGGTTATACGATTAATAAGGATGATGATTATGTTGATATTTCATTTGGGATTTAAATAAATGGAAACAGTTAATGAATATAAAATGATTATAGAAAAATTAGATGGTAAACAATCTATTTCTATACCTGTTGAATTCAGAAAAGACGGAGAGTACATTACAGATTCATTAGATGTTATTGTAAAGGGATTTTTAAAATTTGAAGATAAAACAGAATCTTCTGTTAAAAATTTAAATAAATTAGAAAATAAAACAGTTGTTTATCCTGTAGTTTTTTCAAGCGGTACTGTCCGTATTAATAATAGTAAGTGTGTTATTGTTCTCTTGCCAAGATCGGAAGATTTATTTGAGGAAACGGAGACTATTAAAGATAGATTAGAAGAAAGTATTTCTGACAGTAGTATTATATCGGAAGAAAATATAAGGTTAGATGAGGAAATTATTAATCCAATAGTTATTAAGATAGAAGCTGGGGAAACAAGAAAACCATATAAAATATCTTTGCAGATAACTGTTACTTCCGTCAATGATAATGACTTCTACGCTCAGACAGTTGATAGAGGTACAAATCCTGAAGTTGAGGAATTTTCTGGAGCGAAGTCGTTATTTCAAAAAGAAACAGCTAGAGTTCCAAGTAATTTAATTATCGATGGGGAGACAGACTTGGAATGGATACCATCGGTTAAATTAATTTTGGGTAATAACGATAGTTCTCAAGCTTCTGTTTTGAATGAAATAAATACTTTAAAAAATTCTACTCCTCTTGGAACATCAACTATGTTTGATGCCGTTGTTGCTTCTGCTAGAATTCTATCCGATAATGATGTAAATAATAGTCAAAAAACTATATATTTATTTACTGATAATGAGGCTAATATATCAGTAGCTTCTATACAGAATGCTATTGATGAAACTAATGATATTGATGGGAGTAAGGAGGTTCCTATATTAATAGGGAATATGGCTGTTTCGGATGACGCAACCCTATCTGTAAAAGCTAATAGGTCAGATACTAAAACTATTAATCAATTATCTTTTGAAACTGGAGGTCAAAGCGTAACTGTGTCAGATGTAAGTTATTTGGATGATATTGTTGGGATATTTTATAGAGGAGCAGTAGGTTCTATGGGATATGGGACTTACGAATTTATAGAAGATTTTGGAGAAGAAGTTTTAATAAATAGAATTTCTGCTAATTTTGAAATACCATCTTCTGATTCTAATGCTACATGGTCCATAGAAACAAGTTTAGATGGATATAATTATACAGCAATAGATGTTGTTTATAATAACACAGATAATATTACTTTTGATAATCTTTTAGTAAGATATATTAGATTTAAAATAATTATGGTTACGGGAATTAGTTCGGTTCCTATAGATGAATATGGTACAACTCCAGATACTCCTTCTTTAGAATCTATAGAGATAATATTTAATGCTAATAAAGTAGCTTATTTATATTTAAATAAGGAAGAAGTTGATGTTCCTCCATATCAGATAACGTTGGGGGTAGATGCTAATGAAATTAATGACGATCAGATTAAAGTCGGAGTAGCTAAATCTGATGCTGTTAGTTGGACCGATTATTCAACAGAATCACAACCTGTTGTTGATCAAAATGGTAAGGTTGTTATTCCAATAAGATTTTCACAAGATGTAGCGAAATTTAAACATGAACCATTAACGAAAATAGATAATTTTGCTACAAAAACAAAATATGGAAGATGGGATCAAAATGCAAGAGTAATTATATATGATAAAAATAATGCTATAATGTCAACAGATTATTATGAAGTGCACCCTAGAGATGGAAGGGTAGTTTTTAATACAGCATTACCTTCTGATTATCAAGATGGTGATTTTAAAATAGGTATTCTTAATATCGGAGAATATAAAGTCGGTTTAAAATTAACTAATAAAACAGAAACAGATACACTTGATATTTATGGTATAGGGTACGAATACACAACAGGAAAAGATTTATTACCACCTATTTCTAAAGCTGTTCCAGAAGTTCAACTAGCTGTTATTTCTAATGAGGCTCCAAGTAGGTTTAGCCTTATTGAGCTTACTTATGTTTATTCTGATGCTAATTTTGATCCCGAAGATATGGCAAATAGAGTTATTACATGGTATATAAATGGAAAGCCAATAGCGGTATTAAATAATAAAACACAATGGAATAATATTAATGATCCTAATGATCCATTATATTCTACTACGGCATTAATGTATCCTACCACTGCACAACTAGATGGTTTATCTGTATCTGATTGGATCAAGCAACAAACAGTTTCCTTACTAAAAGCTGGAGATGTAGTCTATGTTGAAATTCAAGTTAGCGATGGAGATCTATTAAGTGATAAGACATTATCTGCTCCTGTTATAATTGTAGAGTCAGTTCCTATTTTGACTGGTCTAACTATTAAAGGAAGAGATGAAGGTGGTAATATCATTTCTAGAATTAGTGCATCTACTGATGCTGTTATAGATCCACCTCTTGAAGAATCTTTCTTTAGCGATAGCGGAGGTGATAATCAATCAGAAATAATATGGTATGTTAATGATGAAGTATTTAAACGAGGTATTTATGGAGATACTCTTCCCGAAAATTTATCTCCGATAACAGAGATAAGAGTTAATGACATATCTTCAGGAATTTCGATTGATTATGGTTTGAGAATTAGTAATTCTATTTATGTCCAGGTGGTTCCTCAAACAGGTAGCACTACAGGAGATTTGATTACAAGTCCTTCTATAATTGTTCAAAATTCCATACCTAAAGTTGTTGCTCTTGAATTTACTACTAACGTGTTTGTTCCAACAGTTGATATTGAATTGTCTTGGGTTTTTGATGATTTTGAAATTATAGCTTTAAGAGATGTAGATGAAACTTTTCAAGAGGACAAATCTAATGTCAAATGGTATCGAAAAAATCCAGGAGATAATAATTTTACATTAGTATATAGTTTTAATGATATAGATAATAATTTACAAGAACTTTTCTTTGTCGAGGAATATAGAGGATATATTTCTACCAATTTAGCAGGGTTATATAGCGTTGTTAGTAAGGATATATTATTTGCTGGGCAAGAATGGTATTGTACAATAACTCCATATGATACAATTGATCAAGGTGATAGTAAATCGAGTTCTACTATCACAATTACATCTGCTACAAATTAAGAATCATTTTCTTTAATTTTTTTAGCTACTAATTCACGTAATCCTTCACTTATTGTTTTAAAATTTTTGTCACAAATTTTATTAAATTTGTCAAACATAGATTGTCTCATTGCGAAATTAACTAATTTATCTGTTTTTTCTTTTTCCATTTTATTTTCCTTATAAATGCTTATTTAATATTATCGGGTATTATAAGAATTTTCTTTATATTTTAAAAATAAAAGAAGGATTTTTAATATAATATGAGAAAGTATATTATAGTTAAGTATATTTTCTTATAAGGAGTATTAAAATGTTAAAAGAAAATGATAAATTATTAGCAGGGTTATCTCAATTATTTTTAAGTTACAGAGATCCAGATGAGGCTTATTGTAGAATTTTAAAAGAAGTTAAAAATTTGTATAATAAAGCGATTTTTATCGATGTAAATAAGATACAAGAATTATCATATGGAGAGAAAGGGAATAAATAATATGAAAAGATATAAAAAGCCTATTTCTCAAACTCATAAAGAATTAATGAAAGAATGGGACTATGAGAATAATGATGAGTTAGGATTAGACCCTTGTAAAATAACTAGAGGGAGTCATAAGAAAGCGTTGTGGAGATGTAAAAGGGGACATTTTTGGGAAGCCGAGATAGTTAATAGGGTTAATGGTAGAGGGTGCCCCTATTGTTCTAATAAAAAGGTTTGTAAAGAGAACTGTTTAAAAACCAAATTTCCTGAAATAGTTGAAGAATGGGATTACGAAAAGAATAAACAAATTACTCCTAAAAATATAATTTCTCAAAGTAGTAAAAAAGTATGGTGGAAGTGTAAAAAGGGACATTCTTGGGAATCTGAGATTGCTGGTAGGGTTAATGGTAGAGGGTGTCCATATTGTTCTAATAATAGAGTTTGTAAAGAAAACTGTTTAAAAACTAAATTTCCTAAGATATCTAAAGAATGGGATTTTATTAGAAATGGAGAACTAACTCCAGAAACTGTAACTTATGGAAGTAGTAAGAAGGTATGGTGGATATGCTCGAAAAATAAAGATCATAAATGGAAAATTTCAATAGCTCACAGAGCGAATGGAAGAAATTGTCCGTATTGTTCTGGCAAAAAGGTATCTAATGATAATTGTTTGCAAACTAAATTTCCTAAGATATCTAAAGAATGGAATTTTTTTAAGAATGGAATTCTAACTCCTAAAAACTTGACGACAGGAAATGATAAGAAAGTTTGGTGGAAATGTTTAAGAGGTCATGAGTGGCAAGCAGCTATATATAGCAGGACTGCTGGTAATGGTTGTCCTTATTGCTCGCTTGAGGGGAGATCTGGTAAAAATCATTATTATTACAACCATAATTTAACAGATGAAGAAAGAATAAATAAAAGAAATAATAAAAAAACTCCAGTATGGCGAAAAGAGGTCTATGAAAGAGATAAATATGCGTGCCAAATTTGTGAAGATAATAGAGGAGGGAATCTTAATGCTCATCATCTTGAAGGATATAATCATAATAAAGAATTAAGATTTGAAAAAAATAATGGCATAACTCTTTGTAAGAAATGCCATAATGATTTTCATAATATTTATGGAAGAGGAAATAATACTACAAAGCAATTTAATGAGTATAAAAAGAGTTGTGAATTGAATTGTGTTGAAGTTATTTATTAAATGTCGATATATTATTATGAATAATAAGTTAGTTTAATAGAAAGATAATTATGAACGAATTTAAACATGTAATAGAAATTAGTGCAAATAGTAGTGGGGGGTGTTGTAATCTATGTTCAAAACAAATTAGTCTTGGGGATGGTTTTGACATTGATATAGGAAAGATAATTAATCATTATATTCAAAAGCATAATTATAAATTATTAAACATTATATCATTTACTTTTGATAGTGTTAATGATTGTGGATTCGCTCATGGAGTTAAAGCTTATGTTGGCAGCGAGAACCCAGGCCCAAAAGAGATTCTTCCAGAAGACATATCTATTACTTTTATCGATGATAATGACTAATTAAGAATCGTTGTGAAGATATATAATTATGGCATATATTATAGATATAATATTATTAACTCATAATAATATAGATAATACAAAACAATGTATAAGTAATCTTTATAGTTTTACTAATGATTTTGGTTTGATTGTTTTAGATAATAATTCTACAGATGGTACGGTTGATTATTTAAAAAAAATATCAGATCAAAACGACAATGTAACTTTATCTTTTTCTGATTCTAATTTGGGTATTATAAATGGCAGGAATAGTGCATACACACTATCGAAAGAGACTGATTATGTTTGTTTCATAGATAATGATCAATTTGTTAGTGATGGATGGTTAGATAGCTATTTGTCTTTTGTAAACAATGATTTTGATATAGTCGGAGCAGAAGGTTGGAAAATGAAAAGAAATTTTTATCCATACAAAAAAGTAGGGATTAACGAAACATATAATTATGTTGGTTGTGGAGGTATGGTTTTAAAAAGAGGAGTAATAGAAGATATAGGGCTATTTGATAGTAATTTTAATCCGATGTATTTTGAGGACCCAGATTTTTGTTGGAGAGCATATTTAAGCGGATATAAATTGTGTTGGAATACAGATAAAAAAATACATCATAAGTTACATAAGTTACTAGGAGAGGGTAAGGAAAAATTGAAGTTTTTCCGCAAAAGTTTAAATGTTTTTCAGAATAAGTGGGGATGGATGAAAAAAGGAATACCTACATTTTTAAATAATATTGAGAAGTGATTGTCTATCTTTTATAAAAGTATAATATGAAATTAGTTATTCTTTGTAATTTTGGTCCTTATTCTTCAGTAGGGGGTTCAGAGGCAGTTATCTCGGCTATTGCAGAAAGGCTAATATGTCCGCCATATAATTATGAAATTGATATATATGCTCATAATTATAAGAAAGATTCTATACATAAAGGTATAAATTTATTTCCATGTCCTAAGGGTGATAATATAGTCCCCATAATAGCTCAAAACGAGCACATAATGGTTTATAGCGACTCTCAATGGAACTTTGACTCATTATTAGGGTCTATTGGTAAAACTGCCCAGAAAGCCTCTATTTGCCTTGTAGGGGCATATCATCTTCAATCTCATCCACAATCTCTACAATTACTAAAAGAAAATATAAGTAGATTTAATCTTATCACCCATTCCCAAATAACTTGTGATTATAAGTTCTGTATTGACAATGATTTACCTGTTAAGGTGGTTCCAAATGGAGTAAATTTGTCCGAATTTGAGAAAAGTGAAATAGATTTTAGACAAAAGTACAATATTAAAGAAAAATATATGATTTTGAATGTGGGAAATTTTTTTTATGGAAAGGGTTTTGAGCTTATTCCCAAAATAGCTCAAAAATTATCAGAGGATTTAGACGATTTTGTTATTGTTCAATGTTCTAATACTATCAGATATCCTTACGATAAAATATTTTTTGAAAGAACAAAAAAACAAAGTAAGGGATTAAATGTAAGATTTTTAAGGGATCTTCCTAGAGTAGATATCGTAGCGGCATTCAAAGAATCTGATATGTTCTTATTCCCTAGTAAAAAGGAGATTGCTCCTATTGTTATTCTTGAATGTAGGGCCGCTAAATTACCTTATATCTCAATGAAGGTAGGAAATATGATGGAGAATCCAGGTGGAGTTCCAGTCAATTATCAGAAAGTAGATAATAAGGGGTATGTATTAATTGAAGATAGTATTATCAGACATTTTTCAGCGGGTATCTTTAATAGTTTAATACCTATGAAAATAAATGGCAAGAAGAATACAAGGGCATTTAAAAATATCCTTATTTCTGATGGACAAGAAGATATAGAGTCTATTGATTGGGATCAGATTGTCCCTTTATATGATGAGGTATTTAAAGGGTGAGATATAAAGTAGGAGATAAAGTTAAAATAAAGACTTGGGGTGAAACGAAAAAACTTGTTAATTTTAATTCTTTTATGGAAAAAGAAGTTGAGGAATTGAAAACTAATAGAATATTAACTATTAAAGTAGTAAATGAAGGTTGTTATTATGCTATGAAAGAATCACGGTGGTTTTGGAATGATGATATGATTAAATGTTTAGCAAAAGACTTTAAAAAAGAAATATACGAACCTATTAATGATAGATTTGAGATATTAGATTTATGAGTAATCCATTAGTTAGTGTAATAATGACGGTTTATAACTGTGAAAAGTTTATAGAGCAATCTTTAGATTCTGTTCTTAATCAAACTTTTAAAGATTTTGAGATTATCATATATAATGATGCTTCTACAGATAGAACGATGGATATGGTGATAGATATTATGAAAGATAATAAAAGTAATGTTCTTATTTCTGGTGGTAAAAATGTAGGTTGTGGAGAGGGAAGGAATAGAGCAATTGGGGAGGCAAGAGGAAAGTATCTTGTAATTCAAGATGCTGATGATATAAGTTTGCAATGTCGATTGGAAAAAGAAGTTAATTTTTTAGAAAATAATGATGATATATTTTGTATTGGTGGATGGGCCAATAAAACTGATCAAGATGGACATTTCATAGAGTTGATGAGCTATCCTCGTTCTACTCATGAAGAAATTTATAATGATATAATGGTTAAGAAGAATAACCCTATTATTGATCCATCATGTATGTATAGGAGAGATTTATTTAATAAACTTGGTGGTTATGATGGACGTTGGAGATTAGTCCCTGATTTTAATTTATGGGTAAGAGCAGCTCAAGAAGGTTTTAAATTTTCAAATTTCCAGGAGGTGTTGGTTTATTATAGGCAACACCCTAATAGTGTGACAAATAAGAGCGAGATGGCTGTTGTTAGAGAACATTTTAAAATGTGTAAAGAACTTCTTAAATTAAGAAAATAAAGGTTTTTAAACAAGATCTTTGAATAATATAAAATGAAATACTTTGATATGGAGATGTGTTATGCAAGAGATACCCGAATGGATTATCAAAGTCGTAGAGATAGAAAAATTACAATGTAGAAATTGTAAGTCGCAGTTTAATTCTGATAATTTGATGTCTATTAGTATTCAAGAGAGTAGTAAGCCTCCTCATAAAGATTATTTATGTATAGGCTTATATTGTAAAAGTTGTAATGAATTAATGATTTTTGAGTTAAAAGAGATGACTTTGATCGATTTCGCATTTGATATATTGGAACAGGAAAAAACCGATAAGATAAAGAAAAAATCTGTTAAGGAAGCTCCATCTTCATTGAATAAATCTAAAGACAAGAAATCGACAAGACGAGCAAAAAATAGAAGTAAAATTACCAGTCAGGAAGTAGAAGAAGTAAAAGATTTTTTAAAAGCAAAAAATCTTCTTCATGAAGACTTCTTAATAGCTCTGGGAATGTTACCAGATGAGATTAAAAAATATAATTATAAGAAATAGAGAGTTAATATGAGTAAAATAAGCGATTTTAGAATAGCAGAATCTATTATTAGAAAAATTTGCGATAAGCATAATGTTAATTTTGTAGATATCCAAGTTTCTTTTGATGATAATATATCTGGAACTCTTGTTGTGGGGGAAACAAAAAATATAGCTCATACAATGTTTAAGATTGTTGCGGAATATATAAATAATTCGTTAGATATTGTAGATGTTCAATTTATGCCCAATGAGGAAGATAGGAATAATTTTTTAATTGTTTTAGCTTCTAATTTAAGAACTCTCATGTATGGGGATGATGTTGATGATAATTTTGTAGATGAAGCTCACGTTATGAGACTGTATCAATTTCCAAAAGTGTGGATATTGTTGAAAGATATTATTTGTCCTATATATAATAAAGACCTTATTAATTTTAAAATAATCTGTGACGGTAATCCTGAAATTGATATTGCTAAATATTATAAGAAAGAAGAATTTCCATCAGATGATATTTCAGAAGAATCGTTTATTTTTGTAAATATAATTAATAATAGAGCGCTTCAAAGTGCTTTTATTTTTATAGAGGCATTAAGGGCTCATGATTTATCTCCTATAGAAGTAATTAAAAAAATATATGAAACAGATATATATGATAAATATAGAGGGTTACTTGAGATATCCATGGCTGAAGAGGAAATCTCTGATTTTGAATGTGCTGTTATGTCTAATTTAGGAATTAATTTTTATGCTATGATTTCTAAAAAAACTGCTTGTCTTAATCCTAAATTTGTTAAAAAAGCCCAAAATTCAGTTCCAGGGCTACCTAATCAATTTTGGCAAATAGGATTGCTGGAAAAGATGTTGGAACCTGCTAGAGGAGATGACTGGACTGTTTATAAAAATTTAGAGCCTTATGTTAAGGAATTTTGGGATAAAGTGGAATCGGTAAGACAAAAAAGAATTATAAATGGTCATGATAACGGTGTTCCTTTTAATGTTTTGCTTCGTATAAAACAAAGGCAAACCGTGGGTTATGAGACAGATCCTACACAAACTATTCAATCTCTGTTGTCATCGGATAGGGTTTGGTAAATGTCCTTGAAAAGTGAAAATGATACAATTATCATTGTAGATAATTTATTAATTGATGAGGTAGAAAAATGAATAACGATGAATATGTTTCTTTTTTGAAAGGAGTATTAGTAAAAATAGAGAATGCTCTTAATTTAATGGGCAATTTTCCGCCTAAGCACATACTTGCTTATCATAAGATGTTAGGTGTACAGCAGAAAATTGTGGGATTAGACAATTTGCATAGGAATCAATTGTTCCCACAAATAATACATATTAGGGGAATAATTAATCATTTAATAAATGGTCATTATAAAAAAGCTCATGAAATAATATTGAAACTAAAAGGACATCTAATAAACATTTGTTTGGAAATAGAAAATGAAAAAAATAGAGACAAAAAAACATAAAAGGTTACAAGCCGACTTAATTGAACACCCTCCAGTCGATGAGGAAGATGATGATAATCTTATAAAAGATAAGAAAAAGAAAAAAATTTATCAATTAAATCAATTCGTCGATGATATTGATATAAATGAAGTTGTTGAATAGGAGTAAGGGGCTTGAAAAGTAATATATTGATTCTACGTGTTGATCATAATTCAACATATGTAGAAGGTCGAATGAGCAGCGAAATATACGATAAGTTTAAAAGAGAATTAGGTTATCTTCCAGAAAATGCATTCTGGATGATAAAAAATAATTCAGAAAAAGCTAAACAACATGAGAAGTGGAAAAAAGAATGGGACGGTAATATTTCTGCCGTTTGCTGGAATAAGCAATTCTGTCATTGTCATATAAAGAAAAGTGGTTTGCATTTTCGAACAGGTCTTCTATCCAAAGCTGTAGATTTTTTTAGAGCAAATGATATTTTGTTTAGAAGAATAGATATTAGAAGCAAAACAGAAAAAACAGATAAATATTCTATGTCTTCAGAATTTGAATCTAGGGATTATCAACAAGAGATTATTGATAGGGTTATTGGGGATAAACATAGTTCGGGCATAGATAGAGGTATTATTAAGGCAGCAACAGGATCTGGCAAAACTAGTATAGCTAGTGGGATTATATCTCGTATGGGAGTTTCTCCTACTATTTTTTATGTCCCAAGTATTGATCTTTTAAGACAAGCAAAAGATGAGTTGGAAAGATTTATAAGACAAGATAATCTTGGGATTAAAGTAGGAATGATAGGTGGTGGTCATAAAGATATTAAAGATATTAATGTAATGACTATTCAAACTGCTGTTAGGGCTTTAGGCGGAGTTTGGGTTAAATTTGATGATGAAGATAATTTAAAAGATGATACTGATATTGATGATATAAAAGAAGATGTTAAAAGTTTAATTAAAGATTCTAGGTTAATGATTTGTGATGAAGTGCAGCATTGGGCAGCGGAAACATGTCAAATAATATCAGATGCATCTACTTCTTGTCAATATAAATTTGGAATGTCAGCTACTCCCTATCGTGACCAGGGAGATGATATTTTAATTGAGGGTTGTTTTGGTAAAACTATTGCAGATATCAGCGCTTCTATTTTAATTAAGAAAAAACACCTTATTAAACCTACGATTTATTTCATCAAAATTAATAATATGAGAGGATTAAGAAAATCTTCATATGCTAATATCTATAAGCAAGCAATTATAGAAAATTCTCATAGGAATAATAAAATAGTAGAATTGGCTGAACGTTTTATTAAGAGTGGTAGAAAGATTCTTATTTTAGTGAAGCAAATAAAACATGGGAAGATGCTAGAGAATCTTATTCCTGAAAGTATTTTCATGTATGGGGAAACAGGTAAAAAAAAGAGAAAAGCCCATCTTGATAAAATGAGAAAAGGAGAACCTCAAATTACAATAGCAAGCGTGATTTTTGATGAGGGCATTGATGTTCGTCCATTGGATACTTTAATTTTAGCTGGTGGAGGGAAGTCTCCTACAAGGGCTTTGCAAAGAATAGGAAGAATATTGAGGCCCTATGAGGGGAAAAAAGGTGCTATTGCTGTTGATTTTATGGATAACTGTAAATATATGCAATCTCATAGTAAAAAAAGATTAAGTATATATAGGACAGAAGAAGAATTTGAAATTATAGGGGAATAGGAAATTGGCAATGATTCAAAAAGATGCTAAAGATATTATCAGAGAGATAAAAGCAGATATAGATGGTGTAGATCCTAAGGATATACAGTTTAAAGACTTACGTAAAACGAATAGTAAAAATAAGAAAGTAGAAAAAACTAATGAAAGTGAAAGTAAAAGTGGTATAATAGATAACAGTGAAGGGTTTTCTCTTACCGATGAGGCTGTAAGGTATTGTGATTACAGAGAAATAGCAAAGAGAGGACGAGCAAAAGAAAAGAATAGTTTGGAAGAGTGGGGTGCTTTTGACTTTTTTAGATTTGTTCATAAATTGTATATTAATAGATATCAGACTGATTGGGATTTGAACATGGGAGGAAGCAGTCTTGAAATTAATAGAATTAAAGATTTGTTTATCGATGTATTTGGTTATTGTTGTAACTTGATGATACATGATTATATAGTTTATTTTTTTGATCATCATATTGATTATTTTATGCATAAAAATGGTTTTTATTTTAGCCAAATGAGGCAGGACTGGATAATTATTAATTTTAAAGAGTCTTATAATTTTAGAGAGAGATTTACCAGCTATATGACTCAGAAAAAGCAGAAAAATAAAAAATATAAATTAACTAAGGATGAAATACAAAAATCATATGATATGGGGGACTCAACCTTGGTTGGGAACTATGGAGTAGTTATTGCTTTGAATTGGTTGCTCAGAATAAAAAAGATTAATAAAAAAGAAGCTACGAAAGCTGTTGTTGATGCTTGTAGGGATATGTATAAGAAGCATCTGATAGATATTGTACAAAGTGCCACAGAAATATATTCTCCATATCCTGAAAATCTTGCTTTTAAGAGTCCTCAACTTATTTTTGATAAAATAGACAAAACTATTCAGTTAAATGTAGAGTTTAGGGAAAATAATAAAATGATGTTTTTGCAAAAAGGAGAAAATAAGAAAGGTGATTAATGGAAAAAAATTATAATATTAATGGTCAAATCAAAGCGGAAATAGTGAATTTGGTTTTTTCTGATGGTGAGATTAAAGAGGCTATTAAATTATCTGAGGCGTTAAAGATTGGAGAAGATGAAGGTTTAGATATCGTGGAGGTATCGGAGAAAAGTAAAAATGGTTTTCCAGTTTGTAAGATGATAGATTACGGAAAAATGATGTACCATCAGAGTAAGAAAAGAAAAAATAAAAAACAGATACAACATACTAAAGAAATTAAATATAGTTTAAAAATTGCTCCTCATGATCTTGAGGTTAAACACAAGCAGATATTGAAGTTTTTAGCAAAAAAATATATAGTAAAATATATTTTAGAGCTTAGTGGCAGAGAAAAAAATATGGTAACTGAAGCTGTTGAAAAAATTAATAATAACCTTGAAGAGTTTAAAGATTTGTCAACATGGAAACCTCCTCAGGTCTCTTCAGGTAAAAGAATATTAATATCCACAACTATTGTTCCATTATAGTATTGAAAAGTGAAAAATAAATTGTTAATTTAGAAGAAATATTTTAAAAGGATCAAAAAGATGAAATCAGTTAGTAAAAAAGTGAGTGAAGCAACATTGGCAGAAATGTGTACCGATAAGTTTAAGGATGATTTTTTCAATATGTTACGTTGTCGTTATCCTTTATTCTACATTACACATAATGAAGAAAAAAGATTAACACAATTTTTAACTCATTTTTGTACAGTAAAAGGGTACGAGTGTTTTCTTTGGGACAGTTATAATGGTTTGGTAAGTTTGGCTAGTGGAGAAGAAGTAGCTGGTACTACCGAAGAGTTGAAGAATAATCCATTAGCTATTCTTGATCATATTATTAGCGAGGGAAGAGCTTTTGAAAAACAGAAATCAAGTGTTCAAGAAAAAAAGGAAAAGGGTGTCAACGGAATTATATATGTCCTTTTAGATTATTTTAATTTTATTACCCCGAACCCAGATATTGAGAGGCGATTTGTAGCAATATCTAATTTGAATTGTATTGTTAGCACTATTTGTACTGGTCCTTATTACCAAGCTACGGATGTGGTTCAGAACATTCTTCCTATGATAGAATTTCCTTATGCCAATAAAAAAGAAATTCGTCATGCTTTATATGACGTAGTTAAAGGTGCTGAGAGAAAGATTCCCGACATAGCAAAGAAAACTAAGGTAATGGAAGAAGAACTTATTAATGCTGTCACTGGCTTAACATTAATGGAGGCACAAACTGCTTTTTCAAAATCTCTTGTCTCTTTTCATGATTGGAACATACCTCTTATTCTCGAAGAGAAAAAACAAATTATAAGTAAGGGTGGTCTATTAGAGTATTTTGATAAGCCTGTTTCTATGGAAGATATTGGTGGGTTAAAGAATTTAACGAAATGGATAAAAGATAGAAAGACATGTTTCTCACAAGAAGCTGAAGATTATGGGTTAAATAAGCCAAGAGGTTTACTTACTATTGGTATGCCTGGTTGTGGAAAATCGTTGGTTTGCAAGGCTATTAGTAGCGTTTGGAAGATGCCTCTGTTAAGACTTGATTTCGGAAAACTTTTTGGTAGTCTTGTCGGAGATTCCGAAAAGAATGCCAGAGAAGCAATTAGGCAAGCCGAGGCTATAGCTCCAGCAATTTTATGGATTGACGAAATTGAAAAAGCAATATCGGGTAATAGTTCAAGTAGTCAGACGGACGGTGGAACTACTAGTCGTGTGCTGAGCACTTTTCTTACATGGATGCAGGAAAAAACTTCTCCTGTTTTTGTTGTTGCAACAGCTAATGATCATCAGGCTATTCCTCCTGAGTTTTTAAGGGCAGGTCGTTTTGATGAGATATTTTTCGTGGATTTGCCAAATATAGATGAAAGAGAAGAAATATGTAATGTGCTTCTTAGACTTAGAAATATCGACTCAAAAAAGATGAACACAATACTAATGGCCGAAAAAAGCGAAGGATACAGTGGCGCTGAAATTGAAAAGGGTATTGATAATGCCATGTTGGTTGGTTTTAAAGATGGTGCTAGACAAATTGATACTGATGATATTGTATTTGCTCTTGGTCAATTTAAATCTCTTTTCGATATGAGAAAAGCAGATTTTGAAGAACTTATAGAATGGGCTGAAAATAAATGCAGAATGGCCAATGCGGAATCTAAGAATATTGTCAATTTAGGACAGCATAGTTCAGCTAAGGATTTAGATTTATAGAATGTCAATTACCTCCACCATAAAGGTGGAGGCTTGTAACTATCGTCAGGATGACGATGCTACAATGGGCTGATTGACCACAACCCTACTTAGGTAAGATATACTATCTAAGTAATTTTGTTTTATGTTAAATGCAGCATTTAGGTCAGCATTTAGTTGATAAGAACATTTAGAACACTTAAATTGAGATTGATTTTTACGATTAGAACGAGAAATATGATTACATTTACTACATTTTTGAGAAGTATAACGAGCAGAAACGTGTTCTATTTGAATACCTTTTTCTTCTGCTTTGTACTTCAAGAATTGTTCAAATTGGTAAAAATTCCATTTGTGAAGTTCTCTTCTCTGTTTTTTTCTCAATCTAACGTTCTGACGGATACCTGTCAATTCTTCAAGAATAATAGTGCTTCCTGGATTTGCAGACTTTACGATTTGTTTAGCAGTGCAATGATTTACATCTCTACGATAACTGTTAACCTTTTTAGAAAGTTTTTTAAGGTGTCTTTTTGCAGATTTAGTTCCTTTACTTTGCAACTTGCTTTTAATTCTTTCGTACTTATCTGTTATTCTTTTAATTTCAGAACCACTAAAAAATTGTTTTTCAGATGTTACTGCTATTTTTTTAATACCACGATCTACTCCTACATAAGTATCTGTTTTAGGAATATCTGTTTTTTCAGTAGAAACTACAATATTAAGAAAAACTGTATGATTTCTAATCATAAGTTCAACAGAACATTTGTTCCAAGTAACATATTGTTTAAAATAGTCTGGGACTTGAATAAAATATTTCTTCCTGCCATTGATAGTAAGAAGAGAAATCTTTTCTTTGTCGAACCAGATAGTAATAGTTTTTATCGTACCTGATAGAACACTGTTTAGAAACTGGTTGAGTAGCTTTTTTCTTCTTGATTATTTTAGATCTAACAGATTTAAGGGTTTCAGTTGCTTTCGTTCTAGCAGAGATAGCAAGTTGAGAAGGAAGATTAAATTGTTCTCTAACAGTTTTATAGGTCTTGTGGTGTAGAGATATAGCATTATAATCACTATCTTGCCAACCTTGTTGGCATATAAGATTATATGCTTTTGTATATGCTTGAATAGTTGGTAGTATTTCTGTTTCAGGTATATCTAATTTAAGTTTAATTGTACGAGTTAACTTCATATATGTATATTATTGGGTTATATGAGAAAATCCTTTAATTATTTTAAAAAATGTTAATTTTAGAAAAAATAAGTTTTGAGATACTTCGTCAGCCTTCGGCTGACTTAATGTCTCATTCCTCCCCTCCCACAAGGGAAGGGGTTTCCTGAGACAAAGAATATGAAGAATATAGAAAAACTTAAAAGACAATATATTGGCAATCTGGCTAAGAAAAATGGGAAGAAGATAGATGATTTAACTGATAGGGAATTACGAACACTTTCTCCTCCTGCGGAATTTTGGGCTTATAAAAATCTTGTGATTCCAGATGGTTTCGGTGCATACTCTATCTTTGATTTTAATGGTTATGCCATAAATAAAAAAGATAATAGTATAGCTAATACTCTTTCTTCAGGAGTATCTCTCATAGCTAAGGATAAGATATGTAGATATTGTTGGGGTCTAACATGGGAAGAAATTTCTCGACAACAAGAGAAAGATAAAAATTCTATGAGACAATATTTTAGAGATCACCAAATAATGATGAAAAGGTATGAGAATGGTGATAATATTGTTATTTTTGGGCAGTCACAAAGGCCTATAGGTAGAACAATGTTGGCTTCTATTGTTATGAAGGAAGCTTTGAGATTAAGAGTGTCTGATAAGATTAAAGATCATAGTTACGACTGGGTTGATTTCTCTAAATTATTTGTGCTTATTGAAAAAGGTACTAGAAAAGATAATAGAGAAGAAGAAGAGACAATGGAATTAACGAATTATAGTACTTGTGATTGGCTTGTAGTCGATAATATTCAAAAGAAAGCAAGATCTGATAAACAAACAACTTTAATAAGTGATCTTATAGATCCTTTTTTCTTAAACAGATATGAGAGAAAACAGCCTACCATTTTAGTATTTAAGTTTGATATAAGAGATAAGCATTTTGATATGGAAAAAACTTTTGGGATTGGAATTGGTAGAATACTCGAAAGTAGAAGGACTTTTAAAATACCTTTAAGTGAGAATTTATTAAGTTAATATGAACGAAATACTTAGCATACAAGAAGAAAGAGAATTAATATATTTATTGCTTCATCATAAGGACGCAATAGATCGTTTTCATAATAGTAGTTTGTCATCAAAATTCTTTAGCGAAGAAAATACGCCTGTTGTTTTAGCTATTTTGGAGACACATGATAAGCATGATGTTTTGCTGACTAGGAAATCTTTTAAAGAACGATTAAAATTTAATACGGTTCCTAAAGAAAGGATTTCTCAAGAATTGGCGTTTAGTTCTTGTTATTCTGCGTCTGCTAAGATGGCAGATTTGCCAATGTTGATGCAAAAAATTATTGATAATAATGTTCAGAGTTCTATTATTGTTGCTTTAGAAAAATATAGCAAAAATAATAAGAAAATTGGCAATATCTCTGCGATCAAAGATTTGGTTAATGATTGCGAGGGCATATTAAAAGGATCGAGAGCATCAGAAGGAAAATCTTATTATGATGATATTAGAGAATTATCTAAAACGAGAGTTCAATATATCGAAGATGTTCGTAGTGGTAAGATTAAAGAAGATCCTCTTATTTTAAGTGGCATAAGAGAAATTGATCATACTATGGTTACAGGTTTTGCTAAGGGAACTTTAACTTTGATATGTGCTGATGTCGGCGGTTTTAAAAGTTCAATGATGCTTAATATGGGTTTGAATGTATGGAGAAGTGGATTTAATGTCCTATTCGTCCCTCTTGAAATGCATAGGGATCAGATGTGGACAAGAGCTTGTGCGAGAGAAGCTAGGATACGTGCTGAATTGCTTACAAGAAATATTAAAGATATTACTGATGAGCAAATGCAAAAGATAAGACATATGAATGACGAGTGGAATAAAAATCCTGCTTTATTTTATATAATGGAAGAACCTGGAAGTACCAGTGTTTTAAATATACAGAGACAGATAGAAAGAAATATAGAACTTATTAAACCTAAACTTGTAGTTATTGATTATGTTGCTAATTTAGAAGCTCACAAAAATAGATACGGCAGAAATGATCTCGAGATTGGGGACATGTTGAAAACTATGAGGCAAATGGGTAAAAATTTAGATTTTGCTGTATTATCAGCGGCCCAATTAGGAAGAGAGGCATTAAAAAGAGTTAGAAGTGCAAGTGCTGACAGAGATAAAACTTCTATCAATTCGGAGGATATTAGAGGGTCTCACGAATATGCAGCCGATGCTGATAATATTTTTGCACAATTGAAACATATACAACAGCCATCAGAGTTGTTAGATATATTTTGTGTTAAATCTAGAAATGGTCCAACAGTTTTTGAAAATGATAAAGTTAGAGCTACTCTTAATGTCCATCCTGCATATGGTTTGATTTGTAGCCCCATATATGATCAAGAAGCATCAGGAGATCCAGAGCAAGTTGAAGAAAATGAAAATGTTGTAGCAGATATTACAGATTTGATGGACAAAATGGAAGATGAAGAAGCTATAGGTGCAAAGGTTTTCGAAGAATCTAATGATATGTATGATGATTATGGTAGTGAGCATGATGAGGGGTATAATGTTGATGATAACAGCGATATAGAAAAAGCTATAGATGATAATGAATTAAGCGATAATTGGCAGGACGATTATTAATGAATTATTATATTAATAGGATATTGCAAGAAAAGAGTATTACTTCTTATTTGGAAAGTAGGGGAATATTTCCTCAGAAGAGGACAGGAGATAAAGATATTTATCATTGTCCTATTCATCAAGGTGATAACGATCCATCTTTTGTTGTTTATCCTGTCGGAACTAAAGGAAGAGATTATCAGACATATTATTGCTTTGGCTGTCATTCTGGAATAACTTTGATTAATTTAAAAAGTGCTTTAGAAAACATATCTATTAAAGAGGTTGTTAAATATTTTATTAAAGATATAAAGATAGATACTAGAGATGTGGTTCTGTCGATAATAGAAGATGCTAAAAAACAAAAATTGGGAATTGAAGAGAATAAGGGGATAGAATTTTTATTACTAATGATTAACTCTTCGTGCCGTAGACATATTATGGAGGATTGCGAAGCGAACGAAGAAGAAATAGATTTTTTTGAGAATTTTTTTAAAAAAATAGATGATATTGCAAGAGCCAGGAATCTTGAATTATTACAACAAGTTTCTTTTATTCTGGACGAAGGGAAAGATAAAAGGTCTAAGGATTATAAGAAAAAGAAAGAAGAAATGGAAATATCTTCTTTAACTTGGAAAATTTAATAGAGAATAAATTTATGATTAATTTTACAGATATAACTATTAATGAAGCGGATGGGGTTTTTGCAGATGTAGAGGAAATAATGTTGGCAGAAGTTCCTTCTGTTAAAAATTGGGTTATAAGAAGTTATGTTACAATTATTAGTGATAGCGGAGAAGGGACAATGGAGATACAATGTCATGGAGATGGTAATGTTTACATAATAGATTACGACCCGTCAATAGGAGATTTATTTTATAATCCTGATATACAAGAGATTTCTATATGGGCTCAGGAAAAAGGGTGGAAAATACCTCAACCTCATCCTGATTTAATTAAATCGAATAAAGAGTTTTGGAAATATTTTTATGATACTCTTGTGATAGACTCTGAATATCTCGATAAGTTATATGGGGGTAGACCACAAATAGATGGGAGTAAATAGTGAATGCAGAAAAAGCTATAAAAGAAGGATATAAATGTTTTTGTTTACAATGTAACAAGGCTTATAAAAAAACTCCAAGTTATTGGGAGGAAAAAGCCAGTTGCACTGGAGCAGAGATAGAAATGTGTAGTTGCGGTTCTGATTTGTTTATGTCTTTTGAGCAGTATGTTAAACAACACGAAAAAGAAGATGGGCCTATAGAGAATCGTCTGGATATTTTGGATTTATGAAAATTATATGTAATAAATGTGAATACGTCATTGATAGAGACGTACATGTGGAAGGAAAATTAGTAGAAGAATATAAGAATGTATTTGGGACTACATGTCCTAATTGTAAAAATATTATAAGACCATCTAAGAAACCATTTTTTGATGAAGAAAAAGAAATGAAAATGGGAATTTTTAGAGAAGAAATGAGAGAAAAACTTAGAAAAAAGATAAAAGGAGAATAATAATGCCTATAGAAGAAAAACCTCAGTTATTAGAATTTAATTGTACTCTGGAAAGTATGCCAGACCTTATGTGGAATATTAAATATGATCCTAATAACACAATAGCTCTTCATATCTCAGGGAATGGACAGGAATTTCATTGTCCTGTTGATTTATTTGGAGATGTGACTGCCTTTCTTCAAAGTAAAAATATTTTAAAATCCCAAGTTTTAGCTAGAACAGCACCCACATCAGGGATAGCTTCAGGAACTTTTGCTGATTCTTTACTTCCTCCTAAAATAGAAAATCAAGATACTCCTGCTTCTGTAGGTCCTCCTATAGATGCTTTGTCTTCTTTCGATATAACCGAAGATGAACAATCAGATAAGTCAGAAGATGTTCCTTCTAGTGGCAAGGTAGTAGTGAATGATAAAGTTATAACTTCAGAAACAAAAGTAGAAGTTATTAGTAGACCTGTCATTCGTTCAAGAGTGAATAAGGAAGATCCAATGAGTGCTGAGAAAGAGGCAGCTAATATTAGAGGGGCTGGTATTTCTAAAAAAATTATTAAGAAAAAACATCAGGTGTCAGAATAATGGAGTACAAGTGTCAAACAGTTGATATGCAATGTATGATTGTTGGGGCAAAAGGATTTTTTACTCCTATTTGTGAAAGTTGCACAACGTTGGATTGCACTAATCCCATTGAAAAAACTAAAGTGAGTATATTGGGAGTTGTGAAAGAAATAAAAGTTTATAATAGAGGAAATTCTCCAAGACTTGTAGTACAATGTGAAGGATATATGCCATAATGTTTAGATCTATTAATTTATCAGAAGCTTATTTAAAAGATTATGCTCTTCGTAAAGATGCTAAAAAGCAGTACGGATCGACTATAAAGAATATTAAAAAAATTAAAGATATAGCTCTTAAAATCATTAAATATCCAGAGCATAAAGAAGCTTATGATTATGTTGATGATTTATTTCCAAGAGTCAAGGTGAAGGAAGTTTCTGTTTATAAGGTTGCCGCGAAGGATCTGGCAAAAATGGGATATGCTGGAGCAGAAGGTTTTTACGATAGTATTTCTAAGGCAATAGTTGTTTGCGGGGCTCGTAAACTTACCCAACCAGAAAATAAAAGATATCGCATATTAGCTAAAATTGAAAGAGATGAAGTTATTGTTCATGAGTTGTGTCATTATTGTTATTTTTTTGAAGGAAAAAGATCAATAAGTAGCGAGATGAGAGAAGAATTCGCTTATGGATGGTCAATTGGATATTTAAGGCAAAAAGGTTATACTGATGAACAAATAGTGAAATATAATTTTTTACCATATCTGGTAAGTCTTTCATATGATGAAGCTATTAAAAATATATTAGTATGGAATAATATAAGTACTTATGAGTATAATAATCATTCTAAATATCAGAGAAAAGAATTTCAAAAAACTTTCTCTGGTAAAGTTTTTGACAGAGCTAAAGAAATAGCTATGGAAAAAGGGTTCAAATTAATTGATCTTTATTCTAAAAAGATAGAAGAAGGTACGGGTTTATCTGATGAGGAAGAGGATTTAGACCGATTTGATTATTTGGATTTGTAATAAGAAATAGACGATAAGAAAGAAGAATTAAATCGTCTGGGCATACTGTATTTATGAGTTATGAAAAAAAAATAAATGATTATGTAATTAAATTTAAAGATGAACAAAGTTATTTAGAAGCAAAATTAGAAAATTTAAAATTACACCCAGATATACCTTTTCTTGGTTTTATCCAAAATGAGATGTATAACAGGGAGAAGTGCGAAGTTGAGAGCATAGAAGAAGTTAATGATGGTACTCAATATATTTCTTCTGTTCAAATATTATCGGGAGGTTCTATATCTGAAAACGGGGATTTTGGCGATATTATCGTCGGCAGCGAGAATCTAACCCTTTCTGGTAGTTTAGATTACACCATCAATAATGGGAATAGTCTTTATATAAGTACTGCTGGGGATAATGGTGCTAACTCTAATTATAATTCTTTTATAGGTTGGTCAGCAACTGATTCTCACAATGGTAATAGTAATGTTCTTATTGGCGGGTACCCTAGTGATCAATCAGAAGAGTTAAAAGAGCCAGAAGATCCAATAGAGAATAGGTTCGATATTTTAGATTTATAAGGTGGTATTGCAAATATGATAGGTTTTTTTTGGTACAAACATCCTAAAACAGGGGAAATGATTTCAGATCAGAGAATGAGTGGTTATGAGGAGAAACCACTCATAATCAAAGGGGTAAAATGCGAATTAGTTCGTGATTATATACCTCCTCGTATTAAACATAAAAAACTAGGGCTCTGTATTATTAATAAAAATAGAGAAGTTTTTGAAGCTGATCCAGACTATGTAAAAAAATGCAGACCAAAATATGTAAAATTCCAAGATGGCCATAAAGAGAGATACGATCCCACAAAACACTGTTAATGTCTTGAAAAGTGAAAGCCGAAAAGACATAATAAGTATATGAGATTCATACGAAAAGAATTTATAGTCACAACTATATTTAACAAAGAATTAACTGAGAAAGATGAAGTTCTAATTGTTTTTAATAATCTGCTAAATGAGAGAATAGAATTCTCTATGATTATGAAAAAATACATGCCTCATCAACAAGATTATTTTAGCATAAGTTTTGAGAGGGTGAGAGTAAAAAAGATATATGAAAATGATACTGTTGATTTATTAGCTTTCAAAAAAGGAGTTAAAACAAGTATGAAAGCTGTGCCCTTTGATGATGTTATAGAAATAAATGCGACTACTAAAAAACATAAAATTTTAGATATAAATTCGGACATTGATAGATTCGATATTTTAGATTTGTAAGGAAAGATTATGGAACATAAAATGGGATTAAAAATTATAATGGTTAAAAGTGTTGAAGGGACAGAAGATTTTATAAAGGCAGAATCTAGTATTACAGGTCTCTCTGTTGAACAAGCTATATTAAATTGTTATTCAAAAGGGACAGTTATTACTATTGTTGCATTTAGTTTGAAAAATGCTATTGAAAGAGTGTTGTATCGATTAAACGCTTTATCAAAAGAAAAAAGAGAATTTTTTCTTTCGCAAATAGCGTGGGCATTAGTAGAGGTAGTAGATATGACGTGTAAGAAGGCTACTCCTATTCCAATAGGTGCTCCTGTAAAAGATTCAATAAGAGAAGATAAATTATATCGTATAGCAACATATTTAGAGAAAAATGAAAAAGAAAAAGTTTAGATGTGATTTTTGTGGTAGGTTTATATCAATTAAAGATTTAGATGAAGGAAAAGCGTATATAAAAATGGTTACTCCTGATTCTCATTTCACAAAAGAAGAATACGAAACTAGTTGTAAAGAATGTAATAAGAAGGACTAATTATGATTTTTGATAATAAAGATTATGTTCCGCTGCATTGTCATTCCGAATTTAGTCAATTTGATGGTTTGGCAAATATAAATGATCTAGCAATGCAAGCTAGGAAAATGGGTTTCCCAGCATGTGCTCTCACTGACCATGGTAATATTATGGGTTGGATTAAATGGCTTCAAGCATGTAGAGCCACAAAAGATAAGAAAGGTAAAGATATTCCTTATGCTCCTATTAAACCTATTCTAGGGTGTGAATTTTATTTATCTCGAAAGATGGATATAGGACAAAATCAAGAAAAAAGAGATACCGAAGTCATAAAAAAGAATCAACCTGATGGACGCAGGGGAAATAGACATTTAAATCTTTATGCTATGAATTTTGAAGGTTATAAGAATATATGCAATATGTCTCAAAGGTCTTATACGGAGGGATTTTATTACGATCCTAGAATTGATATCGATATGTTATCAAAGCATTCCAAGGGTGTTATGTGTGGTTCTGCATGTCTTTCTAGTGTTATTAATGCTAATCTAATGTATGGACGTTACAACCAAGCTAGAGAGACTTGTGGTATTTTAAACGAGATCTTTGATGGTAATTTCTTTTTAGAGATGATGTACCATGGGATTAGTGAAGAAAAAGAAATTATTCCTTTAATTTTAAAATTGTCAACAGAATTAAATATTCCTGTTGTTTGTACCAATGATAGTCATTATATCCATAAGGACCAAGGAGCATCTCAAGAAGTTTTATTATGTATGTCTCAACAAAGATGTTTGAAAGATCCTAAAAGATTAAAATTCGGTCATATGGAATTTTATTTTAAGAGCGCGGAAGAAATGGCAGTTATGTTTGGACATGTTCCTCATGCTTTAACTAATTCTGTTGTTCTTGCTGAAAGAATAGATACTAAAGATATAGAGAAAAATCTTTTTGGAGGTATGAGACTACCTAAGTTTGATATACCTAAAAAATATAAAAATCCATATGATTATATGTCTATTTTAGCATGGGAAGGAATGGAGAGAATTGGATGGGACAAAAGTAAAGAACATGTAGATACTTTAAAAATGGAATTAGAAGATGTGAAAGTTGCATATGAAAATAATAATTATGATTTCTCTACATATTTTTTAATAGTTAGAGATTATATATTAGAAGCTAAAAAGATGGGAACTTTTGTTGGTTGCGGCCGTGGTTCTGGGTATGCTAGTGTATTATTAAGATGTCTTGAAATTACTTATGGGGTAGATCCATTAAAGTACGGTCTTCTATGGGAAAGATTTTTGGGATTTGACTCCAAAAGGTTTATTAAAGAATCAGATTTCGGATTTGAAGAAGACTTGGTGCAACAAGCAGCAGATAGAGATTTGGAAGGAGATTTAGAGGAAGATTTAGGAGGCATTGATAGATATTGATAGATACAGATATTAATTGGAATGAACTAACAGAGCAAGAGAGAGAGAAAATACTTCAAAAAATATTATCAACAGAAGAAGGTCTAACTGCAATGGCTATGAGTATGGCTCCCTCGCAGAAGGGATATAAGGAAGCACAAGAAATATATATTAAAAAATATGGAAGAATAAAAAAAGAAATACTTGTTCCTATAAATGATAGATTTGAAATATTGGATTTATGAAGGAAGAACTTACAAATGGCTTTATCTGATTGGTCTGAAGAAAACAAAGAAATAATTAAAAATGCTTTAAAAACGACAGAAGGAAGAGAAGGATTTAAAGAAGCTTTTTATGATACTGTAAATATTTCACTAGAAGATTATTTAACGCAAACTTCTGAATCTTTAGGAACAGATGATTTAGAAAAGCATGTGCATAAAATAGTAGAAGATGTATCAGACATATTAGAAATAATTTATGAAAAAGATGAAATAAAAGAAACAAAAATAGATAATCCTATAACTACCAGATTGGATATATTAGATTTATGATTAAGGAAGAATTTAAACATGTTAAACTTTTTCCAATGCAGGAAAATTTAATTGAAGAGATGGCAAAGGTTCAACCAATTGCAGACGAGTTAGAAGCACTAGGATATATCTATGCTCCGTACATTCCTTTGCAAATATCTCTTACTCCTACTCTTAATATTTCTGATTTAATTACTCCCAAAAAATATACTATTAGGAAATATACAGATATTTATTCAGATATTGATAATAGATTTGAAATATTGGACTTATAATTATGAAATACAAAGTTGGCGACATAGTAAAAATAAAAACATGGGAAGCTATGGGGAGAGAGTTTATTTTTACGACTAGTGGGAATATATCAATACATAAGACTTCTCAGTATTCAACAGGGATGGAAGATCTTTTAAAAGAGATAGATACTAATAGGGTAGTAACAATATTAAAAGTGATAGATAATGTTGTTCCCCCCAGAATACCTCATTACAAGATAGAAGAATTTGATGCTACATGGGTTTGGACAGATGAGATGATAGAGTGTAGTGCAGTGCCAGCAGTGCCGATACAAGACAGATTTGAGATTTTAGATTTATAGTTTGTAAAGTGAAAGTTATTTTAATATATTTAAGTAATGGCAGAAATCGAAACAAGAAAAAAAGAGATAATAGAATACGTTACTAAAAAACATTCTAAGAGCGACAAGTTATCTAAAATTATTTCAAAAGTTAAAGAAGAACTTGATGTTTTGGGATCAACTGATGGCTTAGAAGCAAAGAATAATTTAGAAGTATTTTATAATATATGGAAAAGTCATAAGGGCAAAGTAGGTCATAAGAATGATATAAATAGCTGGACTGCTTTCTTTTTAGGCTTAACCAAAGTCAAACCTGATAAGGATTTTCTTCCTACCAGACGCGCTTTTGCAAGAGCTGGATTCCCTGATATTGATACTGATTTTGATTATGAGAGCAGGGATAGTGTTTATACTTATATTATTGATAAATATGGTAGGGACAATGTGGGAAATATAGGAACTCATGGTTTGTTAAGATTTAAATCATGTGTCACTCGAGTTACAAAAGCCTTAGATTTAGCTAATGCTTATCATAAGGGGGACAGTCTTTTTGTTAGTGAGAATGCTGCAAAAGTGACTGAAATTTTATCACCTTTTCCCAAAAAAGGATTATTAAAAGTTACAGATGAAGATGGAGAAAGTCATCTTATAAAAACTTTTGAAGATGCATATGCGCATTGCTCTGATTTTAAGCACTATGTAGATAAGTATAAAGATAGTGGTTTTAAAAAATACATGGAACAAATTGAAGGCACTTTTGCTAATTTTGGATGTTTAGCAAAGGATACTCCTATTCTGACCGATGGAGGATGGAAAAGAATTGACCAGCTTTCTACCAAATTTTCTATAGCTTATATTAATAAGGATGGGGAAATTTCTTATACTGATAGATATAAAGCATTTAAAACAGGTAGAAAAAAAGTATATAGATTAAAACTTAAGGACGGTAGATTTATAGATGTGACTGATGAGCATCTTATTTTTACAGATAAAGGATGTGTTAAATTTGAAGAAATTAGAAAAAATAAAGAAAATTATAAAATTTATGGAATAAAAAAGGATTCTTTGAAGAATGATAGGATTACTATACCAGCAGTGTGATTTCTTACAGGAGGTATAGTAATGAATAAATGTAAAATTTGCGGTAAAGAATTTAATAAAAGAATTTCTTTAGAGAGACATATAACTAGTTCTTATGGTAAAGAAAAGAAAAAAAAGCATTGTCCTATTTTAGTTTATAAGTGGAAGTATGAGAAAAATAATAGATTTTCTAAAAAAAGTTTGATTAAGATGTATATAAAAGATAAAAAATCTACGCCTATGATGAAAGAAGAGTTGCAAATTAATAAAAAAACTCTTTTAGATACTATGCATTTTTATAAAATTAAAATGAGAAGTATATCGGAAGCTTCTAAAAACCAGATTGAAAGGGATGGCTTGTGGAATAAAGGGCTTACTAAGAGGGACCATCCATCTATTATGTCTTATGCTAAGCAAAGAAAAGGGAGAAATAATCCTTATTATACTGCTCCTAATTTTGAAAAAAGAAAGAAAAGAAATTTGGAGATATTAAAAAAAACTTGGAAAAGTTTTAATGGAAAAAGGAATCCTAAATCCACAGAAAGAAGAATGGCTAAGATTTTAGACCAAAATAATATATATTATATTAGAAATTTTTCATTAAATTATTATGAAAATGGGAAAACCAAATGGAGATTATTTGATTTTTTTATTGAGGGAAAATTATTAGTAGAAATGAATGGTAATTATTTTCATGCTAATCCTAAAATATATAAAGCAGATGATGAAATAGTTATAGCTAAAAGCAAGAGAAAAGCGAAAGATATATGGGAATATGATGTTAAAAAAATGAAGCTGGGCAAAGATAGTGGCTATAAAACATTAGTTTTGTGGGAAGCGGATTTTGTAGAGATGACAGATAAAGAAGCAATAAAAGAAATTAGGAGTTTAATAGATGATTAGCGAAGAAAATGAATTGCCTGAAAAATTTAAAGAAGTAATGCATCGTGCTTTTAAAGATTGTGACGAATTTTATAATGAAATTAGGGATATTCCTATTAGTAAAGTAAAAGATTTAACAAATATAATAAAACTTTTTAAATCAAATATCTCAAATGAAAATGAGCAGAGTTATATTATAGACGGAAAAAGGGTTTTCAACCTGGCCGATATTAAAGAGGTTCAAAAAAAATATAATGAGTAATTTAAATTTGTTTAATATAGAATCAATTGAAGAATTAGATTTTGAAGATGTTTATGATATTTCAATAGATGAAGATTGTGTTTTTTTTCAAAACGAGCATAATTATATAGCAAATAATATAGTTGTTCATAATTCTCATGCTGCGGGTGTGGTCGTATCGGATGTCCCTCTTGATCAAATAGCTCCATTAAGAAATGCTAGGAAGGGAATGCTGGCTACTCAATTTCCTAGTGAAGATTTAGAACTTCTCGGTCTTATCAAATTTGATGTTCTGGCTATAGCCACTTTATCAGTTATTAAAAAAGCAGTAGAAATGATAAAAGAATATTGGGGGATAGAGATAGATGTAGAAAATCTTCCTATGAATGATGAATCTACATTTGAAATTTATCGCAAGGGGAATTTGGGAGGAGTTTTTCAATGCGAAAAACATGGTATGCAAAAAACTATGAGAGATATAGGGGTAGATCGTTTCGAAGATGTTATAGCTGGACTAGCACTACATCGTCCAGGCCCTATGGATAGTATTCCTGAGTATTGTGCCAGGAAACACAGGGAAAAAGATGTTGATTATTTTCATCCCTCAATTGAGCCATATGTAAAGCCTTATTTAGAAAGTACTTACGGTGTCCTTTGCTTCCAAGAACAGGTTATGCAAATTTGTAATAGTCTTGCTGGTTTCACAATTACTGATGGATATATTATGATAAAAGCGATTGGTAAGAAAAAAGAGCACTTGATGAAAAGATTCGAAGAACAATTTATTTCTGGTTGTGTAGAAAAAAAAGTTCCCCAACATGTTGCTCAGCAGTATTGGACTAAGTTTATTACTCCATTCTCATCTTATGGGTTTAATTTGTGTCTTGATGGAAGCATGAGTGTTAAAAATAAAAAAGATGGAGAAATTTATGAAATTGAAGAATTAGAAAAAGAATTTAAAAAAGGAAATAAATTAGAAATTGTATTGGATAGTTATAAGGGAGGGCTTATTGTGGAAGATATAGTTGTTGATATATTTTGCACAGGTAAAAAAGATATTTATGAAATAGAATTGGACAATGGGTCTATTTTAAAATGCACTTTGGATCATAAGTTTATATGTGATGATGGCAACGAGCATACAGTAAAAAAGATTATGGAAGAAGATTTAAATATTTTATATTTTCAAGAAAATATGAAAAAGTGCAAAATAAAATCAGTTAAATATCTAGAGAAAAAAAAAGCATTTAATTTAACCATGAAATCAGGACAGCATAATTATGCTCTTTATGATATGAATAACAAATGTAGTGTTATAAGTCGTAATTCTCATAGTGCATGCTATGGTTATAACTCTTATACAACAGCATATTTAAAAGCTAATTATCCTGATGAATTTATATGTTCTTTATTAGATGTGACGATAAGTGGTTCTCAAGGAGAGAGATATGATAAGGTTGCTGCATTTGAGAGAGAATTTAAAAAGAAGATGAATATTAAATTTCTTTCCAGAGATATAAATAAATCAAAAGTATTGTTTACTATTGAGAAAAGAAAAGATCTTTCAGAAGGCGTGAAAAAAACAGAAATACGCCCTAGTCTTTTATGTAAGGGGCTTTTGAAAAAATCAGCTATGAATATAGAAGAAAATCAACCATATGATGATATGAGAGATTTTGTTAGAAAAACTAATTCGTCATTAATTGATATAAGGGTAGTGGAGGCTTTGACTACAGGTGGATATTTCGGGAAAAAGTATATGGAAGATCCATCTGTTATTGTGAAAGATTTTGTGATGATTAGAGAAGATATGAAAAAAACTGCTAAAAAAGGAGTAGAAACTGTCGATTTATTTGCATAAAAGTTTGAAAAGTGATTGTTATTACATTAAAAAGTAGTTGTATATGAACATAATAAAATGTCCTGAATGTGGAAGTGAAGATTTGTTTGTATATGACATCGATGGGTGTATTAAAGAGGGTAGAATTATCGAAGAAACGGAGTGCTTGAAATGCAATCACATTTTTACCGTAAAAGCAGAATTATCTAAAATAGAAATAGAGATAGAAAAGGAGATAAAAAAATGCCAGAAGAACATAAAACTACTTTAAGATTAGAGATAGATAAAACTATCCAGCCAAAACAATATGAGCCGATTAAGATTCAATTATCTATTGAAGAAAGTCTTTTTTGGAAAGACGAAAAAGACAGAGAAGAGAAAATAAAATTTTGTTCAGAAAAAATTACAAAAGATTTTATTAAAGCCTTTGATCATGTTGTTGCAGAAATAGGAGAAAAGGATAGATGTATTGCAATAGTAAATGGTTCTGGAAAAGTTACTGATAAAAAAGAACAAGTTGTTTCTTCTTCTCCTGAAGAAGAATGGGACTTTAGTTAAAATAGGTGTGAATTATGACAAATGAGAATAGTTTACAAGAATTTGAAGATATGTTCAATCTATCTTCTAAAGATGAGGAAAATGGTCAAGCAGAAGAATATGGACATAGCATGAATTCTAAAGAACCATTTGAAAAGTTAGTAGAAGATGTAAGAGAGGATATAAAACAAGTTGAAGATAAGGGTAGTTCTTTAGAAGTTGAAGATAAGGGTAGTTCTTTAGAAGTTGAAGACAAGGGTATTTCTTTAGAGGTTGAAGATCCTCATGATATTGTTAAGGATGTTGCGTCAAGAAGTAGTGAAGATGACCAAGATATTGTAAGCCCTGTTGAGGGTGTAGCTAATGTTGAAGAAGAAGATTTTGATTCTCTGCCCGACCAAGAGATAAAAACAGAAGAGATAAGAGAAATAGTAAAAGACATCAACGATTTTCATAGTGATATAAAAGTTGAAGAAGAAAAAGAGCAAGAAGAAAAAAAGAAAGAAGAGACAGAGAAAAAAGAGACGGAGAAAAAAGAGACGGAGGATGGGGAAACATCTCCTCTTGATAAGATTACCGTAGAAAGTTTCTCCATACTTGATGGTGACAAGATTAGATGGTCTTTAAAAAGTCCTTCTACTATGTACGATCCTTTTTATAGGCAAAAGAAAATAGTATTAGATAGTTGTCTTGCTGGGGGGCAGGTAGAATGCTCTTCGTGGAATGAAGAATTAAGAGATGCTCAAGTTAATGTAATTACTGAAGTTTTTGATCAACAAGTAATTATCAAACAAATGGAAGAAGTACAGCAGTTTAGAAATAGGGTTAAGTATATTGGTGTTAGAGTTAATAACCAATATTTCTTGTTCGATAGGTTTACACCCTTGTTGAGGGGATATCTGGCAAGAATTCAATATTTAAAACCTGTTCTTAAGCAAGATGGTCTTATTTTAGAGCATATGGGCGATGTTGAAATGTATTTTGAAAGGTTGAGGGGTTTGCATAAATCTGTTGCTGATACAGAAAAGAATTTAGCAGCGGCTTATGAAATGCTTAGTAGAAAAGTAACTATTTGTATGGAACTTCCCCCTGTTGAAAGATATAACAAACCAGAAGCTACACCATATCATTCTAAATTTTCAACTTCCAAAGAAATTACACCTTCGGAACTGGACGATTTTGATAATCTTCCTGACCATGCTGAGGCAGGCCCATTAGAGAAAAAGAGTGGGGCAATTAGTTGGAACGAAATTTAATTTTAAAAAATAAAAATCACTTCAAAAGTGATTGTAAAAAGATTATAAAGTATAAAGTAATTTAAATTTTTAGATAGGAGTAAAAAATTATGGCAGAATATGTTCAGTGGGGTTCAGTCCCAAAAAGTGGTAATGGTGGAGAAAGAGGAGAATTTCTTAAGTTAAAGACAGGTAACACCTATCGTATCCGTCCTGTTTTTGATCCTCTGAAGTTCTATAAGTATTTTCACAAAAATGATAAAAGGTTGAGAACAGCTATCTGTGCAAAACCAGATATTTGTCCTGTTAGAGATAGGCATCCAGAGCTTAAAAAGCCTTCTATGCGTTACGCGGCTTATGTTATTGATCGAGAAGATGGTAAGGTTAAAATTCTTGAAGCACCTCAGTCTGTATTCCGTCCAATCGGAAGTAGTTTTGAAGCTACAGGTAAAAATCCTGGAAGTGGTGCTGATGGTAGCGATTGGCAGATCAAGGTAACGGGTACAGGGTTGAATACTACTTATGATGTAGCATTTGCAGGTAATACTCCTCTTACTCAAGAAGAAAGAGCTTCTATAAAAGAGGCATTAGACGGAGATATGAAGAGACTTGAGAAAATTTACAAAAACGATACTTCAGAAGAGATCGAAGAAAAGCTGTTTGGAGATCCTGATAAGGCATCTAGCACTTCATCTAATGATGTTAGTTTTGGTAATTCACCTATTGAGCCTGTTGCCGCTGTTGAGCCTGTTGCCGCTGTTGAGAAACCAACAGAAAGTTCTGATAGCGATTGGGAAAATAACTTTTAAGAGGGGGTGTTATTATGGCAAAAGGTAAAAGTAACAAAGGGAATAGTGATGATATATTTAAGGGACTAGGTGGTTTTTGCCGTTTGGGGGCCAGGGAATCAAGCCCTGGCAACATCCCCACTGGTCACTTTAATTTAGATTTTATTATTCAGTACGGAATGCATCCATCAAAAGTTGACTTAAATAAGGTCGAAGGATATGATCCTGCAAAAACTATAGGAATACCATTAGGGAAATTGGTTGAAATTTTTGGTGAAGAGGGTAGTGGTAAATCTTCTTTAGCTTATCGTGTTGCAGGATATGCTCAAAAATTAGGACATGAAGTTGTTTGGATTGATGTGGAGCACTCGTTTCAAGAAAATTTAGCTTATATAAACGGCTGCGACATTGACCAGCTTCATCTTGCTAATATGGTTAATGCAGAAAATCCAGAAGAGGATATTTATGCAGAGGATGTAATTGATGCTATGATAGAACTTATGAAACAGGGTGCTGGAGTTATAATTTTAGATTCTGTTGCTAATTTGATTCCTAAGGCACTTTTTGAAGCTTCTACAGAAAAAGAATTTATGGGACTGCTTTCAAGATTGTTGAGTAAATCTTTAGGTAAGTTAGTTTCTTATGCTGAGAAATATGGAACGTTGCTTATTTTTATTAACCAGTTGAGAGAAAAAATAGGACAAACTTGGGGAGACCCAAGGACAAGTCCAGGAGGTCATTCATTACATCACAATGCATCTCTTCGTCTTAGGATGGATAAAAGGAATAGCAAGGATGCTGATATTTATGTCCCTGATCCTGAGACAGGTGAAGATATGTTAATAGGTAGGCACTCTAAAGTTTCTCTTGTTAAAAATAGATTTGCTAAACCTTATAGAGAGTCTTTGGATGTACCTATTTATTATGAGGCATATTTTCCCGAAATAGATGAAGTAGTTTTTGATACTGGAAGACAAATAAAACTTATTTCAGTTAGAAAAGGAATTTTTAATTGGGACGGGTTAAAGATCGAAGGCAGAAAAGATTTTATTAAGCATATTAAAAAAGAAAATCTTACAGATAAGCTGATTGATGCTATAAAATTAAAGGCATTAGAGAATGATATTATTCTTCCTCCAGAAATTATTTTGTATGGGATGGAAGAAGACAGTGCAGGTTCTCCTGCGGTGAAATAATGAATAAATGGGTAAATGGTTTCCCCGAAACTGAAAGATACAAAATTGTTGAAGCAGCTAAGATAACTCTTTCAAAACCAGAAGGAAAAATTGCTCTTGATTATTTGCTCAATGAGCGAAAATTTTCTCCTGAAATCATTGATAAATTCGATATGGGTTATTGCCCTCTGGACGTAGATCATGAAGTAAGAGGCAGAATTATTACTCCTATCTATAGTAGTTATGGAGAGTTAATAGCCATATCAACTCGTCATTTAGATAAGAATCATTCACAAAGATTTTTACATGAATCTTTTGATAAGGGTTCTTATCTTTATGGCTTGTATTATGCAAAAGAGAATATCCAGAGAATTAATAAAGTTATTATCGTAGAGGGGGAGTGTGATGTGGCATGTTCTCATACTTTCGGATTTAATATGACTGTTGGGCTGTGTGGTAGCGCTTTCACTCTTTTTCAAATAGCTTTGTTATCTAAATATTGTACAGATTATTATCTTTTATTTGATGGGGACGAAGCTGGAAGAAAATCTATAGCAAGAGCGATGAAAGATTATGAGAAATATAATTTAGTTTCTTATGGGTTAAGATTTATTCCTGTTTATCTTCCTAAAGATTGTGATCCTGATGAATTCATAATTGATGGAGGTAAGAAGAATATGAGAAACAAATTAATAACGTCTAAAGAAGATTGTGGATTTAATATTTAAAGGTAAATAATATGGCAGATAAAACATATACTCCTCAAGAAGTAACATCAGTAATGAATCTAATTGATACTTATATTAGATGGAATACAGTTACTAATAGATCAGAAAGAAAATATGATAATTATCATCCTTCTGAATTTGGTAAATGTCTTAGGATGCAACAGTATAAGCATTATGCGTGGAAAGGTTTAATTGATGTAAAATATCCAGATCCTGATAGTCAAAAACATAGACTATTTCACAAAGGTCATAATATGCATGATCGTTGGTCTAAATATTTTGATGATATAGGAGATGTTTTACTTGGGAGATGGAAGTGTAAAAATGCTCTTTGTTATATGTTTGATAATAATGGCCAAATTAAGAAAAATTATTCTTTAGAAAAAATATATAAAGATAAGAAAACGAGAATTGCTGAAGGTAAAAATGGTCCAATTTTCCGTCCTAAAAAATGTGTTTGTGGTTGTACCGATTTCCAATATTTAGAAACACAAGTATTAGAACCAGAGTTACATATAAAAGGTAATGCTGATATAGTTCTTAATTGCGAGCTTCTTGAAGAAGAAAGATTTAAAGGCGTTAGAATTTCTTATAATCAGAAATTTTTACCTCTTAAAAATAGTAAAGTTGTTATTGATATGAAAACATGTGGTTCTAATGCGTGGAAAAATCAAATCATGTCTAAAGGGCCACATAAGGACTATCTTATTCAACTTACAATTTATGCTCATATATTAGGTTGCGATTATGGGATTGTGGCTTATGAGAATAAAGATAATTCCAAAATGGCATGGTTCCAAGTTCCAAGGAATGATATTTGGTGGGAAATTATTCAAAGTCAAGCTAGAGCAATGATTGAAATGTCAAAAGAGAGAAAGCTCCCTCCTCCAAAATATGCTTCAAAGAGTAATTATTCTTGCAAATACTGTGATTTCAAAGAACTTTGTTATAAATCGAAGATATGGGATAGTCCTACGTTAGAAAGTAAAAGAAGAGAATTTTATAAATCATTATTATAAAGTTTTTTAGGTGAAAATACGATTATATAGTAGTAGTTAAATTTTTATTTTTATAAGGAGAATGTTGTCATGATAGAAGGCGCTAATGAAAAGAGCAATACAGTTGATGAGACTTTACTTTTAGTGAGTGGAAGTAAGGGAAGTAAGGATAAAGACAAAGATTATGTTAAAAAACTTTCCAATGCTATTTCGCAAGTATATTCGAAACACTCAACAGCTAAGTTGAGATGTGTTGGTGCTGCCTCCCTTAATAATGCTATTAAATCTTTTATTATAGCTAGGGGAGAAGCAAAGAAGAATGGAGATAATTTATTGATAAGTCCTAGTTTTACAACTGTCAGTTTTCAAGGTGAAGAGAAGACTGGTATTGTGCTAGATGTTGTATCTAATAAAGAATAATCTTTATTTTAAGTAGAAAAATTTATTTATGAGGTGTTAAAATGTCAGAATACGAGAATGTTTTTAGACGTAAAGAATTACACGACATGTATACATCAGGAGAGACAAAACCTCTCGATGATTTATACTTGTTAGAAGATGTGGCTTTAACTATTAAGGAGCTTGATAAGAAAAAAGATTTCTATAAGGATTATAAAAAGAAAAAATCTCAAGATATTAGTGATGCTATTCAGGTCATTGATAATAAGATAAAATTTTATAAATATATTATGGTGTCAACTCTTGATAGTAATAATGAGAAAAGCGTTAAATTTCCAGGATCTTGTACCGTTTCTTCAAGGAATCAAAAATCTAAATGGGTAGTTAATGATGAAGAAGAATTTATAGCCATATTACAAGAGGCTAAAAAAGCAGGAGAAGAAGTGGACGATGTTCTTGAAGAAGTTATTCAGTACAATGTAAGAAAAAGAGAAGCTAGTAAGTTATTGGAAATATGGGAACAAAGTGGGAAATTAGCGGGTTTTCTCAAGAAAGCTAAAAAGGGTTCTGATGATGTGGTTGTTAAAGAACCATCGAAAAAAACAGTTTCTATTAAGTTTTTAGATATTGAAGAAGGCGAGGACGATAGCTCAGAAGTTGTTCCCGTTCCTATTAAGAATAACAAGGACAATGCAGTTGTTTCTTCTAGTCCTGATGATTATGATAGTCTAGAATAGATATGAAAGATTTTGAATTTTATAAAACAATTCGTTTTTCAAGTAATAAAGAAAAGATAGTAAAAGCATTTTCTAAATTACATAATCTATATCATACTATTCCTGATACAAAAGGGTGTTTGGATAACATCAACATAAAAGGAGCAGGCTGCAAAGCTTGGTGTTGTCGTATCCAAACACCCCAGTTTTTATATTCGGAATTTCTTTTAATTTGGAATTTTGTATCTAAAAATTGGGATGATAATGACGTTTGTGATTTATTTGAAAAATGTATGTTAAATGCTGTTAATCCCGTCCCTTCCAAGGGGTGCGTATTTTTTGATGAAGATCTTTGTATGTGCAGAGTTCATAAAATAAGACCATATAATTGTTTTTTGCCAGAAACATGGGTTTATACAAAAAATGGTCCAAGAAAAATAAAAAGCATACTTACGGGAGATGAAGTTTACGGAAAAGATGGAAAACTTTACAAAGTTAAAACAACAGCATCTTCATATCATAATGGGTTAGTATATAATGTGAAATATCAGGGAAATAAAATAGATTCGTGGTGCACTGGAGATCATAAATGGTACGTAGATAGCAGAAAGGACAAAAGAAAGAAAGTTAATTTATTATGGGAAAGGGCAGAAAACCTCGTTAGTAAAAAATGTAAAAATTATGGGAATTATTTATCTATTCCTTATATCTACGAAGATAATGATAATTTAAATGAAATAATAGTAAATGATTTTATAAAAGCAAAAGAAGAGGGAGGGCGTTTAAAACCATTTACTGGAGGAGAAAACGGGGATGGAGATTTTACAAAATCATTGCCATTTAAAATAAAAATAGATGAAGAGTTTTTATTTATGATAGGGATATACTTGGCAGAAGGGAGCAGCTCAATTATGTCCGCTTCTTTTTCTATGAACATAAATGAAAAACATCATTTGTTAAGGATCGAAAAATATATAAATAGTTTAGGTATTTTGTGCTCTTGGCCAAAAATAAATCATAGTAAAAAGCTTATTGTTTTAAGAGTTGGATCTTGTTTATTTGCTCGTTTAATGACGGAAATAGGAGGAAAACTAGCTAATAAAAAAAAGATTAATAAAAAACTTTTTGGAAAATTTTCTTTTTTACAATTGAAAAAAATATATGAAGCATGGAATATGGGGGATGGGAAAAAGAAAATGCCTGAAGGAGAGGCTTCTACTGTTACTGTATCTGAACTTCTGGCATTGCAAATGAATTTTATATTAATAGCTAATAATATATTTTCAAGAATTTATAAATATAAAAGAAAAGACAGAGGATTTTGTAGTTATGATGTGCATGTTTTTCCATCTTGCAACGGACAAAAAGTAAAAAAAGGACAAGGAACAAAGATAATACAAGCAAATGATAAATTTATAATACCATTGGATGATGTAAAAACTAAATATTATAAAGGACCAGTAATTGATATTCAAGTTGAAAATGCGGAAAGTTTTATTACTTCTTCAGGTATAGTTCATAATTGTCGAATTTATGGCATAACTCCTGCTGAAGAATTCGAACCAAGATATTTGCGTTTAAAAGAAGAATATAAAACTATTTTAGGGGCGGTTATTAAGCCACAATGTTCTTTAGTATCTACTATTGATGATATAGGATTAACAGTAGAAGATACTGATAAGTGGTGGGCCAAACTTGTTAAAATTGAGCAATCTATTGGTATCCCTAAAGATATGGTTACAGATGCTATAGGAGGAAGTTATAGAACTCCTCATGATCATATTCTGCTTTATAATATGCCAGAAAATGTTCTTAATGCTTTGTCTGGGATAAAAAAATATACAGATGAATTTGAAAAGAAAAAAAGAATTAGGGAATTAATACAGGTGATTAAAAATGTCTTCAAAAGTTAGAGCTAGAATATTAAGTATGACATATGATAAAGAAAACAATCTTTTTCAATTGTCATTACGTGATCTGGACAGAAATAAGCATATTAATATAGCTATTAAGGGAACAGATTGGGGTGTTGTACCAAATTTTCCAGATGAAGTTATAGATCAATTTTGTAAAGAAATGACGGGTAAGGAAAAAAATCTTAATATAGAAACAGAAAAATCTTCCTTGAGGGATGCTAAGAAAGATGATAAGGGGATTGTATCTCAGGAAGAAATTAACCGAGTCAATGATAATTTAGAGAAATACCCTATAGATGAAGTTATGAATATTTTACATACAGATTTAGAAAAAGATGAAAATTAGATTTTTCGGTAGCTCCGAATGCCTAGATTGTTTAGAGATTTTTGTTATATTAGAAAAATTTCAGGTTGATTATAATTATATAGATGGCCACGATATAGATAATGATGAAGCTTATAATATGTGTGAAGAACAAGATGTAGATGAACTTCCTCACTTACAATTCTTAGATAATGAAAATAATATTATCATAGAGCATGTCGGGCCAATGATAGAAGAAGAATTTATGATATATCTTAAAGATTATTTTCCTAATTATTGAAAAGTGATTGTATTCGTATTAGTATAGTAGAATAATTTTAATTTGAGGAAAGACGTTGTATGGCTTTAGTTTTAAATAGATATCAAAAAGAAGCAGTATTTCATAAAGATGGTCCTTGTTTGGTCACTTCTTGTCCAGGTTCTGGCAAAACTTTTACTCTTGTAGAAAGAATTGTTTGTTTAATAAAACATGGTGGAGTAAAACCTAAAAATATTTTGTGCCTAACATTTACGAACAAGGCGGCAAACGAAATGAAAGAGAGGGTTTGTAAAAGGCTCAATATAGATAAATTAGATTTTTTTGTAGGTACTTTTCATTCTCTTTGTGCAAAAATGCTTAGGAAAATAGGTCCTTCTCAAGGGTTAAAAGTTAATTTTAGTATTATAGATGACAGAGATCAAATTGATTTAATTATGCAAATAGCAAGGAAGCTTGAAATAAAAATAGAAAAAGGCGATGCTTTTAAAATAGCTAATCGTCTTAATTTCTATAGGGATCAAATGGAAGATTTTGGATGGGTAGAGGATAATTTAAATTCGGAACCGTTCATCGATATAGCAAAAGAATATTTAAAACATTGTGATAAGAACGGTCTTTTAGATTTTAGTGCTCTTATATATAAAAATATTAAAACGATAGAGTCTGATGATGATTTGAAAAGAAAAATTCAAAATACTTTTAAATACATTATGGTTGACGAGACACAAGATACAAATAAATCTCAATTTTATTTAGTTAATCTCTTGGGAGGAAGATGGAAAAATATAATGTTGATAGGAGATATTGATCAGTGTGTTATAGAAGGAGAAAGAGTTTTAACTAATGATGGATGGAAAAAAATAGAAGATATAAAGAAAAAAGAGGAAGTTATATCTGCCTCTGGTGGTGGTAAGGTTTCTTCGGATAAAGTTCTTAATAAGTATAAGAAAAAAGTTTCTAATCGTCCTATTGTTAGATTAAAGACTAAATCTGGATTTCATATGACTATGACAAAAGAGCATATGATTTTTGCAGACTATGTTAAATCATCTTCTAAAAAGATAATAGTATATTTAATGTATGATAGAGAATTTGGTTATCGTGTAGGAGTTACTAATACAAAACGCAAACATGGGAAAAATGGAGAAGGACTTGGAGCTAGGTTACAGCAGGAAAGAGCGGAATATTTATGGATTTTAAAATCTGTTGATAGTATTGATGATGCAAAATACTGGGAGCATTATTTTTCTGTTAAATATGGTATTCCTACATGGTGTTTCTATAGCAATAAAAAACAAAGAAATTTAGATTATTCAGATGAAAGTATTAAAAAACTTTTTTCTTCTATCAACACGGTTAATAATGCAAAGAAATTAATGGAGGATTTATGGTTGTTTGAAGAACGACCACATTATGTCCCAAAATGCATGTGTAAAAATAAGCGTAGGAATTTTACTATCAATATGTGTGCTGATTCTCGTTCAGGTACTTTGCATAGATATATGATATCTGGTTCTGATGAAAAAGATGGGGAAATGCTTAAAGAGGCAGGGCTGAATGTGAGAAGTAACGGAAAGGGAAGAAGGGGATGGAGAGTAGATTCTGCTTTGAAATCTATAAATAAAATTTATAATATTTTAAAACTAACTAAAGAGACATTAGGATATGTTAACATTATAGAAAAAGCTCGTTTTTGTGAAGAAACTCTTTCTTTAATACCTGCTTCTCATTTGAAAGAAGGTATGGCAGTTTATGTTGGTGATGAAAATGGTGTTTCTATCGATTATGTTGAGTCTATAGAATTTGATTATTATGATGGTAACGTTTATGATATTGATGTTGATAATTATCATAATTTTATAACCAATGGGATTGTAAGCCATAACTCGATCTACGGTTGGAGAGGAGCAAGATATCAGAATATCCAGGATTTTATAAATAATTATTCTGATTGCAAAGTTATTTCTCTTTCTAAAAATTACAGATCTACACCCCAAATTGTTGAGGTGGCAAGGAAATTAATTAAATTAAATACAAGTCATATGGGTACTGCTTTTGAGACTGATAATAAAGATGGGGATAAAGTTAAATGTTATTCTTTTAGAGATCAATACGCAGAAGCCAATTGGGTTGGAAATACAGCTAAGAAAATTATGGGAGAAGGGGGTTGGGACCCTTCTGATATAGCTGTTCTTTATAGAGCTAATAAAATGTCAGAACCTATTGAACAGGCATTGGTTAATAATGCTATACCTTATGAAGTTATAGGAGCATGGAATTTTTATGATCGTAAAGAGGTAAGAGATTGTCTTGCTATGTTAAAGTTATTAGCTAATCCTAGGGACGGAATTGCTTTTGGTAGAATTTGTTCTTTTGTAGATGGTATGGGATCTATTACTATAGGCAAAATAGAGAATATAGCTCAAGATAAGAATATAAGTATTCCTCAAGCCTGTAAAATAATGGGAGATAAAGCAAATAGTATCAATATTTCTAAGGGTTGTGAAAAACTTCATAGTATTTATAGTAGTAAATGGGATCATACAAATCCTGCTGGTTGTTTGTCTAAATTGATTAATAATTTTAATTATGAAAGACATTTATTAAAAAAGTTTAATGATACTGCTAGCGAGAGAAAAGATAATGTTTCTCAAATAGTGTCTTCTGCTGGAGAATGTAATGGAGAAACAAATGGAGTGAGTAAATATCTTCAGCAAGTTTCTCTTATTACGAATGCGGACAAAGATAATAAAGATGATAAGATGTCACTGATGAGTCTTCATGCATCCAAGGGATTAGAGTTTCCTATTGTATTTATGATAGGTGTGGAAAGTGATTTATTGCCTCATAAGAACGCTATGTCTGAAGATCCATATGCTGGGCTTGAAGAGGAGAGAAGATTGTGCTATGTGGGTATGACAAGAGCTAAGAAGGCTTTGCTTTTAAGTTGGTGTCAAAGAAGACGAAGATTTGGTAAGCATGGAGATGTCTCTTTTAATAAGTGTAAGCCAAGTAGGTTTTTATATGAGTCGGGAATATTAAAGAAAGGTCAATATGAATATTGAGATAGAAAGAAAATTTTTAGTAGAAGATCCTACTTTTTTGATAAGTAGTCCTCATTATTGTTACATAATCTATCAATACTATATTGATGAAGGTACTAGAATAAGAATAAAAGATTATGGAAATAAATATAAAGAAGCTTTTATTACCATGAAATCAAAAAAGGAAAAATTTGATAGGTATGAACAAGAATTTGAGATAAATGTTGATGTTGCAGAGCATTATTGTGAGCATTTAAAAGATAAAAATATAGGACTTGGTTTTATTAAAAAAACAAGACATGTTTTATATGATATAGACAGTGTTAAAGAGTGTAAGAAGTGGGAAATAGATGTTTTTCATGGGGATAATGAAGGTTTGATTTTAGCAGAGATAGAGCTTCCATGGGAAGATGCAGGATTTGATAAGTTGAAGGGTTGGGGAGAAGAAGTAACTAATGATAAGAGATATTATAATGCTTATTTAGCAGAACATCCTTATAAGGAATGGAAAGATGATAGGGGATAAACATAAGCCTCAATCTACGTTTGGTAGATGGATAGAAGCATTTTGGGACGGAGCAAGAAGTAAAACTAAAAAGGGGAAAACAAGAATTCCTTCTTTAGTCGATGATAAGAAGTATACTAGAAGATGGAGACGTAGAAAAGAAAAAATAGATTTAAAGGACGAAATAAGTGGACAGACAAGAAATAGAAAATAAAGTTATACATATAATTTCTAATCATCTATCAATAGAATTACAAAAAGAAGATTTAAATTCTAATTTTATTGTGGATTTAGGTGCGGACAGTTTGGACTTGATTGGAGTTGTAATGTTGGTAGAAGAAGAATTTAATTTGTCTCCTATTCCTGATAAAGAAGCAGAAAATATTTTAACTACAAAATTATTAATAAATTATATTTATACAAAATTGAATAATGAGTCTAGCTAAATATATTCCATTAAGAGATGCCATACTGAAATATGGTGGCAAAGATATGCCAGTTATAGCCATAAAGAAGTTTTGTGTAGATATAGATAGACTAACATCTTCTTATGAGGTGTGGTTAGATGTTAATGATGCTTCTGGGATAGTAGAGGCATCTGATAATGTTGTAGTTAATGCTATTAGTTTAGTTCCTACAGATATGGACGAACCTGCATTTTTCGTTATTGATGGAATATCTGTTTCTTGTTCTATAAAACACTATGTTTATCATTCTATTAAACATGCTTATTTAGTTAGGGTAGAGTTTCTTTTAAGTAGAGATGATGTTAAACCATATATGATCGAGGAAGATAATAAAGATCAAAATCGTTTTGATATTTTGGACTTATGAGCGATAAAGTTAAACAAATTACTATTGATGACTCAGTAACAGATAAGGAGTCTATCTATAAAATATTAGCACAATGTGCACATGATGAAGGAATCTCAATTTTTAAAGTAGCAGATAGTTCTATCGATAATATCCAAAAAATGGATAAAGACTGTCGAAGATATCGACAAAGAATTAGCGAACTCGCTGGAAAAGAAAGCAAATATAGAAAAGAAGTATTAGAACTAGAGAGAAAAAAGATAAAACTTGAGAAAGGACTTAAAGAGTTAGAAAAAGAAATAAATTTTCGAGTTATGAATGATAGTCGTTCTAATTGGTTGGATTTATAATGGACTTATTACAAGTAATAATACCACAACCTCCAGATTTTCGTATCTTGTTGGAAGATAATGAAGAAATAAGAATTATAAGATATGAACAAATAAATATGAATTTTTGTGATAGGGTAGTATACAAAGATGGTAAAAAGAAAACAGTTCAATCTCCACTTATTACTTATTTAGTCGAATTAGATAATCAATCAAAAGAGCAATTAAAGAAATTATTTTCAGATTCTTTTGAATCTAATGATAGCACGATACAAACAAGATCTGCTAGAATCAAAGTGGGTAGAGATGGATATGTATATAATGTAGAAGTATCAGCTAGACCAGATATGAATGATTTTGTTTATTCTTCCAAAATATTTCAAGAAAGAGTTAAAATATGTTTAAGGCTAGAAGAGACGAGTATATCTTTATTTGATAGAGCGAATGAGGCTTATGAAAAATATGAACGTTTTGAGATTTTGGATTTATAATGGCTGTGATTGGTCCTATGATGTTTGGTGGTAAGTTTTCTATTTATAGCAATGGCGCTGAGGTTCTAAAAAATTTAGAAATAGTGGGATGGCGGGTTGAAGATAGAATTTCATCATACGATCATCCTCTATATACTTTTACAGCATCGTGCGGTCATGATAGCGTTCATTATTTTAACGTATTGGTTAGGGAAGGGGTTGTTCGTTCTGATGGGGTTTCAATAATAAATTATGAAGGATTAGAGTATCCAGTGTATATAGATTCTTATGAGATGATTCAACACAATGCTGAGGTTACAAGCATGTCTGGTCATCATGGTTATATTCCAGGTAGTATGGAAGTTATTATTTGTGGCCATATTGATAGTAGAGATATAGGTGAGGTCGATACTATTATAGAAAAGAAAAAAGAAGTAGCGATAAAAGATCGCTTTGAGATTTTAGATTTATAAAGGAAAAATTATTATGATTAAAAAAATGTTTAATAAGATGTTAGATAAGGCAAAAGAAATGCCTAAGGGATCGGCTGAGGGTGCTATAGTAGGGCTTATATTGGCGTTTATATTAGTGGTATTTCTTTTGGTTTGGTTCTTCTGTGCTTGCCACGGTTGGTTAGTTCTTGCATTCCCAACTTTTGTAGCTTTCCCAAAATGGGCTTTTGTGTTGTTAATGTTTATTCTGGCTGGTGGTAGTAGCGGTAATAAAAGTTCTTAAGGGGATTCATGAATAATACTTATGCGGAATTGATAGATAAGCATAAAGGGGAAGTTGCTTTTATATTTAGGTGAAGGATAAATCTTAATTTTGTAGAATTAATATAATATTAATTATTTAATGATACAAAAGGAGATTATTATGTTAATAAAAATATGTGATATATGTAAAAAAGAATTTAAGAACAGGAATAAGAACCAGCGATTTTGTTCCAGAGCGTGTTATGGTAAAAGCAAATGTAAAAATACTACTAGAAATTGTTTATTTTGTAAGAAGGAGTTTAATGTTGGTTATGTCGGTCATAATCAGAAATTTTGTTCTAATAAATGTTTTGGTTTATCTATAAGAACAAAAAAAATAATAAATTGTTTGGAATGTGGTAAAGAATTTAAGCAGAAAGATTCAAAACAAAAATTTTGTTCTAAGATTTGTTCCCAGAAAAATCGTTGTAAGAATGTTTATAAAGATTGTAAATATTGTAATAAAGAATTTAAAATATTAAATAAAAATCAGAGATATTGTAGCCGCCAGTGTGCAAATTTAAGTTTACATCAAAAGGTGACTAGTAAGAAATGCGAATTTTGCAGCAAAATTTTTACTAGTAATATACATTTTAGAAAATACTGCGATGATGAATGTGCGAAAGCTGCACATAAAGAAAAAAGTAAAAAGATAATAAAAAAATGTGAAGAATGCGGTGATACATATATCACCGCACATAAAAATCAAAAATTTTGTTCTTTACAATGTGTTGGAAAAAGAAATTCTAAATTAAAATTATTAGTGCCCACTAAGAATGGTAAGAAAAAAATAACCTATAATAAAAAAAGAAGTTATTTATCTAGGCATAATGCAGAAAAAAAGATTAACAGAAAACTTAAAAAAGGAGAAGTTGTTCATCATGTAGATTGCGATCCTAGAAACGATGTTCCAGATAATTTATATATTTTTAAAAATAATGGAGAACATGTAATTTGTCATGGTGAAATTTATGGTTTGGTTAAGTGTTTACTAGAAGATGATATTATAAAATTTGTGGATGGTAGATATGAAAGGATTTAGGAAGCAATGAATACATATTTAAGTCTTCAAGATAAGCATGTGGGAAAATCGTGCATAATTCTAGGGGCTGGGCCTTCTTTATATGATTTCTGTCTGTCTTATCATTTTAGAGAGATATTAGATCACGTTATAGTCTCTATCAATTCAGCATTCATGCCTTTAGCAGGGTTTGATCTGAATCCAGAAAAACATTATTGGATTTCTAATGACACATTATGTCGCAGATGGAGTTACTGGAAAGATATTGAGGAATCTAAATGCACAAAGGTAGTTCGTGATAGTTGGTTAAAATATAAAGAACAAATGACTAATACTTTGTTTTTCTCTCCACGTCCTACCCCAGAAGATGTGGTTAATCCTAAAGATACTGGATTGTGTTATTGCTCCTCTGCTCCTACTGCTATTGACTTAGCCATTCAAATGGGTTGTAAAAAAATTATTCTTTTTGGCATAGATCATAATGATAGTAGTGGTAGGCATCATTTCTGGCAGTTGTTATACGATAGAGAGAATAGACCAACGGCTAATGCTAATATTTATGATTCTTGGCGAAAACAAAAAAAAGTTTTTGAGTTTAATAATAAGTCTTATAAAGCTCTGAAAAAATTTGCTAATATGAAAAAAGTAGAGATATATAATTGTAGTAATATGACTGAAGTTGATACTTTTGAAAGAATTTCAATAGAATATGCTTTTAAGATAATAGGAAAATAGATAATGACTAATGCATTGATAGAAAAAATATTGATAAAAAAAGTTAGAGAATTAGAAGGAAGAATTGAGAGATTAGAAAATGGCAAAAAACCTTATGATGATCCTTATAAAAAATCTAATCCTTACGATTTATCAGAAGTGGCAGGTATAATAAAAAATCATAAAGAAGAAAAAAATGAAATTTTATCACGGAACAACTAAAAAAAATTGGAAGAAGATCCAAAAAGAAGGAGTTCTCTGGGGATATAGAGATGGTATTGAAGGTCCGACTCTGGATTATAGATACACTTATCTAACTCCTGATCTTGAAGTAGCAGAAGAACAGGGTAGTAAGGAAGTTATTTTAGAGGTTGAATATGATCCCATAGGAGTAGGGAATAAGGTTAATGGGAAAACTATAGATAATTATGCTTTTGGACCTGAACCAGGGCAAATAGTTAAGCCAGGAGATCATTGCTGGCAATTCTCTGTGTTTGTCCCTATTGATTTAAAATATGTGAAAATTTTTAAGGAGAAAAGAAGAAATGAAAAATAAAAAGAAAAAAAATATTTTAGAAAATGTTGAAATGTTGTCACAACCATTATTAACAGAAGAAGGATTTGTTAATGAGGCGTGTATGAATGAATTAAATACTTTTATTTCAAAGATGCCTAAAAGTTATGATAGATTAAATAGAAATGATGAATGGACAATTAAAAAATGGACTTTTAAAAAAGATATAACAAGAGGATTGGCAAAATATGCAATTTCTCAATCTCCATATGTTTGTCCTGATAATTTAGAAGGAGTAATTAAATATTTAGATGCTTGTCTTGAGAAAGAAGTGGAATGGGAAGAATCTGGAATGGCAGAGCTTAGTTTGTGTGATATAAATAAATTATTACATAATATATTATATGAGCAGGGATTTTCTTTTTTTGATGAATGGAATAAAGCTAAAAAGGGAAATGTAGAAGTGCAATTTTGTTCTAGATATTCAAAAGTTGAAGATCCTGATTATGAATTTATAGATTTAGATGCTCTTTTGCATAATGTTTGTCTTGATATAAGAATGGAAAGAAGGGCTTCGGATAAGTTCGATGAAGAATTCCAAAAAGAGGAAATAAAAAATAAAAAATAAAAGAGGGTTTTTAAACGATTGTGTGTAATTATATAATTAGTTAATAATTTAATTGCCTAATTTTATAATAATAGGAGAGAGATAATGGCAAAGAGAAAGAAAAAAGAAAGCATAGCAGAGCTTAGAAAAAGAGTTTCTAATGATGAGATTATGGACACTTCTGCTGGAGAAATGGTGTTAGATATAACTGCTAAAGATCCAGATGTTCAATCTGATGGTCTTATGACTACAGAGGCAAAGCTTCATCCTTCTGATTGTATTACTTTTTATATGAGAGTAAGGAAAGATCTGTTAGATCATATAAAACAATTGGCAAGAGAAAGATCTTATAATGAGCAGAAGGACATTACACATCAGATGTTGATTATAGATGCTTTAGAAAAAGCATATCCAATGGAGAAATAAAGTGGTGGGAAGAAAGTTAACAACAAAATTCACAACAAAAGAATTTATAGATAAGGCTATTTTGACCCATGGAGATAAGTATGATTATAGTGAAGTAGATTATAAAAATCAACTAACGAAAGTTAAAATATTTTGTAAAAAACATAAAATATATTTTCATCAAATCCCAAAAATACATTTTACTGGAAGTGGATGCAGAGAATGTGGTAAAGAAAAGGTAGGAGAAATAGTCGGGGACAGAAGTAGATTGACAAAGGAGCAAATTATAGAAAGGGGTATAGAGGTTCACGGCAATAGATATGATTACTCTGAAGTTGAATATATAAATTACAACACTAATATTAAAATATTTTGTAAAAAATGTAGGAAATATTTCTTACAAACTCCTCTTCATCATATTCTTGCGAAAAAACAATGTCCATTATGCTCTCCCCAAAAAAAGTTTTATTATTCATTCCCTAAAAAACAGAAATCATTAAAAATTACTGGAAGGGATACATTTATTAGAGAAGCAAAAAATATTCATGGGAATAAATATGAATATTTCGATGTTGATTTTAAAGGCATGAAAATAAAAATTAAGATATTTTGTAAAAAGCATAAAAAATATTTCTTCCAAAGTCCATATAATCATTTAAAAGGATCTGGATGTCGTCAGTGTGGGACAGAAAGAATGGTTGCAAAAAGGTCTTTTAGTAAAGAAGATTTTATAAAAAGAGCAAAATATATTCATGAAGATAGATATGATTATTCTAAAGTTAAATATATTAATATGAAAATTAAAGTAAAAATTAAATGTTTAAAGCATGGAATATATTTTTATCAGCGTCCAAATGGGCATTTGGTGGGGCAGGGGTGTCCATTTTGTCTTAAAAAATATGAGGGTAAAGCATATGATATAATAAAAAATATATTTAATGATTGGGATGTTCAACGTCATAAAAAGATTTGGCATTCATATAGGAATTATAATCATAAAAGATTTTGTGATTTTTGGTTGGAAAAAGATGATATTAAAATTATGGTTGAGTATGATGGAAAACAGCATTATATGCCAGTAAGATTTAACGGTATGGCTGTTGGAAAAGCAAAAATAAGATTTAAAGAGCAACAGAAAATAGATAAATTAGATACTGATTTTTGTAAAGAAAATAATATTATTCTTCATAGAATAAAATATAATGAGGATGAGAAAAAATCAATTGTTGGACTAAGGAGTAAAGTCGATAATTTATGGAATTAAAAGAATTACAAGACAAGCATAAAGACGAGATAATTTTTGTTGTTGGTAGTGGTCCTTCGATGAAAGATATCGAGGCTGATATATTAAAAGGTTATACTGTTATAGCGGTTAATGGAGGAATTGCTAAAGTTACATTTGCTCAATATGTGATCAGCGATGACAGAGATATCATGAGCTGGAGTTATTTTAATATAGTTAGAAAATCTAATTGTATTTGTTTATTTTATGAGGATAAATTTAAAAATCATATAGATAACTCGTTAAAAGAAAGAACTATTTTTTATAAACATAAGAGCTGGTTTTCACCTCCTTCTACTTATAATTTGCCAGATGGACTTGTTTTAACTAAAGATGTTGAAAAACCCATAGTAGGTAGCAGGACAAGTTTTTCTAGCGGAGTCCATCTGGCATACTGTATGGGGGCAAAAGTTATTGTTTTGTTAGGTAATGATTGCAGACTAAAAAATGGTAAGAGATATTTTTTTCAATATCCTGGCGAGCAAAAACAATATCGCGTAAAAGGTAGAAAATTTACTCATCAAACTCAGAACAGGGGTTTTAATAAAGATTCTTTTGTGGAGTATTGGAATTGCTTTGCAGAAGCGAATAAAGATAATGAAATTAATATTATAGATGCTTCCGATAGTTGCTTAGATTGTTTTCCTAAGATGAGCATAAGAGAAGTATTAGATAATTACAAAGGAGAATGAAATGATAACAAGATCAAAAGAAAAACCAATTGTATTTAAAGATGGTGTAAAAGTAGACATGTCGATCGCGAGTGATCAGTGGGTAGATGATGGTATTATAAAAGAAGAAATGGAATATATATCTAAAATGACAGAAGGACTTTCTACGGGAACTATGGCCAATGATAAGGAGTATGTTGATTTAAAGAATAGGGTTGTAGCAGAAATGATTAATGAAAAAGTTTCTTCTCTTAAAAAGAAGTTATCAGTATCTGCCAAGAAGAAAAATGATATTTATGATCATGCAAGAAAATCTCAAGAAGAGGCATTGAGAAAAACTCAAGATTATACTAGGCAAATAGCCGAAAAGCCTAATCAGGCTATTTACCTTGATGAATTAACGGGAGAATATAAAATAAATTATGGTATCACACCAGTTTCTCTAGTTGATGGTAGTTTGTATTCGAAAAGATGGCATAGCATAAATATCGAAAATATGAAGAAATATATTTCAAGGAGAGAAGAAGATAATGAAAAGATTCTAAAAGAAATAAAAGTTAAAATGGATGCCCAGAAGAAGGATAATAAAAAACCTCTTAAAAAACCTCTTAAAAAGACGATGAAAAAGAAAGTAGTTAAGAAAATAGTTAAGGAGAAAAAATAATGTTATTGAGTGAAATTTTTAATGAAAAATATGAATTTGAAGAAGTATCGGTTGAGGAAGAAGGAGTTGAGGAAGAAGGAATGGCATATAAAATAGTTAATAATGGAAAAATGATTATGAATAAACTTTCGTTAGGTGAGGCAATTCTTTTTGCTCAAAAATTAGGAAGGAACGTTTGTGCTGATTATAAAAGATATCATGAAGAACAATTAAATTTTGAAAAAGGGAATTTTAAAAAGAATGATAAATAATAAAAAAATATTATGTGTAGTAACTGCCAGAGCTGGGTCAAAGGGAATAAAAAATAAAAATTATAGAGATTTATTTGGAAAACCTTTGTTTATGTGGTCTATGCTGGCAGCTCTTAATTCTAAATATATTGATACTATTGTTCTTTCTTCTAATTGTGAAGAGTGTGAAAAAATACATATTAATTGGGTTAAAGATTTAGAGGTTGAGCAGCAAGATAGGATTTATTTTATAGATCGTCCTGACAAATATGCTACAGATACGTCTAAAAATGAAGAGGCTCTTATACATAGCTTAAGCGGTCTCGACACTCTCTATGGCTTAAAGCATAATATCGTCATAAACCTCCAACCTACCAGCCCATGTCGATTAGGAGGGATTCTGGACGGTTGTATAGAGAAATATGGAGAAGGATATGATAGTTTATTAACTGCTACAAAAGATACCCCTTTTATATGGCAGAAAATAGATGGGAAGTGGGAATATACAGTAGATAAAAATGATTGTTGTGATAGGAAGATGAGACAAGAATTTGAAGAACATGAATTTCTGTATCATGATTGTGGGTCGGTATATATGACAGATTCTAAAATTTTACTTGACAAAGAATGTAGAATAGGTTATAATCCTTGTATCTTTGAGATTGAGGGCGTGAATAGTGTACAAATAGATAAAGAAGATGATTTTTTACTTATTGAAAAAATGATAGAAGCACAAGGTTTAAAGAGTTTAATATAATGGATAAAACAAAAGAAGAAAAATTTAGAGAAAAAATAGAAAAAATATATGAAGATATTAAAAAGAAATGTGAAAGATCTGGGAAAATTTGTAGGGATGAGGCTGAAAAAATAGCAGATGCTTTGCATTCGGAAGGTGAAGAAAATATCAAGCAAAGAAATAAGAATTATATTCAGTATAGATATTGGGGATCAAGACAGCAAATTCTGGCAGAAATAAAAGAAGAAATAGAAAGAGCATTGGAATGAAACTATATTATATTATAAATAAAATAACGAGATGGCATAAATGTAGAACAGGAGGAATGTTAAATCGTTTGCAACATTTTGTTTATAATAAAAGAATAAAAAAATGTCCTAAATGCGCAAAGGAATATAATAAGATAACACTCTTAATGGTATGTCCTTTATGCGGATATGTTTCTTGTAATTCTAGGACATGCATGGTACAAATTGGCAACGGAAGTAGAATATGTCCTAATTGCTATATGTAGGTGAGGAGTTTGATATAATGGATTTATTTAAAAGTAGTGTGAATAATGAATTAATTAATTTGGATGATTTAGATACCTATCCTGAGGAATGGAAAAATCTGAACATCCATGAATTATTTTCAAAGTGTATGAATGAGGCAGGAGTTTCTATATTTTATATGGACTTTTTACATAAAGATGTTGATTGGGGTTCTCAAAGAAAACGAGTAGAAGTTTTATGTGCAGAGTTATCTACCATATGGAATTATGTTCGAAAGTTTGATACAGATAGAAAAGGTAGTATATCATTTAATGAAGATGAATATCGTTTATCTCTTATGAAATGGTTGTTTCGTTTTCAGGACGAAACAGAAAATCAGTGTTAGATATTTAATATAGGAATATGATGGACAAAATAAAATTTACATGTTTTAATTGTAACGCAAAATTAGAAATAGATGGAGAATATGGAGGAAGAAGAGGTAGGTGTCCTAAGTGTAAGGCTAAAAATACAATTCCTTCTTCTGAAGATACTTTAGATGATAGTATAATAATTTTGCTTAACGACATGGAAAAGCACGAAGAAGAAAATGAAAAAGATAATTTAATACTTAAGGATATGTAATGAAATTAACATTTTTAGGTGTGTCTAGTGCTTTGAGTGATGGATTTAATTCTAATATGTTGTTAGATATTGAAGATAAAACATTACTTATTGATTGTGGTATGGATATTAAACATTCTTTAAAAGCCGCCAATAGAAAAGTAGAAGAAATAGATGCTGTTTATATATCTCATTTACATGGGGACCATATGGCAGGTTTAGAGTGGTTGGCTTTTTATAATTATTTTATAACTAAAAAGAAAATAGATTTATATGTTTGTAAGGAAATTGTTGATGAATTATGGAGCATGCTGGCTCCATCTTTATCAAGGCAGAAGGATTCACCATTTTTATCTTTGGAAGATTATTTTTGTGTTTTTAAAATAGACAAATTTAAATCTTTTATTTTTGGAGATGAAAATTTTTATGTTAATGAGCTAGAACATGTTAGGAATGTAGAGTTTGGGAGCCACAATAGTTATGGAATAGTGTGTTATAGAGAGCATAATAGAGAGCATAGAAAATGGCAGGAAAATATATTTTATATTTCAACAGATACAGTTGAAAGTAATAGTTTTGATGCTGAATATATTTTTCATGATTGCGATGTTATGAATTTAAATGGAGTTCATGCTAATTATGATGATTTGAAAAATCATAATAAAGATAGAATAAGAAAAAATATGTGGCTTTATCATTATACTGATCTTTCTAAATATGATGGCAAATATGGAGTAATGCCAGATGCTGTTGCAGATGGTTTTGCGGGGTTTGTTAAAGAGGGGCAGATATTTGAGATATGAAAAATAGAAAAAAGATAATTGGAAGTAGAAATAGGAAAAAAAGAAGAGATAAAATTAAAAGAGATATAGTTGAAAAAAATATATTTTTAAAAATTAAAGAATACAGACAGTTTAAAAGATTAAAAGAAGAAATTTTAAAAGATAAAGAGTGCTCAAAGTGTGGGTTGTGTTGTAAAAGTTATAGAATAAGACTTACACAGGAAGATTTAGATAATGAACCTCAATTAATAGAAAATAGTATTTTATTAACAGAAGACATCATAAAAAAATATAAACTAAGTTGTAAGAAAAAGCACATAAGAGTTATAAAGACTGTTAGTGAGGAAAATAAGAGATGTATTTTTTATGATGAAAATATAGGATGTAAAATACATTTAACAAAACCCGCTGAATGTGTAGAATATGTCCCATCTTTGTCTCACTGCAAAAGCACTGAACTAAAAGATTGTTTTAACTTAGCTTCTTATTATAATATGCAGCAGAAAATTTTTATAAAAAGTGTAAAAAATTGCAGCGCAGAAGAAAAAATAGAGAGGACAAGGAAACTTTTAGAAGCTCTTATTATACCTTTTATAGCAAAGTTTTATAAAAAAGGGGATAATATTCAAGCGGAACCAGAGAATGAAAAATTGATACCTTCTTTTATAAAAAGGTGTTTAGATCTAGATGATAGTTATAAGTTTATAAAAGATTTACCCATGGTAAAGAGTCATAATGATAAAATTAATACAGATGGTTTTGAGGATTAGTTAAAGGGGGGCAGATATTTAAAATATGAGTAAAAAAGGGCCAGTAATAAAAAATACTAATAAGAGTCACAATCGTCATGGGAGTAATTGTAACGATAATAGTAGAGTTATAGTTGGCAAATCCCCTGGTGATCATATTCCTTATAGTTGGTCTGTTCAAAAGTCTGTAGAGCATTATATAACTAAATATGAGTTGAAATGTTCTCTTTTACAGTTTCCTAGTAGAGCACCGTGGCAGAAGCTTCTTTCTGATAACAAAGTATCTAATGAGTTTTTAGATGTTTTTGCTAATAGGGTAATTTGGAGTGCGGTTTGTAGGTATCAAAAATTATCTGAAAAGATTATGGACAAACATGCTAATCTATTAGATTGGCCAATAGTTTCTTCTTGCCAGAAAATGTCTAAAAGATTTATTTTTAGGCATAAAAAAGAATTAGATATGGATATTGTTAGTAATAGATTTTTGATTACTCAAGAGGATTTAGACCAGTGTGAGAAAGAAGAAAAAGAAAGAGTCGCATTTATGGAAGGCGGCGAGGAGATAGAAGATCGTTTTGATATTTTGGATATGTAGAAAGGTAAGAAAACAATATGAAAGAAGAAATGGTTAAATGCCCTATATGTCAAAGAAAAACTAATTCGTCTTTTGTGTGTAATGATTGTTTGAAAGTTACTGAATCTTTTCATAAATGGATGGAATCTCTTAAAAAAGATAGAAAAAAGATGACAGATCAGGGAAGGATGGTTGCTTTAAAGTCAATACTTACGAGAGTTGGAGAGGTAGGACAAAAAACATTGAGAGAATGGGGCACAAAGTAATATTTATAGATAGATAAAATGGTTAAGGAGGGTTTGGAATAATGGCAGGAACTGGTCATTTTCAGTCTAATATAGGAGATGATGGAGTAAAAAGATGGAAGTATATTGGTCCTCCTATTGAGATAGTAGAGATTCCGTTTGTGGGGGGAGTATTTAATGAGCATACTTATCGAGTAGGGAGATGTTTTTTAACTGATGATTATATTCTAAGATTAGATTTTTCTAATGATGGATATATATACATATATGGATATGATAAAATTATGGACGCTATGATATATATAGAGAAAGAAAGGATAAACAATGAAGACTAAAAGTTATTATGAAACTTTAAAAGAAAATAAATAAAGGATTTTGTTCTGTAATACAGAAATAATATATAATGAAAAAGAATAAAGAAAAAATGACAGAGGAAATTAGAGTTATGGTTCAACCTTCATTATATAAGTCTTTTAAAAAAACCTGTAAGGATGATTATAAAACCATATCAGATGTAATTAGAAATTATATGGTTCAATATTCCAAACAGGAGAAAAACAATGGGAAGAGTAAAAGATATAAGTAATACGAGAGTTAATAAATTATATGTTACAGATAAAAAAGAAATTAGATTTAGTTCTAATAGTAAAAATAAAAAAATAGAGTTTCTAGTCAAAGAAGCACTTATTGGTTATGCAGGTGTGATTGTGGAAAGGAATTATGGGTTAGGTCGGATGTGTTAGCAAAAAGAAAAAGTTGTGGTTGTGATAAACGTGCTGGAGAACTTGGAGATGGAGTAATGGGGGCTGTTTATGCTAGTTATAAAGGAAATGCCAAAAGAAGAAGTATTGAGTTTGATATATCTAAAGAATTTTTTAAAGAGATAACTAGTAAACTTTGTTATTATTGTGGCTCTCTTCCAAGTAATTATAGGTGTATAAAAAATTATTATGGAGATTTTAAATATAATGGTATTGATAGAATAGATAATAATATTGGTTATGAAAAAAGTAATTGTGTTCCGTGTTGTAAAAAATGCAATAGAGCGAAGGATATAATGTCTAAAGATGAATTTGTAAGTTGGGTTAAAAATATATATAATAATTTGAAAAATAATGGAGTTTTAAATGAAGATAACTGATAAATATATATTTTTTTATGGTGGAGTTTTTTCACAATGGGCAGGGAAAAGTTTTATATTAGATGGGAGTCTTTTTGGCACAGCGGAGCAGTATATGATGTATAGAAAAGCTAAACTTTTTGGGGATCATGAATCTGCCAAAAAGATATGGAGTTCTGGAGATCCTGCAAAACAAAAAGCATTGGGAAGAAAAGTAAAAAATTTCGATAAAGATAAATGGGAAGCAATAGCAAAGACTGTTGTTTATGAAGCAAACTGGGCTAAATTTACTCAACATAAAGATTTGCAAAAGCAATTGTTAGATACAGATGAAAAAATAATAGTTGAGGCAAGTCCTTCGGATTGTATATGGGGAGTTGGTTTGTGGGCTAATGATCCTAAGATATTAGATTCTAAAAATTGGAGAGGAACTAATTGGTTGGGTGAGGCTATAATGGAAGTAAGAAGTGTTTTAAAACAATTAAATAGTACGAATGATAATCCAGATTTAAAAATAACGTGTTAAAGGAGAAATAAAATGGCAGATAGTCAAAAAGAGACAGAGAAAGTAACAGAGAAAAAGAAAAAAGTTGGGATAGAGATTCATGGCCCTACAATTTTACATGGGAAGAGAGCTAGATTCATGAGGGGCGAGAATGAGGTAGTAGGTGTTTTGTTAGCAAATGATCATCAAGTTAATTCTGATAAATTTGTATTTCAATTTGTTGATAAAAATGGGACAACATGCGTTAGTCCTCTTACGAGTGATGAATTAAAGAATATTGATGAAGCATTAGTGGATTTTTAATATGGATAAGAATGTTCTTGATATTTTTATTTTAGAAGATAGCCCAGAAAGGATAAAGTGGTTCCAGCAATTTTTTGGAGATAGTAATTTAGTTCATACTAAAGATGTTAAAACTGCTTGCGATGAGTTAAGAACTAAAGATTATGATCTTGTATTTTTAGACAGAGATCTTGGTCATCCCAAAGAGAATGGGGAGGATGTTGCATGGGTTATGAAGGAAGAACAATTATGCAAGAATGCTTGTGTTATTGTTCATACAGTTAATCCTCGCGGACAAAGAAATATTAAAAAATATTTGGGAGAGTATCATAAGAATTTCCATATTATTAATTTTACCCAATTGAGAAAAATGAAAAGATCTGATTTTCAAATATCAGGTTCTTAATTTATCTCTTTGCTCTTTTTCAATTTCATCGAGTTTGTCAGGTTTATATTTTAAAGTTTTAGATATAGCCTTTAAATCTCTAATAACTTTAGAAAGGCCTTGTGGTTCCAAGCTGCAAGCTGAGTCCGTATGCAAAAATGTGCGATCATCTATAAAGTGCGTTTCAAAATATGTGGCTCCTAAAGTATATGCTACGGGGAAGATAGCAATTCCAAGAGAGTGATTACTATATCCTACTTTAGGGAATATTTTTTTTATATTTTCTATTTCTTTTAAGTAGGTTTGTTCGAAGGGAACGGGATAGCCGCTAACACAACTATAAATAACAACTTTATCTTTGTAGGGAAGTAGTTTTTTATAAAGTTCTTCTCGTTCTTTTTTAGAGGTCATTCCTGTAGAGATATGTACTTCTCCTTTATAATCATTTAATAATAGATTTATGATTTCACGATTGTGGTTGCAAGCAGAAGGTATTTTTATAAATTTAGGATTTATATTAATTATTTCTTTTGTCGAGGCTATGTCCCACACGCTCGTGGAGTAATCTATTTCTATATTTTCACAATATTCTTTTAACTCTTTGTGTTCTTCTATAGATAGTTCTAAATTTAATCTATGTTGAAGATATGTTTCCCCATAAGAGAATAATTGATTTGGATGGGGTTTGTTCCATAGTTCTTTCTTAACAGATTTGTAAGGATTTCTTTTTTGTGTTTTTAAGATATTAGCTCCTGCTAATTTGGCTAATTTGGCTAATTTCTTAGCTCTTTCTAGTGATCCGATATGAGTCCCACCTATTTCTGCTATAAAAGTAAAGTTGTTCATATTTCTCCTTTTTATCGATATATTATATATCGTCAAAAAGTGAAAAATACTATTTGAAAGTGATTGTGAAACGAATATAATGTATTTATAGATATGGTTGAAAAAGTTATTTTAACATAAGTCTTTATTATCTGGTGATTTATGATTAGTTTTAGTGATATAAAAGTTTGTTTTATAGATATTGATGGTACATTGACTAATGGCATATATCAAATTTCTGAAAATGGAGTAGTTACAAAATCTTTTTATACAAGGGATTTTTATGCTATTGAGAGAATAATGAAAGCAGGTATAAAGGTTGTTATATTAACTCAATCTCATGATGGTGTGATATACAAGCAAATAGAAAGAATTTGCAATCATTCTGATTATTGGAGAGATTGTTATGAAGAAAATGGGCAGTTAACTATTTTTACAGGAATAAAAAATAAAGAATATGTTGTAGAGATTTGTTTGCAAGCAGAAGAATTAAAATGGGATAATGTTGCTTATATAGGCGATGCTGAAAATGATGTGGGATGTATGAAAAAATCATTATATATAGGTTGTCCTAAAGATGCTATTGATGATGTGATTAGTGAGGTGGAAGATAAAAAACTTGAAGAGGTAGAGGGAGAAGGATGGAGATCTACATTTAATGGTGGTAAGGGTGCTGTTCATGAAATATGTTTAAAAATTTTAAGGGAAAAAAGTGAGAATTTTAAAACCTAATACAGGCGAAAAAGTTGTTCCAATTGCTAAGTATCATGTATATATTTTTGCGACAGATACTAAGAATAAGTTTTTTCTAAAAGAAATAAAAGTTGATCATGGACAACATACTTGGGAATGGGTTTCATTAAGGACAGATCGTTTTATTGATATAACTAATATAAGTGGTAATTATTGTTCTTTTGATCACGCTATCAATAAGGCAGTCAATGATCCCTATAGTACAGTTTATGAATTTGATAATTTTGATGAAGTGTTTAGTAATTGGGAAGATATTAAGTATGTTGATAGTATAATAACTATTTACACTAGCGTAGATAGTTGAAAGAAAATAGAAATTTAATTAAAAGTTAATTAAGGAAAGGATTTGATATGAGTTCATATCATGTTGTAGAGGTCGGTTTTAAAGATGAGTCATTGTTAATTCAATCTCTTAAGGAGTTAGGTTATGCTCCAACCATGCATAAAGAAGGGGTTCAATTATCTAATAGCTACAGTAAAAGTGCAGCTAAGGTTCAGATTGTTGTCCCTAAGTCACAATTTAATGGATCTTATGGAGATCTGGGTTTTGAGAAAACTAAAAAGGGTTTTACAATGCATGCAGACCATATAGATATTTCAAAATTTAATTTAAAAGGTCTTAATAAGACATATGCAGAGAACAAATTGAAAAGATTTGTTAGTAGTACTGCACGATTTAACGTGTTCTCTCGTAGAGAAAAAGAAAATGGTCAGGTAGAGGTTCAATTGAGATTACAATAGTTGTAGGAGTGGTATATGTCTAAGATTAAAGGCAAAGCAAGAGCAAACGCTAATAGAAAAAAGAAAAATAAACAAAAAAATGATTTTTTCTTAAGACGGAAATCTCTCATAAAAGAAATTAGGAAATATGATGATCCCGCATTAGTATATAAGTGCGAGGTAGTTTCTGAGAGCGATAGTGATATAAAAAATATCTTTAAGAAAATGAAACAAGTTCTTAATGTTACTGATAATGGAGTTGGTTTGGCTGCTTCTCAAATCGGAGTACTTAAAACAATGGTTATTATAAAGCCAGATTCTAATTCCGCTAGCATAACGTGCATGATTAATCCTGAGATAGTTTCTCATTCAGAAGAAATGAAATTTGGACGCGAGGGATGTCTTTCTTATCCAGAAACATTTGCTTTTATAGAGAGATTTACTTCGATTAAAATTTCTTATTTTGATGAAGAGTGGAAGAATCATGTTGTAGAATATAAAGAGGGTGATATTCTTGGGATTGTTGTTCAGCACGAATTAGAGCATCTTAGCTTCGGCCATTGCCAGGTTTATGGGTGGTGGAAAGATCCAGAAGGTAAGAAAAAAGAGTTAGAAGAAAGAATGAAAAAGAAAGAAGAAACTCAAGAATCATCTTCAAGTTATGCGATAGAAGAATCTGAAGATAGAAAAAGAGAAAAAGAAGAGGAGGAGAAAAAAGAGAAAAAGAATGATTAAATCTATAAATGATGACAAATGGTTTGGGATTCAAACTCCTGATAATATAGTGTGGTGGATAACAAATGATGAACATGATTCATGGATGACGTTTTTTTGTCGTGATACATCTAAAGGAGGAGCTGCATATCATCATTTGCCTATAGCAGAAGCAATAAGAGCTTATGAGTCCATTGGGTATAAGTGTGTAGAACTTGAAGTTACTATTAAAGAGAAAAAATTATTTAGAGAAGAATGTATTACTTGTGATCATATGGTTAAGGGAGAAAAGGGAGAAGCATGTTGTGATAGAGAAATCTGTAAATTTGAAGAGAATGATGGTATTTCTTCTTGACAATTATCTTAAAATATGATATAATACTGTAATGACTAATTTAAAATTATATAAAGAATCTTATGAGGACAAAGAATGCTTACTTTGTCCTCATTTTTGTTTATTAAAGAATGGAGAAACTGGTAAATGTCGTGTTCGTAAAAATGATGGAGAAAAAATAGTATTAACTAATTATGGAATAATTACTTCTATGACTATTTCTCCTATAGAAATAAAACCTTTTAAACATTTTCTACCAGGGACTAAGATTTTGAGTGTTGGAGGGGTAGGGTGTAATTTAAATTGCAAATTTTGCGAAAATTTTAAACTTAGTCAAAATAATAATTTAGAAGGAAAATATATTTCTCCTGAAAATATTGTTTTAGATGCCATAGAAAAACATTGTGAAAGTGTTTGTATGTCATTTAATGAACCTACTATCTCTTATGAGTTTTTAATGGATTTAGCAGAAGAATGTCATAAAAAAGATTTAAAATTTCTTCTTAAAACTAATGCGTTTATTAATAAAGAGCCATGGAGGGAGATATGCAAGGTAACAGACGCGATGAATATAGATCTTAAAGCAGGGACTAAAGAGAGTTTTAAAGCAATTACTGGTGCTTATCAATATGTAACAAAAGATAGAATTAGAGAAGCATATGATTTAGGTGTTCATATAGAGACTAGTATTCCTTTATATTATTCTGATGATATTTTAGATAAAGAGGTTAATAATATAGGAGAATTTTTGTCATCTATTGATAAAGATATTCCTTGTCACTTGCTAAGAATCCAACCTGCGTATAAATATAGTGATTTCATTTTTAATCCAGAGAATATGAAAAAGGCTAAAAACATATTATCAAAATATATGAATAATATATACGAAGTCATTTAGTAAGCTACATTTCTAAAAAATGTATTTAAGCCTCTTATCTATTAAATAAGAGGCTTTTTTTACGCTTGTAATTTATTTTATATTTTTTTTAAAAAATAAAAAGGTAATTCATAGAATAGTTAGAATTGTATATTTATATTATGCGCGTATTATGCGTATATCATTATGAAAGATAGAAAAATGGAAAGATATCATTTATACGTAACTTCTCGTCAAAAAAAACTCTTAAAGAGCAAATCGAAAGAGATAGGAATTTCTTGTGCAGAGTTGATTCGTAGAGTTTTGGACAAATATATAGATCAAAAAGAGAGGGAGGGGAAGAATGGAAAGTAAAAAATGTAGGGTTTGTGGAGAGGAGAAGTTCTTGGATGATTTTTATTTTCGTAAGGACAGTGGGACGTATAGAGGAGATTGTAAAAAGTGCAATCTATCGGGAAGAAAAAAGTATAAGAAAAAATATAGAGAAGAGAATAGAGAAAAAATAAAAGAACAAAACAAGAAGTATAAAGAGAATCTCAGTGAAGAAAAAAAATTAAAACGAAAAGATTATTTAAAGACATATCAAGAAGAAAATAAAGAAAAAAGAAAAAAATATGCTAAAGGATATCGATCAGGAAATAAGGAAAAAGTTAGAGAAGGGCAGAAAAGATATAGAGAAGAGAATAAAGAGAAAGTTGAAGAATGCAATAAAAAATATTATAATAATAACAGAGAAAAGATACTAGAAAAGAACAAAGAATATTATCAAAATAATAAAGAAAAATTTGCAGCTAATGATAAAAAGTGGAGAGAAAATAATAAAGAAAAAATGAAAGAAATTTATAGGGTATACGAAGAAACCAATAAAGAAGAAATAGCAGAAAGAAAAAAAGAATATTATAAAAATAATAAAGATGTAATAGATAAAAGAAATAAAGAATATAGCAAGACTCCAGAAGGAATAAGACAACGCAGGGAGAGAGATAATAAGAGAAGGGAATGTCTTATGTTTAGGTTGAACGGGAATATGTCTAGTGGAATAAGGATTTCTTTAGAAAGAGATAATTTAAGTAAAAATGGTAGGCACTGGGAATATATAGTCGGATATACCACTAAAGAATTGAAATCTCATATAGAAAAATTATTTACTAAAGGTATGAATTGGGAAAATTATGGAGAGTGGCATATAGATCATATTACGCCAAAATCATTTTTTAAATATAAATCTACAGATGATGTAGAGTTCCGTTATTGTTGGTCTCTAAATAATTTGCAGCCTTTGTGGGCGGCAGATAATATAAGAAAAAGTGATAAAATTATTTTAAGGAAAATAGCAGTATGAATATCGTGCATTGCATAGAAAGCCTTGGTATCGGAGGAGCACAAAGCTGTGCTTTTGAGTTATACCACTCCATTAATACTTATTATCCTCAATATTCTCAGACATTTATATATACTCAAAACAATAGGATAGATAAACAATTTGTTGCTTCTTATGGAGTCCCTTGTAGGCTCTCAAAAAATAATGATTGGATATTAAAAAAAATTAATAAAATGGGTAACGTTATAGTTGTTTTTCACAAATTAGCCAGTTCTAGTTATAAATTATTAGATTTAATTAAATCTAGAACGAAAGCTCGTATCATGGTCATCAATCATACGCTTTACAAATCTTCATCATGGAAGAATACTAAGAGTGTAGATGTAATGGTTGCTGTTAGTAAGAATATGATGGAAGCTATGAAAAAATGGTATCCTAACATTAAAAATAAAGTTCAAATTTACAACTCTGTTTCGGCTTTTAGATATGATGCAGTTGCTCCAAGAAATGGTAATAAAAAAGATATTTTTTTAACAGGCCGTTGCAATCGCATTTGCGGCTGGAAGCACTCCAATGATTGGAACACATGGTGTAGGGATATGAAGCTACCTAAGAAAATGGTTCATGAATATATAGGTAGTGGTATTGGTAGAGGAAATAGAAGTAGTAAGCCAAGAAGAGAAAAAGGTAGAAATGTTGTTATGATGATGGGGGGTATTAGTGATTTTTCTCAAAAAGTTTCTATTATGAAAGATTGGGACTTATTCCTTTACGAGACAAAAAAAAATGAGGGGGTTAGTATGGCTATTTTAGAGTCTTTAGCATGCGGGGTACCCGTAATGTGTAGCAGCAACTATGGTAATCTAGAGATAATAGAGGAAGGAATAAATGGATATGTTTTTAAGGACAAGAGACATGCTCAGAAGATCCTGACTCATCTAATTAATAACCCAAAAGAATTAAAAAAATTAAGAAGAACTACAAAGGAGCATTTCCTGGAAAAATTAGATTCAAAATTTATGGCATATAGTTATATAAAAACTATGGAAGAAATGATGGGAAATAATTCAGATAAAATTAAAAAACCTGATCAGGATTTAACAATGATTGACAAATTAAAAGAAGATAGAGTTATGGAATCAAGTATACAATTAGAGAAGCCTATAGAGATAGTTGAAAAAGATATAACCAAAGAACCTAATAGAAAATTCTCTATTCTCACATCTAGTTACAATAAAGCAGAGTTTTTAAACGATTGGTCTAGATCTGTTCTTGCACAAAAATATAGACCATTAGAAGTTGTATTCGCTAATGATTGTTCTACCGATAGTACATTACAAATGGTGGAAAATTTTAAAAAGCAATGTGATGATAATGGGATTGAGTTTGTATTAGTGAATAATGAGCAAAGATTATATTGCGGATCATCATATAAAAACTTACTCTCATATGCTACTGGCTCTTATTTCGGAGTATTAGATGCTGATGATATGTTGGTAGATGATTCTGTAGAGTATATAATGAAAAAGTATGATGAGTACAAAAATGTTTCTTGGATTTATACTCAATATGAAAATTGCGATATAAAAATGAAGCCTCGTAGAAAAGGTTTCTGTTGTTGTCCAGGGAAAGGTGAAACTTTGTTGGATCTTGGTAATAAAAGAGTTCATGGTTTTGGTCATTGGAGAACATTTTGTTATAGATTTCCAAGACCAGGTAAATTATTTGAAAAAAAATTGAAATGTGGTGTTGATAAGTTTATGGGGTATAGGCTGGAAGAGTTTGGTCAGGGTATGTTTGTTGATAGGGTTTGTTATAAATATAGGCAACATCCTGTAGGATCTCTTAAATCAGTTTCTTCTACTAAAGAAGCTATTAATGTATGGGGAGATATTAAGAGAAGGGCGAGTGCTCGTAGAAAAAGATATAATTTAAGACCTTCTCAAATAATTAATTGCAAAAAAGTTTAGGAAAATAATATGTTTAATTTAACTAAGGAGCAATTGGTAGAAATTGCTAAATGTGACACACCTAGTATTGCTAATGCTCTTGAAATGTGTTGCGGCAGGTCTCGTCTAGAAGGTTTTAATAAGGAGGAAGCTCATGATTTTATGCCAGATATGGGTACTATGGTTGGTTATGCAGTAACATTTAAAGTTTGTGCTAGTAGACCTCCAACAAAAGAGGAAGAACTTGTTTTTGAAAAAACTCTCAGACTTATAGAAGGATTTCCTAAACCAATAATTATGGTGATGGAAGATATTGACTCTCCAAATGAGATAGTTGGTTCTATGTGGGGGAGAGTTACTGCAATTACTTATAAAGCTATGGGGGTTGTTGGAGTTATTGCTGATGGGGGTGTTCGAGATTTGCCTTCAATGGCAGAGGCGGGCTTTCATGCTCTCGCTAGACGTGTTTGTGTTTCTCATGGTTATGCTCATCATATTGCCAGTGGGGAACCTGTCAATGTATTTGGCACAGAAGTTAAAACAGGTAATCTTATTGCTGCTGATCAGCATGGTTTTATTACTATTCCATATGATTGTGCTGATAGGGTAGCAGAAATAGCGGGCATAATCGACAAACTGGAAAGAGAGTATTTGACAGATTTGACAGAAAAACCTGGTTATAATGTAGATATAAGACTTGGTGGTTTTAAGATTTTTCAAGAAAAAATGATTGCTACAAAAAATAATTTTAAAAAGACATAGTATGAATAATAAATTTACTATTTTAACAGCTTCATCTAATAAGTATCCTTATTTAAAGGATTGGATGAATTCTATTCTTGTTCAGAAATACAGGCCATTAGAAGTTGTTATGGTTGATGATTGTTCTGATGATATGACTAGAAAACTTATTAAAAGATTTAGAAAAAGATTTGGAGAAAATGATATATCTTTTAATTATTTGAGAAATAAAAAAAGATTACATTGTAGTAGTTCTTATAGAGTAGCTATAAAAACAGCTACGGGTGATTTTATGGGGGTATTAGATGCTGATGATATGTTGGTAGATGATTCTGTAGAGTATATAATGAAAAAATATAATCAGTATGAATATATGGCTTGGATTTATACTCAATTCCAAATTTGCGATGCTCGTATGGGGTATATTAAGGATGGTTTTTGTAGATCACCAATACCGTGGGGATCTATGCTAGATTCTGGAGAAAAAAGAAAGCAGGTTTATTCTCATTGGAGAACATTTTCTAGGCGTTGTAGTGATTTGAGTAATTTATTGCCTAAAGGACTTAGATGCGCTGTTGATAAATATATGGGGTATAAATTAGAAGAATTGGGTAATGGGATGTTTATTAATAGGGTGTGTTATAAATATAGACAAGGAGTTAAGAGAGGAGTAGTGGCTAAAGAAAGCACAAAGAATACTTGGAAAAAATTGGTTGCTAATTTGGTAGAGGATAGGAAAAAGAATAATATAAAGCCATTTCCAATTATAGAAGGAAAAGTATAATGGTAAGAACAAAAAAACAGTGGCATAGATATTTTATAAAAGAAATTTCTATGATAGTTTCTAAATATGTTGATAAAAATAAAGATTTCTTTGTTGAGTGTGGTGTTAAGCAGGGATCATCATCTGTAATAATGGCATCTAATTTAAACATTGATGGGTATTTATTTGATACTTGGCAAGGTTTTCCTCATTTCACAGATATTGATTTAGATTTAGGTATTAATAAAGCTAAAGATAGTATGGAATATAGAATAAGAGTAGCCAAAAATACATATAAAGAGTGTGTTGATAATCTTACTAGTCATGGAGTAATTGATTTATGTCAAATGATGCAGGGTGATATTTTAAAAATAGTTCCTAAATTTATTGAGAATTTAGAAGATTTTAATATTTCTATGATGCATATAGATACAGATCTTTATGAACCTGCAAAAGTTTCTTTAGAATCTTTTTGGCCATATGTTAAAGAATCTGGGGTAGTTTATTTTCATGACTACGAAGATAAGAAATGGAGAGGAATAAAAAAAGTTGTCGATAAATTAGTAGAGATAGATAAAAATTTGTATTTTCATATTTTTGATGCAAATAAGTTATTTTCAGCATGTGTTGTGAAAGGAAAGAGTAATGCCAGTGAAGATATTTTTAATAATATAGTTAGTTTTGATCGATAATATGAAACTTCTTATGATAATGAAAAAATTTAGTGGTGGTCCAAATATATTCAGGAGGAGACTTTCGAATATTTTAGAAAAAAGAGTTAAAGAAACTGGTATAGAAATAGTTCATGATCCAAAAGGGAATTTTGATGCTGAATTAGCTTTTGTGAGAACCTTAACACAACATAGGAAACCTACTATTTTAAGGGTTGATGGTTGTTATCTGGGAGGTGGTTATGAGGGTAAAAATCGTCTTTATAAAGAAGCTGCTAAAAATGCTAAGTTTATAATTTATCAGTCTGAGTTTTCTCGTAGAATGTGTGAAAGTGTATGGGGTATTAATAAACCTAATGTTGTTATTCATAATGGAATTAATTTTGATGATTTAAAAGGAATAGATAAAGATCCTGCCATACCAGAGGGATCTTTTGTTGCTTCAGCTATATGGAGAAAAAATAAAAGACCTGTTTCTATGATCCAGGGTTTTATAGATGCTGGAATAAAAAATCATTTTTATATTATAGGTGATACATATGGTATACCAGATAAATATTTGAATAGATTTAGAAAACATAGGAATATTCATTTTCCTGGTCCTTGTGATTTTGAAAGATCTATGTCTATTTTTAAGTCATGTGATTATTTGTTACATCTTGCACAAATAGATTCGTGTCCTAATGTTGTTATTGAGGGACTTGCATCTGGTCTTAAAGTTTTATATAGTAATTTACAAGGAACAAAAGAATTTGTACCTCCTGAAAATGGGATTAAGATTAAAACTGATAAATGGAAGTTTCAACCAATAGGTCTAGGTCAACATGATAGAATAAAACCAGGGTTAGTAGCAGATGGAATACATAGATTAATGCAATTAAAAGGAGAGAGGATAATGTACCCACCAGAAATTAATATTAATTTAGTAGCAGATAGATATATAAAGGTGATAAAAGAAAATGTTTAAAGTATCAGTAATAACAACTTTATATAATTATAGTGATTATATTGTAGATTGTATCGAGTCTTTTCTTAATCAAAATTTTAAAGATTCAGAGATGATTATAGTTGATGATAATTCTTTAGACAATCCTTATCCTAATATTAAAAAATATAAATCTAATAGAATTAGATATATTAGATTAAATAAAAACATGGGATATTCTTTTGCTAAAAATATAGGAATTGAAAATTGTAATTCTGATATTTTAGTAATGTTAGATGCTGATGATATGACTACAGAAAATGGTATATCTTTGAGGTATAATAAAATACAGGAAGGTTTTGATTTTGTTCACGGTCCAGTTTTAGATTTTACAGTTAAGAATGAGGAGATGAAAACAAAAGAGTCAAGACTTTGGCCAAAATGGAAAAAAAGTAAGAAAGATGCTTCTTGCTATAGGTTAATTCATGCTCAAAGTGTAATGCTTAAAAAGAATATACATAGAAAGATTGGCTTGTATGATGAAACTTTAAGAAGCAAAAGTGATAGAGAGATGTGGGCAAGAATATTAAATCATGGTTATAAAATGTTTTATGTGGAAGATTACGTGAGCTTGTATCGTAGACATAATAAGCAAATGCACAGATCCCCAGAAAAACTAAAAATAAATGACAAATTACAGAAGCATGTTTTAGCGTTGATAGAAAAAAGAAAAAAAGATTTGTCTGGTATTAAAATGTTAAAATAGGAGTTATTGTGGATAAGCAAGGAAAAATATGGGGGTTTACTTCGGAAATATTTAATAAAAACAATGTAGAGATTCATAGAATTGTAGGAAATACTAATAGTCATTGCTCTAAGCACAAACATGATCATAAGTTTAATATGTTTTTTGTGGAAAAAGGAATGATAATTATCAAAATATGGAAAAATGATTATGACCTTGTTGATACAACTGTTCTAAATGAAGGACAATCATGTACTGTTCCTCCAGGGGAGTATCATCAATTTTTAGTTCAAGATAATTGTGTTGTTTATGAATTTTATTGGGTTGAAATAAGTTCAAAAGATATAGTTAGAGAAAATGTGGGAGGTATAAATGAGTAAAAAAGTAATATTAGTTCAAACTCCAGCATTCCTGTTTGAAGTAATTCCCATGTTTTATGCGGAGACAAAAAAACTTGGATTTTTTGATAAAATTTATGTGGTTAGTGATTATGATGGAGATATATCTTTTGCTGAAGATGATTTTAAATTAATAAAATTAAATAAAGATTTACAATTTAGTTCTAACATACTATATGCATTAGATTTTATTGAAGAAGATATCATAACACTTTGTTGTGAAGATCATATTTTTACTGATAAAAATAATTTAGAAAGATGGAGTGAGCATTTTGATTATTTTTATTTACATCCCGATATGGGTTTTTTAAGATTGTCTAATACTAAGAAGAAAGTTATTCCAGCTCCAGGACATGAAAAAGAAGATATATTTCCAATATCTACTAGATATAGATATCACATATCTTTACAGGTGGCTTTTTGGAGAAAAGAATATCTAAAAATAGCTTTGAATCCAGGCAATGATGCTGCAGATTTTGAAAGACGAGGAGCTAAATTAACTAGAAGAGCCTTTAGAGATGGGGAAATCAATATGAGATCTTATTGTGTTAAAGATTGTGTTGCACGTAGAACCAATTTTTATAAAGATGGTAAATATTATAGAAGACAATTTATTGATTATGCTCTTGCTCATAATATGTCATATAATAACAAGAAAAAAATAAAAACCAAACATGGTATTATAACATGCGCTGAGTACATAGAAAAAAATAAAAGGTTATAAAGTTATGAATATACCTCCAGATAAGTATAAGAGTTTAATAGCTGTGGATAAGAAAAATAATGTTATACCTATTCCTAATAAGTTAATGAGGAAACAAAGATGGAAAGAGGAGCAAGATAAAAGATTAACTCCTAATTCTCTTTGTATAGTTTGTAATTTTTCATATTATTACAAAGACAGAGGATGGTCAAATAATGTTAAAGCAATTTGTCATCCCTTTAGAGAATATCAGCAACCTGTGGGAGATAGGGAATTATATTTATTTTCTGAATCTGATATGTGCGATACCTTATGGATGGACGATATTTTATTGTTGAAAAATAGAGATAATTATGAATATGATTTTTTTATTTTTACTATAGATAGTGGACAGGGAGTTAAGTGTAAGGGGGCATATTTTTTACCTCTAATATTTGAAGTGGCTAAGGAATTAGGAATGAGAGGTTTGGTATTAGATTATTATCCTCGTCAAAGACCTATTTGTGATGGTATTGGGAAATGGGATATTCAGGTAAGAGAGGTGAGATCATCTTTAAAAAAAATGGATAATATAAATATCAAAAGAGGATGGATTAGCCAAAATAAAATAAATAAATTGATGAGCCATTGCAAATTTGTAATATTTCCAAATAATAGAGATGCTAGTCCAAGAACAATACCAGAAACATTATTGAGAGGTAAACCTATTATGGTTAATAAAAACATTTTAGGAGGATGGAAATATTGCAATGATATTAATGGAATATTGTATGATGGTGCTTTTGATGTGGAACAGTTGAAAAATAATAAGCAATATTATTACGATGAAATTAAAAAATCTTTGATTGAGATGAGTAATAAAAAAAGTGATGCTAGTAATATTAAAAAAAATTATTTAGAAAAATATGGATTTTCTAATACGTCAAAGAGGCTAGCGTCTATTATTAATAAAATGGAAGGTCATAAAAAGTATAAATATGTGGCTTATACAGATTTTAAAAATTATTTAAAAGCTTTTGTGTAGAGGTGAAGTTATGGGAAAAGGTTTTTTAATGTGTAATGAAATACATGAGTGGATTGAAAATAATATTTCTAATGGTAGTACTATATTAGAATTAGGTAGTGGTAAGGGAACAGCTAGGATGGTAAAAAATTATACTGTTTATTCTATTGAGCATAGTAAAAAATGGATGAATAGATATGGATCTAATTATATTTATGCTCCTATAAAAGATGGATGGTATGATGTAGAGGCAATTAAGAAGGGTATTCCAGAGCATTATGACTTGTTATTAGTTGATGGCCCTCCTAGAAAAGTAGATGGAGTAAAAATAGGAAGAAGACCGCTAGGAGATCATTTGGATTTATTTAAGACTAATGTGCCTATTATTGTTGATGATTCGGATAGGGGAAGAGAAATGAAGCTTCTAAAGTATATGGTAGAAAAATTAGGAAGGGATTACACAAGTCATAAAGGGAGAGATCATAGAGGTAAAGGAACCATGTTTGCAATTTTTGATAAGGAATAAAAATATGACAAGTGGGCATGAAATGTGTGGAGAAATTCACGATTGGATTATTAATAATATCTCTAAGGGTAGTATAATATTAGAGATTGGTAGTGGTAAAGGGACTAAAAGATTAATCGATAATGGTTTTATTGTTTATTCTATTGAGCATAATCTAAAATGGATGAATAAATACGGATCTAATTATATCTATGCTCCTATAAAAGATGGGTGGTATGATGTAGAGGCAATTAAGAAGGGTATTCCAGAGCATTATGACTTGTTATTAGTTGATGGGCCTATTTGGAAGAATAGTAAAAATATAGGTAGAATACATTTAGTAAAATATTTAGATTTATTTAATGTTAATTGTTGTATGATTTTTGATGATTTTCACCGTAATGATGTTCCCGAATTGGTATCGAAGGTTTCAGAAAAAGTAGGAAGGGATTATATTGGTTATAGAGGGAAGAGTGGACATAGGAGAGTGAAATTTGCAATTTTTGATAAGGTGGAATAATGAAATATAATTTATCGTTTGAAGATCTTATGGATTTATGCTCTAAAAAGATAATGGCCAAAGTGCCTAAAGTTCCAGGACCTATGAAGGGAGCTTTTAATGGTGGAGATTATTTAGGAAGACCAGGAAAAGATGTATATTTTGCTTTGCCTCGATTAGATGATGGTCAAATTAATAAGGTAATTGAGCAACTAAGCTTGAGGTTTCCCTATGATCCTCCAGTTAATCATGTTGGTTATGCTGGTTGTATTAGGTATATATACGGGCAATTTGAAAAACAGGGTATTCTACGTTCAGAAGAAGATCTTAAAAGAATGCAAAGAGAAGATATAAATTGGAGTATTCCAAGAAAATTTATGTTTTCTCTTAGAGATAAATTTGAAGAGCAAAAAAATTATTATGGTTTGTGTCTATTTTATGAAATGGAAGCTCACAGGTTGGGAGATGAATCTTTTATTAATAATGATAAGGATAAAAGAGAAGAGATGGAAAAATATTATTTAAAATCTGTGGAGTGTGCTTCTAAATGTAATAGTTTAAAACAGTTATTTACTCCTTATTTTTGGAGTTTTAAATATTATAATAGAATGGGGAATCATAGTAAGGCATTGGAATATGTCTTAAAGACGTTAGAAGGAATGGAAAAATATTGTGAAAGTCCTAGACAGGGTTATTTAGTAAAAGCTATGGATTGTGCTAAATATATGAAAAAAAATCATCCTAAAAAGTGGAAAGAAACGTTGTTATATTATAGAAAAAATGGGAAAAATGATTGTATAAAGAAAATGGTTAAAAAATGTTAGAAAGTAAATGAGAAAAATTATAAAACAGAAAGGATATATCTTATGTGTAGGAAAAATTGTATTGATTTTTGTTATAAAAATGTAATAAAAGAAGATATTTTTAACAAAAGAGTTTTGGAGGTTGGTTCTTTTGATATTAATGGGTCTGTTCAAGAATCTATAAAAGGGTTGGGTCCTAAAGAGTATATAGGTGTTGATATTATAGAAGGTAAGGGAGTGGATCTTGTGTGTGATGCTTGTGATATTCTTGATAAATGGGGAGCTGCTGCATTTGATATTTTAATATCTACTGAAATGTTGGAGCATGTAGAAGATTGGAAAAAAATAATTCATAATTTTAAAAATATAGTTGTGCCTGGGGGTATGATTTTCATAACAACTCGTTCTTATGGTTGTAAACGTCATGATCATCCTAATGATTTTTGGAGGTATGAGGTTGACGATATGGAAAGAATATTTTCAGACTTTATTGTAAATAAAATAGTTTCAGATCCTATTCGTCCAGGGGTATTTGTTAAAGCCACAAAACCAGATAATTTTACAGAAAACGATCTTTCAAATCATGTTTTATACAGTATGGAAGGAAAGAAAAAAAGAGAAAAATGATAGATATTATAACAACAGCTACAATTCGTCCTAATTTATTTTATCAAACTCTTAAATCTTTTACTGATAATTTATTTACTAATAAAAAAGAGTATCGTTTGATTTTAAATATAGATCCTATAGGAGAAGATGTTGATCCTATAGAGATGGTAAAAGTAGGAAAGCAGTTTTTTGATAATGTGGTTTATAATATTCCTGATAAACCTAATTTTGCACAAGCTTGTAAATGGTGCTGGGGGAAAACTTCTTCTGAATTTGTTTTTCATTTGGAGGATGATTGGACTTTATCAAGGAAGATACTTATTGGAAATCTTGTGTCTTTAATGAGAGATAATCCTATAATGATGTCTTTAAGATTACCAAAATTAAATCTTAAAAGTTTAAAAAAAGAAGATAATAAAAATAATTTTATAAAACATCATAAACTTTTGTTGAATCCAGTTATGTTTAGAGGTGATTTTATTAGAAGTATAGCGGGGTGTATGAATATTATTGATAATCCAGAAAAGCAGTTAAGAAAAGTTTTTAAATTAGATAGTGATAAAATAGCAGGTATTTATTGTGGTATAGGTAGTGGAGAATATATTAAACATCATGGCAGAAAGTGGCAAAAAACAAGTAGTTATAAGAAGGTTAAAGGATCTAATTTTATAACATGGGAGAAAAGGTAAAGAATGAAAATTTGTGTATTAGAAGATTATAATCAAGAAAGAAGTGGAAAACATAAGTTCTTAAACAGATTAGTTAGATGTTTTAAGAATAAGGGGGTTAAGGTAGTAGATAATAACTCTGATATATTGCTTCATATAGGTAGGGATCATAAGAAGATGAAGAAGATTAGTACTAGAAAAGTTGTAATGAGGATAGATGGGCTTATTCTTAATAAATCTGCAAAGCATGAAGAAAGTAATAGAAAAATAATTAAGTACATAGGTAGGAGTGATGCTATTATTTATCAGGGAGTTTTTTGCAAAAATGCTTATGAAAAATTTTTAAATGTTGATAAGAAGAATACATGTATTCATAATGGAGCATATCCTAATGAGTTTCTTAAAAGGGATGTTAAGAATTATTATTTAACTTGTTGTAAATGGAGACCTCACAAAAGATTAAGAAATGTGTGCGAAGGATTTATTTATGCATATGATAAGGGATTGGATTCTATCTTATATGTTGGTGGGAAGGTGAACGATAAAGATAAAATAAAACATCCTAAAATTAAATATCTTGGATGGAAGACAACAGAGGAAATGAAAGCGTATTTTGCAGGAGCAATAGCATCTATTCATTTATCTTGGTTGGATTGGTGTCCTAATGCTATGGTTGAATCCATTGTAGCAGGATGCCCTATTATTTATTCTGACTCTGGAGGATCTCCAGAAATTGGCAAGTTTGGTGGAGTACCTATAAGGGATGTCCAATGGGATTTTAAAGCATTGGAGCTTTATGATCCTCCTAAATTAGATTTAGAAGAAATTTCTAATGCTCTGTTTTATGTTAAGAATAATAATGTAGAAGTTGATGGAAATTATTTACATATAGATTATATAGCAGATAAGTATATTGAATTTTTTAAGGAAGTATTATGAAAAGTGAATTAGATATTTTAGCTAGTAAATTCGGCACTGATAAATGTAGTTTAAAACATAATTATGTTAAATGGTACGAATGGTATTTTGGACATATTCAAAATAAAAAAATGAATATATTAGAGATAGGTATTCAAAAAGGATATTCGTTGTTGACATGGAATGAATATTTTAAAAATAGCAAAATCTTTGGCATAGATAGAAAAAAACGTAGTGGATATAATAAAAAATTAAAAATAAATGGAATACAGTTTTTTATAGGAGATGGATCTGATTCTAATTTTTTATCAACAGTTTTATCCAGTGTCGAAGGAGGTTTTGATATTATTATAGATGATGCTAGTCATAATCCTGCTCATCAGATAGATAGTTTTAAATACTTATTTCCTAATTTGAATCATGGAGGTATCTATGTTATTGAGGATCTCCAGACATCTTATTTTGATGAGTATGTTTCTTCAGGTATCTCTGCTGTTGATTATTTTAAAAGTCTAGTGGATGATATTAATTTTAATGGCAAAAATAGATATTATCAGAATTTTGATACTATAGAAAAGGAAAAAATAAAAGAAGCAACGGAATATGAAAAAAATGTAGAGTCTATTCATTTTCATATGGGTATATGTTTTATTTTCAAAAGGAATTGTAATGCTAAGTAGATTTGATATAATTTCATCAGATTTGTTTTTTTATCGTTATAAGCCAGATATGGAATATTATTATGAAAAATATTGGGGAAAAGATGGTAATTTTTTATATATCAAGAACCACCCATTGGCTATATTTGCATCTGATTATGTAAAGTACGGTAAAGAAATATTAAATAATTTAGATAATCATATTTTTATAAGATATGAATATGATAGGTATTCTAGTGCAGAGACTGTTAAAAATGACACTCATAAATATAATGCTTCAAAGAGAATTATGGATATGGTTGATTCTATAAGGAAGTATGGTTATTGTTCTGGGAAATATGATAAATCAAAACATTTGATAAGAGTTATTAAAACTGTCGATAAAAGATATATACAAGGGAAAGAGGTATATGTTTTAAAAACTAGAAAGCATAGAGCATCAGCATGTTGTGCTTTAGGCATAAAAAATATAAAAGTTAAAGTTGTTTAATGAAAAGAATATTATTAATAGCTACCATTTATAGAGTTGGCGAAAAAATATATCCCATTATAGAGGGTTTATCTAAAGAGTTTGAAATAGATGTTCTACATATGTTCCAGATGAGTCCTGATACAAAATTGCCTAAAGAAGGAGATTATAGGAAGTTATTTCAATCCAAATATAGTGATTATATTTGTAACCAATATTATGGACCATGCTTTATAAAAACTGGTGATATAGATGGAGAAAGATCAAGAAATTTCTTAAAAAGTTTTGAGAATATTGTAAAGAATAATAATTATTCTCTTGCTATATGGGATAATAATCAACCTACAAAGGGAGGGGCAATTTCAGAATTCTATCAAATGCTTTCAAAATACAATATAAAAGTTATAGCTTCTCCTCATGCTAATAAAGATTATAAGAAATATAAATTAAGTAAAAGGATAGGAGCCACATATGATTATTCTTTTGTTTTTGGTGAAAAAGAAAGATTTAAATTATCTAGGATAAAGAAGAGAACATTATTTAGTGCCGATAAAATATATGAGAGGTTTTTACCTGCTGGTATACCATCTAATGATGCTCTGAAAAATTACGATAAGCCAGGTAAATACATTTTGATTATACCTAATTTTACTGAGGCTCAACCTAAAAATTCTAGATCAAGACATTCGAAACCATTTACTAAAGAAGTTTTTTTAAAATTAAAAATTCTTGAATTAAGTAATAAATATGGTTGCCCTATTGTTATTAAGGAAAAACCAAGAGCTTTTTATAAAGAATATAAATTTAGAGATGTATTGAATAAGTATGATAATATAGAATTTTTATATTATTGTGAAGATGATAATAAGCTTATGGCAGATGCTAAAATGGTTATTGGGTCTCCTTCAACATTTATGCTCAAACCAATTCAGTTGGGTATACCTACGGTTATTTTAAATGGTCAGGGAGAGATAGGCAATTTTTCTGATTATCCTGGTTTGGTAGAACCTTCGTATGAGAATATTTTAAGATCTATTAAATTTCAAATGGATAATGGTAGATTTGATGATTATATTAAGAGGACTTTATCGGGAGGATTAGATTTTACATCTACTAATTTATATGTTAATAATATAAGGAATTTAGTTTATGAGAAATGAATTAGATTTATTTGCTCAAAAATACGGAACAGATAAGCGTAGCTCAAAACATTATTATACCAAATGGTATAATAATTATTTTAGAGATTTACGTGATAAAAAAATAAATATACTTGAAATAGGTATTAAAAAAGGAGCATCTGTTTTGATGTGGAGGGATTATTTTAAAAATGGTAATGTGTTTGGGATAGATATAGAGGATCATAAAAGTTATAGTCGTAAGTTAAAAGGCATAAAGTGCTTTATAGGAGATGCTTCTGATGATTCTTTTTTATCTAAAGTTGAGTCTAAAGTTGCAGGTGGTTTTGACATTATTATAGATGACGCTAGTCATGAACCCTCTCATCAGATATCTGGGTTTGAGTGTTTGTTTTCTAAGCTCAATAAAGGTGGAATTTATGTTGTAGAAGATTTGCATACATCTTATGAAAATAAGGATATATCTTCTTATATTAATGCTGTTGATTATTTTAAAAGACTTGTAGATGAAGTTAATTTTAATGGTAAGAATAAATATCAAAATTTTAATAGGATTAAAGAAGAGATTATGAAAGAATCAACATATTATGAAAGAACAATAGAATCTATATGCTTTCATATGGGCATATGTTTTATTTTTAAGAGGAAAGTATAATGAAAAAAAATATATTATTTATTACTACCACATACTTAACTGGGGAAAAAATATATCCTATTATACCAGTATTAAGTAAAATACATAATATTGAAGTTTTGAATTTATATAGTATGTCAAAACATACTGATTGGTCATTTGATTATGATCCGAGACAACGTTTTTATAATATGTGTGATAATTTAAATATAAAAATGACGGATGGCCCATCTGTTTGTAGTGATAAATCTGTTGATATAAAAAAATATTCTGAATTTTTTGATAATTTTGAAAAAGTTTTAAGTAGTAATTATGATTTAGTTATTATAGATAATAACTGGAAAGACAAACATATGGGGTGGAAGAGAATGTCCCAGTATTTTTCACAAAATAAGATACCCATTATTGCCAGTCCGCATGGTAATACTGGGGATAAAACTAATAGATTGCTGAAGAGGATGGGTTATCTTTTTGATTTTTCTTTTATATTTGGAGAAAGAAGAAAAGAAAATGTAATTAGATATGAAAAAAGTATCTCTCAAGAGAATCTTTATAAAATAGATAGGATGTTTCCAGCAGGTATTCCATCTAATGACAAGTTAAAAGAATATGAACGAGGTAATAAATATATACTGATAATTCCTAATTTTACGATGCCTCCACCTAAGCATGGTAAAAATAAAAAATGGAATTGGAAACAATTTACAGTGGAGTTGTTTGATGAATTAAAAATACATAAATTAAGTGAAGATAATAATTGCCCAATTGTTATAAAACGAAAACATAGATTATTTTATAAAACAGGATTATTAGAGTCATCTTTTAAAAAATATAAAAAAATAGTTAAAATTATAGATGTTTGTGAAGATGACAATAAATTAATAGCAGATGCTAAAATGGTTATTAGCGCTCCTTCCACTATGTCTTTTAAGCCTATCCAATTGGGAGTACCTACTGTTTTATTAAGGGGTCATGGTCAGATCGGAGATTTTAGTAATTATCCTGGATTAATAGATCCATCTTATGATAAAATTAAAAGGTCTCTTGAGCAACAGAAAGAACAGGGGAGAAATGTTGAATTTATTGCTGAAACTTTATCTGGGGGGGTGGAATATAATTCTATACAGATACATATGGAATATATTAACAAGATTTTAACAGGAGAAATAAAGTGTCATTAAAATTACATCTTGGTTGCGGAGATAAACATATAGATGGATATATTAATATTGATATCCGACCAATGGAAGAAGTTGATAAAGTTGATAATATAAAATATTTACGTTCATTTCAGAAAGATAGCGTTGACGTTATTTATTCTGCTTCTGTTTTAGAGCATTTTATAAGATGGGAATATAAAAATGCTTTAAGAAGGTGGTACGAGATATTAAAGCTAGGAGGGATATTGAGATTAGGGGTTCCTGATTTTGAGGCTATTATAAAATATTATCAAAAAACAAATGATTTAGATGCAGTAATGGGATTATTGTATGGAGGTCAAGATTATGATCAAAATTTTCATTATGTTTGTTGGGATTTTTATAGATTGAGCAATGACTTAAAAGAAGTTGGTTTTAAAAATATAAAGAGATATGATTGGAGAGATACAGAGCATTCAAATGTGGATGATTTTAGTCAATGTTATTTACCCCATATGGATAAAGATAATGGCATGTTGATGCACTTAAATGTAGAGGCAATTAAGTAATGAGTCAAATTGGTATTTTATTAACTAGTCGTAATAATTATGATTTTATGGAAAAGTTCTGGGTGCCCAATACTATGGGTAAATGTGACGTGAATTGTAAAGTTTTAAATATAGATGAAGGTTCAAGTCTAGATGAAAAAGCTAAGGGCAAAATTTTATGTGAAAAATATGGTATAGATTACATGGATCGCGAAGAGCCAGGTATGCATCATAATGTCTCTTCGGCTATACGTTTTTTTGGTGAGGAAGTTAAATATATAATATGGTTTCAACATGATTGTTGGCCTTTGCAAAGAGATTTTTTTACGAGATTTAACAGTATTGTTAATAGTGGCAAATTAGATGTTTTTGGGACTATTGGTTTTAATAGTCTTGCTCAAAATATGTTTAAAAGAAATAATGAGCATGAAGATATTATTATGGAATTTAAAGAAGAGAAAAAACCTATCGGAGTAATATCTAGGAGTGTTTTAGAAAGTGCTGGAGGAAGAGATCTTTATTATTGTGGGAAGAAAGTGGGCAAGAGAATACGATATCCTGTTGATAGGGATAAATTTTCTAAGCCATGTGCTATAGCTGTTCCAGTGTGGTATGCTATATCTGTGAATGCTTCTTTATTTAAAAAAGAGATAGAGTTGGATAGAGGTATGCATTTTTTTAGATCTTGGGACGATATATCTTTTCAGTTTTTAAATAAAAATATATACAATATAGTTCTTCCAGATTTTTATATAGAGCATAGACCAGATCTAAAAAGAGTTATTGGCCTGCCGCAACTGTCCGTTAAAAGAGTGAAAAAAGATGATACCTATCATTCGGCAATTGGGTCAGGTCCAGAAGCATGGATAAAGGTATGGGGCTGGAATTTTGAAAAACCATCTACTTTTGAGAATGTTAAAAAAAGGTACAAAGGAACTTTGCTAGAAAAATTCTATAAATATGATTATACAGCAGGCCCTTTGAAGATTTTTAATTTATAATTTATCTCTCCATCCGCTAATCATTTTTTTAGGATCGAAGAGGATACCTAATCCATTATTATAAGCGCATTCTGCGTATCTGAACTGAGGGTATTCTTTTTGAAATCTTTCAATCCCCTCCCGTAGTCTGGCTTTTTTAAGAATAACATCATGCATTAATATCATACTTGTGGGTTTTATTTTTTTATGCCATAGTGACAGTTCTTTAAAAATCATATCTGGTTTATGTTTTGTATCTATGAATAAGATATCAATTGATTCGTCTTCCCAGTCCTTATATACTTCTCGACTGTCTCCTATTTTAAAATCCCAAAAATCGTAAGATCTGCATTCTGGGAGTCTTTTTAGTATTCCCCATCCTTTAAAATAGCTATCAGGTTGTATTTCTTTTATATCATAGCTATAAAGTTTTCCATCTGGTATGTAGGATGTTGCTGTTAGAAAAGCTTGTGTAGACAAACCAGCTCTAACTCCTAATTCGACAATAGTTTTTGCTTGTTTAGAAATACATAGATCAAAAAGTAATGGAAGATGTTCACAGATATCTGTTTCTATATCTATATTTGATAGAGCTATTAAATTGTCCATCAGTTTTTTTTGTAATTCTTTTGTTTTCATTATTTGTTCCTTTTATAAAAAGTTGATATGATTTTTTTCTTTTTTAATGTTCCATAATATTGTGTTAAAAGTATCAGCCCTACACAGTAGGGGGCATTCTTTTAATTTTATTTCTGATACAGCTTTTTTTCTTTGTTCTGAGTTCCATATTTCTTTTATTGAATTCTTTTTAATGTCTCCTATTACCATAGATTGTATTCCTCTTCCATGACAACAGATATACATTTCTCCAGAAGCAGATATAGTAGTAGCGAATTGATGTCCATAGCATTTATCGTACTGTCTTTTTATATTATTATTGATCATAGCATCGTATTTATGTTTGGAGCACAGTATGTTAGTTGTTTCATTTGCCTTTGATAGGAATTGATTGAAATCTATCGGAGTAAAATCTGTTAGGTCTTTTTTGTTTAGAGGTTTGATAAATGGTCTAAATTGTGCATAATCTACTTCTAATTCTATAGATAAATTTACGAAGTCCATCATATCGTTAAAATTATTTGTACCTACACCAGTTAAATATCCCACTCCTATTGTGCAATCTGATTGAATTCTTTTTTTAGTATCTACTAATGTTTTGATATCTTCTACAACTTTGCTGAAGTCTTTTGTTCCATGTACTATACGGTGAATTCTTTCTGATCCCGCGTCTAAACTTATTCTTATCCAAGTACAATTAGATAGCAAAGATTCGTTGTTGAAGTTATGCAATAGTCCTCCATTTGTGATAAGACCTACGTCCATATTTTTAGATTTTGCATATTTTATAGCTTCTCCAGCATAGGGGTGGCAAAGTGGCTCTCCTCCTCCTGTAAAGATAATTCCCTTACATCCCATTTCAGAAACTTCTTTTATAGTTTTATTTATTTCGTTTTTAGAGAGTTCTTCTTTTAGAGAAAGATCTCCTCCTACACATCCTGGACAGTTATGATTACATTTGTTTGTTAAATCTATTTCTAATGTTATTGCAAAAGGATTTCCTTCTTTATACCACTCATTAACTTCATCTAAGTGATTTAGTATTTTATCAGATGTGAATTGTTTTGGATTCATATCTATTTTTTTCCTATAAATTCATGTGGCACATTTGGATTATAAAGCATGGCAGCAATTGCCATATTTGTTTCTGGATGAATTATAAAATCACATTCCGCCAAACAGAGAGTGTCTATAATATTTTCTTTTCCTGCATCTCCTTTTGTTTTGCCGTCCATCGGTCCGTAGTCGGGGTCATTCCATTGGGGATCAATATCTGAAGAATGATATCTATATCTCATGTTATTTTTATGACATATTAGATTATTCCCGAATTCTTTCTCGAATTTTTTAACAGATTCATGGCTGTCAGAAATTAAGTAGATATGATCAGCATCAATTTTTTTCATATAGTCTTGGCATTTTTTTATATAATCATCTATTTCAAGTTTTTTGCCAGTTTTGAAAGTAGTATTTCCTGATATGGCATTAAATTTATTTGTTCCTCTGGCAAACGTACCAATTATTTTTTTCCCCTTCATATGCTTTTCGTAAAAGTCGTTTTTTTCTTTTAGTATGTAGGGTTTTATTTTTATATATTTATCAATTATTTTTTTGAAATGATTTCTATGTTTGAAATCAAAAGTAGGTGGAGTATTATTTTTAAATCTAGATAAATACCCCTTTGCTCCTCCAGCTATTCCTAAATAATAATGTAGGTGTTGAGGGTTAGACATAAAAGATGATCTGATTTTTTTATTTTTTTTATCTTTTTCACTTATATTTTTATCTGAGAATTGAGATACTGGTTCAAAGTAATATTCCCACACATTGTCTCCATATTTTAAATCGTAACATAGCAATTTTGGATTTTTCATACTTATTATTGGTATGAGATCTTTTTTTTCGCATTTGCTTAGATTATCCAGCACTTGTAAAAATATAGATGTTATGGAAGCTTTTCTGCTACTACGCGTTATATATGAAAATCTTTCATTCATTTATTTATCTTTCTTATAAATTTTGTCGATATATTTATATCGAATTTTATAATAAAAAAGATTAATATAAGAGGAATATTAATATGAGAAAAATAATTTGTATAACACCTGTTAAACACATAGATGGAGCTATGGAAGCTCTTCAAGGACATGGAGAAGTTATTTATGACCCGTACATTAGTAAAGTAGATCTTAAAAATAAAATAATTAATAATGAAATAGATACTATATTTTGCAATCCCTGTAAACAGATTTTTAAGATTGATGAGGAATTATTGAGTGGAACAAAGATTAATACTATTTGCACTTCTTCTACGGGTAATAATCATATAGACATGGTTTATTGTAAAATTAACAATATAAATGTTTTGGCTATAACTAAAGATTATAAAATACTTAAGACTATAACAGCTACAGCGGAAATGGCTTTTACTCTTACCCTAGCTATTATTAGGAATTTAATAAAAGCTGTTAAAAGTTCTAGTGAGTATGATTGGGACTATGAGAAACATAAGAGTAGACAATTAGATCATCTGTCTGTTGGTATTATCGGATATGGTAGACTGGGAGAGATTTATGCTAGGTTTTGTAGTCCTTTCTTTAAAGATATTTTGGTTGTAGATCCTTATAAAAATGTCCCCAACGATTATCAACAAGTAGAGTTTGATGAATTATTGAAAGAGTCAGATGTTATTGCTCTTCATATTCATCTTAACAAAGAGAATCGTCATATAATAAATGAAAAGTCAATTAATAAAATGAAAGATGGTGTTTATTTAATTAATACTTCTAGGGGTGACATAGTAGATGAAAAAGCGGTTATAGAAGCTATTAGAAGCGGAAAGATAAAAGGTTATGCTGCCGATGTTATATCAGATGAGTATAAAGACGGAGTTGCAGGAAGCGAATTAATTAAAGCTATGAATGAAGGATTGAATATTATTATTACTCCTCATATTTCTGGTTGTACTAAAGAATCTCAAAAAATAGCGTACTTATATGTTATATCTAAATTAGGAAAGAAGAGAAATGATTAATAATAAAAAAATATTAGCTATCACTCTGGCAAGAGGAGGATCTAAAGCAGTTAAAAAGAAAAATATTGTCGATATCTGCGGCAAACCATTATTACAATATACAACTGACGAAGTTAAGAAAAGTAAATATATTGATAGATATATAGTTTCTACTGACGCTGATGATATTAAAGAAGTTTGTGAAGAATTAGATGTTGAATATTATAATAGATCTAAAGAATTTGCTCAATCCACTTCTACAACTGAAGATGCATTGATAGAGGTTGTAAACAATATAGGTGAAAATTTTGATTATATTGTTGAAATAATGTGTACAAATCCACTTAAGACTATTGAAGATATAGATGGATGTATAGAAAAAATAGAAAATACTGATGCTGATTCTGTTACGTCAGTTGTAAGGATATGGGACCATCATCCATCAAGAGCAAAATATATTGAGGACGATTTATTAAAAGATTTTTTTCCAGAAAAGCAGCACAGGCGACAAGATTTAAAACCTCCTGCTTATGTTAGGAATGGATCTGTCTATATTACATATGTAGATAAATTATTAAAATACAAAAATAGATTAAATGGTCTTATTAGGCCATATATTATGTCAGAGGATAATACAATCAATATAGATGAACATAGAGATTTAGAATTAGCTAGAATTTTAATAAAAATATTAAGTAAGGATAAAAAAAATGAAAAAAATTAAGTTAATAGCGGAATTAGGATGGAATTGGATCGGAGATATTTCTCTTGCTAAAGAGATGATTTCAGCAGCAAAAGAATCAGGTGCTGATTATGCCAAATTTCAATCTTGGAAGGTTGATAGATTATTACCAGGTGCTTGGGATACAGATGGTAGAAGAGAGATATATAAAAAAGCAGAATTAACAGAAGAAAAACATCATATTATGAAAGAATACTGCGATTCTGTAGGAATTAAATTTCTTACTTCTTGTTTTTGCGAGAGAGATATAGATACTATGTTAAATTCTATTTTAAATTTTACTAATGAGATTAAAATCCCAGGTGGCGATACGGGATGTCCTGAATTGGTGGAACCAGCTATAGAGAAATTTGATCATGTTTATATGTCTGTAGGTGCATTGGGTCTAGAAGAATATATTAAATGGGCATCTTATGACAACGTGACATTGATGCATTGTGTTTCTTCTTATCCTTGTAGTTTAGATCACGCTAACTTCCCAAAAATGAAATTCTTACAATCTCTTACTCCTCGAGTTGGGTATAGCGGACATGTTTTAGGTAATAGAGATGCGATGATTGCTATTGCCATGGGCGCTACTGTTATTGAGAAGCATTTTACTATTGATAATAATTTACCAGGAAAAGACAATCAGTTTTCTATTGAACCTCATGAGATGAAAGAAATAAAAGATTTTATCGATGATTATGAAAAAGTAACAATTAATAGAGGGCTATTAGTACAAGAATGTGAGAGAGTTTATAAGGATAATTATGTAGGTAGATGGATGGGAGGAGAGTAAAAAATGAAAAAAGTTAAATTAGTTGCGGAGTTAGGTTGGAGTTGGGTTGGAGATGTTTCTCTTGCTAAAGAGATGGTTTTTGCAGCAAAAGAATCAGGTGCTGATTGTGCTAAATTTCAAACTTGGAAAGCGGAAAGATTAATACCTGGGCCTTGGGACGAGGATGGCAGAAGAGAGATATATAAAAAAGCAGAATTTACAGTAGAAAAACATCATATTATGAAGGACTACTGTGATTCTCTAGGAATAGAATTTATGACTTCTTGTTTTTGCGAGAGAGATATAGATACTATTTTAGAGTTTGCCAATGAAGTTAAGATTCCAGGTGCAGATGGAAGTTGTATTCCATTAATAGAAAAAGTAGTAGAGAAATTTGATCACGTTTATTTGTCTACTGGTGCATTGGGTTTAGAAGAATATATCAAATGGGCATCTTATGACAACGTGACATTGATGCATTGTGTTTCTTCTTATCCTTGTAGTTTAGAGAATGCTAACTTCCCAAAAATGAAATTCTTACAATCTCTTACTCCTCGAGTTGGGTATAGCGGACATGTTTTAGGTAGCCTGGATGCTATTCTTGCTATCGCTTTGGGCGCTACTGTTATTGAGAAGCATTTTACTATTGATAATAATTTACCAGGAAAAGATAATAAAATGTCTATTCTTCCAAGTCATATGAAAGAAATAAAAGATTTTAGAGATGCTTATGATAAAATGACAATTGATAATGGATTATTAATACAAGAATGTGAGAAAAATTTTAGAAAATGTATGACTGGAAGGTGGGATGGGTGAATAAAGATTGGCTTTTAAATATTGAAAGTTATGAAAACAAAATATATTCTCAAGGAGGACAAGACGGAGTTATTGAATATATTTTTAATAATATAAGAACAAAAAATAACCCACCTTATTGTGTTGAGTTTGGATTTAATTCAGATACTTTAACTGGAGGTTCAGGTCCTAATGTTGCGAATCTTATTAAATATAAAGGATGGAAGGGTTTATTGTTAGATAGGGATTATGAGAATTTGGAAATTAATTTACATAAGCATTTTTTAACAAGCGATAATATTTGTGATATATTTAAAATACATAATGTTCCTAAAGAGCCAGAATATGTTAGTATTGATATTGACTCTATAGACTTATGGTTATTTGAAGCGATTTTATCAGATTATAGGCCACTTGTTGTTTCGGTTGAATATAATTCTCTTTTTCCATTTGAGAGGGCTATAACTGTTTGTAATAACAATGATTTTAAAAAAAGAAAAGGTATGTATGGAGCATCTTTAAAAGCTTTAAAATTAGTTGGTGATAAATTCGGTTATGATATTATTAACATAGTGAGGGAAGATGTATTTTTTATAAGACATGATTTAATTGAAGATGTTAGTGCTATTCCTATAGAATATTTTAGAAATAAAACTTCTGTGGTTAGTAAGACACCTATACTTATATCAAAAAGGGGTTATAAGCTTGCTGATAAACTAGCTAAAAACTCTTTAGATTATGAAGTTTATTTAAAAACAGGCGGGGATATAAAAAAAAGTAGACAAGAAGCTTTTTTAATTAGCAGAGAATGTCTTCTAAAAAAGAAATAATGGAGTAATAATGAATAGAACATTAATAGTTATACTTACATGGAATCGTTTGGAAAAAACTAAACATACCCTTAAGACTTTAAAAAAACATAATGGTAGAGATCTAGATTTTTTATTCGTTGATAATGGATCAACTGATGGTACTGTAGAATTTGTAGAAAGAAAAGGCTGGAAAATAATTAAGAACAAAACTAATGAGGGTATTTTTAGAGCCACTACTAAAGCTTGGATGGAAGGAGTTAAGATGGGATATGATTTTATTCTGAATCTTCAGAACGATTTCCCATGTTCACGAAGAATACCTTTTAATACTCTTGAGTCATATATGGACAATAATTCTGATGTTTGTTATATAAGGTTAAATAAGAAGAAAGATAAAAAGAAAAATATTGTCACAAATGCTCTTATTAAATATCAGGAGGAAGAGAAATTTGAAGACTATAGAATATTAAAATGTAATTACCATGCAGGTTTTAATCCTTCTATGATTAGATCTACTATTATAAAAGACTATATAAAATATGATGGAGACAATCCGAGAGAACGTATTCTTATGAATAATTTTGAAAAAATGGGTAAGCAGTGTGCCAAATTGTATCCAGAAGTTTTTGAAACATTAAGACAGAACCATCATATACCAGGTTGGATACATTAATGGGTCTTTTTTTAAATCATGAATTTGATAAAAATAATAGAACTAAAACTGTAGTTATATATGGTTGTGGATCTTCTTTGAATGATCTTACCGATTTAGATAGTTATGTTCTGAGCCAGTTCGATAGTGTGGCGTTCAACTGGTTTTGTTTTTCCCATATTCCTGTTACTTATTACTTAGTTAGAGAGCAGGCTAATATTCCTAAAAGAGTTCATGGAGAAGAGACAGTCGATAATTTTTACAATTTAATTAACAAGTATTATAAAAAAAGTTGTTTAGTTATTCATGATTTATATAATCATTCTCCTAATGCTTATCCTTACTGGCATGTCAATAATGAAAAAGAATTTATTCCTAATTCTATTTATGTGCAAGATACAAAATTAAAAGGGAATGATCCAGGAGTGGATAGGTGGGGGAAAGAGAATATTTTGAAAGATGGTATATATCATGGAAAAACTACATTAACTAATACTTTACATTTTGCGGTATGGATGGGTTATGAAAGAATTATTTTTGTTGGTATAGATCTTTATGATTCTAAATATTTTTGGTTGAAAGATAATGAAACAAGATATTCTGTAAAGAATAAGAAAAAGACAAAAGATTCTAAGCACCAAGCGGCAAAGGACACTTTGGGTTTAATTGAAAAAGTTAAAAAAATTTATCCAGATATAGAAATGTATACATATAATAAAAAATCTTTGTTATCTGGTGTTATTGGGGTGTGGAATAGCTAAGCCAAGAAATAAAAGATATGAGTATATCCTTAAACATCTTAAGAGATTAAGAGTAAGGCCAGGTTCAGTAGTTATCGATTGTGCTTGTGGAGATGGATATGGATCTAGTATTTTAAATTCAGCAGATATGAGTGTTATAGGGTATGATATATCAGAAGAATTAGTATTTGCAGCTATCGAAAGAGGCATAGAAGCAGATATATCTAATATTTGTAATCTTCCATGCGAAGATGATATGGCTGATGTATTTGTTTGTTCAGAAACGCTGGAACATTTAGATAAACAAGAATCTCAAAAGGCAGTTAATGAAATAAAAAGAACTACTAAAAAAAATGGAATTATTTGTGTGACGGTTCCATCAGATCCTAAGTTGTGTCTTAGAAATAAAAATCATAAACAATATTTATCTTTGAAAAATTTGAAAGATATTTTTAGCGATTGTCATATATTATTTCATGGAGAGTTTTGTAAGAAACCAGGAAAATGTAATACAGTAGTTTTTTTTAGAAAATAGATATGAACATACTTTTTGTAACTGATAAACAAGGCAGGATTCAGTATAACAGGGCAAAGATATTACAAAATTTAATTAAGAATCATTCAATAGAAGTCGCCACATTAAAAGATAGAAATATTAATTGGAAGAGATATGATTTAATTTACTATTCTCATTTTTCCCTGCATAAGAAAATTCCTGCTCCAGAAAATAAAACAATTCTCACATCTATAACTAGTCATAAATGTTTGTCAGATTTTAAAAAGACTTTAAAAATTTTAGATAAGTTTGATAGAGTATCGGTCAATAATACAATTCTGTTTGATAAATTTAAAGATAATATTAAAAACTTATATTACACTCCTAATGGGGTAGACACTTCTTTTTTCGCACCTGATTATAATGATCTTCATGATGATATTATTTTTGGGTGGGTTGGGAATATTGATAGAGCTACTAAAAGGTATAATGAAATTGTTATTCCTTTGAGTAAGAAATATACTTTCAAGATAATAGGGACTTCTAAAAAAGATTGTATAGATAAATTATTAAACAAGCAAGAGATGAGAGATTATTATAATAGTATCGATTATTTTGTTGTTTCTAGTGATACGGAGGGAACTCCAAATCCTGCTCTTGAGGCCATGTCCTGTGGTATTCCTGTAATAACCACTAAAGTGGGCAATATGATAGAGATTGTTGATTCTGGGGTATCTGGTTTCTTTGTAGAGGGTGATATGCAATCATTTATAGATGTTATAAAAAATTTATCAAAAAGTGATTACCAAGAAATGTGTATTAAATCTAGAAATAGGATTGAATCATGGGATTGGTCGATAAAATATAGGGATTGGTGTAATTTTTTATTTAATAAAGGTTAGTTTATGGCAAACATAGATTTTATTACTTTTTTGACCAGGCACTCGTCAGCATATGCTGCTTTTCTTAGAAAAACAGGAGAAGCTCTTAAAAGTAATAAGCATAATATTTTATGGAAATGTGTTTTATCTAATAAAGCGAAAAAAATTCCAGAAAATTATGAGAATATTAATAAAGTTAATTTTGCTGTAAAGAATTCATCGCTAAGACATGGCTTAACAATTAACTCGACCTTGCCCAAGGTTTCTAGTGACTATGTTATTATATCAGATGTAGATGTAGCTATGACATATAAAAATTGGGACGATGAAATTGTAAAAATCTTAGATGGAGATTATTCATGTTTTGGCTCTGAAAATATTGTAAGAGAAAGGGAGCATTTACATTTTCCTAATGTGCCTTTCTTTTGTTTTAAAAAAGATATCATGAAAGAAATACAATTAGATTTTACACCAAGAATGAAAAATGGTGATCTCGAGAGATTGATTATAAAAACTAAGGAAGAGGCAGAATTTTACGAAAAAAAGATAGGAGAAATAGTAATTTTTAATAGCGGAAGTAGATTGTATAAGCTTTTTAAAGAATCTGGGTTAAAAGGTAAAAGTTTATCTCCAGTATTAATTGGATCTAATGATATTCAACTAGAATTTATGAGCAAAAAAGAAAAAGGTGATATATTAAAAGATAATGAAATATCTACTCGTGGTTTATCAGAATTTCATTATAATGGAAATGTGTTTTTAACACATGTTGGAAGAAGTCATAAAAGAAATTTTAAAATAGGTTATATTAAAAACTGGGTAGAGAGAATTCAAAAATATGTTAAAAAGAAATATAATATAGTTTTAAGGAATGAGCCGTATGGATATAAAACTTAATAAATTTAATTGTTGTGATTTTTCTAAAGTAGATTCTATAGGAGTGATGTGTAGAGGAAGATCTTTGGGAAGCATAGGAGAATATAAAAAGCATTTTAAAAATATATTTATTGTGGGTCAACATGTGAGATCTCTTAGTCTTATAGGAAAATATGTTAAGGGGGCTAATATGGTGAGAGTGTGGGGAAGTACTTACGATAAGCCATCTGTAGAAGTTAAAGCGATGTATAAAGAGTATAATATAAGAGATATTCAAACATATTTAGCTCCTACTGTGAGCGATAGAAAAGCTCATAAATTTAAAAAACTTTTTAAGAGATTTTCTGATTTAGCGCAGGTATTTCCTCTTCCTTTGAATTTTCATCAAAGAAACAAGAGATTTATTTTAAAGAGAAAATATAGAGATAGAGAGAGATTGCATCATCCTACTTTGGGGTTGTATGGTGTTGATTTGGCTTGTGCCTACAAACCTATATCAATTCATATTATAGGTTTAGATTTCTATACTGTCCCTGATTTTGTAGCGGAAAAAAATCATATTAATATTGCTAAAAATGCGCCTAGATGCCATGGGATGATCGAATATTTTAAGTTATTGTGTAAAGAAGAATCAGATATACAATTTTATTTATACACATGCTGTAAAACAATAAAGAGTGAAGGTAATTTAAAAGTCATAAGAGTATGATAAAATTGCATGGAATGATAGATGTTTTTATTATAACAAATGGACGTTCTACTTTTGAGTATTGTAAAAAATCTATTAAGAATCAGTTGGGAGTGCATTTTAGTCCTATTTATATTAGAGATAAGGACTGGCAGGAATCTCATGAAATATTATTAAAAAAGTGTAGATCTAATTATGCTCTTAGAGTAGATGATGATATGCTCCTTCACCAATTAGCTTTAAAATTCATGTATAAATGTATTAAAAACCAGAATAGTAATATAGCTTTAAGAGGATGGAGGTTATGGGAGCCGTGGAGTAATAAGATTTGTAAGGGTATTAAGGTATATAATACTAAAATAGCAAGACAAATAGGTTTTAAATTAGATCATTTGGGAAAAATTGATAAGCCGTTTACAAAAAATGCAGAAAAAGCTGGTTATAAAATAAAATATTCTAAAGATATAGTTGCTATTCATTCTTGCGGCACTTTTGATGAGCATTTTAAATATTGGGTAATGAGGGGAGAATCAAATGGTAAAAAATTTGAAGAAAAAAGGAAGTGGGCTAAGAATCTTATAGAAAATTGTCCTTATAGTTTAAAAGAGCAATATAATTTAAATAAAAAATTTATTCCAAAAGAGAATATTAAAAGAGGGACGAAATTCGGAGACTTTTTAAATGAATAAAATTGATTTATTTACATTCGTCTATGCTGATTTATATAAGTATGCGGAACTATTTCATAGATCTTGTGAAGCAATGAAGAGTGGTGATGTTGAAATTAATTATAAATGTATAGAATCTATTTCTATGGATAAAAAACCAGAAGGATATAAACGTGTTGCCACAACAGGCAAGAGTAATAAAGGAGATTCTTTTAATCATTCTATTGCTGTGAATGAGGCATTTAATCATATTGAGAGTAAATATGTTATTTTTGCTGATGCAGACGTAGCTATTACTTACAAGGACTGGGATAAGGTAGTTATAGATAAATTAGATTCTGGATTGTCATGTTTCGGTTTCGATTATTATAGGAAGTCAAGACGTTATTTTAATTTTCCTAATATTTATTTCTTTGCTTTTAATAATGAATTGATTAGTGATGTTAATTTGGATTTTAGACCTAGAATAAGTAATGGGAAAATAGACGATGAAAATATTGATACTGATCAAAAATCTTATCTTTCAGGCAAACCATTTGGCGAATATATTAAATGTGATACAGGATGGAACGTTCCTTTTACTATTAAGGGTGCTGGGTTGAAAGGAGAATCTATTCCTTGTTTTAGAAGTGATACGGAGGGTCAAATTTTACCATTTAGAAATGATAAGCAAAAGAAATTATCCTTTAAGAAGCATAGGTTAATGAATGAGTTTATTTACAATGGAGAATTATTTGGAACTCATTTGAAGAGATGTAGATTTAATAATTATGATAGCAAATATGGAAAAATATGGAGAGATAGAATTTCTTTATATTTTAATAAAAAGTATGGTATTAAATTTGAATAGCAATATGAAAAAAATATTATTCAATATTTTAACGTGTAACAGATTTTATTATTTTAAAAATTGTATAGAATCAATTATTAAATGTGTTGATATGAATTGTATTGATATATTGATATGTGATAACAATACTATTGAAAAAGGTTTTGATGAATATGTTAATAATTTATGTTCTAAACATAGTAATATTGTTATTAAGAAATTCACTGATAGGACAAGAGGTGAATTATATAGAGCTATGAACTGGGCTATTGACTACGCAAAAAAGAACGAATATGGGATAATAAATTTTATTCAAGATGATATCCAATATCTTTATAATATACCTTCTCATTTGGATGATATCGTTAATATTTTTGAAAATTATAAAAATATAGTTCAAATTAATTGTAATTTAGCATGGAGAAGAAAAATAGACAAGATCGGAAAAATTAAAAATATAGAAACTAACGGTCATAAATATGGGATATTGTTAGATAAGAGAGCTTGCGATAGCGGGTTTACAAGGGTGGCTATTTACGATCAAATAGGGAGTTATCCGATGGAAGCTATAAGCTGGGGGATGGAAAAAGATAGATATGTGGGTAAAACTAATGGGGAGATATGGTTTGGTAAAAGATGTTATAAGCATGGTTATAATAGAGCATTAACTTATCATGCTAATTCGGGAATGATTTTTGATTGTGCCTATGTCAGAGGTGATGAAAGATATGGAAATTACTTTCCTGCTCCTAAAGAATTTTATTTTAAAATGCTTGATAAATCTCATATTAGAAAAATAAGGGAAAGATCTAAAAAGAATAAGTTTTCTTATATGGAAGATTTTTGCATACCTGATGGATGGAAACCTAAAACATATGGGAAGCATGGAGATATTAATATTATAAATAAAATTGGAGAACAGAATGAGTAAATTTTATTATGTAACACACGCTGCTGGAGATAAATTTATAAAAGATTATGCTCACTATGCCATTAAAACATTAATAAATGTAGGTGTTGATAAAAATGATATTCATATGATTTGTAATAATCGTAAAGAAATAAATTTATTTGAGAAGTTTGGTTGTAAGGGTATTAATTATTATGAAGCTAATATAGATTTTTCTCATGTTAAATGGAAATATATGGGAGGTAAAAGAAGGTACGCGTGGTTAAAATCAGCTTCTATAAATAAGTTTTTTCCTAAGCCTATTGAAGGTAGGCATATGGTTTATTTTGATGGTGATGTTCTTTTTTATAAGAACCCTGAATCATTTTTAGAAAAGCATTGTAGTAAAACATGGTACCATCATGGGAAATCGTTAAGAGAAAGATGCCCAGCAGGGAAGGCTGGTAAAACTGTTAACGATATAGACGTTACAAATTATGATAGTTTATCACAATGGGCTAGTGCTCCTCAAGCTCATTTGATGGTTAAATTTGGAGCTAAGAAAGTTCCTGAGTACGAAGTATGTTCTGGATTTTATATCCTTCACCCAAAAGATCATGAAGCTCTCATGAAATGGACTTTAAAAGGATGCGAAGAAAATGCTGATAAATTTGTCAAGCATGAGGGGGGTGGAGAGCAGAAGCCCATGAACGCGGCTTTAGCTATCTGCGATATAGATTGGGATGGTGGTAGCAAGTTCTTTTGTCCTGATTGGATAAAATATTTTGATCATTTTTTTGGAGCAAAAAATTATAAAGATAGATTTAGAAAAAAAGTTATAGAGATGAGTTTGTAATATATGGATGTTATTAGACCAGTTATTGGGATACCCAATTACCCTTGGAAAAAAGCGGCAATTAAATTTGTAAAAAATAATCCATATATCATAAAATTAGAGGTTAAAAATTTATGTTATGAATGTGATCGGCATCGTGATCTTCTAAAAATGTTTGATGAAGAAAAAACAGATTATGAGAACAGTATTTATTTTAAGTACAGTATAGAAAAAAGTAAAAAAACAAAGAAAGTTGCTTTAAAAAAAATACATAAATATAAAGATTTATATTTCAACATGAAAAAAGTTATTTGCGAACTTCCTAAAAATAAATTACCAATCATAACAGAGGACGGTTGTCGTTTAGATGGTTCTCATAAATTAACTATTTTAGAACATCTAAATTATGAAGAAGCAGATGTTAATATTGTTTTTTATAATAAAATATTTTCTAAAAAAGAAATTAAAAAAATACTGAAAGATAATCTTAACTACAGGAAAGAAGTATATAATTTATGAAAATTTTAATTTTAGTAGACAAACCAAATTGGGCATATCATAGTATAGCTAAATCTTTGTGTAAGTATAACACGTGTAAATCTTGTTTTTTTAATATTATTGCTATAAAAAATGGTGTGGATAAGATTCAGAGAGAATATAAAAAATATGATTTATTTTACGTAATGGGGTTTCAGACTTATAAGAAAATAGAATTTTTACCTAAAAATAAAACAATGGTTGGTATTCATTCTTGCCACTCATGGGATAACAAGAAAACTACTCCTACGAATATTGTTTATCCTGATAAGAAGCTGATTAAATATTTAAATGGATTTTTAAGAGTTAACGCTGTTTCTAAGTACTTGTATGATATTTTTAAAAAATCAGGATTAAATAATTTATATTACACACCGAATGGAGTAGATTCTAACGTTTTTGTCCCTATTAGTAGGGATGGTGATTGTTTTACCGTGGGTTATTCTGGTACTAAATCACATGACTGGAGAAAAGGGATAACAGAGTTTATAATTCCTGCTGCTAAAAAATCTAAAGTTAAGATTAATTTAGCAATGAGGGCAACTGGTAGCCATATATCTTTAGAAGAAATGCCATCATTTTATAATACTTTAGATGCTTATATATGTGCTTCTTCGTCTGAAGGTTTTTCATTAAGCGTTCTAGAAGCAGCTTCTTGCGGAGTTCCTATTATTTCAACAAGAGTAACTGGATGTACAGAATTAATACGACATGGAGAGAATGGTTTATTTGTCGATAGAACTGTAGAAGATATTGTTGAAAAAATAAATATTATGAAAGATTATGAGTTTAGAAAATTTATGAGTAAAAATATTAGGAGTGATGTTGTTAAGTACCATTGTTGGGCTAAGAAGATAAATGAATGGATTAATTTTTTGATAGGATAAATTTTTATGCCAATTTCAGAAGATTTATTAAAAAATAATATAAATGATTTTTTTATAGAAACGGGATCTGCTAATGGGGTAACAATATCCAAAGCCCTTACGGCTGGTTTTAAAAAGATATTTAGTGTAGAAATTTTTAAACGAAGATATAAACGTTGTAAAAAGAAATTTTTAAAAAATAATAAAGTTAATTTATTTTTTGGAGAGTCTCCTCAGTTTATTAGAAAAGTAATAAACGAAATAGATGGCAATATAACATTTTGGCTAGATGCTCATCCTAACAGTGTGGAAAATATCAACCCATTACTTGATGAATTGTCTGAAATTTCAAAGCATCATATAAAAACTCATACAATTTTAATAGATGATATGAGGCTAATGGGGCATGGAGTTTGGCCTTCCAAAGAAAAAATAATAGAATGTATTAAGAAAATTAATAATGATTATATTATTTCTTATGAAGATAACTATGATGCTAAGCATGATATTCATAGACAAAATGAAGTTATGGTATGTAAGGTATGATTATAGTTTTAAATCATTATAACACAAATAGGGAGAGTCCTTATGGTGACACTTGGAGAAATATTATTTTTTCTTGTTTGAAAAATTTCCCCAATATTAAGAAAATAGTTATAGATTGGGGTTCTAATGATGGCTCTAATATTTTAGCAAAAGAGACATGTGAAAAAGAAGGATATATATATGAGGAAATAAGAAAAGAAGGAAAAAATAAAAAGTTTAGCTGGTTTGAATATTTATGTTATTGGATGGATATTATGTTGAAATATATTGATTATAAGGAATATATTTTATATTTAGAAGCTGATACCTATATATGTGGAGATGAAAATCAATTATTTAAAGCTGAGCAAATTTTAAAAAATAATAAGAACATAGGAATGGTTAATTTGCTTAGGTTGGATTGGGACGGACTAAGACCAACATATGTTTATAGACAAATAGAAAATGGTTTTATATTGCCTAGAATAAAAGAACCCAAGAAGTCATTAGAATTTAAAAAACAAAATAATGAGTTGTTATCAGCTAGGAGACATATAAGAGGAATATGGAATAATTGGGATATTAAATGCACCTTATTTAAATTTTCTTGTTTTCACTCAGCGTTTAAAGATCTGCATCGTTCTAAAATTCATAGGAAGGATAAAAAAAGGGGGTTTTATAATTTTGCTGTTATATTTTGTAATAAGTATCAATGTTCAATAAGTGATTATTTTTTCTCTTATAATTACGGGACTCTTGGCCGTCAATATGATAAAGCTATAGAAATTTGTAATAATTATTGGAATGATAAAATAATAGATATTTGTAAAGAATCTATTTTATATGTATAAATTAAAGGAACTACCCAAATGAAAAAAATTAAAGAATATAAAAGGAAATGGGATAATTATGAAATTGGGAATGTTAAATGGATCGATATTAATAGAGAACATTATAGTAGAAGAAAATTTATAGAATATATTAAAAAAGATAAAATAAAAACAATTATAGAAGTTGGAGGAGGAGAGCTTATTGAAGCTCAAGATATATTATCTAAGGGTTTGGTTGATAATTATTCTGTTGTTGATGTTTCAGATGTGTTTTTAAAATTTGCTCAAAGTATTAATGGGCTGAAATCATTCAGGGGGGACATGATTGATATTCCTATGAAAGATAAAGAGTTTGATCTTATTTATTGTAGTTCTGTATTAGAGCATTCTCCAGATATTAGAAAGACTATTTCTGAAGCTAGAAGAGTGAGTAGAAAATTTTATTTTACTATGTTTAAATGGAGAATGAAGACAGGTGGGTTAGAATCTGTTTTTCGTCATAAAAAGGGATATTTTTCGACAGAGTTTAATATAGATATGTTATTAGATTTAATAACAAAATATGGGAATATTAAATATCTTGGAATAAATGGTAGAGAGGGAGGGGAAGAAGTATTTGATGAATATAGGAAAAATAATCAAGATATCGATTTAAATAGAAATGGCAAGTATCTGAGTATTCAGGGGTCCTGGGGATAATAACTTTTTATGAGTAAAATTGAAAAATATATGAAAAGATATTGTCTAAAGTTTGCTGAATTTAAAAAAGTAGATTTGCGGACTTTATATTGCCAATATCGTCCTGGCATTGATCCTAGCGATTTAAAAATTATCAATTCTTCTCATTTTGAATTGGCAGATTTATATTATAAAAATGGATTATCTTGGTTGGAAAAAAACTTTAGTAATACCAAATATTTTACATTCCAAAAATATATATTAAAAATAAATCCTCATTTTCCTAAAAAAAAGATACATTTATTTGATTCCTTAAAGAAAGGATATCTAAGGAAAGGTCATGAAAAAGATCATGTTGTGATTTTGAATATCCCTTTTATTTGTAGTAGATATGGATTGAAAAATGTTTTTGCATATTCTCCTGAAATTTATATAGGCCATCATAGATCCGCTGCATTAATTGCTTTAGGAGAATATATGTCGGAGGTTATGGTAGCTACTGATGACCAACCAATGACTCATAAATGCAATAGTAAATTACATAAGATATATAAGGAAATAAAATAATATGGAATATTTAAAAGATTATGTTGGTAGTGGTGAAAATAAAGATTTTCTTATTGTCGGTGGAGGACGTACTATTAAGGATTATGAAGATAAAATTATAGATTTTATAAAGTCTAATTCTATTGTGACTATAGGTATCAATAAATTACTTCCATCTATACCAATAAATTATCAATTATGGACTAATAAACAAAGATATATTACTTTGAAAGATGGTGTTATTAAAGAATCTAAATTAATGTTTGGGTGTAATTTAGATAAGAGGATTATTAAAAAGAATTATGAAGGAGAAGATTATATTTGTGTTAATTATACTTCTCAGTTTTCTGAAGCTATGAAAGAAGAAATAGATTATAAAGATGGCAAGATATTTGGATTTTTTAGAACGGCAGGAACTTTAGCTATTATGATTGCTCATATTTTTGGAGCTAATAATATTTATATAGTAGGTATGGATGGTTATACTCTATATGGTAAGGAAGATTTGTTATCTAAGAACAAACATCACCATTGTTATGGGGAAGGATATACTGATGATGCTAATTGGGAGAAATGTAAGAAAAAAGATGATCAAGTTGATGAAAATTTAAAAGAACTACATAGTTATGGGGTTAATTTTAAAATTATTACCCCTACTAAATTTAAAGATTTTTATGATTTTAATATTTTAGGATAATAATATGGGAAGTCCAAATAAGGAAGAGCTAAAAATATTATATAAATATGCTAGTAGATGTAATTTTATTATTGAAACTGGAGGTGGGGGAAAATCAACAATATGGTTAGCTAAAGCTGCTTTAAAATCTGGAGCTACTTTTGTATCCATAGAGGCTGATAAGAATAGAAAGATTCCTATTGAAAAAGAATTGGAAGAAGTAATTAATTATAAATATGGATGGTCTGTTACTTATGATGATATTGTTAAAATAGGGGACTCTAGATTTGTAGAGTCCAGATATAAAACTATAGATGCAGAGATAGCATTTGGGAGAAAAGATCTTATGATAGGAGAAGTGGATTTAATAAGGAAAACTATTGAAGAATTAAAATTGCATCTTGATTTCTTTTTTTGTGATACTGGAGAGTATTGCGGTATAGCAGAGTGGAATATAGTAAAAAATAAAATTAAACAGGGAGGCTATTTTGTAGCCCATGATATATATTTTCCGAAAAGTATAAAATGTTTTCAAGTTATTGAAGAAATTGAAAATAGTAAGGATTGGGAAATGATTATTAAAACTAATAGCAGACAGGAATTAGCAGTGGCATGTAAATTAAGGTGATTTATGAAATATCCGATAATGAATAATTTAAATACTGATTTTAAAATGAATAATACATATAGTAAGTATATTGATGATCAGATGAGTGCAGGGAAAGATTTTCTATTTTCATTGGATGGAGTACCAATTTCTAAAGAGTATCCTGAAAAAGAAGTTTCTTCAGAGATATATGATAAGATTTGGGATAAGAAACCTCATCATAATAATGTGCATCCATATATGTCAATAATGGCAGAATTATGTAAAAAGCATTCTCCAGATGTTAAGCATATTATTGATGTTGGAGCAGGGTTTGGGAATATGGCAATTATGTTTATAGATAAAATTAAACCATTGTCTTATACAGCTTATGAATTTTCAAATGCTCATGAGAAGATAACGGAACGTTTTAAAAATGTCTCTTGTGAAACAAATGTGATAGTAGATTCATTCAGAGAATGTAGTTTAGAAAAATTTGACTGTGTTGTTGCAACAGAAATATTTGAACATATTTGTTGGGATATTGAATTTTTATCTAAGATACCTAGCGGTACATATATTTATTTTTCCGTACCATCTCATCACTCTATAGTGCATGTTCGTGCATTTTTGGTCCCTGAAAGTATATATCTTAGGTATGATGATGTGGTTGATATTATTGATATAAAGACTGTTTATAGACATAAAGATATTCCTAAATGGTGGTGTGTTGCTGCTAGGAAAAAATAATTATAGTTTAGGAGAATAAAAATGAAAGAAGAAACATATATAGGTATTATACCTGCAAGATATCAATCATCACGTTTCCCAGGAAAACCTCTTTGTGATATCTTAGGACAACCTATGATTAGAATAGTTTATGATTCGGTTATGAAGTGGAATAGGTGGAAAAATGTTTATGTAGCCACTGATAGTGAAAAAATAAAAAAGAGATGTGAGGAATTTAAAGTGCCTGTTATTATGACAAAAGATACTCATACTGATTGTTTAGATAGAGCGGCAGAAGTGGTGGAAATTTTAGAATCTAATAAAAATGGTGCTGATAAATATGTAGTAGTGCAAGGAGATGAACCTCTATTTAATGTTGACACTTTAGATACTGATCTAACTCCTTCCATTATTAATTTTTATACGGAAGTTCATGATCAATATGATAAATATGATAGTAATGCTGTTAAAGTAGTAATTTCAAATAATTGTAAGGCTTTATATTTTTCAAGATATTCAGTGCCATATCATGATAATAAAACTAAAAGAACTGATGATGAAGAAGTTGTTTTAAAACAAATAGGTGTATATGTTTTTAGCGGAGAAATGTTGAAAATTTATACTAGTTTAAAACAAACTTCTTTAGAGAATATGGAGGGAATTGGGCTAAATCGTCTTATAGAAAATGATATAGAAGTACATATGAGATATACTAAGCACGATAGTATAAGTGTTGATACTCCAGAAGATAGAAATAGAATTATAAAATTAATTAAAAAATATTATAGTGATATTGGTTCTTCTATTAATGATGATGGTAGTGTTATAAATTGTGATGGAAATAGTAGGATGATATAATGAAATTAATATTGTCAGTTACTAAAAGATGTAATATGAGATGTCCTAATTGTTTGTGGATTTTAGAAAAAGGAGATTTTTTTAATAAAGACGATATGCCTCTTCAAGATGCTATAGATATTTTTGAATATTATAAAAAAAATAAGTTAAAAAACGTAGTTTTGCAAGGAGAGGGAGAGGTTTTTTTATATCCTTATTTTAAAGAACTTTATTCTTATTTTCTTAAATCTAAAGTTGCTTTGAATGGAATTACAACTAATGGTTTGATTCTTGATAAATTTTTATATGTTGCTAAAGATGTTGGGCTAACAATTAGCTTAGATGGATATGATAGTCAAAGTTATATGGAACATAGAGGTGGTGGGGAAGATCAATTTAACAAAGTATTAGATAATATAAGAGAAGTTTTAAAAGTTAAAAATAGAAAAAAAATAGTTATAAATTGTATCGTCTCCCTTACTGATTATAAAAAAATACCAGGCATGATAGCACTAGCAGAATCCTTAGGCGTAGATTATATGAGATTTGGAAACTACCATCCCATAGCGGGTGATTTAAAACCTTTGTTTGATACTGATAAAGAAGTTGTTGATTTTTATAAAAATATTATTAGCAAAGATGATTATAAAGTTAATATCACGCTGCCAGGTTTGATGAGTACAAATAAAGGGAAGCTTAAATGCAGTATGCTTAAGTGCAAAAACGTTGGTTCTGAAGGTTTTTATTCTCCATGTTGTCATATATCTACAGATGTTAAATATGGATCTTTCCCTAATGAATCAAAAAGTTTAACGGAATTTAAAAAACAATTTAGTAATGCTAAAAAAATAACCGATCTTCCAGAGCCATGTAGATTATGTCCTAGATTATTTAAAAATAGAATAATTTTTAATAAAGATAGCAAAAAGTGGAGTAAAAAATTATTGTGAATATACTAATAACTGTATATCCATTTGGTAAGTGTGGAGATAAACCTATTACACTTCTTGAAGGTAGGGGGTGGAATCTAATATTTAATCCTTTAGAGAGAAGATTGAAAGAAGACGAAGTTAGAGAAATGGTAAAAGGAGTGGATGCAGTAATAGCTGGAACTGAACCATATAACAGAAGAACTATTCAATATGCTAAAGATTTAAAAGTTATTTCTAGATCAGGAATAGGTCTTGATAGTATCGATTATCAAGCGTGTAAAGAGAAAAATATATTAGTTGCAAATACTCCAGAAGCTCCTTCTGATGCTGTGTCAGATTTAACTATTGCTCAAATTTTTAATTTATTGAGAAATATTTATATATCTAATCAATTCATTAAAAATGGCATGTGGAAAAGGTTTACAGGCTTATCAATTAGGCAAATAAAAATAGGTATTTTGGGAGTAGGTAGGATAGGTGGTAGAGTTATAAATAGATTAAAGTCATTTGATGCAAATATTTTAGCTTGTGATGTAGATATAAATAAAGATATAGATGGAGTTATATGGGTTGATAAGGATACTTTATTTAAAGAATCTGATTTAATATCTATTCATATCCCGTTAACTAAAAAAAATTATCATTTTGTTGGTATGAATGAATTGAGCATGATGAAAAAAGGTGCATATTTAATTAATACTTCTAGAGGCAGCGTGTTGAATGAGAGAGATCTGGAATCATGTCTTATTAACCATCATCTAGCAGGGGCAGCTTTAGATGTTTTTGAAAAAGAGCCATATGAGGGATGTATGAAGGATATGGATAATGTTCTATTGACTGCTCATCATGCTTCTTCTGATAGATTATCAAAATATAAAATGGAATTAGGAGCAGTTGAAAATTGTATAAAACTTCTTAATGGAGAAATTCCAAAAGACATAGTTACGGAGAAAGATTTTGAATAAATTAAAAGAAGCATTAAAAAATAATAAAGTATCGTTGGGGACTTGGATTCAAATTCCTCATCCTTCTATCGTAGAAATTATTGCTCATAATTGTAGAGGTAAATTAGATTGGATGTGTATAGATATGGAGCATGGTTCTATAGATATAGAGTCTATGACTAATCTAATTAGAACTATTGAGAAGTATAATATCACTCCTATTGTGAGGATACCTAAGAATGATTATATATGGATTCACAGGGTTTTAGATGCTGGGGCTAAGGGTCTAGTCATACCTATGGTGAAAAGTGAATCTGAGGCATCTGATGCTGTTTTAGAGACATTGTATCCTCCGTTAGGAAATAGAAGCTTTGGATATAGTCGTGCTAATATATATGGGGCTGATTTTGAAGAATATATTAAAAGTGCTAATGACGATATAGCTATAATTATTCAAATTGAACATATTGATTCTATAAATGAATTAGATTTTATTTTATCTGTTAAGGGTATAGATGGGACATTTATTGGACCTTATGATCTGTCAGGATCTTTAGGAGTATCTGGAGATTTTGATAATGAAGCATATCAGAATGCTTTATCATTTTATATATCAAAATCTAATGAGCATAAAATTCCGATGGGTATTCATATTGTTAGACCGAATTTGGAAAAAGTAAAATTTTGTAAAAATGTTGGGTATAAAATGATAGCAATTGGTACTGATGCTGTTCTTCTTGAAGAGAAATGCAAAGAAATTTTTTAAGGATATATCTATGAGTAAAAATGAAGAGTTATTTTTATTTGGTAATAAGGGTAAATTAGATAATCCACCACAAGTAAAAATTATTGATATAATTCCTCTTTATCCTAATAAAGATAATATGTTTTTTATAGAAGTTGGTGCTAACAACGGAGTTGATAATGATCCAATTAGAGGTTGGGTTGAAGAATACAATTGGACAGGTATTTTAATAGAGCCTGTTGAGCAAGCATTTGAAGAGTTGAGGAGTAATTATGAAGGTATAAAAAATGTTTATTTTGAGAATGTGGCTATTTCTAACTCTGATGAAAAAAATGTTATCATGTATAAACCAAAATCTTCTAAAATAGCATCTCTTGATAAGAATCATCCTCCTATGAAAAACAAATACAAAAAAATAGATGTTAGATTAAAAAAACTTAATGATATAGTCGATAAATATAATGTAGATCATATAGATTTGTTAAATATAGATGCGGAAGGTTATGATTTTGAAGTTATAAAGAGTTTAGATTTAAATAAGTGTAGGCCTATTATAGTTCATTATGAGCATAGGCATTTAGGTGATTGGAAAGTTGATTGTGAAACTTATTTACTTAATAATGGATATTTTTTATGTTGGAATAGAAATAATACAATAGCAATAGATAGGGTGTTTAAGGAGAGTTTTGAATGAAAGTTTTATATCAGGGGCCATTAAAACAAGGGACACCATTGCCCGATTTAATAAAGATGGTTCATTATAATCATCCAAAAGTGGAATTTGTTCCTTATGAAAGAGGAAGAGAAGGAGATGTTATATTGACCCTTAATAGAACTGGAATTACTCCTGAGGATATTAATAAAAAGGATGAAATAATTAGAAAAGACATAAGAAGGATAGTTCATATCGGATCTATTCCTACTTTTATGAAAAGAGGGCGTAACAAATATTCTGATAAAATTAGCCATGTTTTTTATAATTCCAATTTTTGTAAAAATATTATTCAGCCCACTTCCGATTTTAAAGAATTTTCTTCATTTTTAGTTTTTGGAGGGATGCCCGCTGATGATAATATGTCCCCAATAAGAGGCCCTCGTAAAATTAATGGGAACATCCATTTTATTGCTTTGGCAAAATGGTTTAAAAGACCATACAAAAGACTTCCACAAATAATTAGGCTTTATAATAAATTTTTGATAAAGGAATATCCTGATTCTATATTGAATATTGTAGGATTTAAAAAAGATTATAGAGAAGGTAATATACATTATTATAGGAAGAGTTCTCATGACAAACGTTTGATAAGTATTTTTAAAAACTCTCATATCCAGTTAATGCCAACTCCTTTTGATACAGGTCCCAAAACTTTAGCTGAATCTCTTCATTATAGAGTTCCATTTATTTGTAGTAATAATTGTGCTGGCAAAGAGTATATAAAAATTTTAGGGAAATGCGGTATAGAAATAGAAACTGATATTTTTATTGATACTTATTCAAAATATAGAATACATCAACCTATTTCTATTATTGCTAAAAATAAATTTTACAAAAATGCACTTCCTTATGAAAAATATTTTGAAGCTGTGAAAGAAATAGTAAATAATTTTGAAGAATATACTTCATGGGAGTGGAATGAAAAATTAAATTATAAAGATCAATCTGATAAATTATATAATATACTAAAGGGTAAATAAATGCAATTATCTAAAAGATTAAATTATTTAACCCATCTTCCAGTATTAAAAGCTATGTGTAAAACATTTTCTCCAACAGGTATTTTAGAATTGGGGTGTGGGAAACATAGTACTTCTTTTTTTTATAATTATGATGGTGATATTGTGTCTTTGGAAAATGATGAAAAGTGGTGTGAAAGTATTAGAAAAATATGCCCAGATAAGGATAATTTTAAATTGATTTTTCACGATGTCGGAGACGGAATTACTAAAAGAACAAAACATAATGAATTATCTGAAGAAAAAATTAATAATATAAATAATTTTTATGATGATATATTGTCTCGATATAATTTGAATTTTTTATTTGTAGATCACTGGAAGTCCATTCGTTGCAGGTCTATAAGATATTTATCTCATAAATTTGACATAATAGCTTATCACGATGCAGAAGATAAAAATAAGCAGTACTATTATAGGACTTTAATTTCTGAACCATTGGATGGTTTTTTCCATTGGATATATTGTTCTTTTACTACTCAGACTGGTATTCTAATTAATAAAAAATATAGTGATAAATTAGAAATTTTTGATAAGAATATTGAGTACTATCACGAAGAATTTTGTAAAAGTATAGGTAAAAAGTGTAAGTGTAAAATTAAAAGGATAAAAAATGAAAAAAATAATATTACTTAGTACAGATACAATGCATCATCGATATTTTATAAACAAACTTATTGATGAAAACATATATATTGACAAATGCTTTTTTCAGACGGATCATCTACAGCCAAAATTTCCTGTTGCCCCTTTGTATGAGAAAGAGGAAGAGTTGTTCGAGTCGAATAACTTCTTTAAATCGACTAGAAAAGATCTTGATAGAGTGCAGGTTGAGTATGTTCCCACATTCAATTGTAGGGAATGTATCGAACAAATCTCCGATTTGAAACCTGATTTCGGTATTGTATTTGGTGCAGGTATAATATATGTTCCTACAATAGAACTATTCAAAGATTATCTAATTAATGTGCATCGAGGTATAGCTCAAAAATACCGAGGTCTTGAATCCGATCTATGGGCGATATATCATAAAGATTATGCTAATATTGGAGTGACGGTTCATTTTGTTGAAAAAGAGCTTGATACGGGAGATATTGTCGGCCAAAAAAGGATACCTATCAATAATAATATGAAAATATGGCAGCTAAGATATCACTGGACTCTAATAGCCACGGAGTTAGTAACCAATGCTATTGAAATGTATGTTGCAGGAAAAATGAGTGCATATAGCCAGCAAAGTAAGGGGAGATATTATTCATTCATGCCTTCGGAACTGAAAAATATTATGGCTTCCCGCTTTAATACTTATTGTGAGAAACTCGATGAATAAAAATAAGAATGACATAATATATTATATATAAATTGTAATAAGAAATTAAATGAAAAAAATTAATTTAACTAATCAAGATAAAAAAGAAATTTTAGAAGTAGTAAAACTTACTAATAAAAAACATAGAAAAGATCCATATCAGGCAATTGGGGATATAAAAGGAGTTAGAAACACAGATTATAGATGCGAGTTTATGAAACTGCCAAAAGATTTCAAAGGGAAATCGGTATTAGATATAGGATGTAATTTAGGAGCTATGTGTTATATTGCTAAAAGTAGAGGTGCGGGTCGCGTTGTCGGTATCGATTACAATACAGTTCTTTTAGATATGTCATCTAATGTGTTTTCAAGACATAATTACGATATATCTCTTATTAGTTATGATTTAAATACTCAAGGGTATACTCCTTTGACAGAAATTTTAGGAAAAGATAAATTTGATTATATATTTGCGTTATCAATTTATCATCATATTAACGATAAAAATGTATTATGGAATATTATTAATAATTATTGTTGCGATACTTGCTGGTTTGAAGGCCATAAAAGAAACAAGAGGGAAGAATTACAAAAAGTTTTAACACTGAATATTAAAGCAAAAAAAATAGATTTTGTAGGCAATATAGATGACCATGTTCGTAGATCAATTTTTAAATGTGTATTTTAAAAGGAAAAGAATATGGTAAAAGGAGAAACTTCTGAAGAAAGAAAAAAGAGAAAATTAGCGAAAAAAAGAGAAAATAGAAGACAGAGGAAAGAAAGAAGAATACAGAGAGGAGAACGTCATAATAATATTTTAAGAGAAATAAAAGATATAGATGTAGAATTAATATATTATCCATATCGTACTTGGGATGAACCGTATGTAAAATATTGGAGACAAAATAATGGGCACCTATTAAGATTTATTAATTGCCCATGGGCATTATTTATTGAAGATTATGTGAGATTGGGAGATAAGATATGGAGAGATTTAGACAATCATATTTTTATTCAATGGGAACGTGATATATTCTTAACAGCTAATAGGAAGGTAGATAGGCTGGAGAGAGAAAAGATTGAAAAAGGTACTCATTCAATAAAAGCAGCTTTAAGGTTGATAAAATTGGCAAACAGTATACAAAAGTATGGATATTGTAAGGGGGTACATGCTGTAGATAAGAATCTTATTAATGTTGTAGCGAATTACACATCTCCACATGGAGGTAGTGGATATAGAGTATTATGGGGGAATCATAGAGCAGCGGTATGTGCTGGTCTGGGGATGAAAAAAATAAAAGTGAGATGTTGGGATTCTTATTCTTAAATTATAAAATTAAGGGTAAATGATATAAAAAAGTTATGTAAAAGAAGAGAGAATTAAATGAAAAAAGTTTTTGTTTCTGGATGTTATGATATTATTCATGGAGGACACATCCAGTTTTTTAAGGATGCTAAAAAATATGGAGATTTTTTAATTGTTAATATAGCTTCTGATGAAGTTATTAAATTAGCTAAAAATAAAAGACCTTCATTACCAGTTGAGCATAGGATATCAATTTTAGAATCATTAGAAATAGTGGATAAAGTTTATGTTAGTAGCGATGTTGATAGTGTGTTAGATTTTAAAACTAATTTTATAAATGAGAAACCTGATTTACTAGTGTTTTCTGGAGATGAAAAAAACAAAGATATTAAGAAAGAGTTTTGTAAAGAAGTTGGATCAGAGTGTGTCCAGATAGATAAGATTAATCCTTTTAATTATGATTCATCAATTTCTACTTCTAAAATAATTAATCTGGTTAAAAGACCAAAGAAAATACCTTTAAGAGTAGATTTTGCTGGCGGTTGGTTAGATGTCCCTTCTTTATCAAGACAAAATGCTTTTATAGTTAATTGTACAATTAATAAATTTATGGATGAAGATTGTGAGTTCGATCCAGGAGCTGGTGTAGGAGGATCTGCTGCTTACTGGCTTTATAAGGGACAGAATACATTAGAAAGTGAGTTAAAGAATGGAGCTGGATGGCAAGATCCTGCTGTTATTACAGAAACAGGATTATGTGTGTGGAGGTCTGGTATGATTCCTATTTTGGAATTAAAAATAAATCCTGATTTCCTAAATAATAAAATGGCTCTTTTATATGATAGAACTCCTCATGATACTCCCTCACTAAGAGAAATAGAAAGAGATTATAAATTGATTGAAGAAGCAGGATCTAAAGCTTATGAGGCAGTTATTAACAAAAATTTATTTCTTCTTAATGATGCGGTCGATATATCTTATAAAGCTCAATTAAAAGAGGGAATGAATAAATTAAAATCGTATGGAGAGATGAGTAAAAAATATTGTGGTTCAGGATGGGGAGGATGTTCTTTATATGTTTTTTATAATCATGAAAGAGTTCCTGACAATATGATAAAAATACAACCATATATAAGAAATATTGACGAATAGATTATAAGTTAAAAGATACAGGAGATAATATGACCAAAGTAGGAATTATAGGTTATGGAATTATAGGAAAAGCAGTATTAAAAATGTTTAAGGACAAAGTAGAACTTTGTGTTCATGATATAAATATTTCTACTGATGATAAAATATATTTAAATATGGTTGGAATAGAATATTCTGATAAGGAAGAAATTAATAGTTGTGATATTGCTTTTGTTTGTGTCCCTACCCCACATAATAAGTATGATGGCTTGGATATGTCTATTGTTGAAAGTGTTATAAAAGAGTTTAATCCAGGAATGTTTGTTATATGTTCTGCTTTACAACCTGGCACAGCAGATATTTTAATGAATAAATATGGAAAGAAAATAGTTGTACAGCCAGAATATTTTGGAGAGACAACGAATCATCCTCTTACTAATTTATCTCAAAATCCATTTATGATTTTAGGCGGTAAAAATGAAGATGTTGATGAAGTCATAAAACTTTATCAAAAAGTTTATAATGCTAATATCAGAATTAGAAAGGTGACAGCTTTAGAAGCTGAAGTGATTAAACTTTCTGAGAATAGAGCTATAGCATATAAGGTTGCTCAATGTCAAGAATTGTATGATGCTTGTAAAAATTCTAAGGTAGATTATGAAACTATTAGACAAGCTGTTTATGGGGATGACCCAAGATTTAATTTATGGTGGACTTTTGTTTATGAAGATAACAGAGGTATGAATAGTAAGTGTATTCCTAAGGATGTTTACGGGTGGTATAGGTGGGCAGATGATTCAGGAGTTAATCCACGATTAACTGAAGCCTTATTAGATTATAACCACAGTTTAGTAAAGAAAGATGAGTAATATGAAAGATACTATTGGAGTAATTGGTTGCGGTTTTGTGGGGAAGGCAGTTGTAAAAGGTTTCGAGCAATTTGCAGATGTTAAAATCTATGATACGGATGAAAAAAAATCAATACATGATTTTAAAGAAGTAGTAAATTGTGATTTTGTTTTTATATGTTTGCCTACACCAATGATATCATCAGAAGGAGGAAGAGCTAATTTATCAATACTTGAGAAATGTATGGAAGATATTAGTAATGTAGAAAATAGAAATAAAGATTCTATTTATGTTATTAAATCGACAGTCCCAATTGGGACAACAAAAAGATTTGTATCTCAGTATAAAAATTTGCGTATAGTTCATAATCCAGAATTTCTAACTGCACGTTCTGCTATAATAGATTTTATTTGTCCTGCAAGAAATATTGTTGGTGCAGATTGGGGACGTGATGGCAAACCTGTTCAGGATTTATTAATAGATAGATTTCCAGGTACTCGTTGTATAGCTATGACATCTGAAGAATCAGAAACGGTTAAATATATGGCAAATTCTTTTTTAGCAACAAAGGTTATATTTTTCAATGAAATGAGATTGCTAGTTGATAAGAAAAATTTAGACTGGGATAGAGTCATAAGTGGAGTTATGTCAGATGGTAGGATAGGAACTTCTCATTATCAAGTACCAGGACATGATGGGGACAGGGGTTTTGGTGGATTGTGTGTTTTACCTGATGCTAAAGTTAGTGTGAGTAGTAATTTTTGTTACTTCCCAGAATTTTTAAATGATGAAGATAGTAGCTATATGAGAAGTCATGCTTATTCTAATAGGGAAATAAGAATAGAAGATTTATATGACGAATTTAAAGATAGAAAGAAATTTCATTTTTTGTTAATACAATCTTGCAATGATAAAATAGAAGAAATTGAAGATAAATATATCAGAGATGTGACTGTTAGGGATATAGATGAAGAAATTTATTGTTTTGAAACTTCAAATGGTTTGTTTCGTTGCACATCTAATCATTTAATGCCTGTCGAAAGACAAGGAAAAATAATTATTATTCCTGCAAAAGAAATAAAGGAAACGGATTTGCTTTTCTCGAAAGTATAATGGATAAACAGGTTTCTTAAAATACTGGATAGAAAATGTTAATAGAATATTTATCAGAAAAAATTAATACAAAAACGAATATAAGGTTCAAATGTGATCAGTGTGGAAACTTATATATTAGGAATAATAAACCATATATAAATATGAAAAAAAGTATTTATTATGATAAGGATTATTGTTGTTTATGCTGGAGAAAAATTTTAAATAATCGTCCTGAATATAAAAAGAATATGAGTATATCTATACGGAAGATGTATGAAGATCATCCAGAGATAAGAAGTAAAATTTCTAAAACTTTGAAAAAAAATGGGGCAAATATAGGGAATAAAAATGGGATGAAACAAATTAAAGCAAGAATAAAGGCATCGATGACAAGAAAAAAAAAGTTTTTAGATCCAGTTTTTAGAAAAGCTCATTCTGATATGATTAAAAAGGCGTGGGCAGATGGTAAATTTGATGGAGTTAGAGTTGGGCAGTGTAAATGGCATGAATATAAACATTCTAATGGGAATGTTTATAAAGTTCAGGGAACATGGGAGCTAGCATTTATAAAATGGTTAGATGAAAATAATTTGAAATTTAAATGCCATAGAGGAAGAATTCCATACAGAATTAAAGGGGAAAATAGAAATTATTATCCAGATTTTTGGGTTGATAAATGGGATGCTTTTATCGATGTAAAGTGTAGATATTTTTATGATATAAGTAAGAATAAGTTTAAAGCTATAAAAAAAAGTAATCCAAATATAAATATAAAAATTTTATTTAAAAAAGATTTATTAAAATTAGGAGTTGTTTTGTGAAAAAAATAAAAATTAATAAAATAAAAAAAGAAAGCTATAAGGGTAAAGTTTATAATCTTGAATTAGAAACAGAAAATTTTGATACTGATGGAGATGATTTGTTCTGGATAGAGCAGGAAACAGGAATTGTTACTCATAATTGCTTTAGTAAAGATATTAATTCTTTAATTGATACCATGGAAAAGGAAGGTCTTGATCCATTGGTTTTAAAAGCAGTATGGGAACAAAATAAAAGAGTTAGAAAAAAATGGGACTGGGCCGATGAGTCTTCAGCCGTTTTAGGGGAGGAAAAGTCATGAGTGTTGTAAGGGGGGTTATATTAGCAGGTGGACATGGGAAGAGACTTTATCCTATGACTAAGGTTATAAATAAGCATTTATTGAATGTTTATAATAAACCCATGATTTATTACCCGATAGAGACTATGATTAATGCTGGGATTGATCAAATTATGATAGTAACAGGGGGAAATAATGCAGGTAGTTTTTTGGAGCTTATTGGGAATGGGGAAGAGTTCGGATTAAAAGAAATGCACTATTCTTATCAAAAAGGAGCAGGAGGTATAGCGGAAGCTTTATCTTTAGCAGAGAATTTTACGGCTGGAGATAAGTTTGTAGTTATTTTAGGAGATAATATACTAGAAAAAAGTATTAAGCCTTATGTGGATAATTTTAAATGTCAACAAGGAGGAGCAAAAATACTTTTAACTAAGTCTATGACTCCAGAACGTTTTGGGGTAGCGGAGATTGACGATAATAATAATGTTACTTGTATAGTTGAGAAGCCACGAGAACCTAAAAGTGACAGTATAGTTATTGGCGTATATATGTATGATGGAGAAGTTTTCGAAGCTATTAAACAACAACAACGTTCTGACAGAGGAGAATTAGAGATTACTGATGTGAATAATTATTATATAGAAAAGAGTAAGCTAACAAGTGATTTTATTGATGGATGGTGGACAGACGCTGGGACTATTCCTTCTCTATTTAAAGCCAATGCGTTACTAAAGGATAATAATGAGTAATATAATTTTTGGAAACGGTTTTATAGGTAATATTTTAAATAATAAGTTAGATGATTATGAATTATCAGATTTAAACCCATTATTTTATGGAACTCTTTGTAAGGCATTAGATGTACATAAACCAGAAGTTATTATTAATTGTATTGGTAAAACAGGAAGACCCAATATAGATTGGTGCGAGAATAATAAAGAAGATACAATATTATCCAATATCGCCGTACCATCAATACTTGCATCTGAATGTTCTAAAAGAGGTATATATTTTGTCCATATGGGAAGCGGTTGTATTTATTCTGATAGGGACGGAGAGAATAATTTTTCTGAAGATGATGAACCAAATTTCTATAAATATCAGACTTACGCAAGAACTAAAATATTAGCTGAAAAAATTGTTAAAAATGTACCCTCTTTGCAGGTGCGTATTAGAATGCCTATTTGTTCTTATCCTCATGATAGAAATTTAATAACAAAATTATCAAAGTATGAAAAAGTAATTGATATTAAAAATTCTATGACAGTTATAGAGGATTTTTTACCTGTGTTTAAGACACTTGTAGATAATAGGGCTACGGGTATATATAATGTTGTGAATGAAGGGGCTATATCTGCTTATGAGATTATGAAGTTGTATGCAGAAATTGTAGATTTATCATATAGGGTGTCTTTATTAAGTAAAGAAGAGTTAAATAGGATAACAGTTGGTGAAAGATCCAATTGTATTATTTTGTCGGAAAAGATTAAAAAATATGGAATATCTATGCCCAATATAAGAGAATCTATAGAGAAAGTTCTTTATGAATATAAGGAAAATTTATGAATATATTAGTTACGGGCGGTGCGGGTTTTATAGGCTCTAATTTTATAGAAATACTTTTAGAAAAAACAAATCATAATATTGTAGTTTATGATTGTTTAACATATGCTGGTAATATAAATAATATTAAAGAATTTATAGAAGATCGAAGATTAACTTTTGTAGAAGGCGATATACGAAATGGAAGTGTTGTTGATTGTTCTATAAAGAGTACTGATGTGGTTGTTAACTTTGCAGCGGAGACTCATGTTGATAATAGTATTTCATCTTGTAAGGATTTCTTAACTACCAATATTATTGGGACTGCTGTGTTGGCTGATTCAGCTATAAAATATAAGGTTAAGAAATTTGTTCAAATATCTACAGATGAGGTTTATGGAGCTATTAATTACCCACATTCTTCTATAGAAACAGATGTATTAAAACCTCAGAATCCATATAGTGCTTCTAAGGCTTCTGCTGATATGTTGTTACTTTCTTATTATAACACTTATAAATTTCCAGTTGTTATAACAAGGTGCACTAATAATTATGGGAAGAAACAATATCCTGAGAAAATTATACCTTTATTTATATCAAATTTAATGAATGATAAAAAGGTTCCTGTCTATGGAGATGGGCTACAAATAAGAGACTGGATACATGTAAGTGATCATTGCAATGCTATTCTTAATGTTATGGAAAAAGGAAGGGTTGGGGAGGTATATAATATAGGTTCTTCCAATGAAATTAAAAATATTGATTTAACAAAAATTTTAATAAGTAAAATGGAAAAAGATGAAACATCTATAAAATATGTAGAAGATCGTCTTGGACACGATAAAAGATATTCTTTAAATACCGAAAAAATAAAAAATGAGCTAGAATGGAAATCTGTAGTTAATTTTGAAGAAGGAATTGATTCTACTGTCAAATGGTACAAAGATGCATTTCAACAGAAATAAAATAAAACAAAATAAATTAAAGATTTCTCCTAGGGGTGGAAAAAAAAAGAAAATAAAAACTGCTAGCTCAAATAAGATTGTTCGCCCTGTCAAGAAGTCTAAAAAGAAAAATAGAAAATTAAAAATAACTTCTACATCTGGTTCTAGTGCTTTAAATATTAAAAAATTCGGGGATAAATCTATTTATAAGCCTATGGATGAATGGAAAAATTTATTAGAAGGACATGTGGTATTTATACTAGGTAATTCTCCTGGGATATCTAAACAAAATTTAGATATTTTGAAACCTTATTTTACGATAGGTATTAATAGAATATTTTATATTTATACTTCTACTATCTTAATGTGGCAAGATATTCAAATGTGGAACAGTGAAAAGAATAAAATAGCCAATAATAAATCATTAAGAATATGTAATACTGCTAGCGATCCTAGAAAATTTTTCTTAAATTTCAAAGTTAAGGGTGGAAGTTTTAAATTTGGTAAGAATCCTTCTGTTCTATATGGAACTGGAAATACGACAGCGCTTGCTGCTCAATTAGCTGTTAGTTTGGGTTGTTCAGATATAGTTTTATTGGGAACAGACTGTAAGTATCAGGGGGGTAAAACTGATTTTTATGGAAAGAATAAAGATCACAAATCATATACATTAAAAATGTGTGATACAGCCATGAAATGGATAAAAAATGATTGTCCCATTCCAGTTCATAATTGTAGTAGTAATAAGTTATTACCAGAAGAGAATCTAATAGACGTTATAAAAAAATTAAGACCAGAAAAAATGAGTAGAAAAGAATATATAAGGAAATTCAAAATATAATGTATGGAGTAGATTTTAATAACCAATTAGCCGATTATTTGTTAGATGATAACAGAAAAATTTCTAAGGCACATTTGAATAGCGTCTGCAAAATAGAGCAGAAGGATAAAACTTGTAGGTATATATCTTTATCAAAAATAGGATATGTGTGCATGAAGAAAAGTCCAGCCAAAGAAAAATTAGACGAAATGGTAAAAGGTGAAAATATGATTGCACGATCAGATAACTGCGAAGGACTGGGAGATATGCATGGCTAAAGCTACTAAGAAAAAGACTTTAAAAGTGAAAAGCAAAACGGTAAAATCTAAAAATAAGGTTACTAAGAAAAAAGTAACTAAAAAAAAGATTAAGAAAAAGTCCCTTGCTAAGAAAAAGACTACTAGAAAAAAGGTTAAGAAAAAAACTAAAAAGAGAGTCAAGAAGAGAGCAAGGAGAAAGAAAATATTAATGGAAGATATTTATTCTATCATCAATAAGGTACAATTTGGTAAAAGAAAAACTACATTTGTTACCGAAATAACGGACGCACCTACAATAGAAAATAATATTAAAGATGTAGATTTAAGGTATGATAAGGTAGAAATGAAAACTCAAGTAGTTTTTACTCTTTATCCTAATGAACAACAACATAATGACGAAATGGATACTATACATTTCGAAATAATGGATGATGAAATTCCCGATATAGGGCAAATTTTTGGGTAAGTCGTTTGCTAATAACGATTTATATTATTTCTTTATAATTTAAAAAAACATTTGAAAGTGAAAACGAATCAATTATAATAATTATTCATAGTGGGTTGAGATCAATAAAAGTAGAAATTGTGATAGGATAAAGTGTGAAAGTAAAAGATGAACAATTATTAGAAGAAGCTCTTAAAACTCCAGATTTTCTTTGTGAATCAGGTAGTCATTTGTACGGAATGACTACGCCTACATCAGATTATGATTTGAGAGGTTTTGTATTCCCACCATTTGCTTATTTTGTAGGTGTTAAGAAATTTGAATGTAGAGAGATGGAGGGAGATAAAAAAGTTTATAGTGCTGCTCATTTTCTTAAGTTAGTTATGAAAGGAGATCCTCAATGTTCAGAATTGTTCTTTGCTAGTGATAAGAATATCATTAATTGCTCTGATCTCGGTAAGGAAATAATGGATATGAGGGACGATATAATTAGTAATGCTATTTATGGCAGGATTATGGGTTATAGTACTGGGGAATGGCGTAAGGCAATGGCTGTTCGTCTTGTCTCTAAAGAGCGTAGCAAAAATAAGAAAGAAGTTATTAATGATGTCAGAACATTTTGGCAACTCAATAAAGAGAAGATGGATAATATTATTGAGATTTTAGATTCTGTTGATGAGAAAAAAATGATTTCTTCTCAAGCTGGGTTGGGAGTAAAAAGAAAAGCAGATATTAAGAAATATGGCTTTTGTAGAAAAAGTGCTGCCCACTCTATTCGTCTTGTAAAGCAGTTAACAGAACTTATGAATACTGGCAAAATGGTATTTCCTCTTTCTTTCAAAGAGATGTTGTTGGATATTAAAAATGGCAAGTACACTAAAAAAGAGCTAGAATTAATTCATGATGAAGTTGTTGCTGATGCAGAAAAAATGCGTGATAGATCTGTTCTTCCAGATAAACCAAATGAGAAAAAAGTTTGGAATACATATCTAAAATTAGTAAAAAAAGTAATAAAAAAAGATAAAGAATTTTTAAATTAAAGGAGCTTCTTGTTATGCAATCAAAAAGAAAATATAGAGGTTTAAAAAAATATGAGTCTCTTTTGCAGGTTATTTGTAAAACTGAAAGTCCTGAGTGGCTTATGGCAAAGGAGTGGGAAAATTATTTGGGTATTCAAGGTCTTTCTTCTCATATAAAAAATAACTATGATAATTTAACAGAAGAAGAATGGGAGGGGTGCTTAGGGGTGGCGTGTGTTATTTCTGTTATAGAGGGCGTGAATTCTAGTTTGTTCTCTCTATCAAAACATTTAGATATTTCTAATAATAATCCTCATTTACAGAATGCTTTTGAGAGGTTAAGGGTTAGTGGTGTTTTTAATGCTAAGAGAGATATTAGGAATGATCCGTTATTGACGGGAAATGGTAAGGATAAGGAATTGAGAGCTGCTGCTGATTCTGAAAGAAGCGCATGGTGTCATATTGCTGGTATTGGTGCTGGACTAATTGGGCTAGGAAAAACCTTGAAAAGTGAAAGTGAAGTAGTATAATAATAGAATATTGTTAAAGGTTATTTCGTAAAATAGGAGAATATAATGAAAGTTCAAAAAAGACGAGTAAATGTAAAAAGACATACAACAGGATATAAGATTGGTGGGAAATGGGTCTCTCGTAAAAAGGCGTGGGAACTTGCTAAATCAGGGAAGATAGATGGTGTTGTGGCTTGCCGAGGTGAACATGGGGTTTATATACAATCCCATCCTGAGGCGGTTGAACGACTTTATGATCTTGAAGAAGTTATAGAAGCTTAAAGATATTAAATAAAATTCTTCATCCTCCTCCACGACATAGGTGTGTAAATTTTTATATTTATGTGCCTATGTCATTTTTTTTAAAGGGTTATATATGGCAAAATATTTAGTAATAGTAGAGTCTCCTAAAAAAACAGGGTATATTAAAAAATTTCTTGGTAAGGATTATGAAGTAACAGCTTCTGTAGGGCATATTAGGGACTTACCACCTAAAAAAATTGGTGTTAGTATTAAAAAAGATTTTGAACCAACATATGAAATTTATCCTGATAAAAAAGATATAGTAAAAAATATACAAAAAATGGCTGGTAGATCAGATCTTGTTTATATAGCAACGGACATGGATCGTGAAGGAGAAGGAATAGCTCAACATATAGCAGATATACTTCCCCAAGGAACAGATTTTAAAAGAATAGTTTATGGTTCGGTTACTAAAAAGGCAGTAGAAGATGCTATAAATAATGCTGGTGAAATAAATAAGGATATGGTTAATAGTTATGAGTGTAGGCGTATACTGGATCGTATCGTAGGATGGAAATCTAGTTTCATTGTCTCTCAGGCTACTGGAGGAAGATCAGCAGGAAGAGTTCAAAGTGCGGCCTTAAGAATACTTGCTGAAAGAGAGAAAGAAATACAAAATTTTATCCCAAAAGAATATTGGCCTATCGAGGTAGAATTGGAAAGAGAAAATGGAGAAAGGGTTATTGCCACTATTAAAGTCCCAAAATCCTTAGACATTAAGACTGGGGAAGAAGCTAATAAAATTATCGATGTCCTTAAAAAAGAAAAATGGGTTGTTTCTAAGTATGAAGCAAAAGAAAAAACAAATAAAGCTTATGCTCCATTCACAACATCCACCTTATATCAATCATCTTCTTCTATTCTTGGTTGGAGTTCCAAGAAAACAGCATCTGTAGCTCAACAACTATATGAAGAGGGGTTGTGTTTGTCGGGAGATGAAGTTATAACTATGGAGAATGGAGCAATTATTCCTATAAAAGATGCTGGTAAATATATTGGTCAAAATGTTAAGGTATTCGGGGGAATAGAAGAAGAAATAAATTTGAAGATTCAAAACGCTAAAATTAAAGATTATCAAAAAATTCCTTATGCAGGACATATGTATAATATTAAAACTTTTGATGGACAAGAGATATCTGTTACTCACGATCATAAACTGTTAACATATAATAAAAATGGATTTGAATGGAAAAAAGCTTGTCATTTATATAAAAATGATTTTGTCATTTGTGCAAAAAAAATAGAATGTAGCAGGGGGGATAGGGACATTCATATAATAGATTTTATTTCTCAAATGCCGTCGTCGATAACTGATAAAATTTTGGTAGGCTTTTATCCTAAATATAAAAATAAAATATTAAAAATTATAGAGGATAATAGAGGTTTTATATCATCTCAGTCTACTTATTATAAATATAAAAGAAATCTTAAAATACCGCTTTCTTTTTTTAATCTGTATTACGATATGGATTTTCTAAAAAAGAGTATAAAATATTTTCAATGGCAAAGTGCTGGCTCTAAAAAAGAATACATGAAAGCAGACAATTTTTCTTATTTTTTGGGATTATGTCTTGGAGATGGACATATATGCAAAGATAAAGCAATGATTAATTTCCCGAAATGCGTAGCAAAGGAAGGGGAATGGAAAAAGATATTTAAAGGTATTATTTATGAGCAAAAAATTAATTTGAATAGAAATGAAATTCAGTTTTCAGGTAAAATTTTATATGAATTATGTGCTTATTTCGGTGGGGCTAAGGGATCTAAAAGTGATAAAATTTATATTCATCCATTTGTTTCGTCTTTGCCTGAAAAATATATATATAATTTTATAGCTGGTTTGTTCGATTCTGACGGGTGTATTAATCTTTCGAAAAATCGAAAAATTAGCATATCGTATACTAGTATCAGCCAGAAGATGTTGAAACAATTTGTAGTGCTTCTTAGAACACTGGGATACTGTAGTAGTTTGCATCGCAGAAAGAATGATAATAAAAATGGAAATATTAAAATTTGGGAAGAATCAATTAAAGATTTTCTTCTAAATATAAAAAAATATTTGATAGTCAAGCAGTTTAAAGTTTCAAGTTTGTTAAATTTGATAGATGAAAAATCAGTTGTTTTTACAGGAAAAAGTAGGAACCAGAATTATCCAGTTATGAATATTATTGAATATGAGAGACAAAAACAAGGTATAACAAAACAAAAGTTATCTCAGCATGTTTTTAAAAATAATAGCGGATATTGGTCTTATACAAGAACAAATGATGGTCATACAAGAAGTAGTTTTCCTAGTAAAAAAAATCTTTTAAAAATAAATGAAATACTAAAAATAAAAGATATTGAAAAAATAATTAACGGAGATGAATATTTTGCGAGAATAAAGGAAATTGATGTTCAGTATTTTGATGGATATGTTTATGACATTTCTACTTCTTCAGAGAACTTTATAGCTAATACATTTTATAGTCATAATTGCACATATATTAGAAGCGATTCAACGTTTATTGTCCCTGATTTTGTTGATGGGATAAGATGCTCAATTCCTGCTAAATATGGGGATAATTATCTCCCTAATAAATCTAACGTGTTTTCTAATAAGGCATCTGCTCAAGAAGCTCATGAGGCTATCAGAATCACCAATATAGCTGTTGAAACTGTTGGGGGTGTTGATACCCAAAAGCTTTATAAAATCGTCTGGAGACGAACTGTGGCTTCTCAGATGGCAAATATGGAGCAGTTTGTGGGGAATGCTGACTTTGACTGTAAAAAGTATAAATTTACGGCAAGCGGAAGTAGAGTTATCTTCGATGGCTGGAAAAAAGTATGGACTTACGGCTCATATTCTGACTCAATTTTACCTGAATTTGTGGTTGGGGAAGAGTTAAAATTGATAGATGTGAAAACCGAACAAAAATTCACTTCTCCACCTCCGAGATACTCAGAATCATCTCTTACAAAAGAATTGGAAAAAAGAGGTATTGGCCGTCCGAGCACCTATGCTTCCGTCCCAAATACTCTATTTTCTAGAGGTTATATAGAAAAACAGAAAAATATTATCCATACAACAGATATGGGAGTTAGAGTATCCGATTTCCTAGTCGATGTCGATTTCTGCTTCGTAGATCTTGATTTCACCAAAAATATGGAGAATGATTTAGATTGTGTGGCAAAAGGAGATTGTAATAAATTAGATATTTTAAATTGTTTCTGGAATAGGTTGAAAAGTGATATTACCAATGCAAAAAATAAAAGAGAAGAAAATAGTAAGACAGATTATAAGTGTCCAGAATGTGGGGCTTATCTTCAAAAGAAACATTCTAAGTATGGTCCGTTTCTGAGTTGCTCAAATAGGGCTAATAAAACTATTGAATGTCAGTATAAAGCGGATATTAGTTGTGACGGAAAACCGAAGGAGAAAATAAAGGTAGAATTAGAGAAAAGTGATTTTAATTGTCCTAATTGTGGAAAGCCGCTACTTAAAAAGAAGAGCAAAAAAAACTGGGAGTATTTAGGCTGCGAATCATGGAATAAGGATGATCAGTGCAAAGGTTTCTATGATAAAGAGAGTGGAGAAAAAATAGTATTTAAAAAGAAAAAATATAAGAAGTGGGGAAAAAAGAAAAAAAAATAAGAAGGATTTCTTTTTTATTATTAACAATTAATAGTATTGAATGTTAATAATAGGAGAGAATAATGATAGAAGGCGATATATTTACTAAAAGAGTTAAGCATTCTAAAAATGGGACAGTGCCTTGTAAATTTGTTGTGAGAATATGCGATCATTGTGAAGAAAGAAAAGAAGTAAGATATGATACCATAGTGAGGGGAAGAAAAAAAAAGAATAATGAAAAAGATTATTGTAAAAAATGTTCTCATTTGAGATTAAATCAAAAATCGGATAAAAGAGGAACGAATCACGGTAATTATAAACAAACATCTAATAGAAGTTATTATAAAAATATAACCACTTCTGATGGTAGAAGGATGTCTTTGCATCGTTATTTATATGCGAAACATATAAATAGAGAGTTGAAAAAAGAAGAAAAAATACATCATATTGATTTAGATAAACAGAATAATGATATTAAAAATTTATTTTTATTTTTAAATATGAAGGATCATACTTCCGCTCATGCATTTATGGAGAGATGTGGTTATGCTATATTGAATAATTTAATATGGTTTAATAAAAGAGATAATAAATATAAATTATACAAATCAGATAAACAAAAAGAGTTATTAGTAAATTTTGATGAAGCAGATTATAAGTTATGCAATAGTATGCCTGTTAAAAAAAGTAAAAATAAAAAAAATAATTATTATATAAAAAGAAAAATTGATGGAGAGCTTCGTGAAGTTCATATATATATAGCTGAGAAAAAAATTGGTAGAAAATTATTTAGGGACGAGTGTGTCCATCATATAAATGGTAATAAATATAATAATTATCCATATAATTTAACAGTGATGTTGAAAAAAGAACATAGATTGTGTCATATATCTCTCCAACATTGTATGGCAGAATTGTATAAAAAAGGTATTGTTGGTTTTGATATAAATATGGGAAAATATTTTGTTGTTTAAAAGTGAAAGTAAAAATTATAGAATGCAAAAAAGAAGTGATAAAGATTATAGGAAACAAATTAGTCCTCAGCAGTTATCTGTTTCTATAAAAGAAATAGAAAAAAGATTATATGAAAGACTTGAAGAAAAAGGTTATGGAGCATGGTTATCGAGACATGAAATACTTGGTTTTTTAACTGAAGAATATTATGAGGTTATCGAGGCAGTCCATAATCAATCCACTAAAGAAATAAAAGAAGAGTTAAAAGATATTGCAGTGGGGTGTATTTTCGCAATGTCGTGTATAGATGCTAAAAGTTTAGATTGGTGAAGAAATGAATAAGAATATACCAAAAAACCTAATCGAATGTTTTGGAGAATTAAGCAGGGAACTTTCTCCTGAGAATATTGAAGAAATAAGAAGTGGAAAAGAAGAAGATATGGTTCAACATCATCATGGACTTGGAAGATATTTAAGAAATGAATGGGGGTTGTGGCAAGATTCTCTTCTCTCTAAATGGTTTAATGAAAAAGGTATTCATCATGCTGATGATATGTCTGGGATAATTCTTGATTCATTTTGGAGACAACTTAATTTGCAACCTATTAATCTAACAGAACAAATAAAACATTATCAGGATTACTGGGTGGAAATGTCAAAAGAAAATGAGTGAAATGAAAAATGTAGCAGAGATGACTCGCAAAGAGTTTGATGAATTAAAACATAGGCATTGGGATGAAGATGTAGAATGCGATAGTATAATTATTTTACCTGGACGTTCGAAAGATTTACACGATTCTGGTTTTAGATGTATGGATTTTGTTGCTGTTGAAGACAATAAACCAATTTGTCTTCTTACTGGTGGAAGTGATGTTATTCATATAGATGGTATAGGTGGATTGGGTGATGATTGGTTAAATAAGAATAACAGGGTTCCCGAGTTTGTTATCCCTACAGGATGGTCTATAGATTGTTTACCAAAAAGCGGTTTATTAAGAATGTGGCCAAATAGCAGGAAAATGAAGTGCGGTAGTGCTCTTTCTAGTTTTGAAATATTTGCTATTATGAAAGATAAAGAAGATGTCAATTAGATTAAATGATCTTAAAAATATAGCCACTATTGTAAAAACAAAATATGGCTTTAATTTGCATAAAATGAATTTTATCTTTTGTTTTAAAAAAGATTTTAATTCATATTTTATTTTTCAAGAAATACAAGGCATGCCTATAAAAAGACTGGTTTATCATGAAGAAAATAATTCTGTGACTTTTGTTTCAAGCTGGTCGTCATGGTCAAATCCTTATGCAATGGTGGTAGATGCTAATTTCGAAAAAATAGAAAATTGGAAAGATCTTCAAGATCGTAGCAGACCATATAATTCTTATATAGAAGAAGGTGGATTCCATACTAGTTATTGGGAATCTGTCTCTAGAAAAAATAAAACAGATAAAATAAAAAAACATAAGAATAAATCTGATACTTTTGTAGAATTTAGAATTGATAAGATTCAAAGAGCAAATTTTAATAAATGGGGTTTTGAATTATATAGTCCTACTATTAGTATGATAGGTTTTGATACAAAACATAATTTCCCGTATAGTGTTCACGATGTAGGAGAGCAAAATATTATTTATGGTTTTACTCAAGGTAGTGGCCCTCCTGTAGATGAAGATGGAATACTTAGGTATAAAACAACATGGCAGGGAGGTAGTTTCCATGTTCCTGAATTTGAGAATAGCGGGGAAATATCTCAAGTATCAGATCCTACGGGTTTGCCAGGAGGTCAAAACTGTGATTTGTCAAGTTATTGGGATATTAATGAATTTAATGAAGAGAATAAAGCATTTGATGAAGAAATAGCGAATATTATTCTTCCTGATAGAGAAGATGATGATACTATTTTTGATGTGGGGCAAAAAAAAGTAGATTTATATTTTGATTAGGATTTATGTGAAAAATCGTTAGGACAGGTTAAAGAAATGGTAAAAGAAAAAGGGATCACAGTTTGTGATACCTTAAATTAAGTTGCTAAGTATTTAAATAGGAGCAAATATTATGGCAGAGTTTTGTGAGCTTTGTGCTAAAGATCTTAATTTTCCATATGGAGATTTTAAAGGACTGACTGCTAAGAAAGCGTGGAGTGAAGGGAGGGCAGCTGTTGTTATTTGCGAGGGTTGCGGTCCTATCCAAGTAGATCCTGAAGGGAATTGTGTAACTATTGATTGTTTTAAAAAACATGGAAAAAAAGTTAAATAGGAGTAAAGAGTATGAATAATTTAGATGGAATAAAAGCGTTTTTGTCTGGTGGAATAGATAGAGTAGAAGATGATGGGACGCAATGGAGACAAGAAATTAGACAGAAATGTGAGGATCTACCGATAATTTTTTTTGATCCTACTGATAAACCTGATGGACTAGGATGTGAAGTTGGAATGGAAAAAGATACAATTAAAAAATACTTAAGACAAGGAGATTGGGAGTCTGCTTCTGAATGGAGTAAAAATGTACGTCATATTGATCTTAGAATGATTGATAAAACAGATTTATATATTATTTATGTGGATTTAGACTGCCACTTATGTGGTACTTATAATGAGCTTTTTGAGGCAGAAAAACAACAAAAACCACTTTTTGCAATAATGAAAGAACCTTATAGGAAATGTGATTTTCCTGCATGGTTGGTTTCTATATTTAGAGAAAAAGAGGTTTTTGAGGGCATCGACAATTGTGTAGATTATCTAAAGCAGATTAATAATGGTCAAATAAAGATGGACGATAGGTGGCTGAGAATTAATGTTTAATGTTTGTAAAGTGAAAGTAAAGATATTAAGATAGTAGAATATTAAGTAATTTTAAAAATAAATATAGGAGTTATAAGAATGGCACAAGAAAAACCAAATTATGAAGTAAATGATGAATTCAATAACATGGCAGTCAAACTTGTTGAGAAGTATTCTGAAAAATTTAATAACATTGAAGTTGGTAAGGTGTGTTGTGTCAATTTGACGAACAAGCCTCGTAAAGAGGTGGAGGGAGTGGTTGAGAGAATATGGAAACTTAAGGCTGTTAAAATGCCTGAGGCTATTCATAACCCATTCGGGTGGTACGTTATTCTTCACACGGATGACTGGGAAGCAATGAGTGAAAAACATAAATTAGCTCTTGTCGCTGATGTCCTTCATGGAATACCAAATGATCAAGATAATGAGGGTAGGGTCAATCCTTGTAATGTCAAAGGTTATCTTCCTATATTTGAAACTCTTGGAATCAAATATCTTGATGATCCTAACATCCCTCATCTTCTTGATGAGGATGTTGTCTGGAAATAATGAATAAAGATAAATGTAAAAGAAATCCTGTTTGTATGTCAACTGCTGGAAAATGTAATTGGTGTAATAACAAAAGAGCAGTTATTTCTGATGGGACATATGTTTATTGTTCTAAAGAATGTAAAGAAAAATTCTTAAAGAATGCCATGGAAGCAATGAGAGATCCTTATAGCCAATTAGGAGATAATGATGAGTAGACAAAGAGTAGGTATAATTATAGGTGATTTGAGCGGTGGAGATGCTATTTTCCAAGTGGTTTCTGAAGAAGATTATAAAACAGTATGTGCTTTTAATCCAACAAGAGAATATGATGATATACAACATGGGAAAAAACAAATTCTTGATGTGGACAAATATCAGGAGATGGTTGGAGCATATTTTTATGATGCAGAAAAAGATGGAAGTAATGAGAAAGTCTTAAAAGAATTCTTTACTCAAATATTTGCTCCTAAAAAAATAGATTTATCGGAATATGATATCGTTGGCATATTGACTTTACCAGATTAAAAGAATAGGAAAAAATTATGTGTTGGCATAAATATTCAAAATGGGAATTAACTGGAGGATATGACATTTGTAATTATCCTATTCAATCCAGAATATGTAAGAAATGTGGAAAAGCAAAGGTACGTTCAATTAAAGGCACTTTTATTATTATTAGTAGAAACTCTATTTCCGTTGTAACAGAAAAAATAAAGGAGCAACAAGAATGTATAGAATAGATGAATTTTTAAAATATTATGATAGTTTAAAAGGGGTTGATACATTGATTTCTCCAGGGGTTTGGGTACATGCTAGACCTTTACCTTTTTATTATGGTATTCTTTCTAAATCTTTTTGGAGAGAAAGAAAACAAAGAAAAAAAGATGCTAAAGCTGTCCTAAAAGGAGAAGCTATAGCAGTAACTTGGAAAGCAGAAAAATGAAATTAGAATTATTAAAAATTGATAAAGAATTTCTCAAAGAAAATTGTTTTATTGTAAAGGTAGGGAGTGAAGATAGACCTGCTGATGTCATAGACATACAAAATATTCAAGAGTGCTTGAAGGATTTATTTAAAACGATGGAACTGGATTTTGAACCTGCTGTTTTAGTGACTCATCATTGTATGGATTTTGAGAAAATTAGTAAAAAAGAGGCAAAAGAATTAGTAAATAGTTTACTTAAATAAAAATAGGAGTAAAAATGGCAAAGTATCAATTGTGGTCAAGAGATGAGTACGGACAAGGAAGTATTATTACGACTTCCGAAGATGTAGATGAAGTTATCAAAGCAGCTAAGGAAGAAGTTACAAATCTTAATGTTAATAATGCTTTAACCGCTACGGACAGAGAAAATAACTGGGAAGCTTATTTTGTAGATGTCAAAAACTCAGCAAAAAATTCAAAAATAAAATATGCTTACTGTGGCATGGATCTTCATACTAAAGATAGAGTTTATGCTATTTCAGAGGATAGCGTAGAATCTACTGTTATGTCAGAAGTTTCTGATGTAGCTGTTGAAATTTATCTTGGTAATGTTTCTACAAGTAGAAAAGAAGAGAAGGATTGGATCGGGACGGATTTGAGAGTTAGACCAATCCACAATACAGATCATCCAGATCTGCAAGGTAAGACGATGTTTTTTGTAAAAAAGATATAATATGGCAAAAAAATTTGATAAAGTAAAAGATAGTGGAAAAAGACAGGAATTTGGAACAGGTAGTGTCAGAGATACGAATATAGGAAAAGGACGCTTTGATTTAATGCCTCCATATGCTCTTTTAAGATTAGCCCAGCATTATGAAAATGGGGCAGAAAAGTATGGAGACCGAAACTGGGAGAAGGGCCAACCATTAAGTAGATATGTTGATTCTGCTTTAAGGCATATGTTAAAGTTATTGATGGGTTTAGAAGATGAAGATCATCTTAGTGCCGCAGCTTGGAATATTTTAGCTGTTGTAGAAACTCAAATGAGAATAAGGTTAGGTCTTTTGCCTAAAGAGCTGGACGATCTTCCAACTGTTTATAAAGATTTTTTTGATGAATTATTTCCACCAGAAGAAAAAGAGAGTAAAAAATGAAAAAAACTTATTGTAATATTTGCGAAAATAAATTTGATGATAGAGATGAATATATCAATGGCAAAATGATACTTTCATATACAGAATATCTCGGAGATGATGGTTCTTCTTCTGTGGAAGAAGATAATGATCTTTGCGAAGAGTGTCTTATTAAGATTAGAAATTATATTTATGATATAAGGAAGAAATAATAATGATTAAAGTAGAACAAGCAGAAATAGATATATCGGAAACAACGGTTAGGGCTCTATTAGCAGCTATAGAAAAGGCAAAAGAAACTGTTGAATTTTCAGAGGGCATGAGTCCTATGCCTGATGGAGATATGTCTATGTATCAATATGAAGTAGAAAAAAGAAAAAGAGGTTGTGTCCTAGTTTCTACTCCTTACAGTGGAATAAAATATAGGGTTGAGGTTGAGGTTATACCTCATTCTCAAGAAGGTTTGGGATATAAGTTAGAAGAGCTACAAGAACCAAAACCTTCTAGTTGCAGTGGAATTATTTTAGAAAAGAAAAAGGAATCTGAAAAAAATAATACTGAACTTTGGCATGATAAATCCTTGTCCAGAGATATGAAAGATAAAAAACAATAATATAGTTAATGAAAGGGTAATAAAATGAAAGAAGTTGAAGGTGTAGATTTAAATGATTTAGTATCTGAAGTATCTGAAAAGATTTTGGTGGAAAGAAGAAGTTCGGCAGCAGGTCTTATTAAACATTAGTTGCAAAGAATAGAGCAATTAGTTTGTGATGTTAATAGTGGAGAAAAAGAATTGAAAAAGAAAAAAGAGAAACTTGCTAAAGCACAAGAAAAAATAGATAAAATAAAAAGTGGTAATTGGCAAGTCCTTTCAGAAATAGATAATAAAAATAGAGAACAATAATGATCCCTGATCCCATAGAAAGAATGGAAGCATCTGTTGAAAGATGGGCAGGGAAAAATATTAAGGGTGATAAGTTTTTATGCGGATGTGGCAAATGGTGTGATTTGGATAAAGCAGAATCGTTGAGCGACAATCCTTATGCTATTCCTGTTTGTCGTGATTGTTGTAAAGAATATATGAAAGAATAAAAGATGAAAGTCCTATTTGTTACGAGTGATGGAGATTATGGTGCTTGGAATTTTGAAGAGTATTGTGATCTGAAAAAAATTAGCCACATAGAGATATGGGAAAAAGTAAATAATTCTTCCCAGGAAATATGGACTTATGAAAATGAAAAAGAAGGTCTTAACTTTGAGGTGTCCTCTTTTGAATTCGGAGATATTGATACTGATTTTGTTAATTTTATCAATGATAAAATTGTAGATTATGATGGTGGTAAACATACAAATTTCTATGTAATAGAAGAAGAATAAAAATGAAAGTATGGGTTACAAGAGATAAGACAGATAGTGTGAGGGGTATTGTAAAGGTATGGGCAAGAGAACCTGAGAAAAAAGATAATAGTTTTTTTGATCCTATTTTTACTGCGATTCGAGGATGGATAATTATGTCAGCGAGAGATTTTAAAGATTCTTTTGGTTTTACTCCCCGCAAAGGAAGTTGTAAACAATATGAATTAAAGATTGAGAAAGGATAAAAAATGAAAGAAACCAAAAAATCATTAATACCATATTATAAAAAAATAAGCTTAAGAGGTAGAGAAACAGTAAGAAATTATGTTTTTCCAGGTGGAGAAATGGTTACGATTTCTCATCCTGATTTTTTAATAATATCTGATAACGGGCATAGATTATATGATATGGAGGGGGTGTCTCATTATATTCCTTATGGATGGATACATTTGTATTGGGAAAATAAAGGTGATAGATCATTTTTTTGTGAAGCGCCCATTAAAGAACAAGAAGATATGTTAGGAGAGAATGATAGTGAAAGTTGAAACCCCACTCTCTCTAAAATATCGTCCTAAAAAATTATCTGAAGTTATTGGACAACCAGTAGTAGTTAAGGCATTCAGGAATGCTTTTAAGATGAATAATCTTCATCATGCTTATATTCTAGCAGGTCAATTTGGTTGCGGGAAGACTAGTGTTGCTAGAATTGTAGCAGCTACAGAAAATTGTTTGGAGAATAAGAAAGATCCATGTGGCAAATGTAGTAATTGTAAAGAAATTTTGCTTGGTAAATCATATGAAGTTTTAGAAATAGATGCTGGCAGCGAAGGAAAAGTAGACAATATTAGGAGTCTACATAGGTCATTACAGATATGTCCCGTTGAGTGTAAAACAAAATATGTTATTATTGATGAAGCTCATTCTCTAACAGGTTCTGCGGCAGAGGCCTCTCTTAAAATGATAGAAGAACCTCCTCCAATGGTTAGATTTATTCTTTGCACAACAGAGCCTCAAGCTTTTAAGGAGACTATTCTTAGCCGTTGTATTATGTGGTCTTTCAATAAGGTTTCTAGATCTGATATATTTCAGCATTTACAGAATATTTCTGAAAAAGAGCAATTAAATTGTGATGATAAAACACTTCAAATAATTTCAAGATATTCAAAAGGGTCAGTAAGAAATTCCTTACAACATTTACATAAGATTATGAATTATGTAGGAGAGGAACCTATAACATATGAATCTGCTGTTGAAGCACTCGGAGTTATAGATGATGTATTATATTTTGATCTTTTTGATGGTATTATAGCAAAAGATGCTATAAAATGTTTTATTACTATTAATAAAATATTTAGCGATGGCAAAGAAGCTAAGATAGTTATAGATGGAGTTTATGAACATCTAAATAATTTGCTTATTTCAAGAACTTGCAGAAAAGAACTTGATTCTTTTGATTTTACACAAGAAGAGGTTAAGAGATATTTACATCAAAATTCTACTATTGCCAAAAATGGTGGGGATGATATATTGCGAATGATGAATCTTTTAAGTTCAGTTTCGTTTGGAGTAGAGTATAGTTTGAATCCTGCTCAATTGCTTAACAAATTTGCTGTAGAATCGATTCGAATGTTTGCAAAAAGATAATAAAATCGGGCCTCAAGACAATTTCAATCATATGTCGATATAAATACATAATTTATAAATATGATTGAAAGGAGTCCATATGGGTAAACATAGACCCGTTAGACGGATCTCTGGCCCACTTGAAAAATTAGAATATGAAGATTTAGTTGAAGTTGTGAGGGGGAAAGCAAGAGATAATAAGAAGAATAATGCTTATAATGAAATTGAGAAAAGAATTAAAATTAAAGTCTTTTATATTACGAGACAATTTTATATTCCAGGTTTTAATTATGATGATGTGTTACAAGAAGCTTTATACGCTTTAAGATTTAAAGCTATCCCTGATTATGATGGTAGTAAAGGACAAGGAGATCAACCTTATCCTTTTGATAAATTTGCCATGCTTTGTATAAGGAGGCATTTATCAACGATATTAAAAAGTAGTTTTCGCAATAAAGAAAAAGCTTTAAATACTAGTTTTTCTTTGGATCAAGATAGAAGTTCTCATGATGATGAAAATTTATATTTATCAGATATTCTTTCTACTACTAACGAATCGTTGTTGGATAAAGTTAGTCAACAAGAATATTATAAAGAATTAATGGAGAAATTATACGGAAGACTCTCCAAGTTAGAAAAAAATGTTTTTGTTCTATATATCTGTAAATATTCTTACGATGAGATAACTGATAAGATTAACAAGTTTTATAAGTCCAGAGGAAAAAAAAGGAAGGTTAATGTAAAAAGCGTTGATAACGCATTGAGTCGTGTGAAAGTGAAGGCTAAAGAAATTTTTGACAAATATGAAAGTGAATAACAATGATATTATTTGAATCACATGAAATTGGTTGCGGTTGTTCATACTGTCGAGGAAAGCATAAATTGCATTATGGATTAAACATCCCTCCTCAATGGTGGGGCTGGAACTCGTGGTATGTTATTAAATTATGGTCTCGTATTTATTTCCGATGGACAAATAGGTGGTTTCCAAGGCTGAAAAAAATAAATATGAAATAGAATAATAATTGAAAAGTGAATGTAAATAGATATAATGAAGTAGTAAATTAGCTAATTAGCAAATATTTCTTAAGGAGTAAAACATGATTTTTGAGGTTAATCGAGAAGAATTCACAAGAGCTATTAGACCTGCTGTAGAAGTAGCAAGTAAGAATACTCTAAAAGATTTTAAGTACGAGAATTTATTAACAATCAAAGCAGAACAAGATAGGGTTATTTTGTTTGCTTATGGTGGAACGGTAAGTCTTGTTGCTCCTATATCGGGAAGCAATTTTGGGGGATTGGATTATAGTTGTGAAGAAGAGGGTAAAACTACTGTTTATGCTGATGATCTATTGACGTTTATGCTATCTCTTCCTAAAAGTTATGATAAGGTAAAGATATCGTTAGATTCTAATCAGCTTAAAATAGCATCAGCTTCGAAAAAAGATAAAAGTAAGAAGGCTAGTTCTGAACGATCTATGCCTACACTATCTGATTTTGTTCGTCCACCAAATATCGGAACAACATACGATCAAGACATTGAGTTAGATAGAGAAATTTTTGTTAATGGTATTGATAGTGTTATTTTCGCTCCTGCATATGAGGAAAAATCGTTTTCTTATATGTGTATGTTGTTTGAGGTTAAGATGGGATTAGATCAAGAAATTAGATTTTCAGCAGGTACGGGTGGAAGATTTGCTATCAAATCTGTTAAGGGCAAGAATATAGTTCTTAATCAAAATGAAGCAAAGATGATTTTTCCAAAAAATAGTCTTCCCTCTATATCTAAAATTTTAGCGAGCACAGACAAGCCTTCAATAAGCATTAAATCTGTAGGAGTAGATCAAGAAAAGAATATTCCTGAGCAAATTATGATTGAGTTTAATGAAATGGTAATGTGTATTTTTGGATTAGAACATTTTACCAAGTATCCTGATCTTGATAAGTTTTTAGCACATAAATATTCCAATAGGATTTATAGTAGTCTAGAAGATTGGAGGTCCATCGAAAAGACTATTGAAGGAACAAGACATAGATGGGATGACAGTATTCATAATACAGAAGTTATTATCGAAGAAGAAGATGAGATTTTTAAGGTAACTCCTAAGACTCCCCATGCTAGTCCTACTTTTATCGATATGGTAGATGTTAAGGATTGTATTATAAAGGGAGAAAAAATATGGTTTCGTTGTAATTCTGATTATCTTAGAGAATTAGTAGTACAAGGAAGCGGTAAAGGACGTATTCAGTTTAACTTTGAAAGTCAGTCATTAATAGAAGATGTAAAAGATGAGAAACAAGCACAGAAGTTAATGAAACCAGTACTTGTTAAATTTGAAGAGAATGTTGATGATGCTAAGAACACTGTTGATAATTTTTATATATTCTTTTCAGTGTCTACTAGTAAATCATGAATCAAATAATAGTTATAGATGGTAATATATCTGAACGCAAAAGAATCCTTAAAAAGATTAAGGATTCTTTTGCTAACGATTATGATGTTATTATTTTTGACAAAAAAGATCAGTATGACCATGTTGCTCAGGCACTTACTGAAGTTTCATGTTTTTCTGGATATAAGTTATTTATCATGCAAGAACTTCCTACTATTGAAGCTCCTACTGCGTCTCAGGCAAGGACTAAAGTTTTAAATCATCTTAAGAAACTTTTCCCTTTTATTCCCGCTGGTAATGTTTTACTGATGGACAATATCGGTATTTCTGGAGAGTCATTTTTAAAAGAAGTTAAAAAATATGGGGAAGTTCACAAATTCGACCAAAAGATTAAAAAATCTGATGGAAATAGAATAATTAATAACTATTTTAAAAGTAAAAAAATTGTAATTAGTCAGGAAATTTCTCAATTATTAGTAGATTCGTTAAATTTGCATGGTGATGATATAGATGTTGATAAATTACATTTATTGTTAAAGAAATTTCATCATTATATTCATGGAAAAAGCAAAATAGTCAAAGAAGACGTGTACTCTATTTGTTCTTCTCATGATTTTATTATTTGGTCTCTTTATAATGAACTAGATAGTATAAGTTCATCAAAGGAGAAAAATATTGGATCGATTGTTAGTTCAGTTTATGATTATTTGGACAATGTTAAATATTTTGAACATGAAGTTGTTATGATTATCAGAGGAATGATTTGGAGATATGGGCTTTTGTTATTAACTAAGAATGGGGTAAATAATAAGATGTCCCAGCAAGAAATTAAAAAGAATATATCGAATATAAGTAAACTTGAAAGTCATGGTAGATCTTATAAGATACAAATGAATCCTAAAATATTAAAAGATTCATTAGTGCCAGAATATTCGAGTAAAATGATTAATTCTGTTATGAATGATTATTATGGCAAGCCTTCATTAGCTTGTTATGCTTATGATCAGTTATTGTTGATTTATTATACTTTAATAAAAACTCTTCTAAAGATAAGGTCTGGGTGTACGGATTCAGAGAAGAAAATAGCAATGTTGATTATTATTTCTGTTATTTGTGGGGTGATAACTAAGAAAAATACGATAGATGGAGTATTAGAGCATAGTAAGTTAATGTACGGGATTAATGGATAATGGAAGAGATTTATAAAAATATTTTATTATTAGTTCATTCTTTAACTCAATTGTCTGGCATAACTTACAAGTATAATGAAGATCCTACAGAAGAGAATGGTGAGAAAATAGTTGAAATAGCAGACAAATGTGAAAATAAGTTCTTGAAAGTGAAAGAAGAAATTGTTAGAATGATTCAAGAAGTAGAAAAAGGTAAAGAGACAGAAGATACAGAAATAAAAGAGATAAAAATTATTGAAAAAGAACAAGGTTTTTTAATTAAGGAATAATATATCATGGCAGGATTAAAAACAGTTACAGTATTAATTAATGATGATGGGACAATGGAATTTGATCAGATCGGTTGGGAAGGTAAGAAATGTGAAGGCGAACTTGATGAGTTAATTGCCGCTATGGGAGAAGAGAAAAAGGTAACTAGAAAACCCGAATATTACAAAGATCAAAAAGTTCAAGTAAAACAAAGATTTTAATAAGGAGAATGTTATGGGATTTAAAAAAGTCCTAACATCGGATGGTCGTCCTATAATTATAGGATCTACTAAAGAAGAATATCTTAAATTTCTTCCTGGTTTTTCTTACAGGATAGGTGGTTTGATCTATACTGTTAAAGAAGATGTTACACAAGAAGCTAATTCCCCTACAAGGGAAGTGATTGTTAGTGATGGTTCCGTGGAAATTATGCTTGTAACAAGTATAAAAAGAGATTTAAAAGAGTCCGATTGTCAAATTCTGCCCTTAGATATGAAATATGCTAAGACAGTAGAAAAAAAAGAGACCAAAAAGACAACAGCTAAAAAGAAAATTGTCAAAAAAAAAGTTGTTAAAAAAAAGAAAAAAAATGCAAACAAATGATATTAAATTAGAGATTCTTCCAAGTGGACATATAAAATTCAGACGTGGAAATAAGGCATATAATGAAAAGATGAGGGAGATTATATCATTTGTTGTTGATGGTGATGAAAAAGTGTTAAAAGAAATAGATGATTTTCTAAGTGGATCAGAAGATACTGAGTTGTTAATAGGGGACACAATATTTTGCGGTTGATGAAAGTATTTGATTGTACTGACATGCCTGACGAAGTAAATGAAGCATTTTTTGAAGAGACTGATAATGCTGACGGTATCGGTAATGACATTTATGTATCTTGGGACCTATCGGGTTTTTGGCGTGATATAGATGGATATACAGAAAACGAAAAAATGGTTGATAGTTGGCTTATTGAAAAGGGGGCAGTCATAGAAGATCAGGAAGTTATTATCAAACGTTGGTGGTAATATTTGATTGGTTTCATTGTCATTTATGAAACTCCTTAAGAATAGCTATGTGATACTCCTCATATAGCTATTTTCATTAAATAGTCCTCTTAAGTCGATATATATAAAGATTATATATTGATTTAGGAGAATAAAATGGCAAATAAGTTTGATATTATTATAGGTTTAGATCCAGGAGTAGTTGGTGGGATATCTATTATTTATAAAAATGGAGTAATTGATATAAATAGGATACCAGTCCAGAGCATAGTTGTTAATAAAAAGAATAAGAAAGTTTATGATCTTGTAAAAATCGTTGATATGTTAAAACCGTTTAGTGATAAAAAAGTTCTATTTGTTCAGGAGAAAGTGTCATCACATCCTGGAGAAGGAAGCGTATCAGCTTTTAATTTCGGTAAATCATCTGGTTCTACTGTCGGAATAGCTCATGCTTTGGGTTTTGAAGTAGTAGAAATCAGTTCAATGAGATGGAAAAATCACTTTCCACAGTTGGTAACTAACGAAATTGTTGATAAAAAAGAAGTGATTAAGAAATTAAGGGCCTTATCCAAAACATTAAAGGATTCGCAAGCTAAAAAATCGAATAAAAAAGAGATAGATAAATTTAATAGGCAGATTAAGACGCTTGCTAAAGCAGAAGCTAGAAATTTAGCTTCTACTATGTACCCGCAATCAGCAGATGAATTCAAACAAAAGAATAGTGACGGAATAGCAGAAAGCCTATTAATAGCCTTATATGGTAGGGATAAACAAAATGAACTGGTTTAAATTTGCAAAAAACTTTGGTGACAGAAACACGATTAATTCTAAAATAAGATATTTGCAAGAATTGAGAGAAGCTATAGAGTCTAATTCTAAAATAGTTTTTCAAAGCGGTAAGACTGTTAAGGAGTCAAATTATGGTATTATAACTTCTTCTAATATTACGTCTTACCCCTCATTACATGAGGTTCTAATTAGGGCTGATTCTTTAGCTTTAGATAGCCCTTGGAGATTCGGTGAGTTATGTAATGAAGCTCTTAAGATAGTCGATAGATTAACTTTTGGCTTAAAAAAAGAAAGAGAAGATTTTACTTATGATGGTAAGAAAAAGAAACCTAAGAAGGGATGGATATAATGTCCAAGAAAATTGATGTACAGAAAAACTCTATTGTAGTTACTAATGTCCAAAATACAAATATAGTACCTTATCTGTTTAGTTTAGATAGGATAGAAAAAACAAATTGTAATTTGTGCCAATGCAATCATAGAGATTTTGCAGAAGAGATTTATGAGAATCAGAAAAGAAAAAACTATTCTGAGATTAAAAGAAAATTGAAAGAAGAACATGATTATGATGCAACCGTAGGTGGGATTAAAAATCATATGATATATCATTATCAGGCAGCTAAAAGAAATGCTTCCTTACAAGAATATGCTGATGATGTTCAAAAATGGGTGAATATGCAAACTAATAAAGTTGCGGCATTAAAAACCAGAATAGCGGTACTAGAAAGAGAAATGTTTACTATTGCACAAGAAGGCGAAGAGCTTGAAATATCTGAAAGAAGAAAAAATGCGGAAACAGTTAAAAAATTAGCAGAAACTATTTTAACTTATGAAGATAAATTAGCAGAGTACCAAGAAGAAGTAAAACCTGTTAGTTTGGTTTTTAATCAATTAAAAGTTATTGTTAATGATGAATTATCTCATATTGATAATATTAAGACTAAAAAAGTTGTAAGTACTATTCTTAGTAGATTACATCAAAGTGTTGGTAGTATGATAATAGAATAATAGAATAATAGAATAATAGAATAATTTGTTTAAAAAGGTTATGTCATGAAAGAAATAGAAAGTAATAATTTTACATATACACAAAAAGATATTATGGTAGGTAATAGAAAAAGAAATATTATTATTATCGATAAGAAACCAGGTGTTAATCTTGGAGAAAATAAGATTTCGAATACGACTTCTTCTAAAAACAAAACTGTAACAATAAGAAAAAAAAGATGTGGCGGTTGTGGAAGAAGAAGGAAGGGATAAGTGGATAAGGATTTAATTTTATCATCTTTAAAAAAAATAAGATCTTTGTTTTCTTATGTGGTTGATTGTCCAGATAAGTTACTAGGAGATCTTGCGTCTATAATCCCCGCCAGACATATGATATATCCTTGTGATATTATAGATTTGAGAAATTTTCTTATTAAAGATAGAATTGTTTCCTCTAATCCTATTTTATTGTTTTCTAATCAATTTGCTGAGAAATATTTAAAAGATCACTCTTTATTTTTGGTATTAGATTCTGAAAAAACAGGGGTAGATAATGATAGGTATGGAGGTTTGCAATTAAATTATTGTGAAGAGCTAGATATTACTAAACTTATTGTGAGGATTATAGTTAATGAACCTGCTGCTTCTGGATCTTTTAATGAGATAAAAGATATGGTTAAGGAGTTTGGGTTGGAAGTGGAATGTCTAATATCTAATAGTGTGCCAGGAATTTCTTTTCCAAATAAAAAATTATCATATAGTGTTACTCATAAAAAAGCACAAAGAATAATAGGAAAACATTCTGATCTTCCTCTTTCTCCAAAAGAAAAAAATATCTTTGAATTTTTAAGAAGAGTTAAAAAAGATAATGGTCTTAATGTCCAAATGAGAGTAGCAGGTGGATGGGTTAGAGATAAACTTCTCGGTCAAGAAAGTGATGATATAGATATTGCTGTTGATATGCCAGGATATGATTTTGCTAAGATAGTGGCTGCCGATGCTGTTAAAAATAATATAACACATGATCCTAGAGCTTATAGAGTTAGTCTGGAAAAGTCAGCAGATCCTAATGAGATAGGTATGGCTAATGATGATTTAATGGTAGGTGCTGTTTCTTTATTCGGCCAAAAAATAGAATTTGTTCCTATGAGAACAGAACATTATCCAGATATTAATAGTCGTCAGCCAACTATTGCTCTTACTAATGACCCAAGAGAAGATGTAAAGAGAAGAGACCTTACTATTAACTCTATTTATTATAATATTGATACAGGACAAATAGATGATTTTGTAGGCGGGGTAAAAGATTTAGGGTTAGAAGATGGAGAAATGAATTTAAGAACACCTGATAAAACTAAAAAAACTTATACGGAAGACCCATTAAGATTATTAAGGGCATTACGTTTTCATAGTCGTTATCCTAACAGTGTATTAGATCCTAAGATTATAGAATCTATGTCTGATCCTAATATCCAAGAAGCATATACAAAAAAAGTTGCTACAGAAAGGGCTGGTCCTGAAATAGTTAAAATGATGATGGGAGAAAATCCTATCGACTCTATTAAAATTTTATTTGATAGTGGTTTATATAAGAATATTTTTAAAGTTCCTTCGATGGAAGATCTTAATGAAGAAGGTATTCATATGGAACAACAAACTCCTTATCACCAATATAATTTAAAAGATCATACTATCGAAGTAGTGAAAAATTTAAATAATATTATGAAAGATAATGGAGAGAGTGATTACATGAGGGGTCTTATGAATGTTGCTGCTTTATTTCATGATTTTGGAAAAATGAAAAGTGGAGTGCAAAAACCTCATCCTAAGAATAAAGGGCAAATGCAATATATAGGGCATGAAATAGAATCAACAAAGATGGCTAATGAAATATTAAAATCCATAGGGGTGGGAAAAGATGATAGAGATATAGTAAATCAAGTTATTAGTTTGCATATGAGGCCTCATGGTGCTGAGAAATGGGGCCTAAAAGGTAAGGGTAATTTTCTTAGGAAAACAAGAATGCATGGTAAGGATGAAGAGCATAAAGATTTATGGAAATATGTTTTGAATTTTAATAAAGCTGATGAGATGTCTTCTCAACCTGATAATTTTGATGAGGCAAAATGGCAGAGTAAATATGATAATATTAGAAATTTTGTAGAAAGTCCTACAGGTGTATTTAAAGGAACGGTTTTGAATGGAAAGGATATCATGACTATATTTCCCGATTTAAATCCATCAACAGGGTATATTAAAGAAGTTCTTAATTTTATTAAAGAGAAACAAGATGAAGGGATAATTAATGTTGCTGCAGATTTAGAAGAGGCAAAACAGGAAGCATTCAATCAAATTAATATAATAGCTTCATCTATAAGAGATAAATATGGTTATAAGGGAGAGGAAAATAAAATGGGATCTAATTGGTATAAAAAGGTAAAGACTTCACAAATAGCTCCATTGACTAATAATGTTAAAGATAAAGAAATGGATGCAGAAATAAAAAAAGGTCCTAATGAAGCTCTTCCAAAATATCATGTGGGTATGAGGGTTAGAGATAGAAGAAAATCTATCTCTCAAGAACAGACTTACGGGAAAGTAGAACAAATAAAAGACAATAAAATAAAAATAGTTTGGAACTTCGACAATAAAGAAAAAAGACAAGAAGAAATTCTTGACATGGTGGAGAATACAGAAATATTATCTTTAATTGTATCGGAGATATAAAATGTTACAAGCTGCATATGGGGGATATATTCTTGTTGATGAAGGAACGACAGATTATGTTGACATTCTTAATTATTATGAGCCAGGTTTTAATTTGATGTCACCATTAGAAATGTCTATTCCTAAAGTTGATCGTCTTTTTATTCTTATCAGGAAAAGAAGTGATGAAACAGGAGATAATTTTGAAAATCTGGAATATACCGATGTTTCAGTTACTGCTGTTGATGCTACTAATGGGGAAAGTTTATCGGTCATAACTTCTAATAATAATGTGTACACACCGTGGAATCAAAATCCATCTGCCAATACTCCGATATTATTGCAAATTGATAGTCAGTTAGATATAGTTGATCCTATTTTAAGAGTTAGGGTTATAGATTGTAAGGTTAAAGATCTTACAGATGATAATTTTATAAATTTTAGAGTTGTTGTAGATGATGATCCCACTTCTTTGTATTTTAATTATATTCCTGTACATAGAAAAATATATTCAGATAGAAATACATTTACTATTGCTGGTAGACAAGCTTATATAAAAATGAGGAGCGAAAGCGATGCTTATATTTTAGTGTCTCCTTATGCGTGGTTAAAAGAAGTAACAAAAGATAAATTTGATTTTTCTTATCCACCCGATACATTTTATTATCAAAGGGAGGATACTTATAATAAGGAAGATTTTATTTTTTCTTTATCAGAATGGAGTCATTCTTTTATCACTGAGAATGTTTCAGTGTTAAATATTCCAAGTTATAAGAAAGTAGCTGTTATCCTAATAGATAACGCTATTTATGAAAATATTAAAAAAACAAGAGGTGGTGTGAGTTTAACGATGTCTATAACGGGAGAACTCAGCGGCATAGAAGATACGTTTATAATTAATTTTGCTACATAGGGAGATAAATAATGGGGTGGTTTAAAGAATCTCAAAATAATGTTTTTGTAAAAAAGGTAAAAGATGTATTAAAAAATCATTCTTTTACTAAGGCAATAGCTAACTATTATCATATTCCTATTGAGGAAGTAGATACTCATTTAGAAATAGAAGTATGCGATCTTCATGGTAAATTTGCTGAAGGCAATGGTAAATTAATTAGAATTGATAAGAAATTATTGGAAGATGATTTTTTTAATGATAATTTTCATTTCATTATTCACGAATTCTTTCATTGGCTAAAAAGAAGGTCAGAAGATAAATTTTATTTTAATGACTCAGAAGAGGTTCAGAGTTTTGTTTTACAAATGACTTGGAATTTAATAGGTGGAAAAAGTAAGGAAGAAGTAACTAGAAAAATTTATCCTATCATTAAGGCTCATTTTAAGAATCAAGACAGATTTGAAAGCATATTTAAAGAGATGTTAAATAAAGCTATCAAATTATATGAGGTTTATAAAAAAGGAGGAGAATTTTCGATTTAAATATAATTACAGATTTTTTATGGAGATATCATGAAACGAATTAAAGTAACTCACTTTTTGCAAGATCCAGCACATTGTGCAGTTGCTGCCGCATCAACTATCGTGAATTTTTATAATCCAGATATAGATTACGAAAGTACTAAAAAAATAGCTTATAAGAAAATTAGTAAGAAAATAGCTGAAGGAGTAGGACTTGATTCTCCTGAGATTTGTACTCTTTTTAATCATCTTGGTTTTCATGATGTTTGTTTAATTACTAGTGATTTTTCATGTATAGATTATGCATGGCGTAAATATGGTAAAAGAAAAATGAAAGAAGTTTTGCAGGAATCAATTAATCACAAAAAAGATAAAGAAGAAAAAAATTTAGTTAAAAGTCTTTATAAGTGGTACACATTAAAGGGTTTTAATAATAATATTAAAATTGATTATAATTTTGGAAGATATATAAGGAAACAATTGAATCGAAGAAAGCCTCTTATTCTATCTTTTAATTGGACTATGTTTTTTAAATTTGCTCAAGAAGGAGATTTGGGGGCAGATTCAATTAATGGAGAATATCAAGAACATGCAGTTGTAGTAAATGGCTATGACAAAAATGGAGTGTGGGTAGTTGACTCTCATCATAATTTTTATACCTATAATAGAAAAAAATATAGGAGAGGTTTCTATAAAATTTCTTGGGAAAATTTATTCACTTGCATGGGGCAAGGAGATGTTATTATACCTAACGATTATTATATTGAGTAGAGAGATACAATGGTGTTTAATAGATATGTAGAGGGGTTTGATCAGTGTGATTCACCTGTATGTCCTGAAGATGTTGTTATAACTGTTGTGGGGATTACATGTACGTCCAATAAAATATTATATATAGAATGGATTGTTGAGGACAAGTTTGATAGAACAATTAATTTAAATTATGTGGCGTGGTCTTGTGATTCTTTTGATTTTGACAATACTTCTTATCCTACAAATAATACTCAACCTTATAAAACTTCCCTTAATGTCTCAACATACTCTGGTCTTATTTATTTAAAAGTAAAAGTAAGAATAGGTACAACTTTTGTTGACGGCGACAGCGAGACATTTGATACTGAATTATGCGGTGGAAGCGAGAAAAATTTAGCAGTCCCAGTAATATGGTGTGGAGATTGTCCTGATAGTATAGATTCCCCACCAGAGTATCTATTATATGTTAGGTCTTCTACTATTCTTTCATATCCTGTTTATTTTAGTTATGGAGGACTATGTTGGTATGCAGATAATAGTGATAATAAAATATCCGTAGAAGAAATACCCCTTGGTTCTATTTTAATAGATGTCAGTACTATTTATTCATCTTGTGATGGTTGCTGTTTAAAATTAGATTGCCCTAGCCCATGGACAGTGCTGCCAGCAGATGCTCAGTCATTTTCAGGAGAGACCTCGGGAGTTTTTTATTTTGAATATCAAACGTATGCTTGTCCTGATCAACTATATGTGGTTAAGAATTTTACAACAGCAGATTGCAATTCGGAAGGTCCTTATATTCCCCCTCCTGAAAAAATATTATTTAATACAGGTTGTGTTGCTACTAGCCTTGAAGACTGTCCGTCTTTCTTTGTTGGAACTCCTTCATGTATAGATCATAATAGTCCTACATATGGTTTTTGTTTGACTGTTAGAGAAAGTGATCTACCTATAGGAATTGTAAATGATGGTGATTGTTATAGTGGCTGTACTACCTATTGGAGGATGTGTGCTGTAGATCCAGATGGGAATACTTCCAACTGGGAAGGTGAAAATGAGTGTGTAGAGGTATAAGTTTTTCAAATGGTAAATAATTAATATATTAAATAGTAAAGAAATAATATATGGCGTTTAACAAACATATAGAAGAGTTTGATCAGTGTGAACCATCCGTATGTTCTGAAGATGTTAATAGAAAAGTTATTTTGTAAAAAGGAATTAAAAATGTTGGATTGTCAAAAAGAAACAAAAAATAAAGATATGTTTATTTGTAAGAAATTAGTAGAGAGAACTAATTATGATGATTTTAAAATTCATAAAATGAGTTGTGAACAATGTCAAAAAGTCGAAGATCGTGACCAATTTCTATCGCGATTAGAAGAGGGATTTTATATCCAAACCCTGTTGATGCTGGATCGTAAGGATTATGTAGATGATGCAAAAAAATATATCATTAATTGTGATAATGAAAAAGTAAGTAAAAGACTTATGCATACTTTATCTACTTTTCTCTATAAAGTTTTTATAAATAAGAATGAAATTGAGCAAAAAGAATATTTTTTAAAGAATATAAAAAGTTTAGGTATAAAAGAATTTGATGAATTTTTAGAAGATGAAGAAAATATATATTTTTATTTTAAAAATCAAATGTTATCTGCTTTGAAAAATCATCAAGATATTGTTGAAAAAAATATAAAACAAGCAGTAGCACTTTTACTCTATAAAAAAGAATTAGTTGAAAGATTAATAGAAGAAGAAAGAGATAAATTCAGTGAATTATTTCTTGAAGATATTAAAAAATCTTTTAAAGAACAAGATTCTAATATTCGGAAGAAATTAGAAGATTCTAATTATAGACCTACTTTAAAAGTTTCCTTAAAAGATAAAATAAAAGGGATAAAGGGGGCATTTAAAAGGATTAAAGATGTGGCCAAGAAAGAGGGTAAAGAAGCTTTATGGGTTGATGAAAAAGAAGCTCAAGAAAGAGTGGTTTGTTGCTCTACTTGTACAGAGGGAGGAAGTTGTCCTTATTGCGGTTGCCAAATAAAAAAGTCATGGTTTATGCCATTAGGTAAATCAGAATTAACTACAGAAGGATGTCCTAATCCTAATACTTATCCTCATCTTAAAAGATTCCCCCCTAAAAATTATTGGGAAGTATGTAATGAAAAAACGTCTGTTATTATTTCCGCGAAAAATGAAAAATATTTAAACAGGACTATTAATGATTTAATAGAAAAGTCTACAGGAGATATAGAAATAATAGTAGGATTAGATGGATGTAAATACGATATTGTAGAAAATGAAATAGTTACTGTGTTTCAACGTAATAAATCTGTGGGTAGGAGAAATATATCTAATCAATTAGTTAATCTATCAACTGGTAAATATTTATTCGAAATAGATGCTCATTGCTCTATATCCTATGGATGGGATACTAAACTTAAATGTGTTTGTGATGACAATACTATTGTTGGATGCTCTGTAAACGCTTTAAATGAAGATTCATGGGAAGGTAATGATGATAGGTGGGTGGGTGGTAAAATAGTTGATGATATTAAATGGAATTGGGATAAAATAAATAAAGAAGAAATGAATAAAACAGAAGAAGTAGAAAGTTTTAATTCCTGTGGATGGATGATTAGAAGAGATTCTTTTGATGTATTAGGTGGTCACGATGAAGAATTAGGAGAATGGGGATGGGAGAATGTGGAATTTACATTAAAGAATAAAAATAATGGTGGCAAAATTATTGTAAGAACAGATGTGATCGTTTCTCATTTGTTCAGAGAAGATTATCCCTATGAAATAAAAGGAAAGAAGTACGATGAAGTAATAAAAATATTTAAGAATAAAAATTATTTATAAAGATAAGTATAATGGCATTTAATAGATATGTAGAGGGGTTTGATCAGTGTGAGCCTCCCGTATGTCCTGAAAACGTTGTTGTAGAAATTGTAAGCACTATTTGTACAGAAGATAAAGTATTACATGTAGGGTGGAGTGTAGCTGATGCATTTAACAGAAGTTTAAGTTCTAATGTAATTTTATGGTCTTGTGGCAATCAAGATTTTAATAATACTTCTTATCCTACAAATAATACCGAACCGTATAAAACTTCATTTGATATATCGGGTTGTTCTGGTGTTATTTATTTAAAAGCAAGGATTAGAATAGGTACAACTTTTGTAGAGGGTGATACGGAGACATTTAACACTGAATTATGCGGTCATGGCGGCGGCCCCGAGGAAAATTTGGCAGTTCCAGCTATGCAGTGTGACAATTGTTCCAATGGAATACAACTAGAGGGTCTGTTATATGTCAAATCTTCTACTATTCCTTCTTACCCTGTTTATTTTAGTTATGTGGGAATATGTTGGTATATAAATAGTAATGATAATGAAATATCTATAGGAGATTTACCAGTTGGTTCTATTTCTATGGACATTACCACTACTTACTCTTCTTGTGAAGATTGTTGTTTACAAATAGATTGCCCCAGTCCTTGGGTAGAAACAGAGGATGGTACTGAAATGATAGGAACTTATTATTTTGAATATCAAACGTATGCTGTTCCTGATCGGATATACGTAGTTAAGAATTTCGTAGAAGGAGAACAGTGTATTCGGGACGAAAAAAATGGGTGGTGGGTTATTAGCCCTCCCCCCCCTGAAAAAATATTATTTAATACAGGTTGCGTTGCTACTAGTCTTGAAGATTGTCCGTCTTTCTTTGTTGGAACTCCTTCGTGTATAGAATGGGAATATCCTACATATGGTTTTTGTTTGACTGTTAGAGAAAGTGATCTACCTATAGGTGTAGTCATTGACTGTGGTTGTGATACTATTTCTCATACTTATTGGAGAGTATGTTCTATAACTCCTGATGGAGATACTCTTTCATGGGAAGGTGGGGACGAATGCTTATGTGTATCTGATGATATTTCAAGCTCAAGCAGCTCAAGCTCAAGTAGTTCAAGTAGTTCAAGTAGTTCAAGTAGTTCAAGTAGTTCAAGTAGTTCAAGTAGTTCAAGTAGTTCAAGTAGTTCAAGTAGTTCAAGTAGCTCAAGTAGTTCAAGTAGTTCAAGTAGTTCAAGTAGTTCAAGCTCAAGTAATGATTGCGATTGTACCCAGCCAGGATTATGTGAATCTGTGCCTAAACTATGGCTTGGTGGTAATTGTGATGGGGTTGGTGCTGGTGATTGTCCTCCAGGCATAGATGATTACTGTTTATCTCATCCAACATTTACGGAGCTTTGCTCATATAGAGATCCAACTTGTATTAGTCATGAGTGCTGGTATGCTACTGTTTGTCATTGTGATTGTTAATAGTTATTTTTAATTTATAAAAAATTTTTATAGAAATATAAATATTGGAGATTATGATAAATTTAAAAGATATTCTTAAAAAATATTTTGACAGAAATAAAAAATATTTATTGTCAGATAATGTTGTTCATGAAATGAATGGAGTAGTTCTTTATAGGTCACAAAATCAAATATTTGATTTTCATTCTTCTCTTATAGAAGAAATTAAGGCTTATTGTAAAGATAATGGTTTTGAGCAAGTTGATAAAATTATCTTTTTATCTTCTTATGATATAGATATTCATGAGACTCCTGCAATAAAATTAAAAATGGAAGGACATTCAAGAATAAAAATAATTAAAGAGCATGGAGATACTATAGTATTAGTATGTATTTGCGAAAGTGTAAATATTAAAGAAAGATGGCAAGAATATGTGTGATAATAGTGGCTAGTTATATGACGAAAAATGTTTTTAAGTTATTATAAAAGAGAATAAAAATGAAGAGAAATAATAAAGAACAAAAAGAAATACTAGAACAAAAAGAGTTTTTAAGACAAGTTATAGATGCATCTCCTAGTTTAGTTTTTGTTAAGGATATTAATGGAAAATATATTTTAGCAAATAAAGCAATGGCTAAATTATATGGAACAACTATTACTGAAATGGAGGGAAAAACTGATCATGATTTCGCTAAAAAAAATATAATTAATGTCAAAGAAGCAGATAAATATGTTGATGCAGATAGAGAAGTAATAGAAAATAGAAAAGAAAAATATATTAGTGAAGAAACTGTTACCAGTTTTGATGAAAAAATTACTTATTTTCAAACTAATAAAATTCCTATTATTTTAAATGATGGTTCTGTATGTTGTCTTGGAGTTTCTTCTGATATTACAGCAAGAAAGAAATCAGAAGAAGAATTGTTAAAAGTCAATGCAGAATTAGAACAGTTTGCTTATGTGGCTTCTCATGACCTTCAAGAACCATTAAGAGCAGTTTATTCTTATTGCCAATTATTAAAAGAAAAAGAATATGATAATGTTAATGATGAGGGGAAGAAGTATTTTAACTATATAATAGATTCTAGTCTAAGAATGAGAAATCTTATTAAAGAACTTCTCGATTATTCGAGAGTTGGGAGAAAAGATAAACCATTTGAAAAAATTAATTTAGGAGAAGTATTAGAGGAAGTATTGAATGATTTTGAAGTTCTGATAAAAGAGACAGAAGCTAATATAATTATTGATCGCGATATACCACATATTTTTGGTATACGTTTTAGAATTAAACAATTGTTACATAATATAATTAGTAATTCATTAAAATTCAAAAGTGAGGAAAAACCTGTTATAAGAATAATTTGTTGCAATTATAAAAAAAATTCTCATTATTGGCTTTTTTATATTAAAGATAATGGACTAGGAATAGAGCCAAAATATTATGATCGTATTTTTGGGATTTTTAAAAGATTGTATTCAAGAGAAGAATATCCTGGTACAGGAATAGGATTAGCATTATGCAAAAGGATTGTAGAGGCCCATGGTGGTAAAATATGGGTAAAATCTCAAAAAGATAAAGGAACTTGTATCTATTTTACGATTGCTAAATCATGGGGTATTTTTGATAATTAAATATAAGTTATTTTTAGGTTGAAAAGTGAAAGTGATATGGTATAATAATTCCATTAAAGTATTTTATTATTTTTATCGATAATAGAATAGTTAGTTTAGTTTAGTTTAGTTTAGTTTAGTTTAGTTTAGTTTAGAGAAAAGGAGTACAAAATGAAAAAGGGTAAAGCGGAATTAGTGTTTATTGTTGATCGCTCAGGTTCAATGAGCGATATTGCCTCAGATATGCAAGGGGCAATCAAGTCAGTTCTATCAGATCAAAAGAAAAAATATAAAGGTGATATCGATGTAACCTTTGTGCGTTTTGATTCTGAATACGAAGAAGTATTTAGTGGTCGATCTATTAAAGAAGTTTCTGAAAAAGATTTAGAGATTGATCCAAGAGGAGCTACGGCTCTATTGGACGCAATGGGAAAAACTATCAATAATTTTGAAAGAAAATTCTCTGAAAAAGAAGAGAAGGACAGACCTGAAAAAGTTTTGTTTCTTATCATCACTGATGGAGGAGAAAATGCTAGTGATGAATTTTCAAAAGATAAAGTTTTTGGTATGATTAAGACTGTTGAGAGAGATCACAAATGGGGATTTACGTTTATTGGGGCCAATCAAGATGCTATTTCTGAAGGTAGCAATATTGGAGTAGCAAGAGGTAAATCTCTTAATTATGCAGCAAGTAGTGCTGGAGTTAGATGTATGTCTCAAGAAGTTAGTAATTTTACAACAAGTTACCTTAGTAAAGGTGATGCAAGTTACTCTTCCGATGATGAGTAATTTTTAGTTTAGTTTTAGTTTAGAATAGAATAGAATAGAATAGTTTAGTTTAGAGAAAAGGAGTACAAAATGAGTTACGATCAAAAGATCCAGTCTGCTCGCAAAGTCATTGACGAGCACAACAACAATGCCGACAAGAAAATTAATTTTGAGGATTTCATCAAAAAATTGATAGACTTGGGAGGTTCTTCGGAAGACGCATTGAAAGCCGCAAGTTGGGACGACCTCGAAAAATGTGGAATCCCTACAATTATGGCAAGAAGATTAACATTTCTTTTTAGACAAGATTCTGATAATGGAGGTGGCAAATCTACCTACATTTCAGAAAAGAAGGTTGCAGGACTTTCTTATAAGGAATTAATTGAACGTTACAATCCAAAAGATGTTAAAAATCCTGTAGGTAAAAGATTAAAAGATCTTTCAGATGGCAAAAAGTTTATTGTATTTAATGATAATAGTAAAGTTAATGTCGAAGAAACAGTCAAACTTTTAGAAGATCTTTTAAATGGTCTGGAAGAAGTAAAAACAGCTTTTGTATGTAATAGGCCATTTCCAACATTTTGTATTGGAGAACGTCCAGACTTCTACGTTGAAGAAAATCCTATTTATCCTGGAAGAGCATTACGTTCTAATGAAACATGTGATCAAACAGGACGTTCATGGCAAGGAGTTTCATTAGAAATTCGTCAGTTGTTATATATGGCAGTTGCCACGTATGAGCTTGAAATATCATCTGTATCGAATGCTCATGATATACTTGATAAAGTTTTGTCAAAGGATTGTTCTTTAGATAGTATTAGAGCGAGGTACCCAGAAGCATCCAAGCAGTTTGATGGAGATTCTAAAATAGGACAACTCCCTCTTCTTAAGATCAGAGTAGGAGAACAGGGGAATAAAGGAAAAAGTAACGTTCCTTTTGGTGAAAACACCACTTATTAATATTAATGATAAGGGGGCAACTTCGGTTGCCCCTTTGTCTTATCAAGGAGACAAATAATGTCACAAGAAATGTCAGTAAAACAAGATTTAAAATGCGTTTTTAATATGCCTGAAAAAATAAGTAGTCAATTTGATGGAGATCAAGAAGCATATCATGGGCTTCCACCGTATGCTCCGATAGATGCTTGTCCTGTAGATGAGTACGAGGCTTGTCCCACTAGTTGGATACATGGCTCAGATATGGTAAGTAGTTATTTCGTAGGAGTAAAAGAAGGTCATGGTATGTGGATAGATCTTAATGAATGCTTCTATCATACTCATGATGTTGCTATTGTTATTTCTATTCAGGGTATCAATCCTATTACAGGTCAAAAAATGGTAGCTGAGAAAGCTTTAAAGCTAGAGCAGTATCATAAGAAATGTCCTATTCATAAAGTGAATTTTAAACAAGATAGATATTGTGAAAAATGTGGTTTTAAATGGCCTGGACAAAATTATCTAGCAACAACTGGAACTCCCGAAATGAGGTTATGGTTGGATGGTTTTAGAACTCCAGAGGGAACAGTAAGGCAGTATATTTTTACAGAAGATGAAATGAGAGGAGTAGCTTCTCAGCTAATAGGAAAGGAAAGAGTTTTTGCTATAGGTATTGCTTATTATCTTAGTAAGAATAAGAAACCTTATACTTTGAAACGTCCTGAAAAAAGAGAATTGTCTGTTGATCATACAGGAGATTCTTTTACCCCACCTATATTTTTTAGCCCCTGGCATACTTCTCAGAGTTTGAATAAAAAAAGCAACGCGGGTTCTCCACCATCTTATATGGGGCTAGGACATGACTCAAATACTAACATTGATTCTTTAGAATCTATGAATATAAGTTCTTCTGGTGGTTCAGCAGGTGATGCTCCCATTGGTAGTAATATGACTAATAGCAGTAAAAAATCTTCTATGAGAGGAGTAATTACTCCTGATAGTGCTCCAGTAGAAGCGCAAGCAGTTCAACCAATTACTCCTGTTAAACAATTAGAGATAGGAGCAGGAGCATTAATACAACAACAAGTTTATGATGATCCTAAAATATTAAATTATTGGGAAGAAAAACCCGCTGGTATGATTTACATTAATTATTGTGATGAAGGAACAAAGAAGAAAATTTTAGATGCTGGTAGAAGAGCAGATAAAAAAGATGGTTTTATGAAAGATCTTAAAGTAGGTGGATGATTAGTACAGAGAAGGACTGTTCTTTACGTATTGTAGGAACAGTCCTTTTTACATTGCAGCAGATTTTTTAGATGAATGCGTTGAATTTAAAGTAGCAAAAGTCAAAGCTCTGGAAAGATCTTTTGGTTGTATTTCGTCTTTAATTAAATAATCTTTAATTCCTAATAACCATGCTTTTCGTCCGATAGAATAATCTTCTAATCCTGTTAGAACGATAACTGGTATATTTTTGTTGTGTTTTCCGAGATGGTTTAATGTCGTTTCTACTGTTTCTATTCCATCTGATTCTGGTAGCGCTAAATCAAGGATGATAGCGTCATAATTCTGTGAGGATAATTTTGTTAGTCCATGTTTTAGACAATTGCATTCGTCAATTATGATGTTATTTTTTTCAAATTGGTTAATATAGTTAATTATTAAGTCCCTGTCTTCTTTACTATCTTCTATTAGTAGTACTTTCATTTTTTTTTTGTCCTTTCTATTTATAAACAAGAATTCTTATTATCTGGTAGTTTGTTAGATTTTAACCAGTATTCTCCTATCATATTTACTTTTTCATATAATTCATTAATGTCAAAAGTTTTAGTGACGTATGAATTAGCATGTAATTTATATGTTTCTTCTATATCAGAATAATCTTCAGAAGTGCTAAATATAATGACAGGTATCGCTTTGTAGTTTTCGTCATTTTTTATTGCTTTAAGTATTTCTTTTCCACTAAGTCCTGGCAAATTTATATCTAAAAGAATAATATTAGGAGTTGGTGCGGATTCAAATTTGTCTTTTTTATAGAGGAAATTTAAAGCGTCGCCGCCATTAGTTAGATTGAGGATATTTAATGAAAGATTAGGAATCTTGTTTAAAGCTTGTTTTATAAGCTCAAAATCAGCTTCATTGTCTTCTATAGATAGCACAGTGAATCTTTTACACATATTTTATTCCCAACTTAGTCAATAAAGGCAGAATACTTACTAATTCTTATAATCTTATTAAGAATCCTTTTTTATTTGAAAGTGAAAACAAATAAATTATAATATAGAAAACGAAAGTATTAATAGGAGATAAAATGAGTAATGGTAATATTCCAGTTATTAGTATCAGTGCAAAAACCATCCCTGAGGCATGGGAAAGGGCGGTTTTGGCAGTTTGGAGTCAGGGCACGAAAGTGAAAACGCAGTATGATAAGCCAGAAGATCCACCAAGTAGAGATGCTACAGTAATGGTATCTGTGGAAGATCCCTTTGCTGAGCCAAGAATTCATAAGAATTTTCCTGGGGGACCAGCAGAATTAGAATCATATAGGCAAGAAGTGGTAAATGGTATTCATGACCATTGGATAGATCCCGAGAATGATAAATGGACATATACTTACCATGAAAGACTATTTAACTATTCTCCTTGTGTAGATTTGAGTAAATCAGACTCTTTACGACCTTTTATTCCTGTTGATCAGATACAGTATATTATAGATTATTTAGCTAAATCGGGTCACACAAGACGAGCACAGGCTATTACTTGGCAACCTACATGTGATCCACAGACATATGATCCACCATGCTTACAGAGGGTCTGGTGTCGTATGATGGAAGATGAGGAAGGTAATCCTGTTTTGAATATGAATACACACTGGAGATCTCGTTGTCTCTATAAGGCTTGGTTTATGAATGCATATGCTATGACTGATCTTCAAAGATTTATGGCCGAAAAAATAAGTGAAAAAATAGAAAAAACTGTAAAAGTAGGAAGATATATGGATATAAGTGATTCTTTACATCTTTATGGTAGTTATTTTGGTGAAATTGAGCCAGAAGTTAAGAAAATGAAAGAAAATCCTATATGTCTTGACTGTTCTTTAGAATATAATGAATGTACAGCAGATTATATAGAATCTATAAGAAACAATTTAACGCAAAGGACTTATAATACAACAGATACTGCTTTTAAGATGATGACAGATGAAGCAAAAGAAAATCTTAAAAGAAATCCTGATTATTATAGCGAAGGCGATAAATGATAGATTTTATAGATGAAAAATATGGAAGAGTTGTAATATATGATATAGGAGAACTTGGAGAAATACCAACTGGAGAATCTATAATAGATGCTATTATGGTGAAAAAACTATCACAATTATCAGAGGCTAGTGTTGTAGGATATAGAAATCTTAAAAAAAGAAAAGTAAAGATATTAAAAAATAGATATGCTTCGATTGAAGATTATGAAACTGAGCAGTTTGTTCTTAACTATGGCGTAAAAAAAGAAAAAGAAGTATATGATCCTATAAAAACGAGATTTGAGATATTAGACTTATGAAATATAAAGTAGGCGATAGAATAAAAATAAAAGAAGAAAATTCATTTATAAATGAGTGTAGGGATCTTCTTGAATCAGTAAATCCTCCTTATGTTCTTACTATAATAGAAGCCTGCGATAAGTATGATAGAAATGACGGTTATTGTGGTGAAAGATATAAAGTAAAAGAAAATGGACAGTGGAACTGGTATACAGACAATATAGAAGGTTTGTATAAAGAAGAAGTATTTGATCCTATAGAATCAAGATTGGATATTTTAGACTTATGAGTGAGGCAAATTATAGAACTGTAGAATGTTGTAAAAATTGCAAGTGGTGGGATGATGGCTTTGGCGATTATAAATCAACTTGTATCAAATATATTTTTGAGTCTTATCTCAGTGATAGTATTTGCGATAATTATAAATCAAGGTTTTTAAATGAATAGTGATATAGCTGATAGATTTGATTTATTAATATTTGAAGATGCTCAACAAATGTTCGACAGAAGAGCAAACGAAGCAGAAAGTAGAAAGAAAAAACTTGCAAAAATAGAGGGAATAGGTTATTGTGAAGGTTTTGAAGGAAGATGTGAAGGTGTCGAAGAGGGATGTGAAAATACAGAAAGTGTAAAATGGACACCTTCTAGGACTTTTTATCCTTGGAATATTGATAAAGATCCATTAGAAGATCCGAATAGGGATATATTCCTATGTGATTGTTGTGAAATAAGATATAACGAATACTGGAATGAAACGTGGAAAGAGTATAATGCAGGAAGATTATGAGATATTAGATTTATGATTTATAACGATATGACAGATAGATTTGATCTTTTAATTTTTGAAGATGCAGAAGAATATATTAAAAGAAAAAAGAAAGAGAAAAGAGAAAAAAAGAAAAAAGACAAAGAAGATAATAGAGAAATGGCAATCAAAGGAGTATGCGAAGGTTGCGAAGAGAAAAAAGAAAATTTAAGATGGGTTAGGAATCATGAGTATTATTCTTGTTATGACTGTTTCATACATGACTTACAATGTGAATCAAGCGTAATGGTCCCATCTAGGTCATGTGATCAGCTTGAAGATTATATGAGCGAAGGTGTTTGGGACGAACTGTGTGAGGCAGATAGGTACAGAAGATATTGTGATATTTGTGAGTGGAGTAGTTTTAATTTTGAAGATGAATATTATTGTGAGCATTGGAATGGGTTAGTAGAAGAAATAATAGTATGTGAAAAATGTTATGAGAAAAGGAAATAAAATGACAAAATATGAAAAAAAACAAAAAGAAGCAGCATTAATAATTTCAAGTATTAGTATAATAGTAGGTATTATAGCTTTATGTATAGGTCAATTTGGTTTGGTTTTTATTGGCTTGGTTCTTATTTGTGGTTTTTACGATATAGAAATAATACTAAAGAAAATTGAAAAAATAATGAAAGAAAAAGAATTAAAATGAAATATGAATATATTCATTTTGTAGAAATAGAACAAAAACCTAGAACAAAAGTTTATTCTTGTAGAAATAATAAAAGTAAAGAAGAACTAGGTTTGGTTAAATGGTTTCCTAGTTGGAGACAATATTGTTTTTATCCCATTGCTAATATAATTCTTAGCAAAGGGTGTTTAAAAGATATACAAAATTTTATGGAGCAATTGTAATGGTTTTAATAAAAAAATCAGTGAGTAATGTCCCTACATTAAAAGAGTTAATACTGTGTCTTTCTCCTGAAGGAAGAAAAAAAGTATTGGAACTTGTTCAGAATACTCAAGCAGATATGGGCGATTGTAATGGCATAATAGAAATAGAATCTCAATATTTTGCAATTGAAGAAGAAATAAAGAAATATATATGTGGTTAACAAGAAAACAATTTAGAGAAGGAGTATTTAAGAGAGATAACAATCTATGTGTTATCTGCGAAGAATTTGCGGACGCAGCTCATCATATTCTGGAGAGAAAATTGTGGGGAGAATCTCAAGGATATACATTAAATAATGGTGCTTCCTTGTGCCCTAAACATCATATAGAAGCAGAACAAACAGTTTTAAGTTGTGAAGAGATAAGAGAAGATGCAGGAATAACAGAAGTTATATTACCTGAACATCTATATAAAGATAATACTTATGATAAATGGAGTAATATTATACTTCCTGATGGCAGAAGAGTTAAAGGGGAATTATTCTTTGACGAATCTGTTCAGAAAATATTGAAAGATGGAGGAGTTTTAGGAGAATTTTGTAAATATATAAAGTATCCGAGAACGATGCATTTATCTTTTAGTCAAAAAGTTACAGATGATGATAGAATATTGAAAAATGAAGATCAATTTCTGAATAAGAGAGTAATTATTAGTGAAAAACTTGATGGAGAATCATCTTCTTTGTATAATGACTACATGCATGCTCGTTCCATTGACGGTCAAAATCATATTTCAAGAAATTGGTTAAAGAATTTTCATAGCAAAATGGGATATAATATTCCTGAAGAATGGAGAGTGTGTGGTGAAAATATGTTTGCTAAACATACTGTTTATTATGAAAATTTAGAAACTTATTTTTATGTATTTTCAATATGGAATGAAAGAAATGAGTGTTTAAGCTGGAGTGATACTATAATATGGGCAGAGCTTTTAGAACTTAATTTAGTTCCTGTTTTGTTTGATGGGATTTGGAACGAGGAAATAATAAAAGAATTTTGTAAAGACGATAAGAGAGAAGGTTTTGTGGTTAGGATCGCAGATAGTTTTTCTTATGGAGATTTTAGAAAATCTATAGCAAAATTTGTTAATCCTAAATTTAAAAATAAGTTAAAAGAAGAGGACACTTATCACTGGAGGTATAGTGCTATTACTCCAAATAAGCTAAAATAGAAAAGGTAGTCTGTATAGGGGCTTATGCCAATAAATCAAGGCAAAATGATTAAAGTAATTATGGAATTGGAGTTAGTATTTCCTTATAGGTTATCAATGGGGGTGTTGGTGGAATTTTGTTATTTGTGGGATACTCTTCTTGTTAAGGGTGGAACAAAGAAATTAAAATCTATTATTTCTATGCCTGGTCATCATTTTAAAAAGATTTTTGGGACTAATCCTAGAGAAAGAGAATTTTCTATTCCCAGTGGTATGGAAAAATTTATAAGTAAAATAACAGTTAAAAAGATATTGATTAAAGGAGAGTAAGATTTTTATTATTTTAGAGGAGTATGGAGTGTTTATAATAATGATATTGACTATAAATCATATCATTATTCAGGAAGAATAGATAAGAGAAATGGCAATTTAAATAAAGATACTTATATTGTAAAAATATATAAAATAAAAAGTATAAAAAAATTAAGAAAAAAAGCATTTTTTAATATAAAGGAATCTTTGAATGATTAATTTGCAAGGAGATAATAAAATAGTTATGGGGAGTAAAAAGAATAATGGCCTTCGTTGTGCTTTGGATCTTGATGGGTGCATCGCGTACTGGGAAAAATCTGCAGCAAGAACTTGCGATATTGATTATGAGGATAAGGAGATAAGAGAAGCTATTAAAAATGGTAAAAGATTAGAGAAATTTGTAGGTGGAGATCCGAAGATGTGGAAAATGATCGATGCTGAAGGTGAGAAGTGGTGGGAGAATCTCGAGAAACTTCCATGGGCAGATGATCTTATTGAACTCCTAAAGGCAGAAACAAAAGATTTCTTTTTCTTAAGCTCTCCTTCTAAAAGCCCTATTTGTTATTCAGGAAAAATAAAATGGGTATTGAAAAACTATCCTAAAATGGATAGGAATCTATTCCTTGGGTGTAAGAAACATCTTTTTGCTAATCCTAATATTCTCCTAGTAGATGATACCGAAAAGAAAGTTAAAGAGTTTAGAGAGTATGGAGGACATGTTTTTAAATGGCCTTGTCCTCTCAGTATCATAGATGGAGATGTTGAGATAGAAGATGTTTTTCAGGATCTTAAAGATTATATAAAAGAAATAAAATGAAATATGTAATTACTGGAAAATCGGATTCTTATTGGATTTATCTTAAGAATAATCAATATCATAATGGGGAACAAACAGTACACGCTCGAACAAAAAAGAGATTTGATGAAATTGCAGAAAATGATACTATAGTGTTGCTAAATGGTTGGTGGGCCAGGAGTTGGGCAATAGATGCTATTAAAGAAATAACTAAGGCATATCCTACAATCACTTTCGAATATCTCGATGGTCCATTTGGTGAAATTGAAAGAAAAAATTTGAAAAGTGAAAACATATCGAATAGATTTGATATATTAGATTTGTAAATTTTTGAGTATGAATGGCAAAAATAGATCCAAGATATGATAATGCAACAATCACCATTGGTGAAGACGGGCTTGAAAGAGTTACAGACTTTCAATTTATAGAAACTCATTTTGCTTCAGCATCTGCGCCTCCTCTGGTTTCCGTACCTGAAGAATTACCATCTTCTATATGTCCAGTTTGTGGAAGTCCTGATATTCAAATAGTTAATGGTCATGGTTCTTGTAATGACTGCCAATCAGAAATGACCTACAGTGTAGAACTTACTTGTTCAACTTTGGCAGATATGGGTATTAGTAATCCATGTGGTGAGATAAAAAAAGAAATACCTCCTGTTAAAAAATACAAAGATATAGTAAGTGATATAAATGACAGGTTTAAAATTTTAGATTTGTGAGGTAATAAAATGATAATAGCAATTATTCCATTAATACCAGTAGCATATGCTGCAGGAGGATTAGTTCTTGGGGGAGTTACTGGGTGGTTGAGAGGGAAGAGAAAAAAGAAAAAAGAACAAAAATTCCAAGAAGAGATATTAAAAGAGTTGCAGACTATAAAGAAAACACAAAAAAAACAAGAAAAAGATATTAAAGAAGTTAAAGATAATACAGCAGTAGAGGAAGATGATGAGGAATTAGATAATACTCCCGTTCCTCTGCCTACTAGTTCTGTTCCAGACAAAGTTTTAAACAAAGTAAAAAAATCTAAAAAAGACGATATTATTGAATGTGGTGGGGATGAAAGATTTGATATATTGGATCTTTAGAATTGATATTATAAGGAGAATTAAAAATGTTAAAAGAGCTTACTGATGCTAATTTTCAACAGGAAGTCACAGAAGAAGCAGGCGTTATTCTTGTTGATTTTTATGCTCAATGGTGTGTACCTTGTAAAGCTATGACTAAAGCGGTAGAAGAATTAGATAATGAAGGTAATGGGAATGCTAAGATATGTAAGGCAGATATAGAAGAGAACAGCTCGGCTGTAAAAGATTTAAATATCAGTAGCGTTCCTTTTGTTGTCCTATATAAAGATGGGAAGATCGTTAATAAACATGTTGGACTTCGTTCCAAGCAGGACTTGCAGAAAGATATAGAAAAGGCTTGCAATGGATAAAGAAAGAAATATGTTTTGCGAAAAAGCTAGAATTATAGTTGCTAAAGAAATGAATATATCTCCCGATGATATAGATATGGAGTCTATTTTTAATTGTGCAGAAAGATCAGTAAGAAATCTTTGTCAAGAGATTTATCCAGAGTATAGGATTACCTGTAAGAACAAAAAAGAAGAAGAGGCAATCTTAACTGTTCATGGAGCTAAAATTATTGAAAAAATGTTTGAAGAAGCTCCTCCATTTTTTAGTTGGATTTATGAGTATGAGGAATCATATATTCAATCTTTGTTAGAGGGGAAAAATTGATGGCTTATTTACACTGTCATTCATGTGATTTTTCCCAAGATGATTTTTGGGATTTTTCATTCGGGAAACATGGATATAAAAAAATACTATTCTGGAGCTGGAAATACAATCCTATCAGTTGTTTTTTAAGTTATGTCTTCGGACAATCTAATTTTTCTTTTAGAGATGCTTTTATTATTCCTAGGAGAAGAGAATTCGGATCAGAAGTAATTGAGGAATTTGGGTGGAAAAGAACAGATCCTCATTCATGGTGGCTTATATATAATAGTTTTAAGCATATGATTGGAAAGTTTAAATATCAAAAGTATTGGACATATAAAAGCTGGGAAAAAGCAATTGAAAAAAATGGTGGAGATTGGCCTTGTTGCCATGAATGTGGAAAGAAGGAATTAGATATTGACTAATTTTGAGGAACTAAAAACAAGAATAATAATAGCTCAGTCTATTGGTCTGGCTCCTGATGATGTAGAGATGCTGGCTGAAGGGCTAAAAGAAGAATATAGTATTTATAGTTTTTATACTTTACACCATTTTAAAGAAAATCATATGTTATTGGGATTTGATAGTGTCCCCACTATATCTAAGGTTAGAGAACAGGTGAAGGATTTATATCTAATTATGGCAGAAATGGATTTTGATGAAGAAATGTTAAATTTAGATAAAGAAATGAAAGATGTTTAAAATTTTAAATTTGATTGAATTGTTCTTTTCCAGAACTGTTAATATAATTTAATAATTTACCACCTGTAGAATCGAATACTCCTATTATCTTTATTTCATCAGAATGAATTAATCGATGGCATTTAACACAAACACAGAGACAATTATCATTGGAATATTTTCCACCATCTTTTCCTTCAATTCCCCATCGATGAACATCTAGGAGCTTATACTCGGTTTCTCCACATATGTGACAGTGTTTGTTTTTTCTCTTGAAAATTTTTTTACTAATAAAAGGTATTTTCATTTTTTATACTTCAAAAGTGAAAGTAAATAATGTATATAGTATATAATCGAGTGAAAAAGAAATTAAGTTTAATTTAGGAGTTAAGTAATGTCAGATTTTAATAGGGTTTTTTTGATCGGGAATTTCGCACAAGATCCAGAGCTAAAAGATATTGGTAGCAGCAATAAGGTAGCTAATTTTGTTATTGCTAGTAATAGAAATTGGACTGGGCCTGAAGGCGAGAAGGCAGAAGAAGTTTCATTTATTGATTGTGTCTCTTACGGAAAACGAGCCGAAACAATTGCTCAGTATTTTTCAAAAGGAAGAAAAATATTTATTGAAGGCCGTTTGAAACAAGAGAAATGGATTGATAAGGAAACTAAAAAGTCACAAAGTAGGATCAGGGTCATTGTTGAAAGTTTTAATTTTATGGATAGCAAAAAAGAAAATGGTACTTGTAGTAGTACTTGTCCAGCAACAGGAGCTATTCCTGTGGTAGCAGGTAATGATATACCTATTGTTGATGCACCTGCTAAAGACGGTGATTTCGAGATTATTTAGATGAAAGTTTTTTCATTATGACTAAATTAAAAAAAATTAGGCTTAAAAATTACTGTGGTTATAGGGATTTTGAGTTAGATTTAACAGATGGTGATAATGTTAAAACATGGGCAATTTTCTACGGCCCTAATGGAAGCGGTAAAAGTAATTTCATTAGGGCAGTAGATTTACTAGCCAGACCTAAAGCCTTTTTGCAAAAAAAGAATACCTTAACATTCCGAAAACTTAAGTACCATCATGATTACATAGCTGGTGTAGAAACTATGTATAAAGAAATTAATGATTTAATGATGGAGGGAGTATTCCTTGTTGATGGAGAACAAAAAAGAGTAATTCTTGAAGATAATATTAAGGGTGTTATTTATGCTGGAAGAACTGTTGATGAAGAAAAAGGAGAAATCAGCGGTATAAGACTGAATGAACTTGGACCTGATAAACAAGGGGTTATTTTTATAGATGCTGATAGCAGAAACATGATGACTAAATTTCAGATTATTTCTTCTATGCAGGAACAATTTTGTGATTTTGCTAGAGAGGTATATGGATTTAACTGTTATTGTCCTTCAGGAGCGATAAGTTATGATCATGGGATAGAATACATATCAGATTTTGTGATAGAAAAATCTGATGGCACTAAAGTTCACTACAAAAGATTTTCTGATGGAGAGAAAAAAATAGCTACATTAATTTCTAGCCTATTCAAGAGAGCATATAATGATAGTCCTGATTATGAGGGAAAGGATATTCTTATTATAGACAACATTGAGATGCACATTTATTTTAAAAGACATATGAAGTTAATGGAAAAGATGGAAGAATATTTCCCTACTAAACAGATTATAGCTACAACTCATTCTCCAGTTATTATCCAAAATTTTGAAAGTAAATATATGTATGATTTAGAAGAGTTGTTAAGGGAGAAGATTGTTGGATAAAATTTGCGTTGTTGATTTTGATGGGACAATATGCGAATTTGCATTTCCCGAAATGGGGGAACCAAAGAAGGGGGTAAAAGAAGCATTAACAAAAATAAGAGAGATGGGTTATGAAATCCATATTTTCTCTTGCAGGACTAATGTTGAATTATTTAAACATCCTATTGATAGACAAGAGCAAGTTAGAGAGATGAAAAAATATATGGACAAATTTGAGATTCCATATGATCAAATTTTAAATAAAGATAAACCCTTAGGTCATATTTATATAGATGATAGGGCCATAGGATTTAGAGATGACTGGGAAAAAGCTGTTGAAGAAATGAGGGAATTATGAACAGAGATTTAGACATATATATAGATGAACCTATTGACTCTGATTTTTTAGAAAGTATTAAAGGCATAACTTCAAATGATATTGTAAAGAAAATCAAATATCCAAATCCATTACATACTTTTAAATATAATCTTGAATTAACTAATCAGTGTGTAAATACTGCAAGATTTATGATGGAGGGAGTTGGTTTTTCAGCTAAATATTGGTTGTGTACAGGTATGAAAACGTTGGATAATATTATTAAATATAATATGAAAGACGAGCATTATAATGAATTGATAAACATAAGTGGTAGAAAAGATGTTTTGTGTATGAGTGGTTTGCCATTGTTTTATTCAATTGAACATACTTTTGGAGACACTCTATTCTTGGTTTCTGATGTAAGAAAAATACGAGTTATAGTGAGTTGTTTTATGTGTGATTTGAAAGGTAAAGATGTTGGTGAAAAAACACCACCAAAGACTGCTGAACCAAGAAAAGCAAGAGTAAAGAAAGCTCCAAAAGCTCCATCATATCTGGACACTGTCGAAGATGACGATTGGGAGGATGATATATAATGTTAAATAAAGAAAAAGCAGAAGTTGTTTTTAAAGAAGAATTAGAATATATAAAACATTCTGGTCTTAAAAATTTTACTCTTAAATGTTTTGAAGAGTTGACTCCAGATTATTTTTGGGAATTTACTGCTTCTTCAACTCAAACTCATCATCCTAAAGTAAGTAATAAAAAACATGGTATAGTTTTACATACTAAATTATGTGTGTGGTGGGCTAGGAAATTAGCTGATAATTTTAATGTTAAAGATTTGGACATAATAGTATCAGCGTTGCTTCTTCATGATCTACAAAAATTTGGTAAGACATTAGATAAGAATAATAAGCCCACCTTAGCAGAGTATACAGGAGCTCACGGTCCTGTTCTAGCTGTTCAAATGGAAAATATTTATGATAATACAAATATTAATGAGGAAGTTCAATATGATATTAATTCAATTGTTACCTGTGTGGCTCTACACATGGGGAGATTTACAAATAAATCTTTAGCTTTTTCATGGGGTAAAATGCCAAGAGATAAAGATGGGCAATTGGTAAATATTGTTCAGCTAGCAGATTATTGCGCATCAAGACAATCAGATAAAAAAATGGAAGAATTAGATAATTATATATTCCCAGGAGATCAGTAGTGGCATCAGTAATTTTAATAATTGATTGGGAAAGTTATGCTGACGATAAAATTGAAGATGTTAGAGTAATGGAAAATGATGCAGGAGATGTTTGGATTTTCTCTTCGATGGAAGATGCCGACGAATGGATAGAAGAAAATCATAAGATAGGTCAGGGTTATCATATAGCAGAATTGTAAATTTTTAGGAGTTAAAATGAGATTACCAAAACTACAAAAGGATAAAAATTTTCTTATACAAACAAAGTATGCTGTAAGTAATATAGATAATATTGCTGGTGTTTTAACTTGTTTATCAGTAGAAGCTAAACGAAATGATTTAACGTCTATGGCATATGTTTTGATGGAATTAGCTGATGGTTTGGGCGCATCGGCGGAAGAGATTGAAACTTTAATTAGATGTACAGAAAGGCAAAGAGAGAATGAGCAAGAGCAAAATAAGAAGGATTAATCTTAGTAAGGAGAATAAACAATGTATATCAAATTAAAAGTATTAAGACCAGATGGTAAATTAAATGGAATATTAGTTAATATAAATAATATATCTATTATTAGTGAGCATATAGAAACAAAAGAACGAGGAAATTATTTGGAAGATCTTTCAAAAATATGTATGATCGGTAGAGATTATTATATAATTGCTTGCAGTTTTTCAGATTTAGAAGAAAAATTATTAAATAGTTAATTTTATTAAAGGAGCTGGAAGGGAATATATCGAATATAAGTTATAACAGTATTTTAATAGGAGAAATGTTATGATTTATACAAGAATATGCCCACAGTGTAAAGAAGAATTAACTTATAAATATAAATGTAGTTGGAAAAAAGCAGAAGAAGGGAATAAAATTTGTCTCCCTTGCACTCGTAAGAATTATTGCAATTCGGAAAGAGGCAGAAAAAAAATGGCTTCTACGTTGTGGAAGCCTCGATATGGTAAGGACAACCCATTTTATGGAAAGAAGCATTCTAAAAAAACAAAAAAGATACTTGCAGAAAAATGTCCTAACATTGGCAAAAATAATGGGATGTTTGGTAAAAATGTTTATGATGTTTGGACAGAAAAATACGGAGAGGAAGAAGCTAATAAAAAAATGTCTGAAGCGAAAGTTAAGTGGTCTAAGGCATCAAGTGGTTCAAATAATCCTATGTATGGCAAACCTAGCCCTCAAGGATCTGGTAATGGATGGAGTGGATGGTATAAAGAATGGTATTTTAGAAGTTTAAAAGAATTGTCTTATGTTATTAATGTTTTGGAAAAAAATAATCTAAAATGGATATCTGCTGAAAAAAAGGAATTTACAATACCTTATAAAGATTGGGATGGAACTAATAGAACTTATCGAGCAGATTTTTTTGTTGAAAATAAAAAGTTAGTAGAAGTTAAACCTAATAGATTAAAACAAGCAATAACTAATAGATTAAAAACAAAAGCGGCTAAAAAGTTTTGTAAAGAAAATGGTTATGAGTATGAAATGGTAGAAGCTAAAAGATTAAAAGATGATCAAATTTTAGATTTGTATAAAAAGGGTTTGATAAAATTTATAGATAGATATGAAATAAAATTTAAAGAAAGATATTTAGATGGAAAAAAATAAAAAAATTAGGCGTATCTGTCTTTTCGGAGGTGCTTCGTCAGGTAAGTCCATTACAGCAACAAATGTCAGAGCACAGTTAGGATTTAAGGGTTATGATATCGAACTTGTTGAAGAGGTAATTAAAGATTGGACTTATATTCCTCGTATTCCTAAAGACTGTGATAGTATTTATCTTCAAGCTTCTCAAATACAAAAAGAAGATATTAGATTGAGAGCAGGAGTAGATCTTATAGTGAGCGATTCTCCTCTTATGCTTCAATATTTTTATGCTTTTTATCATAATGTCCCCTTACAAAAAGCTATGTTATCAGCAGCTCTAGATTTTGAGAAAATATATCCTTCTTTGAATATTTTTATTGATAGAGAAGATAAATTTTATGATGAAGTAGGGAGATACGAGAAACTACCAGAAGCAAAAAGCATAGATAGATTAATAAGGGCCGTGTTGGCAGAAAATAAAATATCTTTTAGAAGTTTTTCTTGTTTGGATCAAGAAGGAATTGTTGATTATATTATTGAGAAATTGTCATGCCAAAAATAGAACTTATAGATAATGAAAAATTAAAAAAGCAATTTTTATTACTTAAGGGAGATTCTAAAGATGTCCTAAAAGATCTTCCTGAGAATTTCGTTCATACCGTAGTTACAAGTCCTCCTTATTGGCAGTTAAGAGATTATTTTGCTGATGATCAACTAGGTCAAGAAACTACTCCAGAAGAATATGTAGAAAATTTAGTTATTATATGTAGAGAAATAAAAAGAGTGCTCAGAAAAGATGGAACTTTCTGGCTCAATATGGGAGATGGCTATAATAATAGTTCTGGATTTGAAAGGACTACTGATTGGAAAAGAGATGGTAGAACAGGCGGTTCGTCTGATAAGAAATCTTTTAAGCATTCCGTTATAAAAGTAAAAGATCTTGTAGGTATGCCGTGGAAAGTTGCTTTTGCTTTGCAAGCTGATGGGTGGTATTTACGTTGTGATATTATCTGGGAAAAAACAAATCCTATGCCAGACGGAGCTAAAGATAGACCAACAAGAGGTCATGAATACATATTTCTATTAACTAAATCTCCACGATATTTTTATGATTATTATAGGGTATTAGAAGATACAGCAGAGCAACCAGAACAGATTCAAGGGTTTGGAGCAAATGAGCAATATGGGACTTATAGAATGGATCAAGAGAGAACATTTGAACATTATGGTAAAAGAAATAAAAGATCTGTATGGAGAACCTCTGTCTCTACTTTTAAAGGGAAACATTTTGCTACATACCCAGCTAAACTCATAGAGCCATGTATTAAAGCAAGTACATCTGAGAAGGGCTGTTGTGTAGATTGTGGAACTCCGTGGTCTCGTCTTTTTGAGAAAGAAAAGAAACCATCAGATAATAAGAAAGGATACACCTTAGAGTTGGTTGATAAGGGTTGGAAAAAAGGCTGTTCTTGCGAAACAGACGAAGTAAAAAAATGTATTGTGTTAGATCCTTTTAATGGTTCTGGGACTACGTGTAAGGTGACGTTAAAATATGATCAAGATTATATAGGAATAGATACTAACGAAGAGTATCTAGAAATTGCAAGACAAAATATAAAAGGTAGTAAAAAAGATACTGAAGATTCTCTTTCTATTACCGAGGCATCTACATTGGAGAGTTTTTTAAATGATAGTTGAAGAATTAAATTTAGATCAATTTCAAACAGGGCTAGAGTTAGAAAAAGAATTTAATAGAGTTAGCCGCTTCTATGAAGATAAAGAAATGGGATATGACGGAACAGAAAAAATTCTTAAAGAGATATTTAATCACGGCAAAACGACTGGAAAGTTTCCACAAAATGCCTGCAAATATTATATGAAAAGAAAAAACTACAATAATGATGGCACAAAAAGAACTCATTTGGGATTTGCTCTTTCCTTAAGAAAATTTCAAAAATTAGAAAAGAAAATTGTTATTGATTTTTTAAGTTTTTGGAGAAAAAAATATTCTAATAAATTTATGGGATATAAAAAATATGGGACAGATGAAAATGGGTATATGATGATAGTTAGCCCTCAGCTTAAACAGGTTATAAAGCCAGATTATATAATACGTATAGGTAAAAAAGATTCTTTGTTAGAGGTAAAATATTTTCCCTACAGGGCTAAGTTTAAAATAGCTAATATTAAGGGATACCTTACTTATGGTAAAGGGGGATGTTTTTTAGCATTTAGGTTAATGAACAAAAATTATTGGACAGGAAGTATTGGAATGAAATCAATTTTAAAATTTATACCGACTCATGCGATGGGCCAACAGACAATTATTCTATCTAATGAGCAAATAAATACATTAGTCAAAGATAAATTATTAATGGAGTTTACTAGTGCTTGATATATTAGCAAAAGAAAAAGGTTTTGTATTATCGGAAGAAAATGGTTTTGATGATCTTGGAAGACCATGTATCGATTTATATTATATGAATTTATGTTTTGGAGTTAATCTTAGGTCTATTGATAAATCTTCGAAGTGTGGCTGTATCGCTGCTCATAAGGACGGAGCATTTTTATCATCAGGATATAATAATCCCTTAAGGGGATCGGACGATCATAATATTCCTGATGTAAGGCCAGATAAATATGCTTATATGGAACATAGTGAAAGAAATGCTATTTATAATGCAGCAAGGCATGGTATTAAGATATATGGAAGTACCTTCTACATAACAGGGTTTCCTTGTATTGATTGTCTTAGAGGTATGGTTCAGTCTGGTGCTAAGAAGATCATATATGGGCCTTTGCAGGTTAAAATGCCCGAAATAAGGGAAGATGCTTTGTACAGCGGAGTATTGAAGAAGCAGACTATAGTGATTAAAAGATTTGTATATGATGAGGGTTTGTTCTTTTTAAATCCCATAGCTAAATTTATGGTAGATCTGAAAAAAGAAGCTGGAATACCAGATGTAAAATTTGAGTGGAATGTCCCTCGTTTGCTAAATAATAAAAGAGGTTTTTGATTCGCTAATTTTAATATATATGAATAACATATTCATAAAAGGAGATTTGTTTAGCGATGACCTGAACAAATCTTTTTGTTTTAATATGTCATTATTGAAAGAATTTCTTATGACTTCTTTATCAAAAGGTTTATTTTTTGCGAGATGGATGAGAATTTACTTAAAATCAAGAAAAGAAAAAAAACAAAGAAAAAGCACAGCCTATTATGAAAGACAGTGGGATAAGAAACTAAGAGGTTTGAAATAAAAGCAGGATTTTTGCAGGAAAAATACGATGTAATATATAGAAATGTTTAAAGGAGCAATAGAATTAATATGATAGATGAAAGATTTCCACCAGAACCAACTACACACAATCCTATAAGTATGAGGATACTAGGACTTGCAAAAACTCCATCAGCATGGGCCCAAATAGCTAGAAGAGCAGAAAAAGCAAATAAGTTCGGAGATGCTTATTATTACTGGAATGCAGGGGCAACTGCCTATACAAGAAGTTCAGAAAAAAGAGTAGTATATGAAGGATTTAGAGATAAATGTCTTGAAGTATGGAGAAAAGATAATAAATCATGCGAAGAAGAACATACTCCTAACTCCTTGACTAAAAAGGCATTAGAAGAAACAGATAAGAATATAGACTGCTTATGGGTTGATAGTGTGGAAGAATTATTCGAAGAATTAGAAAAAGATGATTGACAGAGTATAATTTTTTGGTATAATACTGTTTGAAATATTAATATGTTAGATGCATGGTGTGAAAATGTTGAGAGGCGACATGCCGAAACCACATGAAAAACTTTGAATCCGTTATTAGCTGAAAGGTGAGGTCAAGAAGTTTAATAGAAGGTGGGTATAAAAAATTATCCGAGGATATCGAGGGCCTTTGGAAGCCAAACGCGTAGGTAAGCCATAAATCGTAGCAAGTAACGGAGAGTTATATTTTACTTGACTTTGACTCAATGAGAGATAACAAGCCAATCTTGTCTGATATATTAATGTTATTGTTCTTTAAAAATATAGTAGCAGTGGCGTGGAAGTCTGACAAAACCGTTTGCCAAAACGTATCTCGGGGATAATATTTGGCGAGTATATATAGGCATATATATCAGTTAAAGAGTTAGTTGCAAACCAAATTGCCTGCTATTGTTCTTTAAAAATTTAAAAGGGGATAAACTGGTTATCGATTCTTACGGTAGAGAGTTGAATGGCGTGTACGAGATGGTAGTCGGCTCGTTTAAAAATCTACTAACAATTTATAACTGACACTAGTTATGCAAAAGCTGCTTAAGCTAAATTAAGCTGTTTGTTCCAGATTCCTGTTATGGAAACAAGCACGAAAACAGGATGGTTGATTATCTTTTTTCTCAAGAGGATATGATGCGAGATTAATTTGAGATAGAAATGAAGAACCTTGTTAATTAGGGTCGGATTTTTGAATTTTAAATAATTAACTACGCACGTAGAAGTTTAATTTAAAAGTAAAGAAGACGCGAGTTCGAATCTCGCTATCTCCATTATTTTAAAAAGGAAAGAAAAAATGAATAAAGATAAAGAAACATTACAACTTGTTGTTAAAGATCCAGCTTTTATAAAATTGCTGAAAGAATCTGTTGAAGAAATAAAGAATGATGATGTTATTCCTGTAGATAAAAATTATTTTAGAGAGGAATAATGATGCAAGAAATGATTTTTGGGGTCGGACATAATCCGATGGCAGAGGATTTTGAAGAAGGAGAAGATGATTCAGATGTTTCATCATTTGTTGTCTATGTATCTGATAAAAAGACGTGGGAAGAGAAACATTGCTGTAATGATACGATAGAGCAAGAAGTCCGTGATGAATTGGAATATATTGGTTTTCTTGAATTTGAAGAAGCTATGTTTGAACCGAATGATCAGAGTATTAGTCGAGAGAGCATGATGCAGAAGATGATAGATTTAGGATTTTTGCATGATCCTGATTTTGAAAAATTTATGGCAAGTGCAACCGAATAATTAAAATTTATTAATCTTTTTAAAGAATCTATTAAAGAAATAAGGAATGATGATGTTATTTTCGTAGAGGAAAACTATTATGGAAGACAAACCAATAGATAAACCTTTTAGTGAAGAGGATCTACAAAAAGCAAAAAAACTTGCTAGAGATTCTCATATCGTTCTTGAAGGAGATCAAAAATCAGGATTCATTGGGACTTGTGCAGAAATGCCCACAGTGATGAACGATGGAGAAACAGACGAAGAGTGTATAGAGAAGACAAGAGAATCCATTCAAGTAGCAATAGCTTTTATGCTTGAAGAAGGAATGAAAATACCTAAACCAAATTCACGGAAAAAATAAATTGATTATGATTAAGGTTAATGTTTTATATAATTTCTACTATCGTAGATTAAGGAGTTGTGATGTCTTATAGGTTTTAGTAAATTAAAATTTTATTAGGAGATCATAACATGAGTAAAACTTGTAGAAGATCTATGATGTACATGGATTGTAATTGTGGAGCGCTAGTTCGTCCTCGTCAGAGCTGGAACAATGGCAAATGGTGCGGAAGTGTTCAGGAAGAGATTAATATCTCAAAAAGAAGAGAAAGTCCACCAGATAGAGAATGTCGTTGCGAACAAAAAATAGATTATTATTCCAAAAGAAATAGTAAAAGAGATCGTAAGAATCCATGGAGACCTGATAAAGCTTTTAAAGATGTTAGTAGAAAACTTTTTAAAGCACAAGTAAGAAATGCAATGAACCAAAGAAGATACGATTGCATGCCTATTATTAAAAAAACTAATATCTGGGATTGGAATTAAATGATAAATGTCGAGATAGTAACCTAGTATTTCCTTTCATGGAACCTCTCATTTTTAGTAATTGCGAAATGAGAGGTTTTTTTCGCAGAAAATACTTGAAAGTGAAAGTGTGTATGGTATAATGCTTTCGAAAGTTATTAAGATGAAGAATATCCAATTAACAGAGAAACAACAAAAATTAATTACAGATAACTATAGGTTATTATGGAGTTTCATACATAAGACTATTGAGAACGGAGAGGTTCCTAAGCATTTAGAAGATGATTTTATTAGCGATATGTTTTTTAAGTTTTGTTTGTCAGCCTTAAAATTTAGTGAGGAATCAGGTTTTAAATTTTCTACTTATGCGTATGGAGGTTTTAAATTCGGACTTCATAATATTTTAATGTATAAAAAAAACAAGTTTGGAAGATTATATTATTTTGAAAATATTGATGAGTACAAATTAAAATATAAAAAAATAGATAAATTAGAAAGTGATTCTTTACATAAATTTATTGATGATGTAGATTTAGATCAAAGAGATAAGTCTATAATAAAAGATTATTCTTATGAAGGATTGACTTTTAAAGATATAGGACAAAAACTCAATATGAGTGCTGAGGCTGTTCGGATGAGATTTAAAAAATCTTTGAAAAAAATTAAGCGTGTTGCTAGTCTAAAAAGATTGAAGTTTGAAGATTTTTATAAATAAGTGAAGGAACAAAATGAAGCAAAAAATACTTAAATCAGAGAAGATAACAGATCAGTTGTGGATCAACCTGTTCAAAGTCAAGTACCTCAACTCCAAAGATAAAGTATGTAATTGGATTTTTGCGTCCAGAAAAAAAGATCCATTTAAAGATAAAAAGGTAGATGCGGTAGTTATTGTTGCTACCGTTGATACTCCTGAAGGACGAAAATTAGCAGTAACAAAAGAGTATCGAGCACCAATTCATGATTATGAATATGGATTTCCTGCTGGTCTAATAGATGAAGGAATGACAATAGACGAAACGGTAGAGAAAGAATTAAAAGAAGAAACAGGCTTAGATCTGATTAGGATTATAGATAAGAGCGGCTCTGTGTATTCTTCTGCTGGGCTATCTGATGAAGCAGTAGTTATAGTATTTGTAGAAGCAAAAGGAGAAATTAGCGTAAAACATCAAGAAGACACTGAAGATATAGAAATTTTTCTTTATGATATAAATGATATTAATGATTTATTAACCTCTAATAAAAAAATAGGGGCAAAAGGTTGGGGTGTTTTGTATTATTATTCTAAAATAGGTAAAATATAATGAAGGAAGATAGACAAGATGTTAAATACACTTTTGAACAGGTGGAAAATATACTGTACAAACAAGCTCATAAAGTTCATGAAGTATGGCCTAATAAATATGAAGTAGATGAATTAGTTAATGAAGTATGGCTCAAAGGTGATATACAAAAACTCAATAATATTAAATTTGTCTCTAGTAGAGCATATTGGGATATGATAGATTATATAAGAATTTCTGAAGGTAGAGATTTGATTAGAAAAAGTGGAATAATTAAAAGACCTAAATATATAAACAATATGCATGATATTCTGCACGATAGGGAAAGCTCTAGCAGAAAAGGTTATGATTTTTTTGACGATATAGAATCAAAAGAACAAGATATTTCAAAATTTATTGATAATAAAGATGAAATTGATTATTTGCTTAAATGCTTGCCTAAGAAAAAACGTATAATACTAGAAAAATATTTTTTAGAAGGTATGAGTCTGACAGAAGTAGGAGAAATATTGGGGCTTAAAGATGTAACTGTTTGCAATTTTAAAAGAATGGCTATAGAAAGAATTAGAAAATATAATAATATTAAGCCGATAAATTCAAAGATATTGAGAATTATTAATACTCCTAAAAAACAAGTTCTTCCTTTAGAAGAAGTTTTACCAGAATATGTAGTCGATTATGAAATAGATAATGAATGCGCATTAGAAGAAGATATAGACCTGATAGAGAAAACTTTATTATAGAATAGGAGTTATTATGTTTGAAACAATTTTATTAATTATTATTGGTGTAATTTTATTTATGTTTGTCGTGTCATTAATGTTAAGTCTTAGTCCAGATTTTTTACTATGGGGAGCAGGAAAAGATAATCCTAAATGGAAAGAAGAATATGACAAACACCTTTCTGATTTTTTAAGGTTAAAACGTCAAGGTAATTCTACTGATTGGGGAGTGTAAAATACCTACTTACGATTATAAATGTGCTTCTTGTAACCATAAATTTGAACTTATGCAGGGCATAAATGACCTTGTTAAGAAGAAGTGCCCTAAGTGCAAAAAGATGAAACTACAAAGATTAATAGGTTCGGGTTCAGCAGTGCTTTTTAAAGGACCTGGATTCTATGCTACTGATTACAGATCTGAAAATTATAAAAAGAGCACAGAGAAAAAGCCCGTTTTTAGTAATAAAACAATTAAAAAAGGACCTGCTAAAACACAAAGAGAACAGTGAAAGTGATAAAGTTGTATTTCTTATTGTGATTTTATGTAATCTGTAAGTCTTTTTCAAATAAGGAGTTAAAATTTTTTATATTTTCTTCTTGCAAATAATAGAAATAATTGTATAATTACTCTAATGTAAAAATCATATTTTAATACTTTAGTTACGGAGATTCAAAAATGAAGAAATGGAAAAGAATTACAATGGCGGCTGTAATGGCATTAGTATTGATGTTTATTTCAGTCGGTGAAGTAGAAGCAAGAAGAGGTGGTGGGGGTGGTTTTCGAAGTAGCAGTAGACCAAGCAGTAGACCAAGCAGTAGACCAAGCAGAAAATCAACTGCAAAGAAAACAACTGCGAAAAAGAGAGCTGCAGCCAAAAGAACAGCTACTGCTCCTAAAAGAACAGCAACACAACAAAAGTCATTTGAGACAGCAAAAAAGAATGGCACAGCTTATAATAGTAAAACTGCTGCCGTTTCAGCATTCAAAACGAAGAATGCATCAACCTATACTTCTAAGTACACAACGAAACCAACAACTAGGCCTTCTCATGTTCCGCAGACAACAATGGTAGCAGGTAAAAGTTGTAATGTTTCCTACAATTCTACTATGGGGGGATATGGTTATACAAATTCTTTGGGAACTTGGATGTTGTATGATGCTATGACAGATGCGGTTATGACGAATAGTCTTATGAGGCGTAATAACTATTACTATGATACATCCCCCGTTGCTATTGCTCGTGCTCCATTTGGTTATAGTATTATCAAAGTTATTTTCTACCTCGTGATTCTTGTCGTTATTTTTATTGTTGTTGTTGCTCTGTTTAAATCACAGGGAAAGTAACAAATGGATACAACTGACAAAGAAAAATTAGCTTATTGGGAAGATGTCCAAGTAGGAGATTTAATACAACTTTCTGATGAACAGACTATCTCTTATTTGATGGAAAACCTTTGTAAGAATATAGATCACGGAGCAGATTTCGAAGTTAAAAGAATACGAAAAATTACTGCTCAGAATAGTTCTGCTCTTTGGTTTCTATTCGATATCTCTTTTTCCAATTTTATGTGGTTCGTAGTTGTGAAATCTATGGATATCAATCTTGACATAAAAGTTTATTATGCTCCTGATGATTTTGAAACAGGAAATCGTCAGGATATGATGGACAGTGATTCTCTGTGGCTTTTTGAAAGTCGAGATAATATCGACAGTTCTATTCTTCCTCAACTTGGTTTTGCATCTCAAATTGAGGAAGGAGAAGATACCGTTTATTGTACAAATGGTTCAGAGTTCGGAGAATGTAAAGAAGGTGATGAAAGATCATTTGCTACAATTACCGAATATATCACGGAATCAGATGTAGAAAATCCTGAGCTAATGATTGTTGAATTCAATAATGTGGAAGAGTTGTCTGATTCAGAAGAAGATGAAACAGATGATGAGACAGCAGAACATTCAACAATTCTGGGTGTTAATGTAGACGAAGAAAATAGTTTTATTATTTTTCTCCAAGGTTGTAAAGTAAATCCGAATGATATTAAATTGTTGAAGTAAAAATATTAATGTATTAACGAATTTTAGGAGTTATGTTGTGAATGATATTAAAACACTAGTAGATGTAGAACGTATTCTTGCAGAGCAGGGATATAAGCCACAACTGAATGAGAACAGTGTTGCTGTTCCAGTAGGTAGTGAGAGTGCCCCATTCCCATGTATTATCCTTATGGATGAAACAAATTTGACTATCAGTTGTGAGATTACAACTTGGGGTCAGATGACAAGCAAAATTACTGATGAGATGAAAGAAGATTTCTTTTTGAGTCTTCTGGATATGAACTCACAAACTCTTCCTTATGCTTTCAGTGTCCTAACTGATATTGATGGAGAAGGGGATGATAGAGAATCATGGCCTGTCGTGTTGATCGATAGTTTGGCAGTTGGAGATATCTCACAGGACGAACTTCTTTCTTCTATGAGAAGTTTGAGTGCGGCTCTTTTAACGGCAAAAAATTTATTCGATGTTAGTCTTGTCGAATCTTTGTAAACAATAACTAATTAATAAGTAAGTAGGAGTGTTAAATTATGGCAAAGTTTTGGAAAATGTTTAAAAACACTGTTCGTGAGAAAAAAGATCAGGCAGCAGAACAGATGGCCGATCCCATTCGTGATGGTAAATTTGCTATCGAAGATTCAAAAAAGAAATTGGCTGAGATCCAAGCTAATATTGCAAAGTATTCAGCACAGATCAAAAAGAATCAACGTCAATTTGATACTGAAATGGCAGACGTGAAGAAATGGACTAATCTTGCGAAACAGGCGGCAGGGGCAGCTAATGAAGAAGATGTCCGTAAATGTATTACTCAAAAAACTCAGGCTCAGCAAAGAGCAGATAATCTTAAAGGTGTTATTGCCCAAGATGACAAAATGCTTAACAACATGAAGAATCAATGGCAGCAACATAACAACAAGGTTAGTCAGGCCGAGAGTAACCACTCTCAGTTGGCTGTTCGTAAGCAGATGGCAGAAGCTAGGAAAGAATTTGCCAAATCTTCTCAGGGTCTGGATTCGGATAATTGTTTTTCGGAGCTGGATAAACTTCAGGAATCAGTAGCATCTGATGAATGTGAAGCTGAGGCACTTGAAGAGTTGGCTCCTGTAAATGAGATTGAAGATATGTCAACTAAGTACGGTGCTTCTGGAGATTCGGCTGTTGATGACGAAGTGGCTAAGATGTTGGCAAATGCCAAAAAGTAATTAGTAGTCTTTTAACTATAATTGAAACTTCCTATTGGTGTGGAGATTGCTAATAGGAAGTTTTTTTTAAAAGGAAAAAGGTAATGAAGAAAATATTGATATTTTTAGTTTTGCTTATATCGTGTCAATTATCTTACGCAGAGGACATTGAACGGATAATAAAAATATATGTATCTAATATGAAACCGTGTGTTATTATTGAAGATACAGAAAATAGTCACGTCCCTCCTATTATTTCTGGTTTTGAAATAGATCTGTGGAATGAGATAGGAAAAGACTTAAAGGCTCAAAGCATAATTAAAAGTTGGGAATTTGTTCCTGTAACTTGGTCCGAATTAGAAAAGAATGTAAGGAATGGAAATGCAGATGTAACTTGTTCGGGTCTAACTATTCGTTCTAAGAGAATGGAGTGGGCTGATTTTTCTATTCCAACTATGAATTCTGGTTTAGGTATAATGATATTAAAAAATCCTGAAAAAAATTCTTTATTGTTTAAGTTTCAGGTTCTTTATGATGCTCTTGCAATGCCAGTAACATTGTTTGGATTGTTTGTAATAATCTTTTCTAATATTATATGGATGGCAGAAAAGAAGGGAGATGGAATTGATACTAAATATTTTCCAGGAATTTTTGAAGCAATATATTTTTGTATTGTAACTTGTTCTACGGTAGGATATGGAGATTATACTCCTAGAAGATGGACGACTAAAATAGTAACGATAGCACTTATATTCTGTGGTATTATTGCTTTTTGTAATTTCACAGCCTTATTATCTGCTGACTACACCACGGAAAAAATTTCAGGAGAAATTCAATCTCCACAAGATCTTAAAGGCAAAATAGTTTTAACTCAGATAGGAACAACAAGTGTAGATTACGTTAAGGGGCTAGGAGCATCTAAGGTTAAGACTGTTGATGATATAGATAGTGCTTGTGATAATCTACTACTTGAGAGAGGTGATGCTGTAGTATTTGATCATCCTGTTCTTCTCAATTATGTGAAAGAGAATCCTGATAAAGTGGAGTTGGTAAATGGTCTTTTCGATGAGCAGTATTATGGGTATGTATTCCCTAAGGGAAGTGATTTAAAGAGAGATGTGGATATAGCTATTCTTAAACTCTATGAAGATGGGACTTATAGCAGGCTTTATAAAAAGTGGTTTTAAAAAACATTTGAAAGTGAAAGCATTTGCCCTATAATATATAATTAGGTGAAAATATTGCCTTTGATTGTATATTATAGGGTTTTTTATGTCCAAAGAAAATCGTGATGAAATTGAAGAACGTCTTATGAAAAGATTTGAAGAACTAGATGATATTCCTAACTTAAATTTATCCGAGATGGAAGATACCATAAACAGATTTCTTAAAGAGACTGAAGGACAGTTGGCTCCAGAAATCATTAAACTTAAAAAAGAAATTAAAAAATTAGAAAAAAACGTTACAAAATGGAGGAATAGTAGTAATAAATTGTTGAAAGAAAATAAAAAATTAAAGAAAGAACTTAAAGAATATCAAGAATATTATGATCGATTTGATATTTTGGATTTATGAAAAAAGATTTTTGCAAACAATGTGATAGAACTCTTTATAATAGGTACGGAGGTTTTTGTTCGAGTGCCTGTTGTATAGAGTTTTCTATTAAACATAATATTCTTTTTATAGATGCTATGTCATCTTATGGAGATCAAGAAATAGAGAGATTGGAAGATGAAATTGCTCGTTCTGAATGTAATTACTCTGGAGTAGTAGGAGAGTACGGAGATATGGAAAGAATGTTTGATAAAGCTGATATTAAGATAAATAGTTTAAAAGAAAAAGTGGAAGAGTTAAAAAATATAGATTGGGAGGTAGTAGAAAAAGAAAGATTCGAAGAAGTAAAATTTAATGAAAGTCTCTTTGCGAAAATGGATAATATTAAAGTAGAGAGAGACGGAATAAAAGAAGAAAATAAGAAAGTTAAAGTAGAAAATAAGAAAGTTAAAGTAGAAAATATTCTTATTCATGAGCAAAATTTAGATTTGCTTAAAACTATTAAAGATTTAAAAAGTCATTCTGATCGTTTTAAATTACTGGATCTCGGAATAGAATTGGATTACGATGAATAAAATTGTATGTGGAAATGCTTTAGATGAATTAAAAAAGTTAGAAGATGAAAGTATTGATCTTATCATTACTTCTCCTCCCTATTGGGGACAAAGAAATTATTCGGAACATTCAGATGAGATAGGAAATGAAAAATATGTTTTTGAGTATTTAGATAATCTAGAAATTGTTTTTGCTGAATGTTTAAGAGTGTGTAAAATAACAGGTAGTATTATTTTTAATATTGGAGACAAATACATAAAAGGAGATCTTCATCTTATACCATATCGTTTTGCAATCAGGATGAAAGAGAAATATCACCCTCCTCTAAAACTTATAAATGAGATTACATGGGTTAAGACTAATCCAACTCCCAGACAATATGATAAAAGATTAATTAGTGCTACAGAGCCATTTTTTCATTTTGTTAAAAATAAAGATTACTATTATAATAGGACTGCTTTTTTAGATTATAATCAACCTATTAAAGCTAATACTTCTCCTAAAAAGGGTGAGAAATATAGAAAAATGATATATGATTCTAATTTGACTATAAAAGAAAAATTTAATGCTTTATTAAGTCTTCAAAAGACTCAACGGGAGCTTCTTCAGGGCAAAATAGCAGATTTTCGTATGAAGATACGAGGTATCCATAAGAAAGCCTTTGGAGGGCAATCTGGGGGTCGTAACAGCCAAATAGACAAGCAAGGATATACTATAATTAGGATGTATGGAAAGAAGTTAAAAAGAGATGTTATAGAGAATTCTGTGGCAAATACAAAAAATATTGATCATCCAGCGGTTTTTCCCTTGAAAGTGATTACGGAATTGGTTAAACTACTTTCTAAAGAGAATAGTGTCGTTTTAGATCCTTTTTGCGGTAGTGGACAGGTATGTTTGGCTGCTAAGTCTTTAAATAGAAGATATTTAGGTATAGATTTAAATAAAAAATACTGTGAATTAGCCATAAAAAGATTACTTGGCATAAATAAGGTAGAAAGTGTATTATGATTTACATTAGAAAAAATGGTATATTTTATGAGAATGATTATAAACCTGAGACTGAAAAATATATCATGATAAAAATTGAGAGTGTTATCCCTTATTTGAATGAAGTAATTCGTATTGATGCAGGAATTACTCTGGAGGATTTGTTTTCTATAATAGAAGAAGATGAAGATATTTTTAATGTAGTATTTGGATCTCATCTAGGACATTTTCCTCTTCGTCCATTTATTGATGAGATTAATAAAAATTGTCTACCAGAGAGTAGGGAAGAATTAGAGTTTATTGAATTATCGTGGGTGGCAGAACAATTCGATTATAAAAAATTCTATGAAAAATTCAAAGATGAAAAAAGAGATGAGAATAATATTTTTACTACACCTTCAGAGCCAGATGGTAGCGAAGTAAATGAGATCGACATTAATGTAGATGTTCACGGTTGGGGCAAATATGAGCCACAAGAGGATGAGGTATACGAGGAAGGAGAAGAACCTCCGACTCGTACATGTTATGGTATTGATTTTATTCCCTTATACAGATTAAAACATTTATCTATTAAACTAAATAAAGATTTTATCTTAAGAGAAGACAAATACGATGGTAAGGAAAATATTGTAGTGCAGGGAGAAAAAGAATTTACAGTTTTTGAGGTATTCGGAGAGATACTTTCAGAAATAACATTTGCTGGGTTGCCAGAAGATAGGGACGAACAATGGAGAGATGTTCTGCTCGATGTAGAAGGTTATAAAGAAAAATTAGATAACGAAGAAAATGACGAAAAAGAAACGGAGAACTCATGAGAAGAATATTATTTATAATTATTTGTGTTTTTAGTAGTTTAACATATGGAAGTTCTGTTTCTCCAACTTTTAATGGAAGTAGATCGCCTTGGCTTAATTTAATAGGCAATGATATACCAATTTATGTAGATTCAGGGACTGAAATAGGACTGACTAATTCTAATAATGGGACCACTCCATTCGATTTTATGTTTATCGTATGTTATGGTAATCTTTCATTCGGTATTTCTAATGTTAGTAGTTATCCCGTAACTGGAGGTGTGCTTAACATGGGTATTAATGGGTCATCTCTCTTCTTAAATGGAATTCATAATGGTGCGGGAAGCCCGATTATGGGTATTGATATGATTGGCGATGCTTATGTCCATGTTTATGAGAAAGATATAGCTTGTGGACAACCGAGTTGTTATTACGAAGAAATTGGGTCTTTCACAGTTGGTAATCCTGTTCCAGAATTATCTTCTATTATATTATTATCCTTAGGAGTGTTTGGGATTAGAGGTTGCCGTAATTAGATTTTATAAAAAGTTTTATATAATAAAAGTGTAAGGGATAAAAATGACAGATAAAAAAGAACAAAATGTAGATGAAGATTTTGGAGATAATTTAGCTTCTCTTATAGGAGCATTAGCAAAAGAAATGAAAGATAATCCCGTAAAGATGGAATCGGAATTCGAATATCCAATGGAATTTTTAGGTATTAAAAAACATCCATTAAAAAATATTAATGATAAAAAAACAGGATCGTTAGTACAAATAAGACCTTGTGCTGATGAGTACGGAGATAAAACATATCTCGGTATTTATATAGGAGAAATTCCTATAGAATTTAATATTGGATTATATACAAAGACTAATATGCTAGCTATTACAGATATGACTAATCCTGCTATATTTGTACCTGATCTTAAAAAAGTTATTTTTGGTTATGAGTCATGGTGGGGAGAGATAGAATCGGAAGAGCAACTTAAAGAAATAACAGATAACGATATTGATAATATCTGGTACGTTAAAGCTTTGAAACAATTAAATGAAGAGAATAAAGAAAAAAAGTTATGAGAATTTAAGATGGAAACTTATAGATGTCAATTTTGTGAAGAAGAAAGCCCTGTAAAAGAATGGACTAATGGTAGGAACGATTGTCCAAAATGTGGCATGAGTTATGATTGGCTATTGGCTCAAGATAGTGAAGAATAGGAGAGAGGAAAGATGGACTGGAAACAGGAGCAGAAGATAATCAAATATCTAAATAAGATTAATGATGAGATTGAAGGAGTAGGACAACATATTGATTTTATAAAAGATGTTTCTAGACATTTAAGAGATGCAAGATTTGAAATCTTACAGGTTATTGGATTATTAAAATTGCATAATGATAAAGAAAATGGTAAAGAAGAAAATGGCAAAGAGAAAACTGTACAACATAGAATTGAAGAATAGAAAAACTGATCCTGGAGATAAATTGTCTTGGTTCACTCTTATAGAAGCTATGGCCGTTAGTATAACATTTACAAAAGGGTATATAGCTTGTAGTCAGGGTTATTATCCTTCTCCAGATATTCGGGTAGTTGATTATTTCTCTGGGGAAATTATTGAAGAAATAAAAGGGAATAGTGAAGTAACTGTAAATAAAAATTAAATGTGCTTTTTTCGTAAGAATCACCCACCAGGAAAATACTATTTTTGGAGAATAAAATGAATGTAGAAATTTTAAAGCTTGTTAACGGAGATGATCTTATCTCTGATGTTAGTCGTGATGATGCAGGACATATCATTTTAGATAATCCTGCCAGGTTAGTGATGTTCCCATCAGATTCTGGAGATATGAGTCTAGCATTGCTTCCGTGGTGCCCTTATTCTGATAAAATAAATTTTACTATTAAAGAGGATCATGTTTTAACTAACATACCTGTTCCACAAGAACTTTATGATGAATATAATGATAAGTTTGGTCCTGGTATTGTAACCCCACCTAGCCCTAGTGGTATCATAATTTAAGGATTAAAAGATGGAAAATAGAAAGCGAAAAGCATTACTTATTTTAGGGGTAACAGCATTTGTATCTATTATTATCTCTTTATTTCTAGGAATAATAATAGTGACTGTCTTTCCTCTTTTGGTAACTTTCTCATTAGTTTTAATAGGTATGCTGTGTAAATGGGGTATTGAATGGTGTATAAGAAATAGAGAAAGATTCAAATTTCGAGAAAGAACTAATAAGATAAAGAAAAAATTAAAAGTAGATGAAGGAATAAATGCTGTTAAAGAAAGTTATCAAATTTTGAAAGAAAAAAAATAAGATATTCAGGAGTAATAAAATATGAGTGATATCATTTCAAGTGTATGGCAGATTTGTGACCAATTTATTTATGATGGGATAAGTAATTATGTCTCTATTAATGATGAGGGAATAAGTAGGGTAGCGGTGAACATAAAAAAAGAATTAGATGATATGAAGGATCACTGGTGGGGATATCCAAAGTGTTTTAAAGAAGATTCTTATGAGCTTCCTTATAAAATGATGTATTATGAGTTACTAGCTGATTCTATAAACTATCAGTATTGGTATGGTAAGCATGATATTAGGCCTAATGGAGCTTGTGCTACTAAAATGTATGAGATTTTGGACAATGCATTTTATTCAGTTGAAACTCGAACTAGAGAGACTGTTGATTGTACAGGAGAGAATGTATGTGAAGAAGTTACAAAAATTTTTATTGAAGATATATCAAAGGCAAGATTCCCTAATTTGGAAAATAGAGTAAAACACATAAAAGAAGTGTCGGCTCTTATTAAAAATAAGGATTTAGATGTTATTAAAAATAAGGATTTAGATGTTGTTAATTATATATCTGATAAGATTTGTAAAAATGAGATGAGTATAGAAGAATTTTTAGATTTCATTATCACAAAATTACCTGGTTATGCAGAAGATATGTTTTTGAAAAGAGCTTTTCTTTTACCGATTATGTTGTATAGGAGATTGCAATGGTTTAAAGATGATATACATCTTGTCCCTGTTCCAGCCGATTATCAAATTCCTAAAGTGCTGGAGGAAATGGAGTGTATTAATTATAGTTATACTCTTTCTGATAAGATACAAAATGGAGAATTAATTCCTGCTGGATCTTTAGAAGAATGTGAAATTAGGGCAGCTACTATATTAGCATGTAAAAAGTTATCAGAATTGTCAGGACAGAAAATGTGTGACATTGATACATATTTATGGTTAAAAAGAAATGAAGTTGATAAACCATTCCACCTTACTGTTACCACAAATTATTAGGAGTAAATAGTGTCTGATTTATTAGTGGGATGTAGAGTTATTATTGATGGAGAAGGCGAAGGTATTATAGTAAAATGAGACAGAGGGCCTCAAAATGATAAAATATTATGGGTTCTTTTTTCGGACGGACAATTATTTGGAAAACAAGCAGAGCATAGTTCTATAAGGATACATCCAGATGATGTTAAATTTATAGTAGCATTAAATAAAAATTATAAACTTAGAGAAAAAATACTATCTCGAACTACAAACCGTCTTAATATTTTGGATTTATAATGAAAAACTTAAAAGAATTTAGTAAAGAATATTTCGAAGAAAAAAAGAAATATGATAAGAGAAAAAAAGTTTTAGAAGATAGACTTGAAATAGCAGAATCAAATTTAAGAAAACTTAGAAAACTAACTCCTGAGCGTATAATAAAGCCTCTTGCGAAGGCCATACAAAAAGAATTAAAAGCAAAAGCTTATTATGTGATAAATATAGATTCTATATTCTCGACTGTTACTGTGATCTGGGTATCAGAACCAGATATGAAAAAATGCAGGGAGGAACATAAGATAGCAAAACTTGAAATATTTATAGCATCATATGATGAAAAAGTATTTATAATAGAAAGAGGTGAAGATGATGAAATTTATTATAATAAGCAATGCCGAGGCAAAGGGGTGAAGTGGTTGGCTAAATATGCAAAACAAAATTCAATAGATGGCAGAAAAAAGAAATGACAACTAATATATATTTACAAAGTGATTTTCAAGAATCTTATGATAAGTATCTTCATGATCCTATGGGTAAAATCAGATGGAAAAGACTTTCTCGCGGAGGAAGAAATAGAAGAGAGATATTTAAATTATTAGAAAATTATGTAGGTGCTGTGGGAGGAAGGATAGATCATGTGGTTCCTCATGGAATAGTAAGGGATTTATATGATAGGTATCGAGATGAAAGGATAATAGATGGTAAGGTTGAACGGAATTATAGATGGAAAGAACTTGGACTTCAACATTGTTTTAGAGATTTGGTTATTTATATAGATGAAATGGCACATAGGGGAGAAGGGAAAATAGCAGAAAATGTAGAAGGGGCACTTATTGAATATCCCGATCATTATGCTTCTGTTTTACTATCTGATAATAGAAATATTTATCCAACTTCAATATCTTATAGAGATTTGTATATCGGAGATCAAATATTTAGATTAAAATATCAATCTCTTACTGATGGATGGAGATCTAATTGTGGGTATGTTAATATAATTTATGAAAATAGATCTCATTTATATGAGAATCAATTTACTCCTGCTTTTACAAAAAAAGAAGGGATACATATAATATCTCCTATTTTTGCTTTTGATTATATCGAAGTGAATGTAGAAAGAAGTCAATATCCTGATGGTATTCCAGAAAGATTTTATGTAGATTTTAATGAAGCTCCTGGAATACCTGAAGAAGTAGTAGTTTGTAAACTTGGTCATGAGAGATACGGAGAGTTAATTTCATTCTATGATCTTATTTCAGAAAAAGAAATTTCCGAAATAATAGAAAAAACTTTGAAAAGTGAAAAGATATTGTTATAATGGGAATATGGTTAACAAAAAAACAATATACTAGGTATATTAATTTTACTACGGATACAGGTAAGGAATTAGCAGATATGAATAATACCCCAGTTAAATCACCAGTGAGACACAATAATAATTTAAGTACGGCTATACAATCAGAAGTTGTAAGAAAAACAGAATTTTTGGATGATGAATATCCTTTCGGTGATTGTGAGGAGGCTCAGGTGGAAGGTGGAGCGGCTGAAACAATGAATTTAGAAGAAAAAAACAAGCAAATAGAAGAGAACTTAGCGAAAGTTAAATTTGCAGATCAAATTAAGATAGATTTTATACCCTCTATTGATTATAGAATATTGTGTAGATTTCTAGGTGTTACTACTGTAAATGACATAAAGAACCATCCCTTTCAGTCCCATCCACTTATTACTTTGATATTAATGGAGAGTCTTAATGGGTTTATGGAACAAGAAGGATATGAAATGGTTGGAGAATTAAATTTTGACAATCATGGTAATTCTGTACCTCCTGATAAGAATCCATGGAACGTAAGGGGCAAAGAAACCACCTTTACTATAACTGGTTTTTTATTCTTTGAAAAAATAAAAGGAGAGAAGAAGGACAATGTCTCATTCTTTTTATTCTCAGATCTTGAAAGAGGTGGAGCTTCTATTACTTGTTATAGCACAGATACTAACAAATCTAAAGATATTGTTAATGATTTGCAAATATATTCCAAAAAGAACAATTGTTTAAGAGGAGCGAAACTTAAAGATGTAAACATGATTACTGCTTCTTTTTCTGAGGTAGATCTTAGAGCAGAAGATTCAAGACCAGAGTATACTTGGGACAATTATTACTATTCTGATGAAATTAAAGATTTATTTCAATTAGAGGTTTTTGATTTTGTTGAAAATGTAAAAAAATATAACGAATGTAATATTTATAAAAGAGGGATCATTTTGCATGGTAGGCCAGGGTGTGGAAAAACCACAATCGGTAATATCCTCTGTAATATGACCCCTAACAATACGGTAATATGGATAACTCCTGAAATTTTATCAGAGAACAATTATAAAGCTATGTCTTCGATAAAAGCTCTTTATAAATTAGCTGATTTTCTTTCGCCATGTATCATTATGCTTGAAGATTTAGATTTGTTTAGTCAGGACAGGGAAAGAGGTGGAGATGTTATTTCTCTTGGGGCGCTGATGAATATTCTTGATGGTGTTAATACTATTTCTAATTCTGTCACTATTGGCACTACAAATAGATTGGGATCTATTGAAACAGCATTAAGAAATAGACCTGGCCGATTTGATAGAATAATAGAGATAGAATCTCTTTCAAAAGATCTTAGGACCAAGATGTTTAAAGAAAGATTAAAAGAATGGAAAGTTTCTAAAAACACTTTAGATTATGTTGCTGATAAAACCGACGAATGGACAGGTGCAGAAGTACAAGAGTTTATTAATAGTCTTAATCTCAAACACATTAGTAGTAAAAGAAAAATCAAAAAGATGAGTCAGTCATGGGCAGAAGAGATTATAGGCACTTTGAGTAATTTCGGTGTCGGAGGATCTAGTTCTGGTTTCGGCTTCGGTGGAAAAATTAAAAATGATTGAATACGTTAGTACACCTGATAATTGTCCATTTCGAAGAATAGATTTTGATGGTTTTCCAGATGGCTGTAAATTTGATGAAACAGAATGTTTAGATGATGATTTCCCTGAAGATTGTCCTTTAAGAAATGAAGATATTATAGTTAAAAAAGATTAAGACAACTGCCGAGTCCGCAACGGTTCCCAGCTTCCTCTTGTAAAATAGTTTTCTGTAGGAAGCTGGGATTTTTTAAAAAGATTAAAGTTCAAAAGTGATTGTGACGATAAGAAAACAGAGAGTTATCTTTTAATTCTTTAACTTCTTATTATATATGGAGTTATAGCTTTTTTCAAAAAATAATAAAAAATGTTATTTTCTATTTGACTTAAAAGTAGAAAGTAGTATAATTGCCAAAGTAGAAATTAGTATATCTAAAATAGTTAATTAGGTTGATTTTTAAAGGAGAAATAAAATGGCTAAGTATGCAAATCATGTAGCAAATCCAAAGACTCCTCAAAATGAGAGAGCAAAGAGCACCCAAGTAAAAGGTAAGGCAGGTGGTTTTGTCTTTAAAGTTGATGACTGGACAAGACTTAATCGTTTCTTAATCATTGGTAGTGAAAATGGTTCTTACTACGCTTCAGAGCGTAAGTCAACTATGGAAAACTATAATTGCATTTTGAGATGTTTGAAACTTGATGCCAAGAAAACTGTGGATACTATTGTAGAGATTAGTGATAAGGGTCGTGCGGTAAAGAACGATCCTGCTATTTTTGCTCTGGCAGTATGTAGTGTTCACGGAGATGAAAAGACTAAGGCACATGCTAATAGTGTTATGCCTAAAGTTGCTCGTTTCTCTACTGCTTTTTTTACGTGGATTGATGCGGTCAATACATTGAAGGAAGGTCGTAAGGGTAAGGGTCTGTTGAGGGCTATAGGAAGATGGTACACAGAGAAAGACCCTGTAAGGCTAGCTTATCAAATTTGCAAATATCCAGGTCGTTCAGTAGGTGGTCAAAGATGGACTCATGCTGATGCTCTTCGTATGGCAAGAATTTCTCCATCTAGGGACGGCAAGCCTTCTAAAAATGGTAAGGCTTTAACTATTCCTACTGATGATCATGCAGTTGTATTCCATTATGCAACACATGGGATTACAACTGCTAAAGTTTTGAAGGCAAGGCAGGCAGAGGAAAAAGTTACTGGCAAGAAACAAGAAGCTCCTGGTATCTCGGAAGAGCAGTATGAAGCTTTGAAAGATAGTAAGCTTAAGTATATCTGGGCACATGAGCAATGTAAGATTGCTATGAAGAACAGTGAAGTAGTTTCTTTGATTAGTGATTACAATCTTACTAGAGAGTCTATTCCTCCTCAATTCAGAAATGAATTAGAGATACAGAAAGCATTATTGCCAGGTATGCCAATGACAGCATTGATTCGTAACTTGGGTAGTATGACCTCTTCGGGTCTTCTAAAACCTTTGAGTGATGAGACTTCAGCAGTAATTGATAAAATTACAAATGATGAAATTCTGAAGAGGAGTCGTATTCATCCTATGACAATTATGCTAGCCCTTAAAACTTATAGTAGCGGTGCTGGTATGAGGACTACATGGAAACCAGTATCATCAATTAAAGATGCTATGGAAGATGCTTTTTACAAAGCTTTTAACTATGTTGAGCCAACTGGAAAGAAATTTTTGTTTGGTGTTGATGTTAGTGGTTCTATGGGTTGGGGTGATACTGCTGTTATGAGTCCTCGTGAGGCAGCGGCAGTGGTGGCTATGACGTGTGCTAGAACAGAGAAGAACTATGATATAATGGGTTTTTCTCACACATTCTCTAAGCTTAATATCACTGCTAAGGATAGTTTAGATACTGTAATTAGAAGGACTTCTAATTTAAACTTTGGTGGAACTGATTGCGCACTTCCTATGATGTATGCAATTAAAAATGAATTGGATGTAGATGTATTTGTTGTCTTAACAGACAATGAAACTTGGTGTGGTGGTATTCATCCATTTGAAGCATTGAAACAGTATCGTAAGAAATTTAATAAAAATGCAAAGCTTGCAGTGTTGGCTTTTGATAGTAATGAATTTACTATTGCTGATCCAAGTGATGCAGGTATGATGGATATCGCTGGTTTGGATTCTAACGTACCTAAAGTGTTAGCAGAATTTGCAGCAGGTAGACTTTAATCTTAAAACATAAGGCAATGGAGAGTAAATCCCATTGCCTTTTTTGCTCTTTATAAATTAGTAGTGTCAAGGAAGATTATTTAATAAAGGAGATGCACCATGTCCCTATGGGATCAGAATAAGATGTTATACATTTTACACAGAAACGGAGTTAGCAGAAAGAATATTTTATTTATAATGAATGATTTAAAAACTTCTGAAACTTTTGGTACAGAAAATGATTTTGAAGATGAATTTGAAGATGATTGGGAGCTTGTAGAACAAAAAGCATTTTTGTTATTTGAAAGCAATGTATCAAGTAAAGCAAAAATACTTGCTTTGAGAAACATAAAGAAAAAAGAAGAAGAATTTGAAAATACAAGGAAATGTCAGTACCTTACGGATCAAGAGGGAAGGATTCAGACAAAACGTAAAGAGCTTATAGAACAAGGGGTTATAGAACCTGATAAACTAACTCATCAAAAAACTCTTAAACTTACTACAAGATATGGTAGGTCTCCTTTACATGAAGCAATTGCTATGAGAGATATTCGTTTAGTAGAAAAATATCTTAAAAGTGAAAAATATCTTGACAAAGTAGATAATAACGGTCATACTGCTATGGAGATGGCATATTATGAGAATTATACTGATGCCTTAGCTCTATTTAAAAAGTACACATTGACCAAAAAAGTTGGTTAATTTGAAAATTCCAGACAAGTGGTTTTTTAAAATACTAACGTAGAAATGAATAAATATTTTTTTTACGGAAAGGTTTTATGATGAAAGTAAAAGTTGGAACAAATGAGTATTTGATGCATTGGGAGAAGCGTAAATTCAATCCTCTTACTGGCAAAAATACGGATAAAGAATTGGAATCCACTGATTGTATTATCAGCAGATTGAATTCTGATGGAACGACAGCGGTGATTGCACGAGGCCATGTAAGTCAAACTTCTTGTGATCCGTCAAACGGTGTTATGGCAAGAAGGTTGTCTTTTATTAAGGCAATCAAAGGTATGGATAGACTAGCACGTAAGGCATTAGGCGATGAGTACAATAGAACTTGTCGCGTTGTGCCGAGAACTCTTGGTCAGAAGAATCGCAAGTTAAGAAATCGTATCCTTGCTCTTCAAAAAGCATTAGCTATGGCTAATAGCATGATCAGTGGTGGAGAATCTCATACAGAAAAATCTGAGAAAGTAATAAAATCAGTAATGATTTAAGAAGAGGAAAATTTCTCTTATTCTGGAACATATATCTTACAGATATATTGCAGATATATTACAATTGAATAGTCAGCAGGGATGTGAGTTTGTGTTTACATCCCTTTTTTATTTTAAAAGAGGAACTAGCTACTCCTTTATCGAATATAATAAATAAAGGTTTATTATATAGAAGGGGAGTATAAAATGAAAAAATGGACACCAAAAGAAGATAGTTTTTTAGAAAATAATGTTGGATCTTTAACATATAAACAGATGGCGGACAATCTAAAAAGAACAAGAATGTCTGTGATGAAGCATTGTCAATGGAGAGGATTATCTAACTCTATACTGAGTGAAAAAACTCGATTTAAGAAAATATATAAAGTTAATGATAATTTTTTTAGTAACTATAATATTTTATCTTGTTACTACGCTGGATTGATAGCTTCTGATGGAAGCATTCATAAAAAAAGTAATGCGATATCAATAACTCAAGCTAAAAGTAGATTATCTTGTTTAGAAAAATTTAAGAAAGATGCTGGTTATAATGGAGTTATATATGGCCCTACAAAAACAATAGGACAAGATGCTTACGCTCTGGTTATTAGTAGTAAAAAATGGAAAAAAGATTTAAAAAATAATTTTATGATTACACCTAATAAATCTTTAACACTTTTACCTCCTGATTTAACTGATAAAAAAATGATAATTAGTTTTATAAATGGTTTGATTGATGGGGATGGGTCTGTTGGAGCTTATAATTATAAGAATAAAAAAGATATCGTTCCTATAATTACTTTTTGCGGAACAAAAAGTATAGTCGAGTGGGTTGCTAATAATTTAAATAAATATTTTATAATTAAAAATAGGACAATACGTTATAGGCAGATAATTTCTAACAATACTTATTTTTTAAGTTTCAGTGGATGTAGGGTTATAAAATTTTATCAGTATCTTGTAAAAAATGATATCCCCTTTATGCGTTGTAAATGGAGCAGAATGGTAGATAAGTTATTTGTAAAAGGGCTGGATTACTATTTAAAAAACAAAAGAAAGACTAATAAGAGGGATAATAATGGAAGATTTTGTAAAATTAGTTAAAGAATTAAGTATAGAACATCCTGCAAGAGTCATAGAATTCTCTGACTTAACTAAGGGATTGTTCGCAGAAGTGGCAAAGGGTAATATTAATGTAGGTTATCACCCAGAGTTTCCACATCTTGCTATATTTAAATACTCTCTAGGTTGTGTTATGGAAAGAAACTGGAATAAATTTACTATTATGGCTAGAGGTCTAATATTAGACCTTAAAAATAAAAGTGTTATCGCTACTCCGTTCATAAAATTTTGGAATTATGATGAGATTTTTTCTGCTATATCTATTCTTGAGCCAGAGTTTACTATTACAGAGAAGATGGATGGCTCACTAGGTATAATGTTCTTCTATGCAGATAAGTTTAGATTTGCAACAGCAGGTTCATTTATATCTGAACAAGCTCAATGGGCAGAACAATGGATGTACAACAAGATGCCTTTGGATAAAATAGATAAGACTAATACTTATTTGTTTGAGATAATTTATCCAGAGAATAAGATTGTGGTTACTTATGATTTTGAAGGACTAGTTTTGCTTGGTATCTTTGATACTTATGGTTTAGAATATAACTATGAGCAATTAAAGTGGGAAGCTTCATATATGGGAACATCTTGTACTCCACAACATGATTTCGCAGATATGGACAGCATACTTAATAATGCTAAGACTTTAGATAGCAACAATGAAGGATATGTAATACGGTTCAAGAACGGGATACGTTTGAAGATTAAGGGCGATGAATATGTTCGTATACATAGATTAATATCAAGAGTAACACCTCTTGCTATCTGGGAATCTATCATAAACGGAGATGACTTAACAGAAGTAAAGGAAGAATTACCAGAAGAGATGGAAAAAGACTTTGATGCTATAACTGCAATTCTTTACGAGAAGTTAGAAATCTTTGTAAAAGAAGTAGAAGCTCTGCATTCTGAAACTAAGTTAATGTCGGATAAAGCATTGGGTCTTTATATACAAAGAAATCCCGAAGGTTGGGGAGATAGAACATTTAAAAGATCTTTGAGATATATTTTTCCTATGAGAAAAAATAAGTTCTATGAATCTCTTAAAGAAAAAGGATCGTTAGGTCGTAAGAAGATTTTTAATGAGTTTAGACCTACATCTAATAGATTAGAAGGTTATACACCATCATCAGCAGTTAATAGATTTGCCGATATGGACACCTAAATCACTTTTCACTTTTCAAAAAAACAATTTGTAAGTGAAAGTGATTTAGGTTATAATTAAGGCAGTAATGTTAACTACTACTGAAGGCGTGCAAATGAAAAGTGAATATGGGTGTTATGTTTTAATGTTGTCGTATGTTGATGAGAACTGGATGGATATAGGCGGTAATATTTATCCACCAGAAGGTTTTGTAGAAGCTAAAAATTTTACAAGAGATATTGATGTCAGATTTGGATTGAATGGGATTTTATGGGGAAAAACTTGTTATTTTCCATATGAGCAAATTAACAAAGGGAATTGGACGGTTGTAAAAACAGAATTGATTGACGATTTGATTAAAACAGAACATTATTATAATCGTTATAAATTTCCAAATGGATGGATAGTTTATTCTGGTAGTTTAAGAGACTCTGCTAAATATATAGTAAGACATAAAAATGATGACAGTTTTTCCGAAGATGGAAAATGGATTCAAGCAGAAGAAATAGCTGGATCTCGTCAATGGATGAAAGATCATAATTTAGAGTAGGAATAAATGGTGCTAAAGCATTTTGTATTTTTTTATATTTTCTATTTAAATATTTTTAATAAATAAAAATTATAGAAAGAAGGTGTATTATATATTTTATTGGTGACGTTCATGAAGAATTCAAAACCTATGAATATATTGTTTTGAAAATGCAACACAAAGGAGGTAGAAAAGGTATGGAATTTTCTCTTCAAGTTGGAGATATGGGTATTGGATTTCCTGATTATGGAGATTATTCTAAAGATGGTAAAAGTTGGTCTCCTATAATGCCTTCTGATCATATGTTTTTTAATGGCAATCATGATAATCCTTTATTATGTAAAACTCATCCTAACTATTTAGGAGATTGGGGGTATATCCCTGATCCAAATATGTTTTATGTTTCTGGCGGTTTTTCTATAGATCATGCTTATAGATTTGTTGATATGACTTGGTGGAAAGATGAAGAATTGAATAATGAAGAAATGTCTAAAGCTTTAGATTCTTATAAAATTAATAAACCAAAAATAGTGGTATCTCATGAATGTCCATTAGGAGTTAAAATAGATTTTGTTACTAATTCATGGAAGTTTGATGTCAACAGTAGAACAGAGGAATTACTACAAAGTATGTTTGAAATACATCAACCTGACTACTGGATTTTTGGACATCATCATCAAAGAAAAGAGTTGGATAAAAATGGAACTCATTTTGTGTGTTTAGATGAGTTGATAGGTGGTAAAATAAATGATTGTATTTATGAAATAAAAGGTTTAACTTGGGAAGGATATAAATAATGCCGTATATACTACAAGAACAAAGAGATAGATTAGATCCTATGATAGAACATCTTTCAAAAGATTTGTTAGAGCATCTTGATGTAGGAGAGTATAATTATGTAATGACTAAGCTTATGCATGAATTTATATTGAAGAAGGGTATAAAATATAAAAACTTCAGTGCCGCTAAAGCAGTGTTGATGGATGCTAGAGATGAACTTAGTAGAATTCCAATGGGATTTTATGAAGATGAAAAAATAAGAGCCAATGGTTTTATTAGTGAATTAGATTTACACTCGCGTAGGAGCAAGGGAGATTCGACAATATGATTGGAGCTATAATAGGCGATGTAGTAGGTTCTCCTTATGAAGGGAGAAGAATGAATTTCTTCGATTATGATTTTCCTCTCTTCAACGAAAGATCTACGTTTACAGATGATACTATTTTAACTGTTGCTACTGCCAAGGCCATACTTGAGGATATTCCTTATGGAACAGCGTATCTTGAGCTAGGTAGAAAATATAGACGTAAGGGTTATGGTAGTGCTTTTGAAGAGTGGTTATGTTCTCCTGACCCTCAACCGTATGGTAGCTGGGGCAATGGCTCGGCTATGAGAATTAGCCCTATCGGTCTTTATTTTGATACTCCATCAAAGGTTGGTATAGAGGCTGCGAAGAGTTCTAAAATAACTCATAATCATCTTGATGCTATACAGGGTGCATCAGCTATTGCCTTAGCTATTCATTATGCTAAATGTGAGGGCAATAAGGAACAGATTAAAGATATTGTAAAAGCTATGTATAATTATGAGTTTGAAAAGGATTGGGAATTTTATAGAAATAATTATAAATTTGATATTACCTGTAAGGGCACTGTTATTCAGGCATTAACCGTTTTCTTTGAATCAAATAGTTTTGAAGATTGCATAAGGAAATCTGTGTTAATGGGAGGAGATACAGATACATTAGCTTGTATAGCGGGTTCTGTAGCGGAAGCATATTATAAAGATATACCTGAAGATATAGCAACAGAAGCTTTAGGCAAAATTCCTGATGAGTTTTTAACTATTGTAAGAGAATTTTACAAAACGATGAGAACAAGTATATGATTAAGATAGCAGCAATATCTGATATGCATGGTCAACTATCTTTCAAAGTCCCAGAAGTAGATTTGCTTTTGATAGCGGGAGATTTGTGCCCCGCTCGTCATGAACCATATCTTTGTGTTGATTTTCAATCTAATTGGTTAAATCTCGATTTTAGATATTGGTTATCAGATCAACCGATTAAAGAGTGTGTAGCAGTAGCAGGAAATCATGATTGGATATGGGAAAAAGCTAAAGATCAAGTTCCTAAAATGAATGCTAATTTCCATTATATAGAAGATGAATCAATAGAGATTCTTGGTCAAAAAATATATGGAACTCCAGTACAGTTACCTTTTAATAATTGGGCTTTTAATAAAGATGAAAAATCGATTCAAAAACATTGGGACAATATCCCTGAAGGCCTAGATATACTTCTTCTTCATAGTCCTCCGTATGGATTTTTAGATAGAACTAATCCTCTTAATTATGAATCAGAAAGAATTGGGAGTAAAAGTCTTACAAAGAGAATAGAAGAAGTTTGTCCAAAACTTGTTGTATTTGGTCACAATCATGAATCTCATGGCACTTTTGAAGAAAATGGGATCACTTACATCAATGCTTCTCTAGTTGATGAGAGATATAAAATGACAAGAGAACCTATTGTGGTGGAATTATGAGTGAAGCAAAAAACAATGAATTAAATATAACACAATTTCCTAACGAATTAGGATTAGTATTATTTACTAGTCAAAAAGCAATAGAACAAATACGTGATTATAAAGTTGAGTTTCCAAAAGAATATAATGATAAAATAGAAAATTTTGTCCGTTTGCCCAAGTTCGTAATATATTTTTGGAACTACGTTATTAACAAACAACAAATACCTACTCAAGAACAATTTAAAGATGGGTATATAAATTCGAAAGTTGTGCAAAAAGTTATTTCCAATTTTGATTTAATTGAAATCGAAGGATTAAGATGTAGATTAAATCGTGTTTTTCCATCATTAGTAAGAGATCTTATATTATCTTTACAGTTAAGAGAAAACAAAATTTTAAAAGATAACGAAGCAGGAATAAGATACAATATTCAATTGGATCTTAAGGGGATAGATATTCTTGTAATATATAGGGGAATATATTATGGGGTTAGGTGTTTTGCTGATACTCCACGATCTAGAGATTATAAATCTATCAAGCCTGAGAGGACTCCAGATTTTACTAATGTTACTTATATAGATTCTCCTCTTTGTTCTAAAAATACAGATAGCAAAGTATGGATATATGATGCCATAGGAGTAATTAGAGTGACTCATAAATTAGGATTGGAGTAATATAATTATGAAAAAAGAATTACAAGAAAAATTATTTGAGAAATATCCTAAAATATTTCAAGACAAAGATAAAACTATTCAAGAAAGTCTTATACCAGAAGGTATATGTTGTGGTGATGGATGGTATTCGTTGATAGATCAACTTTGTTATTTTTTACAATTTGATGTAGATAAGAATAGTGGTCAACAAATAGTAGCATTTCAAGTTAAAGAAAAATTTGGGGGACTTAGGTTTTATATTAAAAAGGGATCTGATAAACAATATGGGACTATTCATTTTGCTGAATTTTTAAGTTATAAAGTTTGTGAAAAATGTGGTTCTACAAAAGATGTAAAACAAACCAAAGAAAGATACATTCAATCCTTATGCCTTGAATGTATAGAAAAAAAGAAAGGAAAGATTAATATGTTTTTTGGAAAAAAATTAAAAGAGTTAAGATTAAATAAAGCTAATATGGGATGTCATAAATTCGCAGAAGTGATAGATATGCTCCCTTTAGATTTAAATCATATTGAATATGGGTATATAGAATACCCTAGAGATAAAGAATGGTTATTTAAAATTCAAGATGCATTTAAATTTGATGATATTGATAGCGATTGTACGGAATTGGCAAAATTATGGTCAGAACCTTTTGTAATGCAAAAAATGGATGAAGATATATTTCCTGGTCCTTTTACGTCTAAAGCAGATGGGACACAATTAACGATAGAAGAACTAAAGAAATTATGTCTTTTTTTGCAGAATCATGCAAAAGAGCATAATAAAAAAGCAAAGGAATATAATAAAAAACATAATGGAACATAAAGAAAAGATATTTAGAGAAAAACAAATGATGAAACACTGGGATGAAATAGATTCCAGGAAAGATGTTTTAATAGAATTAATGCTTTTAAAAAGAGAACCCCAACCGTTAGATTTCGTCCTTTTTTTTCAATGCTTGTCTATCGTTGCGGAGAAAATAGAAATTAACAAAGAGGAAATAATAAAAACTCCTAATAAGATAGATGTAGAAAATTTAGATGAGAAATTTAAGGCTATTTTTGAAGATCTATCTGATCAAGCTGAGAAATTTTGCGATAAAAATGTTGTAGGAGAAATAGAGTGTTTATTTACTTCTTTAAATGATACTTTGCCAGTTAGCGATAGAATAACAGCAATTAATAAAATCAGGATGACATCGTGGAAAGGTCTATTTTATAGGAAAGAAGAAATTTCGGAATTAATGGAGAGATATCCTAGAGATCTTAAAGGAGATGATTTTATACTTATTTTTAAATGTATAGCTATGATAGTACTAGAGTTAGATATAAAAAAGCAAGAGTCTGAGATATTAGAAAAGTTAAAATTTATCTAAAATTCCAGACAAGTGGTTTTTTAAAAAGTAGAGTATGGTGCAAATGATTGAACAAGCAATAGAAATAGATATAAAAGTTCTTGTTTTTCCTTATTGAAAAAATAATGATTAAAATATTAAGTTTAAATTGGAAGAAAGAAACAAAAATAATTTTATTATTAATTATTGTTTGTTTTTTAGTTACAGGATGTCAAAATACCCAACAAAAATGGGGGCAAGGAGAAGTCCATCCTGAATGGAAAAAATATTTTGGAAATAGTAATATTTCTCGTTTATTGTATCATAAAGGACTAGAAGAAAATAAAAGGAGACGCATAAGAGCAAAAATAAATGAGTGTTACGAGATAGATATTGAAGCATTTAAAGAGATAAATAAACAGTATAAGGTGCAACTTGAAGCTCTGGGGAATAGTGACATTATTTTTGCCGAACAGGATGAAAAATTAGAGAGAATGATTGAAAAGTTAGAAAAAAGATATGATTATGTAGATGTTCAAGATGAAAACGATAATGATTAAACAAACAGTAGAAATAGATATAAAAATTTTGAGAATAATGATCCTGATGGCCGAGGATACTTTTTTTAGTGCAGAAGAAAGTAAATATTTTTCTCCTTGGTTGTTGAATTTTGCGTTAGAGTATCGAGATAGTAATGATTCTAATGATCAAATGGCTGTGTGGTCTGCATTAAGAACAGGAGCATCGATGCTCAGGCCTCATGAAATTGATCGTTTATTACCATTTTTAGAAGAAGGACATATTATTGATACTAGTAAGGTTGCTTTAAAAATGATAGGTCGTTGTTGTGAAGTTCATTTCCCAACAGAAATTGATAGTTACGATGAAGTTGCTCAACAAGTTTATCAAATTAATAAAAAATTAATAAAATCTATCATTACTGAAAGCGAACCTGCTGCAAAAGCCCAACTAGCTTTTTATGCTCTTATTACAATGGGTAGTAGTAATGCGGAGTTAATTGCTAGAGAAATGTGCAAACAGGAAAAATGGTTTATAAAAATGAGTCTTAGAAAATTGCTATTTTTAAGGGTTACTTTGGAAAATTATTTTAAGAATACCCTTACTTTGGAAAGTCATTTAAAAGGTAAATCTTTTAAATTACTAGAGGGTATTATTCATATCCTCGAAAATACAACAAAATAATTTTTATATATAGGAGCATAAGATGTTGAGAAGAAAAGGAGAATTTGAAATTAATGGATTTTGGATTTTTTTGATTTTAGTACTTTTTGTCCTTCCCCTTGTAAGGGTTTTAAAAAATGATGATGGAGAGAAATCAAAAAACCCAGAGAGCGGAAAAGTCCGTACAAAAGTAGTTAGTGGCAAGGGAGAAGTTTTAGATATAAATCGTAATTCTGCTATTGCTCCTATTAATACTCGAGTTAAAATTCCCCTTAAAGAAAAAGCGGTAATCGTCAAGAAGAAGTTTATTGATGGAGAAGAAGAAGTTATAAAAATCTCATCTAAATATGCTATCACTATTTTTGATAGTCTCGGTGCATGGGAGATAAATATGTATGATGTGGATGGTCTTTTAGTAGAGTGGATTAAAATAACGGTATATTAAAAATATGAAAAATCAATTAAATGGAATAAAATTTGTTGTCCCAGATAAATTGTGGGGAGAGACTCAAGAATATGTTTTTAAACATATGCCAGAAATCAATGATTTTCTCAGAAAGGGTGTTTGTACAAAAGATACTACACGTCATTTCTTATTTGATTCTCTAAGCTTGGTTATATCTGAGTTAAAAACTAATAAAGATAAATATCCCGCTATTACAATAAAAGAAGAAAATTGGGTAGATATAACCATTGAATCTATAGGTGAAGAAGTTCCACCATTGACTGATTTCGATGCTAGTATTGAGTACATAGAAAATTTTAGATCTCTTATTTGGGGATATATAAGAAATCATGAACAAATTTTAACACTTATTTTTTGGCGTTCATCTCGCAAAAAGAAAAAAGAGCTTATTCCTTTTGTTGATGAGCCATTTTTATCTTTTTTGATTAAATGTGCTACACTCGTATATTGCGAATGTTTTTTAAGAAAATTAGAAGAATTAGTATTACAATATAATGCTAAATAACACATGGTTAAAAAAAGTATAATTAAAACAGGTCAGGTTGTTTTGCTTTATTCTAAGCCACCAGATGAAGCTTTAATAGGTTTTGTGGATAGAATTGATTACCCTATTATAACTATTCTTGTGATACCAAGAAGCGGAGCAAAAAATAAATTTGGAAAAATACAAAAAATAGATGTTTCTAAAAATATTCTTTTGAATATTTTATCCGAAGAATTTATGAAAGATTATTTGACAAAAAAAGAAAAGAAGATTTTAAAAGAGATGAAGAAAGAAAATGAAACAGTTGATTTATTCGATGGAGAACATTAAATGAAAAATATAGTGATAGCTTTTGTTGCGATAGTATCAATAGTGCTTTTTGTGGTACTCATAAATAATGATTCTCATGTCGATGTTTTTGCGGCTGAAAAAGAAACAAATAAACAAGTTTCTCAAGATACCGTCAATACAGAAATAGTCCTCACTAAGATCGAAGACACTTATACTATTTCTGAAGAAAGTTTAAATGACCCTATAGAGCTAACTATCACTTTGGTCGATAAAACTTCTCCTAAAGTAGATAAAAGCATTCCTTCAAAGGTAGCTGTTTATTTAAAAGATGAAGTTGTTGAATTAAAAATTGGAACTGGTCTTAAAGAAGTAGATCAGTCATGGGGCGAGCCCAGATCAGTCGAAAGAAAATATAAAGATGGTTACACAGAAATAATATGGAGATATGGTGATTATTGGTCAAGAAAATCTAAGCTTAAAGGTAAGTATTATTATAAATTCGCAATATTTAAAGATGGTAAATTAGATTGGTACCGAAAAGATGCAGATGTAAAAGTAAAGACACATAATCGTAATTCTGCGGTTCTAGACTATTTAGATGAAGGCCCTGTACCAACAAAAGGAATGAGTAAAAAAGATATATATAAAATATGGGGTCTTCCATATGGTATAGCATTAACCTGTTTTAATAATAAAACTGTTAAAGAGAGATGGATGTTTAGAATAGATGGTAAGTTATCTCATTACTGTGAGTTAGAAAATAATAAACTAGTAGCTTGGGATGATTATTAATAATTTGAAAAGTGATTACATTCTCTTTATTCTAATATTATCTATAGAAATGGACTATATATTAGAAAAATTTAAGAAAGGTATAAAATGTTTAAAAATGATTACTCTGTATTAAATAAAAAAGATTTAATAGAAAAAGTGACAAAACAAGCTGCAAAATTAGATGAACAAGATAAAAAATTAGATGAACAGTCTAAAAGATATGGATTATTATGGGAAGATAAGCCAGAGAAAGTTGTAGAACAGTGTAGAAAAAATGTTCCGTTTTTAGTGGAGCAAAAAGAAAAATCAATAAAAAGAATTGGAGACAAACCTACTCACATCTTAATAGAAGGTGAAAACTATTATTCTTTATCTGTCCTGAGTTTTACTCATAAAAATAAAATAGATATCATATATATAGATCCTCCCTACAATAATGGAAAAGACAAGTGGAAATATAATAACAATATAGTTGATATTAAAGATTCTTATAGGCATAGCAAATGGTTATCCCTTATGAGTAAAAGACTTATTTTAGCTAAAGATCTGCTAAAAGAAGATGGAGTTTTAATATGCACAATAGATCGTCATGAATCTAATAGATTGGGTTTATTATTAGAGAAAATATTTCCTAATAAAAAAATTGTATGTGTGACTATTGTTCACAATCCAAGAGGAACGCAAGGCAATAATTTTTCTCATACTAATGAATATGCTTATTTTGTTTATCCTAGTGATGAAAAAAGATACATACAACAAAAATTACGCAATGAATCATCTATAGAACCTCTAAGAAGATGGGGAGGGGAATCGGAAAGAAGATATGGAAAAAATGTTTTTTATCCTTTTATTATAAAAGATTTAGAGATAGTTGATATTGGAGAAATTCCAGACGAAGACTTTCATCCTAAAAGCTCAACAATTATTAGAGATGATGGTTTGATTGAAGTATGGCCTATTGATAAAAATGGAATAGAAAGAAAATGGAGATATTCGGCAGACAGTGTTAAAGAAGTGATAGAAGATATTCAAGTTATAAAACAAAAAAATAGCATTGAAATTAAAATTGCCATAAGAAAAGGAAACTATAAAACAGTATGGGTAGATAAAAAATATGATGCAAGTCAACATGGGACACAATTGCTAGGAAAGATTATTGATAAAAAATTTCCTTATCCCAAATCTATTTACGCTGTAAAAGACTGCTTAAAAGCTTGTGTCCACGACAAAAAGAATGCTATTATTCTTGATTTTTTTGCTGGGTCAGCAACAACCGCTCATGCTGTTTTAGAGTTAAATAAAGACGATGAAGGGCAACGACAATTTATTATAGGGACTAGTGAAGAAGGAGATATTTGTAGAGATATAGCTATACCTAGAATACAAAAAGTGATAAATGGATATGATGTTATTACTAAAAAATATGATTATGGACTTGATGATCTGTGTTATTCTGAAGAAAAAAATGTAGAAAAAGTTTCTGCGACTGGTGATGGGTTAAAATGTTTTAAAATAGATTTCATGGAAGGAGAAAAAATCATAGATGATATTTTAGTAGAATTTTCTCCTCATGCTGTTGAGATTATTTGTGTTAAAGAAAATTGTTTTGATGAAGTCGTGGATACTAATGAATTTAAAATTTTTAAAAATATAAATGATAAATATATTGGAATAATTTGCGAGCACAATTTAGATTATGTTAAATCTTTTGTGGAACAGGTTAAAAAAATTGATAAGAAATTTATAATTTATGTTTTTTCTTATAATTCACATATTAGTAATGAAGGATTTGAAGAAGTAGAAAATTTAGTAGAATTACGCTCGTTCCCTTATTTTATTTTGAATATCAATGAAAGGATTCATGAATAATGAATTTAAAAAAATACCAAAGAAAAGCTACAAATAAAATAGTAGAAGATTTATTGGAATGGTTGGGTGAAGAGCATAATAGAGATCCTAGAAGGTTGCTTTTCAAAGGGCCTACTGCTTGTGGTAAAACATTGACGATGTTTCACTCTATGGCAGAAACTAAAAAAGAATATGAAAATGTTGTGTTTTTATACATATGTTTTAATTCTTTACCAGAACAAACTAAGAAAGAATTTGAAAATTATGCTGAGAATAATGGATCTTTAAAATGTCAAATGATTGATTCTGAAGCTCATAATAATCTGAAACCAGGTGAAATAGGAATTATAAAGTGGCAAAAAACTAATAAGAAAAATAACAGATTAATGATTGATGGAGAAACAAAATCTAATTTAAAGAATATTATTAAAAACATAAGAAAAAAAGGGTGTAAGGTTATATTATATATTGATGAACCTCAGCATACGGCAGGAACGGAGAATTCTCAGAATACAATAAACATTATTAATCCTGATATAATAATGTATATTTCTGCCACTCCAGATATGAGTATTTCTTATGATGATGAAGCTATAATAAATGAAAAAGATGTAAAAAATGCACAAATGATAAGAAAGAAAATAATCACAAATGAAAGAATAAAGTATATAAGTGGGATTGATGATTCTATATTTATAAATGCATCACTTGACAAACGAAAAAGTCTTAAGCGTGATTTCCGAAGTCTAAATTTAGATTTCAATCCTTTATTACTTATTCAACTTCCTAATTTATCAGACAAATATTATGATATAGTTTACGAAAGAACAATAAAATCGTTAAAAGATCAAGGAATAACCTTTAAGAATGGTAAGCTTGCAATTAATATAAGTGAGGATAAGCGTAATGTTGAGTTTATCAGAGAAAATAATAGTAAAGTTGATGTATTATTATTTAAGGAGGGTCTTATATATGGTTGGAATTGTCCTAGAGCTTATTTATGTTTAATGCTTAGGGGTATTTCTGACAATCTCATAGTTAGGACTCAACTTGAAGGTAGAATTATACGAACATTAGGACAAAAATATTATCCTATAGAATCATTAAATTATGGATATATATATCATAACTCATTATCATTGGAAATAGAAAGTGATAATGGAGATTTATATTATAATAAGAGTGCTTGTAGAAGTAAGGATGCTCCCACAAACATACAATTGCCTTCTAGCTCTACAGTGCAATACTCTAAATATTATAAAATAGAAAGTAATTATAAAAAGTTTTTTAATAAAGCAGCAACAACAAATAAATTAAAAAATAATATTTCTTTAAAAGTTAAAGATTTTATGGGAAAAATAGGAACTGATGGTGAGATAAATAATTTTGATAAAACTGGAAGTGTCGAAGAGAAGATTGTTTACAAACCAATTCTTGATGAAAGGCAGTTGCAAATAATATTTGAAAAATATATTTTAGAAAAAATAAAAGTATTTCAAGAGCCTTGTGTCGGATTAAATATGTTAAAAGATACTCTTCGTAATTATTTTGTATCTCAGCTTAATCTTTCTACAAATGGTATTTTTGTAAAAATGCAAAAGATTATATTGTCAGATAAAGATAACAAAGCACTCTTTGACAGTGTGCTTAATGAATCAATAGAAAACTATAAAAAACATTGGCAGAAACAATGCAGAAAATCTAAAGAAAAGTTTTTTAAAATTCCGTCTGAGCTTCATTATAGGTTGAATTCTTTTAAAAAAACGGGACATAAATTAATAAAGTCTTCTAAGTCTTATATGCAACCTTTTTATATGTTAGAGCCGACAGGTCCAGAATTACTTTTTTTAGATTGGATTCATGAAAATCCCAATGTCAAAGGATTTTATAAAAATGGGACAAAAGATAAAGAGGGCATACATTTTGGAATAACTTATGATAAGAGCGATGGGACTTTAGGATTATTTCATCCTGACTGGCTAGTTTTTTATGTTAATGGATCTATTGGAATTTATGATACTAAAGAAGGGCGCACCGCCTCAGAAGATGATGCAGGACCAAAAGCAAAATGTCTTTATAATTATATACTAAAAGTTTCGACTATCGACAGATTATTACATGGCGGCATTGTGACATTTGAAAAAGGAAGTTGTTATATTAATAGCTTAGAAAATTATAGCTATGATCGTAATAATTTATTAAGCACTGGATGGGAAATTTTTTCTGGTAATTTCATGTTGATTTACTAATAATTTGAAAAGTGATTGAATTCTCTTTATTCTAATGTTATCTATAGAAATGTACGATATATTAGAAAAAGGAGATATATGAGAATACAAGATTTTGGTGAAAGCTCTTTTAAATGTAAATTATTGGCAGGTAAGGCAGAAGATGTTTTACAGGATATGCCAGAGAATATCTTCCACATGGCCGTTACAAGCCCTCCATACTGGGATCAGAGACAATATCTATTCAGTGGGGCAGTCGTACTTAACAACAATTTGAGTGAGAGTGAAAAGGAAAAAATAGAAAAAGAGTTGGAAGAGTATGGAATCAAGCCAAAAATACAAGAATAAAGATTGGTTATATGACCATTATATAGTTAAAAAATTATCAACTTATCAAATTGGGGAGTTAGTAAGCAGGGATAGCAAAACTATATATAATCACTTAAAAAAGTTTAACATACCTACAAGAACTAGAGGAGAAAATCTTTCTAAAAAAGGCAATGATAATTACATGAAACATTGTGAGAAAAATCCTTTTGAAGGTAAAAATCATTCTGAGAAAACGAAGGAAATTTTAAGAATAAAAAGTTCCAGATCGAGACCAGATCTAAGGGGCAAGAAAAACGGGATGTACGGGAAGAAAGGAAAACTCAATCCGAATTATAAGGATGGCTCTTCTAGGGAAAGACAACTGATTTACGCTAGCTCAAGATGGAAAAAAATAGTTAGAAGGACTTTTAAAAGAGACAATTATTTATGTCGGAGATGTAGCGGCCGTAGTGAATATAAAAATCCGCTACATTCTCATCACCTGAGATCATGGGCTAACAATTTAAAAAGCAGATTCGATATTAATAATTTGGTTACGCTATGCAAGAAATGTCATAATTTTGTTCATAGTAAAAAAAATATAAATAAGGATTTTATAATATGAAGATATGGGATATCAAAGAAATACCAGAACACTTAAAAAAACATTTTACTGCACCAGAGTTAGGACAAGAATCGACACCAGAAGAATATGTAGAAAATTTAGTTGCTATATGCAAAGAGGTAAAAAGAGTTCTGAGGAAAGATGGAACTTTCTGGCTTAACATAGGAGATGGGTATTGTAAGAAGGCAGTTAAATCTCTAGGAATTAAACCTAAAGATATGGTTGGAATTCCTTGGATGCTTGCGTTCGCCATGAGAAAAGATGGATGGTATTTGAGAAGCGATATCATATGGCAGAAAACAAATCCTATGCCCGAAAGCACTAAGTCTAGGCCGTCCAAATCATATGAACATTTATTTCTCTTTTCTAAATCTGATAAATATTTTTATGATTATTTTGCTATTGCTGAACCTCAAAAAGAAATTTCTATTAAACGAGCATATTCTAAAAATAAAGTGAACAAAAGAAAAGATGCTAATAGTAATGAGTATGCTATTAGCGGAAAGTCTCAAGATAAAACTTATAAAAAGTTGATAAAAACAATAGAAGAACTTGGGCCAGGAGAACTTCTTATGTGCAATAAGAAGGACGTTTGGACATTAGCAACTGCCAATACTAAGATAAAACATTTTGCTGTTTATCCTATGGAATTAATTAAACCATGTATTTTTGCAGGTAGTTCTTTGAAGGGTTGTTGCCCAAAATGTCAAGCTCCATGGGTTAGAGAAGATAGGAAAAAATGGGTACCAAGTTGCGATTGTGGAGAAACAGAGGCAAAAGAATGTCTTGTTTTAGATCCTTTTAATGGATCTGGAACTACTGGAATCGTGTGCAGAGAATCTCATAGAAAATATGTAGGAATAGATATTAGTGAAAAATATCTTTCATATACAAGAAGTGAATTAATAGGATCTAAAATGGATGTAGAAGAGGTAGATACTGTTGAAGAAATTATTAAATTATAGAAAAATATTATTTTTTACTTGACAAAAGTGAAAAAAGTAGTATAATGTGTTATAAATCAGTTGAATAAGTTTATTAGCCGACATTTCAATTTTCCTGATTTTATTGAAATGTCAGAAATCGCTCCTAAAGAGCAGAAAAGGAGTTTCCTATGGATTCTCAAAAACGTATCCCCATCAAACGAGCAATCGAACTAGCAAAAATCATTTCTGAACAGTATAACATAAAAAGTTATAAAGATTGGAAAAACTTTATCAAAAGAGATTCTGATTCTACAGATGTTCCTGGGCCAGGAAAGACTTTTTTATCATTTAAAGCAGCAAAAAAGTTTGTTAAGTCTCTTAATTTAAAATCTATGCAAGAGTGGAGAGTATATTGTGATGAAAATCATATTGTAAATGTTCCTTCTCATCCTGCAAAACAGTATAAAAATGAATGGATATCTTGGAGTGATTTTCTAAAAGGAGATCACGAAGTCCCTTCTAAATTTCTACCATTTAAAGAAGCTAGAAAGATAGTAAGAAGTCTGCATTTAGAGAGCTGCAAAGAATGGGACGAATATTGCAAGTCGGGGAAAAAGCCAAAAAATATCCCACATAGTCCTCAACATATCTACAAAGAAAATGGATGGCTGGGCTGGGATTGTTTTTTTGGCACAGGAGTTTATAAAGATATGGATGATGAAGAAATACTATTTGATATTAAGTCAGAATTATGCTATGTCGGGGAGACAATGGAAGCGTTAAGAGGAGATATGACAGATGAAGAGATTTTAATAGCTTATGAGCAACAAGCTGTAGAGGTTATTGAGGCTATTAAAGAATACATGAAAAAATATCCAAGATAATATCTAGAAGATGAGGAATAATAATGCAACCAGATTACGGTTTATGTGAATTCAAGTTAGAAGCTAGAGTAAAAGGCATAGAGATGTGGAAACATATCAGTGGCCTTAACTCTATTCCTATTGATAAACAATATATTACTTTGTGTAATGTTCAAAATCCAGATTGTGAAGGTACTGAAATAGTTCAGTTGAAAAATATGGGAGTTATTTCTTCTTATTCACAATTTATTGGGATAGACAGAGATCAACAGATCATTGACCAAAATAGGATTTGGATTCCTGAGGCAACGTGGATATGCGAAGAATGGAGTAATGCCATTCGTAAGATTGATAACTTCAATCCTGCTTTAATATATATGGATTTAACAAGCTGGGTTTGTTCCGACAGTGTGTTGGATATCATTGATTCGACTTTGCATCTATGTCCGATATATACAGTATTATTGATAAATGTAATGACAAATAATCCTCGTAGCAATCGTATTTTTGATAATAGATATATAATAGATAATTTACCAAAAACAGTTCCACCATCAGAGATGGCTAAGTGGTCCTCAAACGTTCATAATTTTACCTATAATGCTAGTGGAAAAACTGAAATGAGAACATTTTTGATGTTTAAAAAAAAGGATTGAATAAATGAGTAACAAGCAAAAGGCTCAGGCAAAACAAAGGAAACGAGTAAAAAAGAGATATAGCAATATAGATAGTGTTTATGGAGTTCATATAACTTCTCACGGACCAATATCTCAGAATGCTATGTATTTTGAAAAGATTGGATTAAAGCCAAAAAAATTATGGAAATGGCAAGAAAAGGCCAGAAAAAAATCTCATGGCAGCGGTAAATCCGTCCGATTCGTTAAAAGATTTTTTGCTACCCAGGCCCCATGTGGTTCTGGAAAAACAACATTTGGAATCTCTTCAGGAGTAGATGATATTGTCTTTTCTGCTTTCGGAAGAAAACAACTTTACATAGTTCCTATGAGGCACGTAGGAACTCCATTTGCCGAGGACGGTGAGTTAAAAACCATTCTTATCAAGGTGGGTAGAAAAACATGGGAATGGCATATGCACCCCAATCATAATTTTTGCTCAAAACCTGATATCGATGAATTAATCAAATGGCTTTTAATGACACCAGAAGAAGTAACAATGTGTCGCGATAATGTTATTAGTGGATTGAACGCTGTGTGTTGCTATCAATCATTAATCATAGCTTGGAGTAAGTTAACAAAAAAACAAAAAAAACAAGCTATTACTAATCTTACTTTGAGGGTTGATGAAGCGCATCATCTTAAGCATGTTTTGGACGAATTGGAATTTGAGTCTGATGAATTGAAAGAAGCTTACAAAGAGGACGCAACTGGCATAGGTAATATTTGCACTTTCATCATAAATTGTGACGAGGTTAAAACTTCAAAAATTCATACTACTAGTGCTACAATGTACCGTGGGGATAAGAAGTTTATTTTCTCCGATTCCGTAAAAGATGTTTTTGAGTATTATAATTATTCGTGGGCTGAGCATTTTGATACACTTGATGTAAGTGAATTTAATTTGTGTTATGCAGAATATGATGTAGATCCTATCCGACAGATTGCAGATAATATTTTAGCAGAACCTAATGAATACCATCTGGTTATTTTTCCTTCTAGAGGTCACAAGTGGAGGGATAAGGATGGCTTTGAGCTGGATCTGCTTATACAATATCTGAGAGAAGGAGGTATGCCAGAAGAAAGAATTATGGACTTGGTTACAAAAGATAAGCAAAATAAGAATAAAAAGAAACTTAGGAATGAACCTAAGGAATTTGATGCAGAAAATCTTCCTAATTTTTCGGTTATAATAGCGTGTAATCTTGGGAGAGAAGGAACTAACATACCATATTGTTCTCGTCTACATAATGCAGCATCAGAAAACTCTATTACTCAAGCTATGCAAACTTTGGGAAGATTATTAAGAAGATGGTTTGGCAAGACAAAGATTGAGTCTATTATGTATATCAATAGTTTTATTGCTCCTGAGGACACTACTAAAAAAGATTTGCTTCAAAATAGGCAAAGTGCCATGTTGTTGTGTATGGTTCTTAAAAATGAATTTATGCCAATTTTGTTTCCATTTATTCCTCCTTCAAATGAAAATAGTGAAGCAGATACACCAGACTCTGAGCCAAAGCAGACTAGCTTACAAGAGCACCTTGGTGAAAATTTTCAAAACGTAATGTTAGAGCTTTCTAGGAGACATGATGCTCTTGACGATAAAAGCGAAACTTCTGTTAACGAGATGATACATGAACTATTGAGTGATCACGGTATAACAGAAAATGTAGATATTCTGACAGAGGCTATGAAAGTTAATATACTACGTCAAACTCTGAAAAAAGATATAAATATTCTTCCTGGCTTTGATGGTTTAGTAGATTTATCTGTCATGAAGGATTTTGGATATGATACGATACGAGAAGTTTGTCATCCGACTTTACATTTCATGAGTCATCTTGGTAATGGGAAAAAAGATTTTGCTATTATAAAGAAAATTGGAGAAATGCTTTTTACTATTAAGAAGATCAGAGGGACAGCGTATGAAGCAACGACAGATGAGATTGTGGAGCACATAAAGAAAATGGGTTGGAGTAAAAAAGAGACGTTAGAGCAGATGTCTAATGGCATTAGGGTCTCTGCCGACAAATGGGAATTTAAGAATGGGTAGACGACTAAGACAGCAAGTAGAAGGTAGTTTGCCTTGGGACCCAGTTCTTGCCTTAGAAGCTATGGAGGAACTATTCCCTAAGGTAGAATTTCTTTCATATGAAGAAGCAAGAGAATTTGTTGGACAATTTAAATTTGAAAATGTAAGAGATTGGAGAGAATATCGCAAATCTTATAAAAAAACTATTATTAATATACCATCTCATCCTGAGACAATTTATAAAAATGAAGGTTGGATTAGTTGGGGGGATTTCTTAGGAACGGAGAATGTTTTTAAAAAAGATTTTCTTTCTTTTAAAAAAGCTAGACAATTTGTAAGAAAGTTAGGAATAAAGAGTTATAGAGAATGGGAAAATTATTGCAAGACTGGTAAAAAACCATGTAATATCCCTTATAGCCCAAACACAACTTATAAAGATAAAGGTTGGATTAGTTTAGGAGATTTCCTAGGAACAGGATATATTGCTCATCAGAATAGAGTTTATTTATCCTTTAAAAAAGCAAGAGAATTTGTAAAAAAATTAAATATAGAGGGTACAAAAGAATGGTTTGAATATTGTCGTTCAGGAAAAAAACCACACAATATTCCTTCTCATCCTGATAGAGTTTATGAAGATAAAGGTTGGGTTGGTATGGGAGAATGGTTGGGAAATGGACATATTTCTTATCAGAATAGAATTTATTTATCCCTTAAAGAAGCTAGAGGATTTATAAAAAAATTAAAATTAAAAAGCAAAACAGAATGGTTAGAATATTCTAAATATAAGAAAAGACCTAGTAATATTCCTTCTAATCCAGATAAATTTTATAAAGATATAGGGTGGGTTAGTTTTGGCGATTTTTTAGGGACAGGTTATATTTGTAATAAAGATAGAGCTTATCTGTCTTTTAAAGAAGCAAGAAAATTTGTAAAAAAATTAAAACTAAAAGATACAAAAGAATGGAACGATTATTGTAAGTCTAGTAAAAGACCGCATAATATCTCTGCCAAACCTGAAAGGATCTATAAGGATAAGGGTTGGATTAGTTTAGGAGATTTTCTTGGGACAGGATATGTGGCTTGCGTAAACAGGACTTTTCTTTCTTTCAAAGATGCCAGGAAGATTGTAAGAAAATTGGATTTTAAGAGTTCTACAGAATGGATCGAATATTGTAAGTCAGAAAATAGACTTAATAATATACCATCTAATCCAAATAAAAATTATAAAAATGAGTGGATATCTTGGCCTGATTTTTTGGGGAATATTTCTAAAAAAACAGAAAAACAACACATAAAATTCATGAAAAAAAATAATATAATAAATAGTAATCAATGGGTTGATTATCGTAAAGATGATAATTTTCAAGGACAAGGTTATCTTACAAATCCTTGGAGAGCTTTTGGTAAAACTGCAAAACAGTTTTTTGTAGAAATAAGGAACTGTTAAGAATGAGTAGATTAAGAGTACAACTTGAAGGTAGTTTGCCTTGGAATCCTGTTCTAGTCTCAGAATCTATGGAGCAACTATTCCCTAAAAGAACAGAGCAAGAGCATATAGACGTTATAAGGGATAATAATATAAGAAGTTCTCGGAGATGGTATAAATATTGGAGAGTAAATAATCTTGAAAAACAAGGCTATATGTCTGCACCTTGGGGATCTTTTAAAAAAACTCAAAAACAGTTCTTTGAAGAAGTCTATGGCAAAAAGAAAACCGAAGAAGAACATATAGATATTATAAAAAAAAAAATATAAAAAGTAACAAACGATGGTATGAATATTATAAAAATAATAATCTTAAAGAACAAAGCTATTGGTCATCACCTTGGGTACATTCTAATAAATCTGTGAAACAATTTTTTGAAGAAATATTTGGTAAAAATATACATAAAACAGAAAAAGAACATATATTTTTTATGAAAAAAAACAATATAAAAAGCAGTAATCAATGGTATGAATATTGGGAAAATACTAATTTTGAAAAACAAGGTTATATATCTGCACCTTGGAGAACTTTTAACAAAACAGCAAAACAATTTTTTGAAGAAATATATGGTAAAAATATACATAAAACAGAAAAAGAACATATATTTTTTATGAAAAAAAACAATATAAAAAGCAGTAATCAATGGTGGGAATATTATAAAAATAATAATCTTAAAGAGCAAAGTTATTATTCAAAACCTTGGCAATCTTTTAAAAAAACTATTAAACAATTTTACTCACAGGTTAAACAATGAGTAGACTAAGAATACAACTTGAAGGTAGTTTGCCTTGGGACCCAGTTCTTGCCTTAGAAGCTATGTTTAAACTATTCCCTAAGATAGAATTTATTTCGTTTGAAGAGGCAAGAGAATTTGTAGTAAAATTGAATTTAAAAAGTGGAGAAGAATGGAGAGAATATTGTAAAAATGATAAGCCAAAGAATATTCCTGCTTCTCCAGACAGTGTATATAAAGATAAATGGATAAGTATGAAAAATTGGTTAGGTAATGAAATGTTGTCTTTTGAAGATGCTAGAGAAGTTGCTCGAGGGTGGGGCTTAAAGAGTTATTTAGAATGGATAAAATTACGTAAGAAAGGTAAAAGGCCTAGAAATATACCTGTTAATCCTTCAGCGTATTATCGTGATAGTGGATGGGTTAACTTTCATGATTTTTTGGGTTTTGAACCGTTAACATATGAAGAGGCTAGATCTTTTGTAGTAAATTTAAAATTAAAAAATGAAAAAGAGTGGAAAGAATATTGCGAATCAGGTAAGAAACCATATGAGATCCCAAAAAGTCCTGGAGGTGTTTATTCTAGTAGTTGGAAAGGTATCAGAAGTTGGCTTGGAACAGAATTTTTATCATTTGAAGAAAGTAGAGGTTTTGTAAGATCATTAAATTTTCAAAAAATAGAAGAATGGCAAGAATATTGTAAGTCAGAAGAAAAACCTATTAATATACCATCCTCACCCGACACAGTTTATCGAGATAAAGGGTGGATTGATTGGTTTAATTTCTTAGGGATAAAAAAACAAAAGTTTTTATCTTTTGAAGAAGCTAGAACTTTTGTGGTTAAATTAAAATTAAAAAGTAAAAAAGAATGGCTTAAGTACCGTAAGTCAGGAAAAAAACCATCTAATATACCATCATCACCTCATATTAAGTATAAAAAAGATTGGAAGGGAATGAAGTATTGGATAGGTATAAATTTTTTATCTTTTGAAGAATCTAGAACTTTTGTGGTTAAATTAAAACTAAAAAGTGTTAGATACTGGGAAGAATATTGCAAGTCTGGAAAAAAACCCATCAATATCCCCTTTAGACCCTCTGTAACTTATAAAAATAAGGGGTGGATTAGTTGGGGTGATTTTTTAGGAACAGGTAATATACATAGTTCGAGTATAGTTTATAAGGAGTTCCATGACGCTAAGAAATTTGTACATAGGTTGAATATTATGACTTTTAGGGAGTGGACAGTTTATTGCGTATCTGGTAATAAACCAATAGATATACCATCTGGTCCTAAAAAAGTATATAAAGATGAGTGGGTTGATTGGAAAGATTTTTTAGGAAAATAACTTTTTTCTTGACAAAAGTGAAAAAAGTAGTATAATTGAAAATTCCAGACAAGTGGTTTTTTAAAAAGTAATAGTAGAAGTACGTTTTTTAAACAAAAATATGATTTTTTATGAACGGAGATGTTAAAATGAAAGATGCAAGAAAAGTGTCGATTTTGGAGAAGTACGATAGTTATGAAGCCGTCCCTGCTGCTTGTATAGCTTGGATTACGATGAGAGCAAGGAAAGAGGGCAAAAGCCCCACAATGGCAAAGGCTGGTTACAAGGCAGCATTCAAGAGGATACAGAACCAAACAGAGTTCGCTATCCTCAAAGAAGATGGCGGGTATCTTGGCGGTGGTATAAGTTCTATTCCTATCCATCATGTCATTAAAGCAAGAAACGGACAGGAACTGGCATCTAAGGTCGGGATTATCTATGACGAAATCCTGGAATGCGGAGACAAAGATTCCAAATCTTACAAACTGGCAATGAAGAAAAAAGAGATCAAGATTGTCTCTCTTCTTCACGACAGAAAGACTATTACTGTCGATGGTACCAAACTTAGTATCATCAGTGAACCCGAGTACGTAAGAATCTGCTAATCTTTATTACCTAAAAAGTGGAGACAGAAATGGAAATTAAAGATTTAGGTACTTTTAAGTTATTAGATGCTATTGAAGCATGGCAAGGAGATCCGAATCTCCATCCTCTTACTTGTGGTAGTGATAATTGCGATCATGTTTCTCTTGTCGGCAAAGTAAAAACTATAAATGATGTACTTAACATTTCTTCTCAAAAAGGTGCTACAATCTTTTTAAAATGTCCTGAATGTGATTATACTCAAGATTTTGTTCCTGATTGTGTGTATAATTGGTATATTGGGACTCACTTAAATCATAAGATTCTTCTTGGTCAAGTTGTTGAAGTTAAATTTGACGAGGACTGCGGAGCAGATGCTATATTCTTTGGTGCGGATTATAAGTTCCCAGAGGGTTGTGAGTTCCTGTCTCCCTCCCTAAAGGTAGAAGGTGATAAGGAAATAGTTTTACGATTTATAGGCAAGCTGAGAGCGTTGGTGGTAGGTTATGCAAGAGATTGTGATGAGACACCTCTCTATTGTCTTAGCAACTTGAGAGTAAAATATAACTGTGATTATATGAACGATGAATTAAATAGCAAAATGAGTGAAACTATTGTTTACAAAAAATGGGCAAAGTATCTTGAAACGGGTTGGCCTGAAGAAAGTTTAACAGTTATTGAAGGTCAATTTGTTCCTCTTTTGTATAGCTCAATTTTTGAATATGAAGATGATATGGTTCGAAGTCTCAAATAACTTTAAAAGTAAAGGCAGACTCGACCTCATTTAAAGGCATAAGTTATCCACTTATGCCTTTTTTAATTCCAGACAAGTGGTTTTTTAAAATGTAAAGAATAGATGCACAATCGAAAAATTTGAATACATATGTTAGTAGAGATAAGGAATTATGAAACAAAGTGATTTTTTAAATAGTTTAAAGATATATGTAAGTAAGACAGCTGGTTCTAAGAATCCAGAGATAACAGCAAATGCTATATATTTTATGACAAAGCAATATCCTGTAATACTAACTAATAAAAGGGTTTACATTAAAATCCTTAAAGAGATGAAGACCCATCTTATCGAGAAATTTGGTTGGAGTATGGTTGAAACTCACAAGTGTTTTTGTATTTTACATGGATTGATGAAAATATTTTAAAATTGTCTTGACATGAAAGTGAAAGTGAAGTAGAATAGAATCTATTAATTTTATTTAAATGAAAGGTTTTAAGATGAGTAGACAAAAAAAGGGTAGTGGTAAAAAAAAGGGAGGGTCTGCCCCCACTAGAAATAGGCAGTCAGTTGTTCGCGAGCTTACTCTTGCGGATAATACATCAGTGGTTCCTCAAGATATTCAGAAAAAGAAGGCTCCATATTTTGAGATAGATGTTATTAAAAAGTCTCAAAAAGGCGTAGATTATTTCTCTGGAGAAATGAGCTTAGCTCAATTAGCAGCTTTAACTCATGTAGATAACTATGACGGAGATCGTGCTGATGAGGGTGGTGGTCAAAGAGCTTTGTGCGAGTTAAGAGGAAAACAATTCCGAGAATTTATCGTGGATTGTAATAATGTTTGTTTCGCAGAAATTCTTCTTAATGACAGAAACGGAGAGGTAGAGTTTAGATCTTTAAAAGATATGGGCATTACAGTTTCCGAACATGCTAAACTTGGGGCTATGCATGGGTTTTTAAAAATACCGTCTGGTGTTAAGTTGTTTGTTTACGATGGGCAAACAAGACGTTTTGGTTATTTGAGTCTGCTTCATTTTGATTTAGATATGTTTGGAACAGAAGCTTATAAGGATTATAAACATTTGAATATTCCTTTCTGTCTGTGTCAAGTTTCCGCTCGCGAAGAAACTCTTTTGTTTCTTCAGCATAATAAACAAATTTCAGTTCCCAATGACCATAAAGCTATGGTCTCGTGGCATGCTAATAAAGACTTAAGTGATATGAAACATTATACTTATTCCGAAAAAGCAAGTTCTATTATTGCAGGGTTGATTTACATCATGGATAGAGATAGAAAAGGTCCTTGGTTTAATAGAATTGTTCAGCCTGATCTTTCTAAAGAAGAGAATAAGAGACGTTTTGGAACACACGGTGGTTTTAATACTGGCTTAAAACATTTCATTGGTTGGTTAAATAGAAATTACTGGAGTCCTGAAACTACAATCTCCGAAAAGAGCGAGGACTTGGCTGATATTTGTACAACATATTGGAGAGCTATGCAAAAGACTTGTCCTAAGATATGGAGGAATCCTGAGAATTATATTCAGTTAAGACCTCACGGAATATCAACTTTGAGCTTACTGATGCATACTTTGTATATTGACTTTTTTGATAGAAATATTGACTGGAATATTGGAAATCTTCATACTTTTTTGAAAAAAAGTAAACTTATTACCACTCCTATAAAGTGGGAAATTGGTGGAGATCTTCATAAAAGAGGAGGCAATTACAAAGCTCTTCAGTCCGTTGAATTTGATATTTATCAGCAAATTAAAAAGGGATAGTATATAAGGGGAGAGGTTGATAGCTTCTCCCTTATATTTTTCCAGACAACTGATTTTCAGAAAATGTAATATATAAAAATTAATTTTGGAGATAATGTGAAAAAACAAGAAGCAAAAAAATTAAGAGCAAAAGAAGCAGATGAGAGAATGGAAGAAAGAAGTAACAGATCTCCTGCTCAACAGATTGAAAGACTCGATACTTTGCTTGGTAAGGGTGTTGGAGCAGAATCAGAAAGAGCAAGGTTGCAGGAGCAAGTAGAAAAAGAAGCAGTACATCATGAGAAGAAGAAAAAGAAGAAAGACGTATAATATGAAAGTTTGTTTTGAAAAAATTGATTTCGAATTAGGCGAAGAAGTGTGGGTAGTTTGTGGTCCTAATCATAGTATGAAAACTTCTATCATAGCATTCCGAGGGATGGTCATCAATGGTATAAGAGAAAAAGCTATTGGGATATTTAGAGAAGCTAAGTTGTCCAATCTTATTTTGGAAAAATATTTTGCTGATATAGATAATGGAGATATTGTTCCCCTTAAATATTTAACCAAGGATGGAGATAAAGCAGGTGAATGGATGAAGTTTTATCCTGTTCGTATGAATTCTAATGAATGGCTTGTAACAATAGGAGATAGAGATAAAAAAGAAAATGAAATAGGTAATATTGAGAACGGTTGTGAGCTGGGTTCGTGTTGTGCTGATATCTCTAATATAAGAGATTGTCTTGTTAGATGTCAAGAAAAAGGCGGAATTATAGGATGGGAAAGAGAAGATTTACAAGGGATAATTGATAATAGTTGTCATAATCTTCCTGAAAATCATTTGTTTCTAGATAGAATATTTTCTCAGTTAAATATAAAATGGGAAGCATAATGAAGAATAGTATTCAACAAGAGAGAAAAGAACTAAAATGAATTGGGAATACAAAACAAAACAAAATGAAGAACGTATTGGTGCGTTACGAGTCTCTATTATTCATAATAGTGGGAATACTGAGATTCTTAATAATATGGGTTATCACAGTCCTGATGGATTTCAAATAGGGTATGCAGGATCTGGACCAGCAGATTTGGCTTATTCTATTTTGACAGATTATATGATTAGATCTAATAATATAGATTTAGTGGATATACCAGGGAGAGTAGAGATTTATCATCAATTATTTAAAAATGATTTTATTGTTGAAGCAAAAGAATCTTTAAGCATAGATAGCAATACTATTAAACTTTGGTTAGATGTTCAAGATAATATTGATGATAAAAAAAGTGGATATCAATATTGGATGGAAAGATTAGATAGTGTTGGGAGAAAACAAGATAATGACTAAACTTATAATACCATCTATAGATGTAATAACTAAATTAATCGGTCAGCCTAATATCCAAAAATGGAAAGGTAATTGCTACTGTGTGGCATCGAGAATAGTTAATAAGAAAATTATTGATGATGATTGCAGAGCAATTTATGGCCATTATCTTGGACCAATATCATCTAAATCTTATTTTAGTGGGTATAAAAATATGCCATTTATTCAACATGGATGGATATTATTGTCGAATGGTGATATCGTTGATCCTACCCGATGGGTGTTCGAAGCTAAAGAACCATACATAGCCCTTATAGATAGGGATGATGATACAGCAGAAGACTATGACGAAGGCGGTAATGAATGGAAGGAAGCTTTTGGAAATCCTCCTCCACCTTATAGCAAAAAGGACAGACAGTTTCCCTTTACTTTAGATGGATTTGACAAACTTGATGGAAGAACATATGTTCTGGATTTACTGGGAGATGAAAGGGTTGTGGTTAAAGAGATTTGCTTAGATCAGATTTTTTGGTTAGCCAATTTATCTCTTGATACGTTGGGAGTACATGTTATGACAATTTATGCATATATCGTAGAGATGGGGCAAGGGGTTTTTATACCTATTGACAATAGATTAAAAATTTTTGAGGGAAAAAAAGGATTTGAGCACTGGAAATAATATTGCTTATATTTAACAGAAAATGAAGGAAATTTTATAATGTGGATTTATTATTATGCTTGTTTTGGGCCAGGACATCAAAGCGAAGATTATGGTTTTAAATCTTTTCCTGATGACTATGATAGAGAATCTATTAAAGATAGTTTGTTTAATATGCTTTTTGATAAGTATAACGTGTCGTTAAGATTTTGGGAAGTAGAAAGACCTTCTGCTAATTATGTAGAAAAAGAAATGAGAGATACAAAAGATAGAATAAAGAATCTTAGAAAATATCTTAAAACCCTAGAAGCAAAAAGTTGTTTTGTTCCTGAAGAAAAAGAAGAAGAAGATCTTGTTCTTATGAAAAATTTGAGTGATAAAATTGTTCATGATCTTTTGAAACGTTTACATAATGCAGGATATATGTATTGTGCTTCTGATATAAGTAATTGGAAATATGGTAAAAAATGCCTTACAGAACCTAAAAGAAGTAAGATTTTAAGAATTATTAGAAAATCAAAAAGTTATCCAAGTTATTAGAATCTCTGGAGATAAAGATGTTTTTTAAGAAAATACAATGGCTGATATTAACAATCGTAGCATTTACTTCTGGAATAATCGTAACTGTTCAATGGATAGGTTCTGATTACGGAATGGAACTTTGGGACTTAGTTAAAAAACCAGATATTGTAGAAAAAGTCATACAAATAGAAGTTGTAAAAGTTGTAGTTATTTCTGATAATCATAAAATACAAATGATTAACCAAGAATATAGAGATGCTCTTTTAAAACTTTCTGCGGTAATTTATTCTAACGATAATTATGGTAAAACAATGTATGACATTATGCACCAATATGCGGTGAAAGCATTGTCTGTGCCAGAAGTAATTAGCAATATGGATGAAAAATAAAATGAAGGAAACAGAACAAAAACTTGAGCGTGTAACTATTAGGATTACTGAGGAATCTGATCTGGGAGCACTGTGGCTTGGATTCAGTCACAATTTTGAAGTTGGAGATATTCTTCCTGCCGTGATCATAACTAAAGAGTATTGCGATATTCATGATGGCTATGTGCCAGGCTTTTTTATCCAAGGCTATGGCCCGATCTCGGAGATATTTTGCACGATAGATATAACTCAAAAAGATTATGATAGGCATATTGCTAAACTTGAGAAAAAACTTGAAAAAACGATAAAAGATAAAGAAGATTTAATAGCTCTTGAAATAACTTTAAAAAAGCATATTGATTATCTCTGTGAGAAAAAATCTGTCAAATAAGCATATCCTCTTATTCTATATGGGGTTATAAAAAATCTAACTATTTCATTTTATCTATTGCAAATCAAAGTAGAATATAGTATAATAGGGAAAGTGAAATTCCAGACAAGTGGTTTTTTAAAATACTATCGTAGAATGAGTAAAAATAAAACACAATTAGATAATATTAAAGTAGATGTTCCTGAATGCCAAAGTGGCGATTGGAAAGTTGAAAAATTTACTATCGAAAAACAAGGGGCAAGTTTTCATAATATTAGAGAAGCGTTTGCCTATGGTTCTACAGGAAGAGTTGTAGTTCCAGGAAAATATACAAGATTACTTAGGGGAAGAAATATTGTTATGTCTGACACACCTGCCGAACTGAAAGATTATAGTTATTTCATTCATAAGGCGCATGGTCATGTTCTTATTAATGGGCTGGGTCTTGGTTGTGTGGTAGAAACTCTTTTTCACAAGAAAGAAGTAAAGACAATAACTGTTATAGAAAGATCGTTAGATGTAATTAATCTTGTAGCAAAACATTACGAAGAGAAATGTCCTAGTGATAAGAAATTGTGGATTTTGTATAAGGATGCTTTGACTCATAAACCTCCAAAAGGTGAAAGATATGGTGCTGTGTGGCATGATATATGGGATAATATCTGCGGAGATAATGTTGAAGATATGAAAAAACTTCATCGCAAATATGGTAGAAAAACTGAATGGCAAGGCAGTTGGTGTAGAGCCGAATGCGAATTAGCTAATAGGAGAAATTAAAAATGAAATGGATTAATTTTATTGATGAAATGCCAAAGGTTGGACAGAAAGTTGCTTTATTCACGTACTTTAATGAGAATAAAAGTGCTAATATATGCACAGGTGTTGTATTGGATAAAAGTAAAAAAAGAAATATGTTTGCACGTCTTTATCCTGATGATACTATTTGTGTAGAAGCTGGAGTATCTCATTCTCTTGATGGCTATTTTTCAGTAACTGATACATATCTTTATGAATTAGCAATAGGCTTTAGAAAAGAAATAACAGAGAAAATAACAAAAGCTACTTGGATGAAAAGAAAAACTGCGAGACCATTTTTTGAGGGTAGATTGTTTGTTCCAAGACATGGCAGAAAAAAAACAGAATACATCGGTAGGTCAGCAACATATTGGACACCTATTGAGGAAGATATTCCTGAATCATTGCCTGAATTTCCTGAGCCTAAAACAATAACATTTATTTACGAACATGGTGAAAAAATGATATTAAAAAGTGATTGAGAAGAAATAAAAAATGCATGTGAACTTTTTTTTAGGAGTAATTAAGATGAAAAAATTTATTAGAATGATGTTGATCGGTTTTTTAATTTTATCAGGAACTATGTGTGCCCCTACTCCAAAAGCTTATGCAGCAGATAAGGCTAATGAGTGGAAGTTATGGGCATCAGGCAAAATTATAGATATAGATCCTCTGTATGTTAACGAGCTTGGCTTAATGATACATCTCTCTACTCATGGGGGAACTCGCTCATGGACTCAAGTATGGAAGAGTAATTTTGTGGGACATTGGCCATCTATCGGAGAAAAAGGTTCTTTTTATAGTCGAAAGTCCTCCAAAAATCGGAAAGCCGAGCAATGGAAATGGGTAATAGATAAAAGAAAAAAAGTCAGTCCCGCCGCAACAGCCGATGATCAAAAAATAAAACCTGCGCCAATGGTAGTTCAAGAAGAATCAAATTGGCAAAAAGTAGATATCATTACTCCCGAAACGGATAAAGTGGTAGTAGTAAGATTTGATAATGGGAGAACCTCTACTGCCTATCTTAATAAGTATAAAGAATGGAAACTGGATATTGATAAAGATCGGTACGTTGGTGGTAAGACTATTATTAATATCAAAGAATGGAAAGATGCTGGTATTTAATGGAAAAAACATTTAAGGAAAAAAGGCATGATCTCAATCAAGAGATACAAGCTCTTGCGTGGGAAATGGATAGTAAAAAATGGGAATTAAAACAACTTGATAATAGTTGTCAGCATGAGTGGGACAAACCTGTTTATGATCCTATCTATCATAAATCTTATACTATACAAGGAGATGAACCTGGGACAATGGGTTCAGATTTTAGAGGTCCAACTTTTGTTCCTTCGGAGACAGAGAATCGTTGGAAACGTATGTGTAAAAAATGTGGAAAACAAGAATATACTTATAAAAGCGAATCTAATGTAGTAAATAATCCAAAATTTTAGAAGTAATTTATTTTATAATTTAAGGAGTTTGTTATGGTTTCTTTAAGTCAAATACAAGAAGATGAAGTAAGATCTCAGGCAGGAATGAATAAAAAAAATATTATAGTTGATCCCAAAGTCTTGCGTAAAGAATTGCTTAAAAGATATTATGCTGAGTGCGTTAATGAAATGATAAAAATTATTTGTTCTTGTGATTTAAAAGAATCTAAGCCCAATAAGGTTAAAGGTAAAAAAGGAGAGCCGAGTATTAGTCCAACAGCTTTGAATGATATGGCCGACATAGGTGATTTATATTAATAAAAATCAAAAGTTTTAATTATGATAGAAATAAAAGATTTAAAAAAAGAAGATCTCAAAAGAGCAGTTATTTATACTGATGGTGTGGGAGAAACAGAACAAGGGTATATAACTTCTTGGAATCAGAGGTTTATCTTTGTTGATTATGGACATAGTTGTGGCAGAGGAATAGCCACTGACCCTAACGATTTAGATTTTATGAGTGGATAAGGAGCAAAAATGCGTAATAGTGAAAAAATGATGGCAGCCGTAAGGGATATAGGTATATCCTATAAGAAATGGCTAGATGCTTTAATGGTTCAACAAGAAGAGCAAGAAGTTTCTGTTCTTTTTGAAAAAAAGATTAATGAGTTGAATGAATTAAATGATTTAGTAGCTAGAATAGATGCTATTTTTATGGAATCTGCTACTTCTATAGTGTGTGATGATTTGGACATAACTTCATTATTGTACTATCAAGGCATAAGAACTAAATTATGTATGATGATGGAGAATACAACCAAAATATTAGCAGTTACTATCGCTAATGCAGGAGATGAAGAAATACCTGATGCAACAGAAGTATTTGACAAACTTACTAGTGCAGGAATAGAAAGTATAAAAAAATATGCCTGGAAAAAAGATTAAGGTTGATATTTAATGAGAGAACCATTAACAAAAGGTGAATAAATTATGAGTATAAGAGATGAAATTATAAGAGTATATAAGAGAGAAGTTATGGCTCTTCCTGAAGGTGCTGTAGTCCATATGGGAGATTGTGGCATTAATAATTCTTTTTTAGGAGTATGTACGTGTGGTCTACATCACTGGCTAATGCAAGCAGGTCATGAGGTTGTTGAAGAACTTTATCCTAATTTTTTGGAAGAAGAAAATAATGAAGGTTTTATTGAATATCTATTGCAAGAATTTAAAACTGATAATCTCTATGTAAAAGAGAATGGGGAGTTTGTTAAAGTTGAAGAACCAGAACAATTGCCAGAAGAAGAAGTAAATAAAATAATAGATAAAATATTTAAAAAGAAAGGTACTGATGATGATTGATATAACAGGTGTAAATATAGTAAAATTGGTTAAAAAGGCATATGAGCTATCCAGACCACAAGGTTTTGGTATGCTTCATTTTGATTCCACTCCTTTAACAGATGAAGAAGCTCAGTCTTTTATTGAATCTGATGGAACTGTTAGTCTTGATTATGTGAAGGGTAGAGCTTGTAAATTCAATGTCTCTAACAATGATGGTAATTTGTCTATTCGTGATCCTTGGTACGATCATTCTGATGATCAACTCTATCAGCTTCTTGCCCATGTGGGTATTACCTATAAGATAGGACAAAATGAGCATGGTTGTGCTTGTAACTGCGATAATTGCAGAATTAAGCAAGGTAAAGAAGCTCTTGGTTCTGCTGGCGGATTTGAATAATGATCAAGACAAAAGAAAAAGAATGGGATAAAAGAGTTTCTGGTGCTTTAGCTATTTTAGAAAAAACGGCAATGAAACGGTTGTTCGATTGCACCCATACTGTTGATAGGAAAAAACTTAGAAAAGGTCTTAAGGTATTTGTACTTGGAGAACCTAATGTTCAGTGGACTATCTCTGAAATAGAAAATAGAATGACTATTAAACAAGGTACAATTACTTTATCAAATGAGGGAATGGAATCCATTAAAAGACATCCTTCTAAATTGTTTGTGAGTCAAGATAAGGCTATTAGTGCTTCTATTCAAGAGATAAATCAGACAAGAATGGTTATTCTTAGGACTATGAAAGAAAATCTTGATCGGTTAGATGCTGTGAACAGAGTTAAAGAATTAAGAAAATTAAGGAATAAAAAAAGTAAACGAAAGGTTTAGTATGACAAAGATAATTGAAATGAATATTTTTATAGAGGAAATTCGTAAATGGGAACTGAATCCAGCAGAAGCTACTGCTCTAGCAGGAATGCTTATAGCCTCAGCGATGGATAGACAAACAGAGCTGCAAAAGAAAAATATAGAGATACAGTTAGAAATGTCAGGACTAGCTACTGATATGTTTAAAAAGATGACTAAATTACTTAACGAAATAGACGAAAAAGAGAAGTGGGAAATGCACAATGGTTAAAAAGAAAAAATATAAAAATAACTTTTTACCAGTGGTGATTATCATAGTATTATTATTAACATTAATATATGTAGTAGTAGATATTCTATTATGATAGAAACAAAAACAAAAATAACTAGTCCTAATGGTTTACATATGAGACCATGCGGAATGATTGTTGATTTAGCTAGTACTTTCAAAAGCCGAATCAACATCATCAAAGATGGGACAAAAGCTGATGCCAAAAGTATTATGGAGTTAACAATGCTTGCAGCATTAGCGGATGAAGAGTTAACTATAGCAGCAAAAGGAGAAGATGAACAAGAGGCTATTATAGCTTTGGAAGAATTAATTAGTAGTGATTTTAATTAAAGGAATAGAAAGATGTCCGAAGAAGAAAAAATAAAAACTAATGAAGATTTGTTGTTAGAAGAGATAGATAGAGCTATAAAAGAAATAGAAGAAGGTTCAAAAACAGCAACAAATATAAGTAGAGATTATGCTGTGAAAATAGCTGAGTTTATAAACTGCAACAGTGAAGAAAAGATACAAGATGCGAATTTGTGGTTCAAATATTATAAAGGAAAATCAGAAGCTTTGAAAGATGCTGTAGGTATTTTGAGAAGAAAGTTATCCTCATATCATGAAAGGAAAAATAGAAATGAAAAAATTCAGTAATGGAGAAAAATTATGAAAGAATTCACAGATCGCGCAAGAAAAGTAATGGCTTTGGCAAATCAGGAGGCTCAAAGGTTTAACCATGAATACATTGGCACTGAGCACGTTCTGCTCGGTCTGGTAAAAGAGGGTTCAGGCGTTGGAGCAAATGTTTTAAAAAACTTGGATCTGGATTTGAAAAAGCTACGTGTTGGAGTAGAGCAAATGGTTAAAAGTGGTCCAGATATAGTTGCTATGGGTACGTTCCCTAAAACCCTGCGGGTGAAAAGGGTTATAGAATTTGCGGCAGAAGAAGCCCAATCTTTTAGTCATAGGTATATAGGAACTGAGCATATCCTGCTTGGTCTTCTGCGAGAAACTGAAGGAATCGCTGCTCAAGTACTTATGAGCCTAGGACTGAAATTAAAAGATGTTCGCCAGGAAGTTCTTAGCATATTGGGTGTAGGTAAAGTTAAAGAAAAAAGTTGTGAGAGTTGCTTGTGCTTCCCTGTTTGTTTAATAATAAAGCATATTCACGAAACTCCTATGATTGCTATTAAAGATCATCCCAAAATAGAAGAAACGGCAATGTCCATTAGCAGAAAATTTTATAAAATATTGCAGGAATCATGTGCATATTATACGGAGAAAAACGATGAAAAAGAATAGAAAAGGATTCACATTTATTGAAGTAATAATTGTTATAGCTATAATAGTTATAGTATTTTCGCTTATCTCAAAGATGGCGTGGTACCTTGCTGTTGGACCAATTTTGAGCAATATAATACCCCTAGTAATAGGGGGAGTTATAGGTTATCTTGTCGGAAAAAATAAAAAGTAAGATTTTTTACCTAACTCTGAAATAAAACTCTGAAACTTTTAGATTTTGTAAAAGTGAAAGTAAGAGTAAGAGAATACATAACTCCTTTTATAGCAAGGGGTTATATATTTTTTTATATTATAGTTGACTTTTTTCTAAAAGTGATTATAATAAATTGGTAAAGTATAAATATTGAGGTAATAATGACAGGTCCAAACTTAAAAGAAAAATTTGCTCAAATTGACAAGCTGATGGACACAGAGGGACTGGTTGAAGTAGAAAGATCTGGCAAACCAGGCGGCACTGAGAATGCTATTTGTGTAGTATCAGTATCGTCTATTGGAGAGATTGAAGTTATAACTATTATCAATAAGAAAGATGCAGACGATTATTATCAGGAAGAATGTCAAGATTCGATTGCTTATGATTTTAATGAAGTCCCTGGTATTTATCTTATTGAGTTTAAAATAGAGGGTTCTGGCCCTGATCATAACGGAGAATATGATTCATGGGCAGTATTTGTAAATGTTATAAAATATAAAGTCTCTATTGTAAATAAAAAAGATCAATTCGATAAAGAGACCTATTTTAAAAGTTTTGAGTCCAAAATATATAATGATGATCCTGGCTCTGAATTCCCGCGTGTTCTATTTATAATTAATGATAATGGAAAAGGTGTTATACTTGATATTTTAAATGAAGAAGTTGCTTATAAAAGTATTATTCAAGAGATGATAGGATATATGAACGAGATGGATCTTCGCATCGGTGTTTCTCCAGCATTAGAAGCTATGGGGCTATATACGGCATCATTTTCTATTATCGGAGATATGGTTAATCTTTTTGATCGCGATCTAAATGAAGATATTAAAATTTTTGATATAAAATGTCTCTCTTTAATTCTGGAAGATGAACCTATCAAAATAATATCAAGAGAAGAGAAACAAAAAAAAGAATGGGATGGTTTCAGTAAATATGTAGATGAATTACGAATGAAAGAAGAACATATTATATGATTGGAATAATTATCAATACACTACTTGTTATAGTTGTTATTATAATAGCTATTTATTTGCATATTGTTAATAAAAAGAGAATAAAAACATGGCAACAGTTTTTGGGTCAAACTGCTACGTGTTTAAGGGATGTGGTTGAAACACAAAAACAAATTAGAGTTCAAATGAAACAGGTAGAAAAAAATAAAGAAAAATCAATAAGTTTAAGTAGTTTAAATAAAGCATATAAGGAAGTTGCTGATGAAGACGAAGAAAAAAACCAAAAAGAAAAGACAATAATTAAAACTTGTTTAGATTGTCCTGATCATAAAATTATTCACGATCCTGATCCACATGATTGGTATTCCAACCATGATATGGCGGTAGTATGTAAACTTGTTAAAAATCCTAATATAGAACCTGATTCTAACTATACTTCGGACAGACAAGAATTTAGAAAATCGGCTTCTTCTTGCCGCCCATATAATTTAAAAAAAAAATCAACAATTCCAGATTGGTGTCCTAGAAATAAAAAGAGGAAATAAGATCATGTTCGATTTTTGCGTTAAAATATGGAATGATTATCATAAAAAAATAGCTAAACGAAAAGTTGAAAAAGCTGTGAAGATGTTTGGTGAACTGGCTTCTAAAATAGATATCTTCAAGAGCCAGCAGTGTAATAGCCTTTATGTAGGAGAGGAAAAAGCCACTCAAAATAAGGTGATATTAGAAGATTTTAAAAAAGATCTCGAAAAATCAAAGCAAGAGACATGTATTTTAATAAAAGCTGTTGATGCTGTTGATAGGAAATTGTTAACTTCCGTTGTAATGGATTTTTATGACAGACATGCTACCAAAAATATAGATAAGGAGTAAAAATGAACAACATTATCAGACAGGCTAAAAAGTTTTGGGGCTTAGATGGATTTGTGGCCATTATATTCTCTATATTCACAATCAGCGCTTTGTTGAGAGGAAGCATTCTAGGATCTATCTTAATGGGTATATTCTCCTACTGGTGGATAAAGAGAGTGTTAGGTAAACCTGCAAAACATAAGGGAGGTTATTCAACCTGCCAAAGTCCAAGAGATTTAGACTTATGAAAAATCTAACAAAACAATACGTAGATGTTAATAAGGTATCAATAACAAAAATATTTTCTATCTCTGTAGTGACAATAAAACGGAGTAAAATTAAATGAGTATAATAGGACAACAAATAGCAGAAGGCAAACGCAGATATGATTACATGGATAGAACAGATAAAAAAATACTAATGGATTGCGTGATGGGTTTCCATAAGCCAGAAGAACAATATCATCAAGGTGTATGTGGAAATTCTTTAAAAGATTTTTTCCCAAGAAGATGTAAACATTGCGGAGAACTATTGTATCCTGACAAATGGGAGCCAGTAGAATTTGTTGAATCAGATTGTGAGCATGAGGCTATAGGATATTATCATTCTGATAAAGAAGATGAGAAATTAGTTAACAGATTTCCACAACAATGTAAAAAATGCGGAATAGATTTAAAACCCAAAACGTGGATATCAGTAGAAAAGTGGGTGTTATTAAAAGAAATAGAACAATTACAAGAATAACAAAAATCTTAAATTAAGGAAGGACAATATTATGTCAAAAAAACAAAAACAAGAAGAAAAACAGGGACAGGTACAAAAACAAATTGATAAGTGTGTTTTTGTTCTAGATGTCCCAAAATTAGAAGAAAAATCAAAGACAATAGCAGATGTTATGTACAATGTAGAAGGGGATAACTTCAAAGATTCTCTTTACACTATGATCAAAGCTAGAACACCTATAATTGCTATTCAGACGATAGAAGAAAAAAGATTTATGACCTATCTACAATATTTCAGGATATGTAAAAGTCTACAATTATTTACCTGGGACATTGTTGATGGAGTGATAGACTACCAGAAACAGGATACGATAGATATTGATAATAAATGGACTAGAGATACAGGAACAGAACAAGAAAGAATTCTATCTTATATCACAGCACAATCTTCAAATTTAAGAAAAGAACATCTTAAAGAATATAAGGATAAGGGTTTGAGGGGAGATTTGTATGTTCTGCTCGATTTTCAAGGTTATTTAGATGTTCCAAGAATTGTAAGAAGATTAAAAACTCTTTCTAATATTAACTCTTTGACAACTACCATAATAGTTGGTCCTCAAATCAAGAATGAACTTGATTTAGAAATGAGAAAAATAATTCCTACGTTATGTCCACCAGATCCACAAGATGAAGATTTCAAGTTGGCTATCTATGAAATGGCAGATATAATCGAAAACTCTGTGCCAGGAATTATTGATCACACAAAAGCAAATGAAGATCAATTACTAAAAGTGTTGCAAGGCAAAACAATCTATGAAGCACAATCATGGATGGCTAATAACGTAGTAAAATATATGAATCTTTTAGGGAAAAAAGAAGAAGAATAATGGGAAATATAAATACTATTAAAGATAAAGATGGGAATCTGATAGCAGAGGCAGATATGGGACTAGCATGTTTCTCAATGGTTGTGGATATTATCCAAAAATATAATCCGACTAAGGTCGTAGGATTTCCTCGTCAAGAAGAACTTGATGAACTACTCAACCCATGTTATGAAAAAGGAGAAGATTTTGAAGTAGTTCAACTTTTAACATTTATGAGCGATAAATCAATGTTTACAAAGGAAGATATAAAAGCATTTGAAGAGGCAATTGAAAAGTGCAAATTTACGAATAGGGATAAAGGACCAAAGAAAATGCTCAGGAATATATGAGATATATAAGTCATTGCAATATTAAACTTATTGCCTGTACTATCAAAAAAGAATGGATTACTGAAATCGGAAAAGAAAGAACAAATGGAGATGGATCGGGAATTGTTTTTATTGTTAAAAAAGCAATTTTTCCAAATTTTAAAGAGGATGTAGAAAATGAGCCATGTGTGGATCAAAAAAACTGCTTGGAATAAAATCTTAAATGACATAGTTAAGATACGAAAATTAGCTGATTCTAAGCCAGAATATAGATTATATTTTTATGGAATAGAAGTTTATTCTATAAATTATGCAAGAGCCAAATCTACAAAAGAAAATGAGTGGCTTAGTATATTAATCTGTGCCGTTGGAAAAACATGTCAAAATCCCGACTTTGATAGGCAAAGAGGAATTACAGTAAATACCATTGCCGCTTTTGATAAATGGTACATGGAAGAAAAAGAGATCAGAGAAAGATTATCACATTTAGAAGTTAGAAAAGTTGATACTATAAAAACATGTGGAGAAAAATAGACAATGTGTTTAGATAGATTAAAGACAAAAGAAGAAAAAAAAGAAATACTTAAGGACATGCCTAAAAAAAGTATAGTTGTTTATAAGGTTGTGAATAAATGTGAAGGTAAATATTTTCCACCTTGTCGTTATTGTGACTCATATGTAGAAGGACTAAACAAGGTTCCTATTTTTAGAAGATATATATCAACTTGTTGTCCAAATTATAAGGGAATTTTTTTAGATTATAAGGTAGGTTTTCATTCTTTTAAATATAAAAATGATGCTCAAAAATATTCTAATCATATAACATTAAATACTTCAACAGTTATCGAATGTCAAATAAATCAATCTTGGATTACAGAAATAGGAGAACAAAATTTAGGTGCTATAACATATTTCGGTATCTGTTTTGTAACCAATAAGATAATTTTTCCAAAATATGAGGAATAAGAATTATAGATAGCTACGGAGAATATGATGTACAAATCATTATATAAAGATGAAAAAATGCAACAACTAGTTGACCAACTTATGAACGGAGAAATCACCGAAAAATAATATGAAAAAGAGATAAAACTGCTTAAACAATAATGATGGCAATTTCAGTAGTATAAAGTGAAAAAGAATGGCAATTCACAATCAAAAATAGAAAAATATCACTTTTTACCACCTTACTCTTGACAATGACAAAATATAGGCTATAATGAGAGTATAACTTTTTAAAATATTTTAAAATATTTATCTGAATAAAGGCTATTATGATGTTCTATGTAAGTGTTGACGGAAAAAGATAAGGGATATGGTTGAGAGCATTAACTACTCATAAAAAATGTTGGATAAAAACAAAAGGATGTAAAAATGAAAAATTATTTAAAGAATTTTATAAAAATGGCATGGCCTGCTCTCATAGGATTCTCAATAGGACAATCAATAGGTTTTTTCATCAGACCAATTTATACATTTATACATTTTATACATCTTATAACAGATTTAATAATATTCACAATTTTAATTTTTATTCTATATAATATAGTAATTGGTATTGCTAAATTATGTAGAAGGGAGAAATCAAATAATGAAAATTCTTGATAAAATTAAAAAAGCATGGAAAAAAGCACTACTCAACTATGTAAGTTATGTAATGAAGAAATAAAAGTTATAAAAACTAAAATAGACCACCCAATTATAGAAACAAGGACTAAAGATGAGTAAAGAAGAAAAACAAATAAGGATACCAACAGTTAAAGATATGCAACTTATTAATGATTACGCAGACGAACAAGATTTCTGGAAAAAAGATACTAAAGAAGAGGTGCTAGATTTATTTGTAGTCTTAGTAGGATATGGATTAGAACCACAAAAAGCAATTAATAATATAAATGGTATGATAACTGCTATGAAAAATGAATATAGAAAGGGAAAATAATTATGTGCTTAAGTATATTATTAACAAAAAAAGAAAAAGATAAAATATTAAAAAATATATCGAGAAAAGGATTGACCGTTTATAAGGTTGTAGAAGTGTGTAATAGGGAATATTATCCTATATATAGAGAACTCGATATAGAGAAATCACATTTTTCAGAAGGAAAAAATGTTGATATTCCTAGAGTTAAAAAGATAAGGACAGAAGATAAAATACCAACCTACTATAAGGCAGGATTCCACTTTTTCAAGAAATATAAAGATGCTCTAAAATCATTAAAATATTTAACTAATATTCATAAAAATAAAAAATTTAAATTTATTGAATGTAAAATACATAAATCATGGATTATCGCTATGGGAATGAATTTCATAGAAATTACAGGAGGAGGAGAAGAATCATTTGGAGTTAGTATAGTAGCTAATAAAGCTATTTTCCCAGATAAGAATGTGGAAAATGAGAAGGACCAAAAATGTGCCTAAATAGATTATTAACAGAAAAACAAAAAACAAAAATATTAGACAAAATTACAAGAAAAGGTATTACTGTCTATAAGGTAATAAAAGTAATTAATTCTAAATTTTATCCTAGCTATCAAGATAATGAGACTGCTTTTGAAGAAGGAACGAATATAGATGTTAATAAGACTAATAAATATTTGCATTTGTGGGAAGGCCCTGGAGAACAGAGAATATATAAGTCAGGTTATCATTCTTACAAAACTAAAAAAGCAGCAGAGAAATTACTAAGACATTTGAAGAATAACTGTATTGATTATAGGCTTATCCATTGTAAAATTCATAAATCATGGATACTAGAAATAGGCTTTGATCATGGTATTACTTTTGTAACAAGTAAAATAATTTTCCCTAAAAAAGAGAAGGACTAAAATGACTATATATGAAAAAAGATGGGACAGAGTTAAAGAACTAGCTACGCAGATAATAGAACTACGAAAAGAAGCTGAAAAAGAATTCGGAAATGATACTATATTTATGTACCAAGATGAACGAGTAACAGGAGAACTACTTATAAGAGAATCAGATATATCTATAATAGATGAAGGTTGTACCTATAATCTGTTTGAGAATAATCCAGATTGGGACAATGGCTCTAATAGCACAATGAAAGAAATAAAACAAATCTTCGACGATATTAAAATCTATGTCCCATATAAAAAAAGGACCAAAAATGTGCCTAAATAGAATATTATCAAAACATAAGGAAAACTAAAAAATGATATCTAAAATATCTAAAAAATCTTATCAATATATAAAGAAATTTATAAAAAAGACATATCCTATGCATGTTGGAATCGCTGTAGGACAAGTATTGTGTCTAATATTTATCCCTGCTCATACAATAGCATTATCGTTAATAATACAATTGTTCTTATCGATAGTTACTTTTATGCTATATACTATGAGTATATTTACTAAATAGAAATAAAAATGTTAGAAATAATAACTCTTATAATATCTTTCCAAATATGATAGATATTAACAATAATTATTGTAAAATTATTTTCCCAAAAAATGAGGAAGAATAACAATGTTAGAAATAATAGCCCTAATAGTATCTTTTCAAGTATGGTGGTTACTAGCAATAATTACTGTAGTATCCTTCCTAATCACCTATATTATATCTCCTCCTCCCGTAGATGGATCTGGTATAATGCCCTTTCCTGACCCTACAGGAGCTATATATTTTGTAATATGTATAATACTAAACCTTATAATGTGGTTGATCTACTTCATAGCAACTTAATCGCGGAAAATTAATAATAACTAATACAAAGGAACAATGATGAAAAACATTATAACAGAATGGACAGCATGTAATACAGGAAACACATGGACTGATGAAGATATAGAGCTAGTACTATCTGCTCCTCCTCTATCCTCTAATTTCCATAAAATAGGAAGAGCTATTGGTAGATCATATAAAGCTATAGAATTTGTCTATATTGTAGCTTCTACTCCAGTACCTACTCTAAAAGAAACAGGAAGATGGAGTAATCCTTATATAAGACATATAGCGAGAGTTAGCCGTAAAGTAGGATGGAGAAAAGGCTGGGGATGGAAAAAATCTAATTTGTTGGAAAATGATGAAAATGAATAAACCTATAAAACAGAAACCAAAACCATTAAAAACTCTTACTAAAGAACAAATAAGAGAATCTATACAATATACTATAAAGAATGATATTTGTTATGGAATATTCAAAGCACCAAATAATAACTAATAATGATAATAATCAATGTGTAATAAGATATATAATAATACCTTATAATAACTAATAATAGAAACACATAATATCTCTCTTATGAAGAGATCCATAATAAGAAATAATACAATATGATTAGTCCTAATAGGCTAGCACTCTGTCGATATTTAGATTTTTTATCTATTGTCGATAGTCCTGACCTATTAGAGAGATCAATATATTTGATAGGATATACAGATATTTAACAGGTAAAATACTGGTTTATAACATAGAAAATACTGGTTCTCGATGAATCTTTATAAAAAAGAGAAAAAATATCTGGAAAATTAATAGATTTTTTTATTAAAATTTAAGATTATCCTATCGAAAAATCGATTGTCTGGAATATCGACAGTATCGAAAAAATTCCAGACAAGCAGGAATTTTCTTGCAAAAGTGAATGAAAAATGGTAAGATATAGAAAATAGGTTGTCTGGAAAAGAGGGAGTGATTAACTAATTCCAGACAAGTGGTTCTTTGATAGAAAGGTAGCAACAATGGTAGAAATTATGTATAGGCCCTCAGATGTGGGTAAAGAGGTAAGGAATAGTCATGGAAAGATAATAAAAATAAGAAAATATCATTTAACAGAAAAGGAAAAAAAGATAGCACAAAACAAGTGGTCAAAAGTTACAGATAATACGGACAAAAGGATAGTCAAGAGAGCAGGAGAGATCTTTTTCAATCCATTCCGCAAGGGAGTCTATTATTATCAGATATGTTCTTTATTTTTATTAGGAGCAAATAAGTGGCATAGTCTGAACTCTATCCTTAAAAAGATGGAGAAAATAATGTCAGAGGTAATAGTCAGAAAAGATGGAATTAGAATGACATCATGGGAGAAATTCAGAGGTAAGTCTCAAAGAGTCCATGCTCTTCGCTGTAAGGATTATAAGGGAAGGGTACAGGAGAATATGGTTCTTCTTCAAAGATTGACTAAATTCCATCCTTACGGATATAAGCTAAGACAAGTATGTAGTGCAATAGATATCATGAGAGTTACTAAGAGAGGATTTCCTAATGGTTGTTACTCTTATAGGCTACATACTTATGATAATGAGAATCAAGCACTGCCTATGAGAGATTATAGTCAATTTGTTTTTCCTCGACATGAGAGAAAATATGTAAGTTACAAGTTTATAGGAACTGTTATAACAATGGACAAGGTTATAACTGAAGGGAAAGTAAATGAGATGTCATAAATGCAATCAAGATAGTATAAAGATTGTCATGGATGATGATTTGTCGAAATCTACAATTCACATTATATGTGATATATGTGGTTTAGATATCGATAGTGGTGATAACCCAATGCTCTGTGATCTGTTTATTTATAATGAGAATCTAGAGGCAGCAGAGAAATTAGGTATAGAAGCCTATATAGAAGATAAAAAGATAGGAGATAATCCTTATACTTTACTTCAATCTGATCAGATCCTTCTTAATAAGAGATGGGAGATAGGATTTAATAAGGAAAAAGATAGTTATGAGAAAGAGGCCTTATTAATTTCTGCCGAAAATTTAAAATATGCTCTAGAAAAAATGGAAGAAGAAAAAACTATTCTTACAGAACAACAAGCAGAACTATCTAAAAACCATACAAAACTATCTAAAAAGGTTAAGAAGCTCTCTAAGATAGGATACTTGATGGGTTATAAGTATAAAAAAGACCTATTAAAGATAGTCTTAGAAATTCCAGACAAGTGATTTTCTAATCCTATATATAAAGAACATATATAAAGGAGAAATCATGAGTGATAAGAAAGCATATGTAGACGGTAATTTTGTTGTAGGAGTAGGGTCATATTATCTGTTACGCTGGGCGATAGCCTTTTACCCTGCTTTGGTATTTGCAGCATGGATAGTAGAATTAACAAGGCCTGAGGCAGGAGAAAAAGAGACACTCCTTTACTTATTAACTGGCCCTTTATTCTGTATAGTCTTTACTTTTTGTATATCTAGAATGTTGTTAGTTATTAAGGAATCATGGCCTTTCCTTGTGGGTCTTTATGCTATTACCTTATACCCGTTTATTAAATTTATGCAGTGGCATGGTAGTTCTGGTGATACTCCTTTTCCTGGAGTTGACTGGTTTCCTTGGTAATTCCAGACAAGTGGTTTTTTAATAGTATCATATGGAGGTAATTATGAATAATAATGTTAAAAAGTTATCAGATATTGAAGCAAGTCCTGTTATTAGGAACAGAACATGGTTTAATGATCTTGATCAAGTATATGGAACGAGTATTTCTCCTACTCATAATCTTGGTATGCCTAAAGGTAAGATTAGCTTATGGGCAGGAGAAAGAGGAGTTGGTAAGAGTAGATTGTGTATTGAGGTAGTCAAGAAATTTACTACTAACTATTCTGATGGTAAGGTTTTATATTTTCTAACAGAAGCTCCTTTGAATGATTTTGCTCAATGGGCAGTTGATGATAATTGGCATTATAAGCATATGGTAGAATGTAGTGGTGCTAATAAGATAGATGAGATGGTTGAAATTATTTATCAAGTTAGGCCAAAACTTATATTTATTGATAGTGTTAACCAGATTGAAGATTTTACAGGCACTGCCAAATCTGCTAAAAGGCTTATAGATGGTGTTGAAGATATAAAAGGTTTAAGAGAAGCTACTTATGATGTAGGTGCTCACTTAATCTTATTAGGTCAGATGAATGGAGATGGAAAGACTATTAAAGGTGGTTCAAGTTTGCCTCACTTGGTAGATATAGAGTTATATGTAGTTATTGAAGATAAGAATAAGGGTTTATTTAGAATAGAAGTAGGTACAAAGCATAGATATGGCAGAACAGATAGAACTGCTAGGTTCCTGCATACTGACTATGGAGTAAATGAGGCATCTGAATCAGTTACTAATGATTTACCTGATGGTTATAGAAGAGTTTCAGGTTTGAGTCAGAGTGGTTTTATTACTGTTGGTCCTGATGGCTTGGCAGATACCAATGATCCTGAGTTTTTAGAGCATTTGGAGGCACATAGGTTAATTAACAATATGAACTCTGAATCTGTCTATGATCCTGGTGATCCTGGTTTAGGATTACATATTAAGAACAGGGTTCCTACTTTATGGGAAAGATTTATTGGATAAAGTTCTTGTAAAGTGAAAGAGCTTTGGTTATAATTTTTTTAAAGAAGAGCCCATTCTTATGTAAAATGAGTAAGGATAGGTACTTGAGTCTTTTTTCTATTAACAAATTTAACAATTCGTTAATATATTCTTTAAAAAAATTAAAAAGTAGAGATAAAGTTATTGAAAAGTGAAAGTGAGTTAGTATAATAAGAGATATTGTATCACCCCTCCTCCTTTGGGGAGAATGATATTTTTTATTGTTTTCCCCAAAATTTTTAAATTAGGGGGTTGACAAGTGAAAGTAGATGTGATAGTATAGAGATTCGCGATAGGAGGTTCTTAATTGAACTGGCTTATCTATGCGGGTCGATGATTCGTGAATAAGGGGAGAATAGGGATATTAATTTATCTCTATTACTCCTAACTATAAATGGGACTTAGACGGTTCCCATCGTTACTATGGTTATAGTAGTGAGAGGTACTGGGTTACTTCTCGCTACTATTTTTAAAAAAGATTAAAGAAAAAAAAAGGATTATCCGATAGTAGTTAATAAATAGAAAGTAATTAGTTTTTGTTCGAGAAAATACAAATTAAGGAATAAACAAGAGATGACTATCTCAACCAGAAATCCTGTTGTCGCAAATTTACGAAGAAGAAACCATACCTTGGCAGTGCAGCCGATAAGCTGTGCCTTTATTGGTCAAAGGTATGCGGATATGCTCTGGTCCAATTGTCCTGAAAAGAAACATGGATCGGGGTAGTCGCTTTTGAATTTATAGTTCCTCGTTCAAAGGCGATTACCAAAGGTAATCGTCTTTTTTTATTAGAAAAAAGTAAAGAGAAAAATGGAAACAATAGAAATGTTTAGAGAAATAGCGAAAGTTGATAAGATTCAGGAAAATCATAATGATTTTTATGAAATGGCTGAGAAGTATGGATTTTGTACTCCTTGGAGTAATTGTGAAGAGGGTAATGAGTATAGTTCTTTAAAAACGTAATGAATATAGTTCTTTAAAAAGTAAATAGTATTATCACTTAAAATTGTCCTTTAGTGTAATGGCTTAGCACGATTGCCTTTGACGCAATCAGTCGAAGTTCGAATCTTCGGAGGACAGCTATGAATAGGATAATGTATAAAAATAAAAAAAGGAGTATTCCCCTATTATCAGAATATATATAATATAAAGTACATTTTAATAATAGGAGATTGTAATGAAACAAAAAACAGGGCCTAAAAGGACTAGTATTATATGGCAGATGTCAAAAAAAGATTTTACAGAAAATGTGAAAAAAAGTTCTACTTTTAAAGAGATATTAAAATATTTTGGATTAGAAAATAAAGGTAGCAATTACAAAACATTAAAAAAAAGATTAGAGGAAGAAAATATAAATTATTCTCATATTCCTACAGGAGTAGGATGTAACAAAGGAATGAAAATAAATAGAAAAGCTATCTCATTAGAAAAAGTAATGATAGAAAATTCTACTTATTGCAGGGGGACTCTTAAAAAAAGATTATTAAAGAATGGTATGTTAGAAAATAAATGTATGATCTGTGATCAACTACCTGAACATAATGGGATTAAATTAGTAATGGTTTTAGATCATATTAATGGAACTCCTAATGATCATAGATTAGAAAATTTAAGATTACTTTGTCCTAATTGCAATAGCCAACAATCAACTTTTGCTGGAAAAAGGCATAAAAAACATTATTATTGTGAAAAATGTGGGAATAAAAGAAAAAATAAACAAAGTAAATATTGTTTTAGTTGTTCTGTTAAATTAAATGGGCAAAATAGAAGAAAAGTTAAAAATAGACCATCTAAAGAAAAATTATTAAAAGAAATAAAAGAAACTAATTATTGTGCTGTTGGTAGAAAATATGATGTAAGTGATAGTGCTATTAGAAAATGGTTGAAATGATATTCCCATGTAACTCAATTAGGCAGAGTGGCACGCTGTTAACGTGTTGGTTGTAGGTTCGATTCCTACCGTGGGAGTTCGATTCTTTGAAAAGTAAATAGGGGTTCCAAAAGGAACACACATTGTGTTAAGTTTTAATTACTAACACATGGAGAGGTATAGCACTGAGTGGTATCTCTCCATGTTTTCTGACCTATAGCTTATGTGGGAAAAGCATTCGTCTTATAAGCGAAAGAGTCCAGGTTCGAATCCTGGTGGGTCAATATAGGCATAAAGCTCAGCAGGCAGAGCATCGTGCTGATATCACGAAGGCCGTTGGTTCGAATCCAGCTATGCCTATTAGAAAGAGGAATTCTTCTTTTTTTCCCGAAATAATATAGAATAAAGGACAAAAGGGAGAATTCATCATGAAAGAAGTCTTGATAGAATTAGTAAAAAGGGTAAGTAGGAAAGCAGTTATATTAGCAATAGCTATGGTGTTGGTATATATGGTTATTATAACACCGAATGCCGTAAATGCAGTGATAGCTATAGGGGTGATTTCTGGTTTATCAATAGTAGGAGCAGGACTTCAATTTTATTTAGATCTTAAAAAGATCAAAGATGACGAAACAGATAAAATTTAAGCAGGTTGAATGTGAGTAAGTTATCGCTTATGGAGCCTGATGTGGATGGTTCGATTCCTCCTCTCTCGATTACAAATTGTTCGAGAGATAGCTTAACGGTAGAGCGCAGTAAAAACACTTATTCCTCCCACATATCTGCTTTTTTAAACTTAGAAATATGGTGATAGGGCCTACAAAGCTTGGGTCAGCCAACTACCCTAGGGACGCAAGTCATTGGTCTGGGGTCGAGTCCCAGTCATATTTCTCTTTTTTACCCGCTTCGCTTAGTTGGCTAAAGCATCTGTCCTACAAACAGAAGATCGTAGGTTCGAGTCCTATCGCGGGTATTACACAGGTTGATCGCATGAAGGTTATCGGATAAAACATTTTTTCTTCAAACAAAAAATGCAAGTAGGGTTCAAACCCTTACAACCCAGAAATGGGAAAATTCTTCTGCACTAACATATCTGTGTTTTCCCCTATTGGTGTAATGGGAGCACGTGGCACTGTCGATGCCAGGGCAGCAGATCGAAACTGCTATGGGGGGTTTTTGAGAGTATTGAGCAATTGGTGGCTTATCTGGCTGTAACCCAGATTCTGAAAAGACTTGTAGGTTCGAATCCTTCTGCTCTCATTTGGAGTTACTATGAATAAGAATTCTAGAAACTTATTTTAGTACTTTAGTCGTCTAAGGGCAAGGATACCTGTGCAAGCAGGAGATATGGTGTTCGAGTCGTCATCTAAATATTACTCCTAAATGGTAAGTTGGCAGAGTCTGGCTTATTGCACTTGGTTGCTAACCAAGAGGGCCTTGAATAAGGTCCCATAGGTTCAAATCCTATACTTACCGTTAGTGTGGAAAGCCGCACACGTAGTTACTTCCTTTTCGAAGGAGCAGACTAGGCTTGACGAAGGGGAAGAGACTCCTAACTGGATGAGCAAGCAGATTGGTGACTGCACTGGTTTTGAAAACCAACGAGCCTTTAAAAGCCTTGAGAGTTCGATTCCCTCCTCATCCGCTTATTAGCGATATGGTGAAAATGGTAATCATAGATCCTTCATAAGGATCAGTTCCTGGTTCGATTCCAGATATCGCTATTTATCAACTGAACGTGGGGAAGTTTGGCCTAACCCGCCTGGTCTGGAGCCAGGAGAACGCTGGTTCAAATCCAGCCGTTCAGATTTTGTAACACCGAATAGAAAATAAGCAGTCAAGACATATGTTTTATTAAAGGAATCCTGTCTTTTATGTCGAATATATAGATATAAGTTATTTAGATAGGAGATAAAATGAGAAAAAGAACAAGTGTTGTGTGGAAGATATCAATAGAAGAATTAAAAAAGATAGTAAAAAAGAATGATAGTTTTGCAAAAATTTTAAAACATTTTGGGATGGCAATAGCAAGTGGAAACTATAAAACATTAAAAAAAAGATTAAATTATGAAAATATAAGTTATTCTCATATATCTCAAGGGCTTAATAATAATAAAGGAAGAAAATTTCCAGAAAGAGCTATTCCCTTAAAAGAAGTAATGGTAAAAAACTCTACCTATTGTAGGGGAACTCTTAAAAAAAGATTATTAAAAAAGGGTTTATTAGAAAATAAATGTAATATTTGTGGACAAATTTCTGAACATAATAATATTAAGTTAATAATGGTTTTAGATCATATAAATGGAGTTTCTAATGATCATCGCGTAGAGAATTTAAGATTGCTTTGTCCTAATTGTAATAGCCAACAAAAAACATTTGCGGGAAGAAATTCTGTAAGAAAAAAATATAACTGTATTACTTGTGGTAAAAAAATTACAAAACATTCAAAATTGTGTAAAAGTTGCAGTGCTAGATTGCAAAAAAGAAAAGTTAAAAATAGACCTTCAGTAGAACAATTATTAAAAGAAATAAAAGAAACTAATTATTGTGTTGTTGGTAGGAAATATGAAGTAAGTGATAATGCAGTAAGAAAATGGTTAAAATAAAAGGCCCATTCTTCTAGTGGCTAGGATATCAGGGTTTCATCCTGAAAACAGCGGTCCGACTCCGCTATGGGCTATTTAATCAAGGCAGAAACTGAGGGTTCGAGTCCCTTCCAGAGTATTCCTGCTCTTCTGGTGTAACGGTTAGCATCCGTGATTCTCAGTCACGAGATAGGGGTCCGACTCCCCTGAAGAGTATTTTTCCTCTTATAAGTCCTTGTCTTTTATGGATTTAAAAAAATATTAAAAAAATTGGAAAAAAGTTATTGAAAAGTGAAAGAAAATCCGATATAGTAATATCATCATAACGAAAGTTATGACTTCTTTTACAAGTTAATAGAGAGAAAAAAGAAACGGGTTGAAGTCTAAAAGTTATCGATCCTTGAAAATCAAACACACTTTTTGACACACCATATCCGTTTTTTCTAAAATATGCATGTGGGTTGATTGATATTGGTTATCGATAATTACTGTGAAAAAGTGCAAGTAAGGATCAAAAAAGAGATTTAGGTAAAGTTAGATTGAGATCACGCCAATCAATAAATCTAATGGGAAGACTGAAGATCTTTAAGAGAACCTAGGTTGAAACATACTAAAGGCTTTGTACTGTAAATTTCCCAAAACTTTGTTTAGTCCTTAGATATCCATGAGATATAAAAAAGGACATCTCCAATTTCTCCAACATATCCACAGGCGTTTATCTGAGGGTCGTCTAATCAGGATACCTCCTGTTAGGGGAGGAGATGTAGGTGTGACTCCTACTCCTTAGACCATTTTGCTCGGTAGTTTAAATATAAAACAGTTGCTCTGTTAATCATTTATGATTGCTTGCAACAGATGGTAGGAGTGATGCCTACCCTGAACACCAAAATTATATTAGAGTAGTCTAATCAAGATACCCCCGTTGAGGGGGAGATGTAGGTGTGACTCCTACCTCTAATGCCAATATATGTTAGGGTCTGCTCGAAAGAATTTATTCAGAGATGGGCTGTGAGCTATAAGTTTTGTTAAATGAGTTGGATGACTTGTTTAACGAAATGGGTTCGCAAAGTCAAAGAGGAAGTGTCTTACACATCCAAAGGTGAGCATGGATCAGAGACTTCGGAGGTTTGAATCCTCCCCCCAACACCAATTTTCATTTTTTTACTGTTAGGTAGTTTAAGTAAAAAACAGTTATTAAGGCACACCCCTGTTTTGATAGCAGATGATAGGTGAGATACCTATCCCTTACACATTGGGTAGCTTATGGGTAAAGTTGGTTATTGAGTCGATTAAAGGTTTATAGTGCTTTTAGTCAATGCCTTAATAACAGAAGGATGGGTCCGATTCCCTCCCCCGATATTTTTCTCTCTATCAGTTTAAAAAAATAATTGCGGAGTAGAGCAGTCTGGCAGCTTGTCAGCCTCATAAGCTGAAGGTCGGAGGTTCAAATCCTTCCTCCGCTATTGAAGTAAGTGGTTGTTGATATTCGTCAGATAAGGCAAATTCTAATTTTTCTCATGTCAAAAATAAGAGGCCTTTGTTATAATTCAAACATGATTGGATTATGATGATTCGGAATATTGACTGGCCAGCCACTTACTTCTTCATTTTTCTTACACCGAATCATTATTTCCTGAACGTGGGAAAGCTTGGCCTAATCCGCGAGCTTTGGAAGCTCGAGACGCCAGTTCAAATCTGGCCGTTCTGATAACTCTCAGTGGGAAAGCTTGGTATTCCGTCTGGTTTGGGACCAGAAGATCAGAGGTTCGAATCCTCTCTGAGAGATTAACCAAAGTGGGTTGATAGATAGTAGGTTATCGCTTATAACGAAGTGGTTGTGAGTTCGAGTCTCACCGCGGAGGCAACTCTGTGTAGCTCAATGGCAGAGCACTAAAAATTCTATTGTCGCTAACACATCCACGGTTTTTTTAATAGTATAGCACTGAATAGTGTTGGGGGTATCGTCCAACGGGAAGACATCTGGTTTGCAACCAGAAAATAAGAGTTCGATTCTCTTTACCTCCATTCTCTTGGGGACGCATGTGCCAAGGGTGGCGAGAGACCTTTGCAAGGTATCTGTGGTCAGTTCGATTCTGATCGTCTCCATTAAACAGGTTGATTGGTTAAAAGTTATCGATAAGTTCGACTCTTATTCTCCCCTTCTTTCATGGGGAGAAATGGCCTGGGGCCACCTTTTCTCCTACCACACATCTGTTTTTTATAAAAAAAGGAAATTCTAAGTATATGTCGAAATAGTAAGTAGTAAGCTATTTAACAATTACTTAGGATTTCAATATGAACTATAAGACAGGAAAATATGCAAAGAAAAAATGTATTGGATGTGGATTAAAAACATTAAACATAAAATTTTGTAGTAATAAATGCCAGCAATTATATTTTTGGGAAAAAAGAAAAAAAGAGATAAAAAAAACAGGAGAGATCCCAGAAAGAAGAGTTGGTATACGATATCTTAAAGAGGTCAGGGGAGATAAATGTGAGATATGTGATCTTAAAGAATGGAATGGAAAAGATATTACTATGATCATGGATCATATCGATGGAGACTCATTAAATAATAAAGATCTAAATCTTAGATTGATTTGTCCTAACTGTGACTCTCAGTTATCAACCTATAAAAATAGGAATAAAGGTAATGGTAGACATTCAAGAAGAGTAAGATATGCAGAAGGTAAAAGTTATTAATGCTGGTGTAGCTCAATTGGCAGAGCGCCTCATTTGTAATGAGGATGTTGTGGGTTCGACTCCTATCACCAGCTTTAAAGGTGCGATAGCTGAGGCGGTTTAGCGCGAGACTGAAAATCTTGAGACGGAGGTTCGAGTCCTCTTCGTACCACTTTGTAGCACTGAGGGCCTGTAGCTCAATTGGCAGAGCGCCAAGCTCATAACTTGTGGATTGTAGGTTCGAGTCCTTCCTGGCCCATTAATAATTTTTTTTAGGAGAAAGATCATGAAACGTAAGAAAGAAAAATCTGGTAAAATGTAGGGTGTGAAGCTTATTCTGGTAAAGCACGCGACTTTTAATCGCGAGTCTTGGGAGTTCGAATCTCCCTACACCCATTAGTGCCTTTGAAGCTTATTTGGCAAAGCACCTGGTTCTTACCCAGGAGTCTTGAGCGTTCGAATCGCTCCAGAGGCATTTCCTGTCAGAGGTGATGTAATTGGCAGCATATCAGACTGTGAATCTGAGTGAGCGAGTTCAAATCTCGTCCTTTGACCTTTTAAAAGGATTTGAAAATAAATAAAGGATTCAGATCCCTATTTTAGAATATAAGGTATAAACTATTTTTTTTGGAGAATAGAAATGCCTTATAAAAATAAAGAAGATCAGTTAGAATGTCAGAGAAGGTACTATCGTAATCATAGAAAAACTATGATCGAAAGAACCAATAAAAGAGCCAAAGAAATACGAAAATGGTGGAAAGAGTATAAAAAAACACAAAAATGTGAAAAATGTGGAGAAAATCACCCAGCTTGTATTTGTTTTCATCATAGAGATCCAGAAGAAAAAGATATAGATCTATCCACTGCCGTTACTCATAATCATTGGGGAGAAAAGAGAATAAAAAAAGAGTTATTAAAATGTGATGTTATTTGTTCTAATTGTCATCTTAAAATTCATTGGAATGATTAATTTTTCGCTCGGGTGGTCTAATGGAATGATGACAGATTGCAAATCTGTAGGCGAGAGTTCGATTCTCTCCCTGAGCTTTTCCAGACAAGTGGTTTTTTATTATTATTAAGTATAAATATTAATTTTTGGTAAAAAGGATTAAAAGATGGTAAAATATGTATTAACTGAAGAACAAGAAAAGAAGTTAAACGATGCAGATCTTGGACAATGGAAGAAACTAAATAATAAGGGTCAACAAGCTATTAAACAGAGAATGGCGATTGCTGACAGAATTGGACTAAAATTATCTGAAATAAAAAGAATAGATTTATGAAGAAATCAGATGAAGACAGTTGTAGTGGTTTTAAAAGAGGATGGACTTCTGATCATGAAGAGTGCATAACATGTAAGAAGAATAGTCCTGCCAGATATAAAAAGTGCATGCAAGCAGTTAAAAAGTCGTTAAAAGAGAACTTTAGCACCGATGAAGAGATAGAGAAGTGGAAAAAAAAGAAAGTGAGAAATGAAGATGAAAAGCTATAAATCGATACCTGTCGAAGTAGAAGCAATTCAATTTTTCGATACTAAAGAAAGTTTTGATGAAACTAAAGAGATTTTTGGAGAAAGATTATCTTCTAGTCTCCGAAATTTTCCTAGAGCTTTTTTTAGAGTAGAAAATGGGAAAACTGTCCCTTTATATAATAATTCATGGATCGTGAAAAAAGATAATAAATTAGAGATTTTGGATGATGAAACATTTAAAAAAACATATGAAGAGAAAGGGTAAAAAATGGTATTTTTTAAAAGGTATAAAATAAATGGGATGTTATTGTTTTGGAACATTTGGTTATGGGCTATTCTTTTCATAACAGGATGTAGCACTGTCAAAACTCCTCCTTGGAGTGAGAATGAAGTTTCAAGAATGTCTGAAGTAGGACAAAATAAAACAGTTCCTATAGTTTTAATAAAGGTAGATTGATGGATATATCTAAAATATTTTGTTTTTTAGGACTTCATGACTGGTATTATGGAAATTTCCAGACAGGAGAGATGTCAAAATGGACAGGAGATCATGTTGGAGTTAGAGGAAGATCCTGTGTAAATTGTAATAAAAACCAAATAAAGAAAAAGAAGAAATATGTAACTGTTGATAGTTTTGAAAAACAATCAAATGAATAAGCGGGTGTGGTATAATGGCAAAATGCAAGGTTTATATATTTAAAAATCCATGATCTAAATCCCAGTGATGATTGGGACAAAGAAACATTAAATTTTTAATATCATTAACAACTTTTAATTTTGTGTTTTTGTTAAATTGATTAATAGCTTTAATATGACACAAATCTAATTTGTTATTATATGAACAAAGTGGACATTTATTTGGTTTAAGATTATAAAATTTTGCTATTTGATGAGCATGATTTCTGATGGATTGATATTTGTGTCTTGCATAGGTAGATGTAAAATCTTTAATATATTTCTCTCCATATTGTTCTATTCTGTTAAGAGTAAGACATTTTTGACAATAATGGGTTTTTGATTGAGTTAGATTTTGACATCTTAAACATTTTCTTTTAGGGCGTTTTGGAAAAAGACTATTATTTGTTTTTGCAGCACAGGATCTAGAACAGTATTTAGGGTTTTTAGTTTTTGTTCCACAAGTAAAACAATTAATTATAGGTCTATTAGGAGCTTTTATTTTTATTATTTCTCCAAAACATTCTTTTAAAGCATTATTCCATGATCCGAATCTTTTGCTTACAGTCCATTTATCAAAAGATCCATATTTATTATAATCATTTAATGATGGAATTTTTTTTATTTTAATTTTAACTCTTTTAAGGTCTTCTATAAGTTTATTAGTTGTTATCATTATTACTCCTATAGTTTATTTATGGGAATGAAACTCAATTGGACGAGTCTCACACTTCCACTGTGGGTGTTGCGAGTTCGAATCTCGTCATTCCCTTTACTTATATTTCGGCATAAATGATTTGAATTCCTTTATTTTTATGGAAAAATAATAAATTCATTTTCGAAAATGGATAAAATAAATTTAATGCGAAATTGGTGTTAATGATAGCACATATGCTTGCCGAGCATAAGGTAAGAGTTTGAATCTCTTATTTCGCTTTCAAGCCCCTGTACCAGAATTGGCATATGGACTGCGTTTAGACCGCAGGGATGGAGGTTCGAGTCCTCTCGGGGGCATTATTTCCAGACAAGTGGTTTTTTAATATTATATGATGTTAACTATGTAAAAGAGGTAATCATGAAACGTGTACTAACAATGGATGATATTAGAAAAGGGATGTATGTTACTGTTCTTCAAGGTAAGATAGAGCAGAAAGTAATCCCTACTCTTAATGGTCCTAGAATCGTTGATAAAGAAAATGATTATTGGAACGGAAAAATTTTAGAAGTTACTGCTGTTGATATGCCTTATATTGTAGTTAAACTCCATACAAACATGAGTTGTTCTACATATTCTCTTGATGTTAGGATTGTCCAGTTTATGCTTCTTTCTCCAGAATATATTAAAGCTTGTTGTCCTGATATAAAGATTTCTAAAGATCTTTTTTGGAAGGATATTAAAGATGATTCTATAAAGAATGTTAATACTACTATTGAAGAGATTTTTAAGGATCTCTAACACTGATTTTATGGATATAGAATTACAACAATTAAAAGATGAATTAAGCGTGGTCTCTATGAGATTAGTTTATGTAACTGAAGATATTTCTATTAAAATGGCTGAAGGGGACAAATTAAATCAAAGAAAAATTGATTTAGTTGAAAAAATAATGAAATTAGAAGATTAACAAAGATAAAGCACCTGTAGTCTAATTGGAGAGGCACTGCGCTTCTAACGCAGATACATGCGGGTTCGAGTCCTGCCAGGTGTAATCAAGCTCCCGAAGCTTAAATGGATAAGCATCTCTCTCCTAAAGAGAAGTTTTTGTAGGTTCGAGTCCTATCGGGAGTATTAAAGCCCCTATAGTATAATCGAATAGAACATCGGCCTACGAAGCCGAAGATGGGAGTTTGAGTCTTCCTAGGGGCATTATATTAGTTTTTTAATAATGTTTTTTATATCATTAAAAGCTTGTTTTAGTATTTTGTCATTAGATACTAAATCTGGAATAACTATTAAGTTGATGTTTTTGTTAGTTGCTATTTTAGTTTTTTTAGAGTCTATGTTTTGTATTTTATTTAATTTAGTTTGACCATAGATAGGTTTGAAATGAACTATACCATTCCATTCAATAGCCAATTTAAGACTAGGGATAGCAACATCTGTTTCTAATCCATTTAACATAATTTTATCGTTAGCTAAAATAGTTAAATTAGGAAATTCTTTTACAAGTAAATTGTAAAATTTAGTTTCTATTTTAGATCTACGAGATTTCCTTTTTAATTTGTTATTATAAGTGGCAGCGCAAGATTTAGAACAAAAAGATTTACCTGATTTAGATTTTTTTATTTCTGATGGAAGAGTTGTTATTTTTTTATTACAAGATCCACAAAAGGTTTTTACGAGGTTTATTTGTTTTTTATGATTATTAAAGCATTTTCTATTGCAAAAAGTGTGTTTATATCTATAACTATATTTTCTTATATTGCGAGTATGATCAGCTAAAATTCTTTCAAATAATTTTTTACAGTAGTAACATTTTAATTTAATAACTTTTCGCATAGTTTATATCCTGAATTTATTTTTCTTATTATTTATATATTCTATTAAAAAATCTTAAATCCTTTTTATTTTTTTTCGAGTCCTGAGTGGGACGTTAATAGGTCGGTGGTGTAATGGCTAGCATATTGGTCTCCAAAACCGAAGATTAGGGTTCGACTCCCTACCTTCCTGTTTATTCCAGACAACTGGTTTTTCGTAATGATAGAATAAGAGTAGTTAAAAGAGGTAGTTTGACATTTCTTTCACTTTTTTATTTTTCTCTTGAAAGTGAAAGGGTGCTGCCATATAATAGATGATGAGCAGTGGTAGAAATTGGTATGGCTACAATAACATTAGGTAGTTGTATATATCTAGTGGTTGTGTAAGCATTTATATTGTGAACCCCCTTTTTTAAGGTCAGCGGGTCCAAACCGAAACAGGTTTAAGCCCTGTCTGCTCTTTATAAGTTAAATAAGAAATGAGATAGTAGTTTGGTAAGCTAAAAATTAATGACACGGCTGAGGCAGGGCGACCCCCTACTACGTAGAGATCGACACTTACTTAGATTTATTTTTACCAGAATAAATTGAAAAAGTTAGTTTTTATCTATCTTATTTCTTTTTTATATGCCCAGGTAGGCCAACGGCAGAGTCAACGGTCTTAAAAGCCGTAAAGTGGAGGTTCAAATCCTCTCCTGGGCATTACGGTTTTTTAAATGTAAGGAGTAAGAAATGTTAGTATTGAGTAGACAAAAAAATGAATCGATTATGATTAATGATGGAGATAGACTTATAGAGATCTGTATCGTTGATGTGCGTGGTGATAAGGTTCGACTTGGAATAACGGCTCCAAAAGATATCCCTGTTCATAGAAAAGAAATTTATGAAGCGATTCAAAGAGAAAAAGAAGAAGAACAGAATAAGGATATTTCAGATCCTCTTTAAAGATAAGCCCAGGTAGCCCAACGGCAGAGGCGGTAGACCCAAAATCTATTTAGTGAGAGTTCGAATCTCTCTCTGGGTATTTCCAGACAACTGGTTTTTAGAAAATATAGAATATGGTAAAAAAGAAAAAAGAAGCTAAAAAAGAAGAGCTAAGAGAACATATTCTCTCAGAACAAGAGATGTCGGAATTAGCTAAGGCTAATGTCAAAAAAGATATGACAGATGGAGACATTTTCAAGATGGTTAGAAATCTTGAAATAGATGGAGTGGACCAAGGATTCAAATTAATCAATAGTTCAGAGTTCTATTGGGTATTAATGGAATCAAGAGACAAAATTCCAGACAAGTGATTTTTCTTAACATAGTGTTATTGTGTTGTAAAAATAATAATAGTATTTTGATGGAGGTCAAAAAACGATGATTAAGACAGAGAAAAGAAATTTTGGTATGCATCCTAAGCTCTTGATGGATACCATTCAGAGACAAGCAGGAACACTCCAAAAAGCCAACCTTGAAGGTGTTATGAATGCTATTGAGGCAGGTAGTCCTGTAGTAAGAATCGAATTTGTAGTAAAGAATGGTATTGCAAGACTTTCCATCGGAGACGATGGGCGTGGTATTGAATCAAAAAAAGAGGTCGAAGATTTCTTCGAGACCTTTGGAACCCCTCACACTGAAAATGAAACGACTATATGGAAACAATTCCGTATGGGTCGTGGCCAAATGTTTGCTTTTGGAAAAAATGTTTGGAGAACATCAACATTCAAAATGATTGTTGATATTAAAAAGCATGGTTTGGAATATGAGTTACAAGAAAACCTGCCTTTTGTCAATGGTTGTCAAATCGACATTGAGCTTTATAAAAATCCTGTCGGTTATTCTCATAATAGTATTGAATCATATAAAGAATGTATCATGGAACAGGTCAAATTCATGGAAGGTACAATTCTTTTTAATGGGGAGCAAATAAACACTCCTGCTTCTGAATGCTCCTGGGATTTTGAAGATAAGAATTCCTATTACCTGTTTAATATTGGTGCAGATTTCAAGATATATAATCTTGGAGCATTTGTTATGAAACCCTCTCCCACTGATATGGGAATGATGGGCGTAGCTGTTTCCAAGAAACAGTTGAAAGTAAATTTTGCAAGAAATGATATTCAGCATGATTGTGTTACCTATAATGAAATGAAAGCTGTTATCAAAAAGAATCGTATCAAGAAAACACGGCAGAACAGAAGAAACCTTAATACTTGGGAAAGAATTGCTACCCTCAAAGATTTAAGGGATGGTGGGCAGGAATTAAAAGACATACAAACCTTATCTCTTATTCCTACCGCACAAGGGAAATGTATTTCTCTCAATGCTATAAGAAAGTTAAAACAGCAATGGTGTTTTGCTCCGTTAGGAGACAGATATGCCGATAAGTTAATGGAGAGAGAACAGGCTGTTTGCCTTAACAAGGGAATACTTTCAGACCTTGGTTATACAGGAAAGAAATCTATGTTCTTTGTTTGGCTCACAGGTAGTGAAAATGCGTATAGTTATGGTAACACCGAATGGGACGATATCGGAAAACTTTTTGTTGATTTCAAGAGATTGAGAGACGGAGTATCTGATTCTTATAATATTTTGCCGAATAAAAAATATACTCCCACTGAAAGAAGAATAATCAATGTTATACAAAAGATGAATTGTTGGACAGGGAGACAGATATTACTTGGTTATTCTGATACTGCCTCTGCTTGGACAGATGGTTCTACATATATCTGTTTAGACCGTTCCTATCTCAAAGGTAAGAGTATGAGTTGGGGTAGAGATATTGGTAGGGTATTATTAACTATGACTCACGAAATGGCTCATGATGAAGATTCAAGAAGAACCCATATTCATGGCCCTGAATTTTATGAGAACATGGTGCAAATATTACAGTCTAACAATTCTCCTTTGGCTTATTGTGCTGATTTCAAATATGCTATGGAGAAAAGCAAAATAGAAGAGAAAAGAACTAAAGAATTAAATAAAATCAAAAAAGCAGAACAAAAAGTAGATGCTAAATTAGGTATTGCAGCAAAAGAAAAGAAAGCATAAAGCACTGAATAGACAAGAGTTATAAAAAGTTTCTTTATTTCTTATTTTTACTCTTGACAAAAAAGTGAAATTAAGTATAATAGTAACATTGAAAGTGATTTATATAGAAAGGGTTTGTTATGTATCCAGTATTCGTCCTGTTGGGGCTATTAATATTAGCCATATGGTTAGTTGTTAAGTTGCTAAAAAGTGCAAAGTTTGACAAGTGGGTTAAAGACTTGTGTAGTGGGAAAGTTAACACCGAATCACCCAAAGATATTATCAAAGATATTACTAAAGATGAAGATGTTCTTGGGAAAAAGGTAGAGAAGAATAAGGAAGTGGCTAAAAAGCTCACAGAAGAATCATCAGGTATTACAGATTTTCTTGGTAGAAAAGAAGAATCAACAGAGAAGGAGGGCAGTTGATGGTATAGACTATGGAGGTTGTCTTACATGTGTATGGTAGTAAATGTTGTAGTAAACGTTGTAGTTAAACAAAAATGTTAATATTAAATTAAATTTGGAGCAAAGGTTATGAAACCTAAACACATTATTATTTTAGCGATTATCGCAATCGCGTGTATCATCGTGGTCTCGTTATTCACAGGTTTTGTTAGTGTTAACGATGGTCAAAATTGGGTATATCTCCAGTATGTCAACGGAACAGTTAGAATTGTTGATGAGCCTGGGATGTATATGAAAGCTTTTGGTAAGACAAGGGTTTATCCTCGATTTATTGAATTTCGTTACAATGATGATCCAGATGACGGAGATAAATCTAAAGAGTCTATCGAAGTTACATATAATGATGGTGGTATGGCAGATGTATCGACTTACATTCGTTTAGCAACACCATCATTGAAAGAAAACCGTATCAAATTTCATCAGCAGTTTGGTGGTAATAAGGACAACATTAAGGCATCGACAAAATCTTATATGATTGATTGTCTAAAATCGACAGCACCGTTAATGAGTTCTTCAGAAAACCAGTCGGCTCGTAAAGCAGAATTTAAGCAAGTTGTAGAAGGCCAATTGAAAAAAGGCACATTCAAAATGCGTAAAGAGCAGATTGTTAGAAAAGACGTAACAGACAAGACGGGTGAAGGCATTACTATTTTTAAGACCGAGATAGTTAATGATAAAGATGGAATGCCTATTGTCGTTACCTCTTCTCCTATTACTGAAGATTTCGGAATGACAGTTGTTCAGTTTTCTGTTACAGCAACAAATTATGACCCAGATACAAAGAAACAGTTTTCAGCTAAGAAAGCATCGTTCTTACTTACGGAACAGGCTAAAGCTGATCGTGAGAAAGAGACTCAAGAACGTCTGATGGTTGTAGAGAGAGGCTTAAGAGAGAAAGCTGAAGAGACTGCAAAAGCTAATGTATTGAAAGCTAAAGCAGTTATTGCGGCTGAGTTAAAAGCTGAAGTTGCTCTTCAAACTAAACTTCAAGCTGAAACCGCGGCGGCTATGCAATTATCTGTTGCAAAAATTAACAAAGCAGAACTGTTGATGATTGCAAGTGCTAAGCTTGAAGTAGCTCAGATTAAGGCTAAAGAAGCTGAACAGGAAAAGATTGCAGCAATCCTGAGAGCAGAAGGTCGTAAGGAAGCTATCGAATTATCAGGTGATATTACTGAACTCGAAGAAGCTGTGATTGCCGCTGAAGTTAATAAAGCAGCAGCAGTTGCCGAAGCTATGGCTAAGATGCGTGGTCCTGAAGTTGTAATCTTTGGTTCAAAAAGTGAAGGTGGTGGCGGTAACGATATCACTCAAGCTCTTTTTCAGTTAAGATTAATGCAAGATGCAGGTCTTATCAAGAAAGTTAATGTTGATTCATCAAAGGTTCAGCGTAAAGTTAGGTAATATATTACACCCCATGACCTCCATGGGATACTATAAGCCCCTCTATCGTAATGGTAGCGGGGTTTTTTTATAATTCCAGACAAGTGGTTTTTTATTGCGGTGGTATGAGAAATGAAATAAAATGAAATTATTAGAAATGGAGAAATGAAATGTTAAAAAAAGACGTGCCAAACGGAGTTATTATCTATGAAGGGCCTAGTGTTATAGATGGTGAGCCAATTGTAGTAATTGCTAATAGTTTCAAGACTAATAAGAACCGTAAAATAGGGGATATGATACAAACATGGATTTTACGATCTGATATTCATCCTAATGACGCTCTTAAAAGTGGTGACGATTTTAGTATTTGTGGGGATTGTATTCATCGTGGGAAGTACGTAAAAGAAACTGATACAGTTACAAATAGGACTTGTTATGTAAACTTATATCAGCAAGGCGTTTTCTCTATTTACAATGCTTATAAACGTGGCTCTTATCCTGTTTGTGATATTAAGTATTTACAACTCTTTCGCAATAGGCATGTTAGAATTGGTTCATATGGTGACCCTGCAGCAGTGCCTATTTATGTATGGGATAGTATTACAAAATTCAGCAAAGATTATACTGGGTATACACACCAATGGAAATTTTGCGATTACCAATATTCTATGTATTGTATGGCTAGTTGTGAAACTGAAACCGAACAAAATCTTGCTGATATTCATGGGTGGAGAACTTTCAGGATTATCAAAGATGTTGACACCGAATTAATAGATGGGGAAATGCGTTGTCCTGCTCAAACTCATGGGACTCATTGCGACAAGTGCGGTATTTGTAATGGTTCTATGTCAAACCGTAAAAATATAGTTGTAGTCTTTCATGGTGCGCAAGGTCGTGAAAAACAATATCTTTCTAAAGTATCATGTAAATAATTCCAGACAACTGATTTTTTAATAGTATAGGTTGTTAATGATAATAAATTTTGGAGAAACAAAATGACTGAAAATGAAAAGAATAAAGGTCCTTTATATGTGTATTGCCATGATTGTGAAACATTATTGGCAAAATGCTATGACATAAGCTCTGCTCACGTTGTATGCGCTGCTCATCGTAAGGACGAGCATAGTGGTTGCACAGTTACTACTGGTAATAAGTATTATTTTGATAATGTTTTTCCTCATATAGAGTTAGAGCCTAATAAGGTTCTTCTTACTGTTCTTGGTGGTGTTGTTGATCTTGTTAATAAGCCTTTTGGTATTGAGGTTGAGATCAGGGATTTTGATGTTGAGGGTATAGATGCAGAGGGTGATGAGCGTTGTAAAAAAGACTCTAATGGTGACTGGTATCAAGAAATGCTTTGGGAATCAACAGTAGAAGTATTATAATAATTCCAGACAAGTGGTTTTTTACTTGACTATAAAGTGAAAGTAAAGTATAATTAAATTTTTGGAGTAAATAAAATGAGTGAATATACAAGATTATATAAAGAAGATGTCAGAGCTCCTATTTGGAAAAATATGATAAAAGAGTTAGAATTGCCTAAAGATACAAATGAGATATCAATAAAAATGATATCTTATATGACAGAAAGAAATAAGCAGCAAGCAATAGAATTTCAAAAAAACCAGAGTGCTAAAAGCTTAAAAAGTAGTGTGAAATAGAATTAAATTTTTTGGAAAAAAATGAAAAAAGATAGAGAAATAAAACTTAAAAAAATAGAGAATTATGTTAAAGACAAAATGAAACTTTTTGGTAATTCAGAAGATATTAGAGGAAAAGCAATTATGGAAGTTCTTCAAAATATTGATGCTATTTCAAAAGGTATTATATAATCTAGGAGTGTGTTTTTTGTTATTATATGCTGTTAATATGATTTTTGGAGAAAAAAATGAAAAACAAGAAAAAGTGGAAGATTTTAATAATAGGTATAATAGTTTTTATGTTGATTAATATTTCTTATGGGGATGATAAACTTAAAACACGAGAAGATTATGAGAATTTTATAAAACAACAACAGGTAAAAATAGAAACATTGGAAAAAACAGTTTCTGAGCTAAAAAAACAAGTACTTGATTTAGGATGGGAATTACATCCTCTTAAATATGGAATGGATCCGAATATAACTGAGCGATTAAAAGAAGAAAATGGAAAATTACAAATTATTATAAAAGATCAAAAGACAGAAATTCAGCGGCTACTGTCCCTGTTTCAACAGATAAGAATTGACCCAAATTCAGAACCGAATAATATTCAAAAACTCATGATTGAAAAGGAAGAAAAGGAGTATCAGAAACGATTAGTAAATTATAAGAAATATAGTAGAAGAGAAAACCCACCGCAAACAAGGGAAGAAATTTTGAGGAAAGAATTAGAAGAGTTTTTTATGGATATCACGGAAGTTAAGTGGGTTAAATTTAATGATAACACTATATATGTCGGTTTTAATTCTTATCCTCTTGATGGAAATGCTATACTTCGAGGGGCAGCTCTTCACGGTAATAAAGCAATAAATTTTGGATGTCATGTATGGGCAGTACATGAAGATCAAAAAAATAATTATCCATATTATGGAACCCTTAATGGTAAATGGTATGATGAGATAACAGCGAGATATGGAAAAATTAAATAATATAAATATTTGATTTTTATTTATAGAGTGCTTAAATAGAATAAATCAACGTATGGATTCACTGGAGATTGAGAAGTTAGCAGATTAATTTTGGAGTTAATAAGATGTTAAATGTAGAGTGTGTAGATAAAAAAGAAAACGGTGTGGAGATAGTCTTTTCAGATCCAGATGGAGATGAGGCTATTAAGGTGTGTGTTTCTGAGAAAACTGCTTGGAATTTGGAGAGAGAAATTCAAAGACAACGCTATGCGGCGAAAAAAGAATAATTCCAGACAAGTGGTTTTTTATTATTATAAGTTGTTAATATAATTTTTTAGGAGAAAAAAATGCCAGTAGTAATAGAACATAAAAAATTTAGTTGCACAAAGTTGGGTAGCAATAATAATAAGTTTTGGAACGTAACACTTTATGATAATGATGATGTTATGTCAGAATGGGGAAGACAGGGGAAAACCTCACAATCTAAAACTTGGCCAGGTGTGGGTCGTTCTTTTATGGAAAAGAAGATAGAAGAAAAGAACAAAAAAGGGTATCATGAAAACCAAGTAGTCGAAGGGTCTGGGGAAGTTTCAATATCAGGACATAAAGTTGCTAACACTGAATTAAAAGATATAGCAGCTAAGCAAATAAAATCTAAAAATCCTATCGTAGCAAAATTAGTTAGTTTTTTAGTCGATGTAAACGCTCATGCTATACATAAAGCAACAGGCGGTAAAATTACATATGATACAAGCTCCGCTACGTTCAAAACTACACAAGGAGTAGTTATACCATCGCAAGTTACAAGGGCAAGAGATTTGTTATCTACTATGTACGATTATGTTAAAAATAACAAATTTGATATGATAGAGGATAATTTGAACGAATACTTATCTTTGATTCCGAGAGATTTTGGTATGCACAAGATGAGTCCTTCTGATATTCTTCCAGATGTTGCAGCTGTTGGAGCAGAGAATGATATTTTAGATGGTTTGGATTCTTCTTTTGCAGGATTACAAACGTCCACACCGAAAAAGAAAACGACGAAGAAAACAACAAAGAAAAAAGATACTCCACAGATTTTTGATGTAGAAATGGGTATTGTTACAGATAAGAAAATCATATCTCATGTCAAACATCTTTATCAATCAACACGCAGAAGTATGCACCAGTCCAACAGTTTATCTGTACAAACAGTTTACTCTGTAACTATCAAGACAGTAAAAAATGCTTTTGATAGTCATGGAGCAAAGATGAAAAATATTTGGCAGTTGTGGCATGGTACAAAAGCAAGTAACCTTTTGTCTATTATGAGACAAGGTTTGATTATACCACCGTCAAGCTCTGGACATGTAACAGGTCGTATGTATTCAGATGGTGTTTATTTTTCTGATATTAGTACTAAAGCATTAAATTATGCCACTAATTATTGGGGAGGTGGGGGTAGTACTGATAAAACATTTATGTTCTTAGCAGATGTTGCGATGGGAAAATATCATATAGCTAAAGATTCATGGACTAATTATCCTGTCTCTGGTTCAGATAGCACTTGGGCTAAAGGTAGAGACAAGGGAGGTGTTAATAGTGGCGTAATAAATGATGAAATGATAGTATATCGTACCGATCAGTGTAATTTGGTTTACCTTGTCGAATTTGTACCAAGGAATCAGCTTAGGAAATAAATTCCAGACAAGTGTTTTTTGTTTTAGTAGAATGTAAATAATAATATTAATTTTTCGGCGAAATAGAATGACATATACAGAAACTTACAAAATAAAAGTAACAACTTATATAAGAATTAAGTATGATGATGGAGCAAGAGATGGAATTCTTATTGAGAATGAAAAGGATAGTGATTATGTGAAAGTGTTTTTTCCTGTAGAGATGACAATAGAAGTAATTACTAGAGATATGATTTATAAAGCAGGGAAAATGATGGAAATTAATTTTAATAATTCTGGTTTGTGGGAATAATAAAATCCAGATGAATAAAAATTAGTTTGTATGAAATGTTGAAGTAAATAATAATCTTTCGGAGAAAATCATGAATGTGAGAAAAATAGAAATATATATAAATCTTTGTGATAGTAGGCGTAGATTCCAAGTTGTAGATGATGATAGCTTTAGTAAGGACATTAAATGTGCCTATGATCTTACTAAAAATTGTTCTCCTGAATGTGCAACATGTAGGATATGGGGATCTTCCAAGAAAGCGTCATGCGACAGGGTAGGAGAGGGTTTTGATATAGGCTCTCTTGAATAATTCCAGACAAGTGGTTTTTCAATAGTATGGTATAGTGAAGTATAAAAACTAATAATATTAAATAATGGAGAAACGAAAAATGTGTACAGTATTAGCAGCAACATCAATTTTAGAAATTCTTCAAGAAGGAATGAAGAATGGAGAGGTTTTTACCTCTTTTGATATCACTGTTGGAGCAAGGGCCGTAGTCTCTGATAAGGTCTTTCACAGTGATGTTAGACGTATCGTTAATGGAGAATTTGATAATGGCGAAATGGCTAGCTATAATAGAGAGCTTTGTTCTCTTAATATTCCTTCAAGCCCCCAAGCTTTTGTCTTTTTCCCTGATGGAAAATTGGCAACTGACCATCCTCTCGTATCAGACAGCACCGACCCTAATGATGGTACGGATGATGGTACGGATGGCACTGTATCGGTTGTCCTCGATGATGATGAGTATAAGCTCACCAAAGATGGACGTGTCAACATTCCTAAGAAACTTTTCAGCCAGATCGTGCCTAGTGCGGGTAGTTACGATGTGCTTGTGAACGGCAGTTTGAAAAGTGTTGCACCGAACAAAGACGGACGTGTAAGGCTCTGCCTTATACGAATCGGTATCAATGACAGCAAAGTTAAACTTTCAGTCGATACCACAAACAATACTATCAATCTTGAAACTATTTAATAGTTTCGACTAATTCCTACTGATAAGGGCAAGTTAATAGCTTGCCCTTATAATTCCAGACAAGTGATTTTCTATTTTGGTATAGTGTTAATGTTATTTTATATTGGAGAAATAAGATGAATAGAAATATGTTATATGTAGAATATCCTTTGGCAAGGTCATTATTTGAAGCTATTGAGTGTCTGGAAAATGGAGGAAGTGTCTGGCAGGAAATATCAGATGATTTTCCTGATTGTGCAGGATTTGATACTTCCGAAGATTTAGCAGATAATTTTCCTGATGATGAAATTGAGGAGTATGATTTGATTCATCTTGTTCCTAAGGGGTTGGAATCAATTCCAGCAAGACCTTTCGTAATAGAAGAAACGGTCTGGGCAACAGAAAGATTCTTCATTACAAATGATTTATATATGCACAAGGGAGACTCTTATAAGATAGTCGAAATTAGTGATGATGGTAAGAGTATCAAACTTGATGTTCCTAAAAATGAACAAAAGGACACGATGTGGCCTGCTGATAAATTTTGCAGATGTGTACTTCCTGTAGATAAGAAAAAAGTCTATGCTCTGGCTGATATGACAAGTAGTAGTGTAGGATATGATTTGGACAATGTTTATGAAGATTTGAGTTTCCTCAAGGAAGAGTGTGATGGAGATACTGTTTGGTCTGATAGTTATCAAAATGAAGATGAATTCATAGATTATATGAAATCATTGGGACATAGTGTATCAGGAATAAATTGGGATATTGTAGGATATGGTAGAGAAACAGGAGAATTAGTCTATGCGATTCAGCAATGTTTCTTGAGAACAAGATAATTTTTATTGATTTTATTTCTCCAACATGAGGAGCGTGGTTGATTCCATGCTCCTCACTCCATTTCCAGACAAGTGGTTTTTTATATTGGTAGATTATGATAAAAGAAATAAAAAAACTTAGAGAGCAAACAAATAAAGCAGAAGTTGCTTTGTATCAGGCAGTTATGGATTTAGGCAATCATATGAATAAGTGCAATTGTGATGATTTGCATTTTTCGAGTTCAGTTAGATATGATTTTGTTAATACTATTTCTCATCATGAGGTTCATACATTTTGTCTTAATTGTGGTGGATTTATTACTTTAACGGAGATATAAAAATGCCAGTAAAAGAAAATCCTACAAGAGATGTCAAATGCAGATGTGGTAAAACAACTACTGTTAATATTGAGCCTGCAATAGCATATTGCAAAACTACAAGATTTGTTTGTGAGTGTAAGAAAGTGGTTCATATTACAGATTATTGCAATGGCTGTATCACTTATATGTTTCCCTCTAAAGAGGTAGATGAAGCTTTTCTCAAAATGAGGGAAGAAGATGAGGAAAGAAAGAATAAAGATAGGAAGAGATGTACGGGTCGTATAGCAGATTTTTACACTTTTATAGATGAAATACCTGTTGGTACAAGACTTTCTACTATTGAAGATTGTAAAAAGTGCGATGGAATGAAAGGTTGTGGAGTATCACAGCATTGTTTAATAACAGAAAAACAGATACAAAGAAAATGTTTTAATCATTGTCCTAGATGTGATGCTGGTGAAAATGATATTGAGTGGGGAGAAAAAGATTGGTCTGATGAATCAGCTTGGCAAGACGCTGTTTGTAAGAAATGTGGGTGTATGTTTTCAGAAGTATATATTTATAGTTGTTCAGAAATTGATGCACCGATATAGTTTCCTAATGGATAATTCCAGACAAGTGATTTTTTGTTATTATAGGTTGTTAATAAGAAAAAAGAATAAGGTTGTAGTTCAACTGTCAGAATGATGGACTAGGCTCTGTTGAGAAGTCGCAATTTTCTATCCTAGTTACAAGATGTGGAATCGAGACCACCAATTCTTATTCTTTTACTAATTTATTTTTTGGAGAAAAAATGAGTAATTTAGCTTATATACAAACAGTTGAAGTAAAGAAAACCTATGCAGAAGAAATAGTTATAGATGTAAGAGTCTGGGATAATTTTACTGAGGGAGACTCTTATATAGGAGAAAAGGGACAAGTAGGAGATAGGGGAGTTGATGTAAAAGATGATATGTCTATTCTCCAGTATTGTAAAGATATTGGTTCTGATGATAGTGCTAGTATTTGTAGTGTAATAGATAGTATTCTCGAAAATAAAAAGGGTGTAGAAATCAATGGCACTTTTTATGAGTGGGACGAAATAAAACATATATTTCCAGACAACTGATTTTTTAATAGGGTAGAATATGGATGATAAAATTCTAAAAAATTTAATAGCTATCATAGAGAATTTTGATTTTCAGGTTATGTGGAATGCTGATTTTGGAAAATATTGTGTTCTTCGTCATATAGTCCATTATATTGATGGTGAAGCAATGGTTAATTTTAGAGATTTTAGAGCAAAACATATAGACTTATATAATTGTTCTATGGATGATTTTATATTTTTTCGGAAATCACAAATGACAGAAATATTAAAACATATAAAAAAGTGAGGGTATTAAAATGACTAATGGAACATTAAAAACAGTAGTAGGCGATGTTACTAATCCTCAAAGACTGACACCGAATGAGGTAGTAATTATACCTCATTGTTGTAATAATAAAGGTGTGATTGGTGCAGGAGTAGCTTTAGCACTTAAAAAGAAATGGCCAGAAGTAGAAAAAGAGTATATGTCTGGTTCTTTAGAGCTTGGTTCTGTTTCTTGTGCTGTATTAGATGATGGAGTAGTTGGCCCGAATCAGGAAAATCCTAAAGTAACAACTGTCATTTATAATATGATAGGTCAAGATGGAACTGTTTCTACTATTAATTCTAAACCTGTTAAGTATTGGGCTTTAGTAAAGGCAATGAAAATTATTGAGGGAAGATGTGAAAATATAAGAAATTGGAATTGGTTTCCTGGATGGAGTCCTAATCCTGTTATCCATTGTCCTAAATTTGGTTCTGATCTCGCTGGTGGCAATTTCGATTTCATATTAGAGTTAATAAGAGAAATATGGATAGAGAATGGTATAGATGTAGTCGTGTATGAGTTTGTACCTAAAATAAATGGAGAAAAAATGAGTAAACAAATTTGTAAAGTATTAATTAGGAATTTACATGGAGATCCACAAGTTATTGGATGGATCAATGAATCTGAGGTTGCCCCGATGTTAAGGCTTAATCAGCAATATAAGATTAAGGGGAAGCCGATGTTTATGGTTCAAGCTATTCCTTATCTCGATATTACTGATGCTGTTCAAATAGTTTTATCATCTGATGAGTTTGACAAGTAATTCCAGACAACTGATTTTTTAGTTATGTAGGTTGTTAATGATAATTTTTCTTGGAGATAAAAATGAGTAAAATGAAAATTGCTATTTTGTTTGAAGCCAACGGTTCTGGAGATACAATAAATAGAACTTGGGGAGAAGATATTATCGAATATAGTAAAACCGATGATATACAAAACATTCTTGATGAAGCAATAAATAAAACAAATGAAGCATTAGAGGAAGTCCAAACTTCTGATAGGGCTGTACACTCTTTTGTTTTAGAATTTTTGGGGAAATAATGAAAAAATTTGCGATAGTAGATAGTTTCGGAAAAATAGTAAGTGGCGATGATATTAAAGCTGAAAATGAGTTAGAAGCTCATAGGCTTATTAGAAAAGCAAATGAGGAAAAACTTGTTGAGTTGCCAAGTCTTATCATAATTGAGGTGGGTGGAGGTCTTATTCAGGACGTTTCAATACCCGATTCAGCAAATGTAGTTATTGAAGTGCATGATTTTGATGTTGATGGTGCTGATGAAGAACTCCATACAGATGCAGATAATAGACAATATAGAAAATCGGAGTGGGTCTAATGAAGTTGTCGGTTAATATAGATGAAAAAACAGCAGAAGTTAATTTTGGTTCTCTTACATTTGATTCTGGCAAAAAAATAATACTTGATAAAGGAGAAGTAGAAGAAGTAAGAGCACGTCTCAAATTAGCAAAGGCAGAGGGTAAGCTCTGTGCAACAGATTCTTTAGAACCTATCGCTCATGATAAAGAATTCTTTGTTACAGGAGCTTATGTAAAGGGAGTCAAGTTTGGGACAAAGAGCCTGTTAGTGGTAACAAGCATAGATTCTGATACATTTTGCGATGGAGCAGAATGCAATGATAGAGTAGAAAAAGAATACGGACTGTGATAATTCCAGACAAGTGGTTTTTTACTTGTGTATAAAGTGAAAGTAAGGTATAATTAAATTTTTGGAATTGGATAATTTTAATCTTGTATTTATATGTTGCAGTTTGCTTTATGGTAGAGCTTAGTAAAACTAATATATATAAAGAGAATAAGGAAAGAGTAGGACTTCGAGTCATTGCCTTAATTATTATAGGGTTGATCTGGTTACCTGCTGTTATCGCAAAGATTGTTCCTAATATGCTGGAAGATTGGGCATCTTAATTTTTGCAGAAAGAAGAGAATAATATACTACTATGAATATCATGTGGAAAATAGAAACAGTCTTGAAGGTTGATGGGACTAAGACAACAGTGAAGGTAGCCCCCACACAGGTATGGGAAGGTATAAACGTCTCAGATTCGATCCTGAACCATTTAAGAGGTACTTCAACAGCACATATAACCTATAATAACCAGATTTTCAAAGATATACCTATAAACTGGTATTTAATAGAGAATTAACTAATTCCAGACAAGTGATTTTTTAATAGGATAGATTATGATTATTAAACAAAAAATGGATACTAAGCCAGTAGTTATTGAAACTACAAAGTCTATGAAAAAAGATGTTGATATATTTTTTTATGAGGATAATGAGGAACAGGAACAGAAACAAATTATAACACTGAATATATATTATGAAGATAGAGATGGGGAAAATTGGTTAGACCATTTTACAGTTAATGAAGATGTAACTCAAATTGAGGATAGAGCAGATGTTGCAAGTGAAGTGCTTGACCATTTACACGAAGAAATATCACAACAATCGGAGATACAATCAGTCTGTGATACTGTTGATAGAATAGTAGATGAAACAATTAAGAGACTTAAGATTCAAGAGGTAAACTAATGGGAGAAAAAATAAGAGATAGAAAAACACTTATATACCTCAATGCAAAAGATTTAACTCAAGTAGAGATAGAAGCTCTTGGAGATATGGAGTTAGGTACTTGTGATAATTGTGGAGAGATAGATAGTTCAATGAGATTGAAGTGGATTGATGGTGAAGATTTTTATGATGATGCTCATTGTGTTGCTCTTGTAGCGAGTGGAATGTATTCGATTTGTGATAAATGTTATGAAAGACGAATAGTATATATATCATTATGCGGTAGTTGTGATAAATATTTTATAGTATCTGAAAAAGGAAATAAAGAATGTCCTAATTGCCATAGCGAGAATTTGGTTTATGGCTGTGTCGAAGAAATAGAATCAGGGACATTTGTAATTTATAATAAAATAAATGATTTGTATTGGAGTAATGAATATGGGTGGGTAAATAAAAAGAGCGCTACTATCTTTAAGAAAGAAGAGAAACAGACAATAGATTTACCTATTGATGGGGAAATTAAAGAAAATCAATAATTCCAGACAAATGAAAATTTGATTAGGTAGGTTATGAAGATACAAACATTTTCAGTTGTAGTCGGTGGTAAAAAATGTAATGCTCATTGTCCTTATTGTGTTTCTAAAATGACTGGGTTAGAAGATTGTTCAGAAACAGGATATATTAATGAGCGTAATTTTCACAAGGCCTGTCAGTTTGCAAAACAATCTGGAGTTAGTACTGTATTATTAACAGGTAAGGGAGAACCTACTCTTTATATGAATCAGATTGATAGGTACCTTAACATATTAGAACAGTATGATTTTCCTTTTATAGAGCTTCAAACAAATGGAATGGATTTGCCATTACATAATGAAGAGTTATTTAATTGGTATAATAAGGGTATGACTACTGTTTGTCTTTCTTGTGCTCACTGGTTGACAGATAGGAATAGAGAAATTTTTGGAGAGTTATTTGAACCTTTGGAGAAGAATATAAACCGCTTGCACCGAGCAGGACTTTCTGTGAGAGCAAGTTGTGTAATGTGTAAGGATTATATTGATAATGCATCATCAGTAGGGGCTTTTGCTTTGTGGTGTAAAGAACATAAAGTAGAACAATTCACTGCTCGTCCTGTCGGCATTGATGAAAATAGTGATAATGAGAAAATCAAAGAATGGGTTAGAGAACATTCTATATCTAAAATACAACAAAAAGAAGTAGAAACACTTTTTGAAAAGGTTGGTTTTCTTTTGTTGGAATTAGCTCATGGTGCTAAAGTATATGACTATTATGGACAAAATGTCTCTATAAATAGTTGTCTCACTCATAGTCCAGATCCTGATGATATTAGACAGTTGATATTTTCTCCTGATGGTCATTTAAGATATTCTTGGGTGTATGATGGTGCTATTATAATCTAATTCCAGACAAATGGTTTTATGTTTATGTAGGTTGTTAATTAAACTTTCGGAGTAAATATGGGAACTAATTTTTACATAAAAGGATATGAACATCAAGGGAATGAAGCCCATACAGACCCACAATGGCATATAGGTAAAAGAAGTGCTGCTGGGCTTTTTTGTTATGATTGTGGTATATCTCTTTGTAAGGGAAAAGTACATTCTGGCGATGAATTTCACACCGCTTGCCCTAAATGTGGCAAAACTCCCACAAAGGAAACTTTGCTAGAAAGCTCTGGTGGTCTGGAGTTAGGTTTTAATTCAGATGATACAAAGATAAAAGAGGGTGTAGCAACTGCTAGCTCTTTCACTTTTGCTATGTCTAGGCTTAAAGTACCTATAAGGGTTCTTGATTCATTTGCAAAATATCCTAACGATGCAAAAGTTATAGTAGATGAATATGGTAGGGAATTTAATTATGGGGAATTTTGGAGGTTGTTAAAACCGATACCAAAGGTCTTACAATTTACACACATGGTAGGCAAGGAGTTTTGTTAATTCCAGACAAGTGATTTTTTGATAGGGTAGATTATGAAAATCTTTACTAAACAAAATATCACCATTTTGATTATTACTTTTATTATTGCAATAATTCCTTGTTGTATAGGATTAAAGAGAGGAAAACAAATAAAATTACAAAAAGAGTATATAATAGTATTGGAGAAAAAATTAAATGGCTAAACAAAAGAATTTTTTATGTAAGTTTAATGTTACGAACTGTGATACTGAAATAAATTTTTTCTATATCGATCAGGGGAAGAATGAAGAAGAAGTTATTGAAAAAAACGAAGTAGAACACGATGCTTGCGGTCTTGATACCGAAGAATCTCCTGTTGGTGGTTGTATTGGTGAAAAATGCACAGAACTTTGTAATGTTTATCCTATCACCGAATCACAGAAGAAATTTTTGAACAGTGTGGGTATCTTCTAATTCCAGACAAGTGGTTTTCTATTTGTGTAGGTTGTTAATATTATTTTTCGGAGAAACAAGATGACTGACATAGAGAAAATGACAAAAATTTTGAGTGACTTAAGGTTAATTAGTAATACTGACTGCCTTGGGCAAATAGCAACGACAGCAAAAAATCGTAAAAGTGACTTAATGAGGTGGGCTACATTGTCGTGGGAAAAAGAAGATAATGTTCAGTTGTTACCTGAATACCAACACCGTAAACCGTACGATGCAATTGGTAAAATCGTGAAAATCAACAAAGTTAAGATGCAAGTCAATTTTAGTGGAGTGGTTTGGAATGTACCTAAAACAATGTTAGTCAAAGCCAAATAAATAGTGTAGCCCTGCGAGATTATACTTTTTGGAGAAAAAATGAAAGTTAAAAAGACAATTTATAGAGTAGGAAATGGTTGGTATAATTTTGAAAATGTCCCACAAGGTTTTGTTAAGATTTGTAATCTTGCTTGCGGAACTGATATAAAAGCGTTAAATCAAGCTAAAAGAATGAACTCAAATTGCGAATATGAAATTAAGACGATGGAGAATTAAAATGACAGAAAAAGAAAAAATAGAAGAACAGAAACAAGAGCAACAATGTAGAATTACTGCTGAAATTCTTAAAATTAAAGATAAGAATATTTTGATAAATCTTCAATCAGTAATAGATGTAAAATTACAAAAAATACTGAAGAATTAAAAATGAAAATGAGAATATATTATGCAGGACTTGATGGCGCAATTGGTTGTATAGCTATTGAGGGAAGTGGTGAATGGAATCTTTTAGAGTTAAATAGTAGAGATGGAAGTGTTTGTAGACTAGGTGAACATATACTTAAAAAACTTAAAGATAATGATAATTAAACCTTATAATTCCAGACAAGTGGTTTTGTGCTTGTGTAGGTTGTTAATGTTAATTTATATTGGAGAAAAAAATGGTTCATATAACTGTTGCTAAAATAAATGGAGAAGAAGTTAGATATGATGCTTGTGTAGAAAAAGGGAAAAAACCAGATTGGTTGGAGACTTTTACATATCTTGGAGAAGGGACAATTTATTCTATCAACGGGATATTACAATTTGAATGTAATGTATGTGATTTTTATAAAAAGAATCTTTAAGAGTAAATTATGATAGATAAATATAAACCATATAAACAAGGTGTTATGTTAATTGGTGGTCAAGAAAAATTTAATGCTTTAGAGCAGATATGGAGAAATATCACTACCTATATTGATAAGGTAGAAATATTCAAAAAAAGAGCAACAAAAGCAGGATATAATTATAATCAAATTATGTGCTTTTTAGAAATGTAGGAGAAAATAATGTCAACAGCAGCAACAATACAAATAGGTAAAGAGTATTTTTATTGTTCTAGTGATGGTTATCCTAAAGATGTCATAGAAGATAATCTCAAACCACTTATCAAACAAGCAAAAGAAAAAGACAAAAGAAATCCTGATTTTTCTTTTATTAAGATTTTACAAATGTTGATGAAAGATGTCGATTTTGAAAATCCTGATTATTGTGCTTCTAGCCAATACTATTATAGTATAGATGATGATGGAAAAGTTTTTGTCCAGAATAGGGTTGGTAAAATGGTAGAATGTGCTTTTGTCGATGATGGAATGTTTATTGTTGATGATGGGAACACTACAAAATGGAAAGATTGGCAACAATATGAAGATGTTTTTAAGTAATTCCAGACAAATGGTTTTTTTCTCTTATAGATTGTTAATGATAACTTTTGGAGAAATAGAATGAGTGAAACAGTAGAAACAATTAGATGCAAAGGCCATACAATCGAAATCAAACAAGATGATTGTGGTTATAACCCTCGTGAAAACGATAATATCTGTATTATCCATACCGCTCATAGAAATTATAGTTTTGGAGATAAAAGCTATAATGATAGTGATAGCATACACGAGGCCGAAAGAGAAGCAGTAAGAAATGGAGATATAGTTTTACCATTATATATGTATGAACATAGTGGTATAACAATATCACTTTCACCTTTTTCTTGTCGTTGGGATTCTGGGCAAGTAGGTTTTGTTCAAGTGCCTCGTAAGAAAATAATAGAAGAATTTGGTAAGAAAATATTTACAAAGAAACTTAAAGAAAAAGCGTTAAAATGGGCGAATATAGAAGTAACAGAATTAGACAGCTATTTAAGAGGGGAAGTTTATGGTTTTGTCATTGATGATGGTGATAGCTGCTGGGGATATATCGGAGATATGAAGTATTGTATTGAAGAAGCAAAAGGGACAGTTAATTGTATTGTTAAACACAATATAAAAGAACATTGTGAAATAGTTAAACAGTGGATTAAGAACAAAGTCCCGTTACAATATAGAAAAACCCTTGCAATGTAATTCCAGACAACCGATTTTTTGCTTTGGTAGGTTGTTAATACTACTTATTTATGGAGAAATAAAATGAGTGATTTAGTAGACTGGAATAGACCTGAAAAAGGCGTAGCAAGAAACTTTGCTATGGAATATGAGGGAAAAATATATAATACTTTCCTTTGTTTGCCTGCTCATTCTTGTTTAGACCTTAGACAAGGGCTGAAAAATGGTTCTGTGAGAAAAACTGATAGGATTATTGCTGTTGATAATAATCCTGATAATTGGATGAGAACCGAAAGATTCTTGCAAAGGAATTTTGGAGCTAATTACATTTTCTTCAAGGGTAATGTTGAAGATTTTCCAATGGCTCGAATGATGAAAGAAAGAAACTTCCCTAAGATTGATTTTTCTTTCTTTGATTTGTGTGGACAACTTTGCCCTACAAGAGTAAAATGGCTTTTTGACAATAGGGTATGTTTTGCACCGAATTGTCGTTTTGGTTTGACAGTATCAGCGGCTCAACGATGGATGAAACAATGGGAAAAAATAATCTGTAATATTGCTACGGAAATGTTTTATTCCGATGACCTTGAAACACTTTTGACTAATGCTAAAAATAACCTTGCAAAAGATATTTTTGGATTACCTATTGATATTAAAAAACGGCAAAAACTGAAAAAGAATAAGATAACAGAATTTACAAATGTTATTAAAAGTATTAAAGCATCGTGTTCTATTTTTATGATGGCAATGAATAATTTTAATATGACAATCAATCGTGTCTATCGTTATAAAGAATCAAATGATGATGAAAAGCATACTGAAATGGTCTTTATTGATTTCCGCTTCGATGGAAACGATATAGGTGATGATATTTGTCTTGATGTTATTGAAGAATTTAAGTCAAGTGGATATTATTCCAATAGAAAGAAAAGACCTGTTGACAAACCAAAAATTGTGCTAAAAAATGCTAATGCTATTGCTCGGCATATGGGTATCTATGGAAACTTTGAAAGTATTTTTGATATGAAACCTTGTTCAAGAGCGCATATTAAAATCAATGCTAAAAAGTTCGGTCTTAATCCTAAGAATGTTACTACAAAGATTGAAAAAAGACTTAAAAAGTATGGTTTGAAAGCATAGGATATATTTTTCCAGATGTTTGTATACAGTATAAAGACCATTTATTTTTAATTTAAGAAAGAATGGTGAAGCAAGAAAGACAAGAGTATATAAGAATAAAAGCAAAGTATAATTTATAATTTATAAATCATAAAAACAATGTAACTAGATAAGGAGAGAAAATGGACCCGAATGATTTAATCAATTATGATCCTGAAGATGTTCAAAATGTATTTGAGTAATTCCAGACAATCGGTTTTATGAAAAGGTAAGGTATGATATTTAAACATAGAGAAACTCAGAAACCTGCATTATGGATAACTCCTTATAATGCAAACTGGCGGGATCAAGATGATCCTAATTTGTATAAAATTACAGACTGGACAGATTTGCCAGACTCTCAGCCTTTTTATTCACAACTAGGAATACCTATAGAAATATGGAAAGGGCAAGGAAAGAAAGCTCTTTGGTTCTATTTTCTGGCTTTCCTAAAAGAAGATCATAGGTTTGTACATGATTTTTGGTTCTTTCTTTTGCCCTCTGGTTTTCCTGATAAGATTATTGGTTAATTCCAGACAAGCGATTTTTTATTATTATAGGTTGTTAATACTATTTTTGGAGAGAAAAAATGGAAACTATGCAACAGTTTAATAATGTTTGTGTTGAAGAAATAGAAAATTACTATAAAAAAAGAAAAGAAATTGAAGAAGATATAAAAAATTTAGAAACAAAAAAAGAAAATTTAAGATACCCTCGTATGAAAAGCATTTTTACGTCAATAGCTGAGCAAATACAAAAGAGATTAAAAGCAAGTGGATATGTTTTTTATGGGCCTTTTGGGTTATGTTGTGAAACTACTATTTATTGGTTAAAAGATATGGAAAAAGATATAATAAAAGATGATAATATTTTGGGGGGTTTAACTCTTATATCTAATGGTAACGAATGGGCGATTAGAGATAAAAATAAAGTTAATGACAATTATGCAAAAGGAAGTATAGCAGAAATGAATGGTATGAATTATGCCACTGTACAAATAGAAGAAAAAATGAATATTGATTGGCTTGTAGAATTTGCAAAAGAAGATGGTTAATTCCAGACAAGTGATTTTCCGATGTTATAGAGTATGGCAAAAGGAAAAAAACATTCTGTTTTGAGAGTAAGAAAAAAGAGTTTAACGGATAGAACTCGTCTCAATACTATGGTTATTCCTGACAAAAAGAAAACAAAAAACAAAAAGAAATGCAGAAAGAAGGTAAATTATGACGACTAGAAAGGACACATTCGGAGTATTTGTCTACACGAAAAAAAATGATAGAAATGTTTCTTATGAGTATTTCTCAGAAAATAAAAAAGCAGTTACAGCTGCTAAAAAAACCTTTTCTGACCTGCCGAATAAGAAAGATTGTTATGTAGAAGTATGGGAACAGGACGAGAGAGGGATGTGGGGAAGTGTTGGAGAGCCTATTTGGAAATCAGATAAGTAATTCCAGACAAGTGATTTTTTCTTTCTATAACTTGTTAATGTTAATTTAATGGAGAAATAATGATAGAAATAATGATAGAAATAATGATTGGTGCATTGCTTGCGATTGTTGCTTATTTGTTTTTGGGTTATCTTTGGAAACAAAGGAAACAGAAGAAACAGTACAAAAAATGTGTTTATCAGGTGGTTGAAATGCTTAGAGCATACAACAGAAACCCTGCTGATATAAAAAATTGCGAAACACAATATGAGGCTGTTTGTAAGGCAACTGAATATTTGACTGCTACTGTTTGTGAAGAAATGTTGCAATATCTCCCTAAAGAAGAACAAATAGATTATGAAAAACAGTTTAAGAGAGATAAGTAGATTATGAGAACATTAAACAAAAGACAAAAGAAAATTCTGGACAAATGGTTCGAGACAATAAAAAACGAGCCAGGACTAGGTGTGGCAGATGTTGTTGAAGACTTATTGCCATATGATATATGGAAAGAACTCGAGAGGCTAAACGATCACGAGACTATCTACCAGAATATCAACAGATATATCAATGACAAAGCTATGGCAGACTAGTTTCCAGACAACTGATTTTCAGGAGAGATATATTATGACAGATAAGATAAAACAAATATTTGAGCATTTTATGGCCCTGAGATTTGCTCATATAAAAGTTGCTGATCCTTATTATAAAGAGTGGCAAGATAGATTTGAAACTGGTATAGAGTGGCAAAAGTCAGACTACTCTAATCGGTTTGCACTAAAAACTCTTGCTCCAGATCTTTATCCTGATGATAAAGATGATTTCTTTATAAGAGAGTAATTCCAGACAACTGATTTTTTACTCTTATAGGTTGTTAATCGCAACACCGAATAGGAGAAACAAATGCAAACTGCTACAAAATTACAATATGATTATTGATTGTTATAATTCCAGACAAATGGTTTTCTGGAACAGTATAATGTAAATAGACGAGATATAACCCTAAAGTAAAGCCTGAAAGAGAGGTGCTAGATGCGAAGTTAAACTAACTATTTATTAATGGGATATTTTTAGAGAATTTTTGAACTTCGAGTTTTTGTGGTCTTCTCAAGCAAGTAAAAAGACCACCAGCAATTATTCTTTTTAGCTTGTTTTTGATTTGTCAAAAGTCCCTCATTTTGAGGAGAGATGAGGGACTATTCCTTTTCCAGACAAGTGATTTTCTCTTATTGTAAGTTGTTAATGATTATCTTTTGGAGATAAAAAATGTTTATAATATTAGCAACAGGAAATTGGCCAGGAGCTTTCACGATAGTCGGTGTTGCTTTTGCTTTTGCTTGGTAGATGAGGGGCACTTAAAATGAGTAAAGTAAGAAGATGTCCTTGGTGTAATAAAGTTGTTGTAGGACACCCTAATAAGAAATTCTGTAACACTAAACACAAAGATAAATATCATAACACTAAAAACCCTAGAGGAATATACAAACACTTGCACCCTGATAATATCTCAATAGAAGATGAAATGCACCCTTGCGATCCGCACTCGTTAGGTCAAGAATAGTTTTCCAGACAAATGGTTTTTTGTTTCTCTAATGTATGGCAAAGAAAAAGAAAATTAAAATAAGACGACCATTTTTAGGCTTTGAAAATAAAGCAAAAGATGAGATAATAATTGATGAAGAAAAGATAAAACAAACTTTCCCTGATATACAACAAAGATTAGAATATGTTAATGCACTAATAAATAAATTCTAGAAAAAAGAAAAATGAAAGTTGAAAAAGCAATACAATACTATAAAGAACGTCTTATCCGCAAGGCAAAGAAAAACGGATTGTGGGAAAACTTTGGACAAGAAGAAATAGGTATATTAGAAGAGATTTACTCCAAACATAAATACAAAGATGATGGAGTTTGGGATAAGATAGAAGCTTTTGATAATTGGTGTATGAATTGTGATTTAGGAGTACTAAAAAATGAATAATGGAACAATCAGAGTGCTAGGAGATATGCCAACAGAGTTAAGATGTCCGTATGGCTGCGATGGTGGTGATGTTACAGTCGATTCTAAAACAGGAAAATGTAAAATTTGCGGCAGAGTTTACAATATAGAACCTACGCAAATAATAGTAGGGGTTTTTCCAGACAACTGATTTTTTGCTTTTGTAGGTTGTTAATCGAAACCTTGCGGAGATATAAAATGGACTGGTTAGATAAGAAAATACAAGAACAAAAACATAATATTGATATTATGAAAAGAGTTTGCGATCCTTTTGAACCTGCTGATTTACAGGAAAAAAAAGAACGCGGAGAGCTTGACGAATAACTTCCAGACAAGTGGTTTTGTGCTTGTGTAGGTTGTTAATCGAAACCTTTTAGGAGTAAACGAAATGAAGTTAATGACAAAAGAAATCCTGGATAAAATACCTGCTTTGTATGCAGACGAAAACATTCCACTTGGTGAAAAAATCTGTTATGTTAGATTCTTTCACCCTTTTTCAAGTTGGAAATGGTTCGCAACGGAATTTGACCCCGAAACAGGTATATTTTTTGGATGGGTTGATGGTTCTTTTCCTGAATGGGGAAATTTTTCTCTTGAAGAAATGCAAGGTGTTAAGGTTAGAGGTTTGGGAATTGAAAGAGATATGCACTTTACCCCCAAACCAATGAAAGAAATATCCGAATATAAAGAAAGAGGTTAAAACAGAAGCCTTGTTATCCTTTCCCGATAGTCTTTAGTTGCAAGTCGGTAATAAATTAAAGATGAAGGATAGCAAGGCATTTTTCCAGACAAGTGGTTTTTTGTTTGTGTAGGTTGTTAATCGAAACCTTTTTTTAGGAGTAAACGAAAATGGCAAAAAAATCATTCAGAACGGACGAGGCTTTTGCAAGTATTGCGACAGCAATCAATTTAGTTGCAGCCGAAATGGAAAAGCCAAAAGAACAGCAAAACGAAAAAAGAGCGGGACAGGTTGCTTTGGCAGCAGTCAAAGTTATTGTTGATTCTGAAGCAGCATCAATGAATAGTGATAAATTTGACCTTGCCCCGATAGCAGAAATTGAGGGAAAAATTGAGCAAGCAGTCGGGACAATCGAACCGCCGCCACTAACATTTTAAGGTTTTCGGTTTGCCCCCTGTCTGATGCAGGGGGTTTTTCTTTTCCAGACAAGTGGTTTTTTACTATTATAGATTGATAAGTTAATAATCTTTTTTAGGAGTAAAAAATGATACAAGTAAAAACAACAAAAAAACCTATCGAACTTGGGGCAATTCCAAAAAACACGATGGCGCATACAAAAGGTCTCGATGAGATTGATTTGTGGGCGGCAAAAGTCGGAAAAGCAGAAAAAAGAAAAAGAGAAATAACACCCGTTAAAAAACATATTGTTTGTACTTAATACCTCAAAACCTTGCCTCTGCTTATCTAATAAATAAGCAGGGGCACCTTTTCCAGACAAGTGGTTTTTTACTCTTATAGATTGTTATTTGAAAAGTAAATAAAAGAGCCGAAAGAAATTAGTGAGATATTGTTTAAGGCATAGGGTTACAGACCTAAAGAATGCGCAAGGGCGAAGCCCCTGAGAACTAACTAACAAGTCTGATTAGTCTTTTCTGTAAGAAGATAGCATATATAGACAATATCCTACTACTTCCTTTCTGCCCAATTTTGGAAACTACTAATTTTGTTTTTCATAGCCCCATCCAGCGGTGGGTAATAACACTGGACGTAATAAGGAATAAATTCCAGACAGGTGGTTTTTTATTATTATAGTTTGTTAATGATAACCTTTTTTTAGGAGTGAAAAAATGTTAGGGAAAAAAACAAATTGTGATTTATCAGCAGGGATAGCAAAACTTGACCTTGAAAAACTTACAAAACAGGTAGAAATTCACTTTTATTCTCTTATGGAGAAAATAAGACGAAAATCATCTAGTATAATAAACGATAGTCTAAAAATAGAAGATAGAAAAGATAGTTTATCTTCTATGTCGGCAACGGGTGCTGATGAATTTACTAGATTATCTGAAAGCCTCGCAGAGACAACCGAATTATTACATACATTATACAACACAACAGATAGAGAAATAATTATCGAATAATAAAAATTTGGCAACTTTCCAGACAGATGGTTTTTTGTTATAGTAGGTTGTTAATGATAACCTTTTTTTAGGAGAAAAAAACAATGTTAGACTTTATTGATGTTATAGATTTAACAAGTGAAAAAGATGAGGGAAGAAATAGACAAACATCTTTGTCAATAAGTGATAAAAAACCTCTTGAATTAGGTGTTGTCGGTGGAATATCTCACAATACAAATATTACTTTTGATAAAATCAATGCTCAAAAGATGATTGATTTTTGTCAAACGATAATAAATAAAGAATAATTCCAGACAGGTGGTTTTTTGTTATAGTAGGTTGTTAATGATAACCTTTTTTTAGGAGTAAAAAAATGACAGAAAAAACAACAAAAACAGCAGTAAAAGCGGTTGACAGTGGATTAAAAGTCAACCTCCCAATTACGACAAAACCTGTCGTGATTGAAAGAAAAATGTCGTCAAAAGGTATTGCTGACGATATGACAAGTCGTATTATGGGAAAATTGATTGGTTTTGGGGATTTATACGACCCTAAAACTCAACAATTTTTGAGTGAAGATGAATTGAAAGCAAAAGGCGCGGTGTTTATTACAGTGTCGTTGAATAAAATCTTGATTGTTGGCAAAGATACAAACGCAAAAAGCAGACTCACGAAAGAACCGACTCCATATATCAGAAAAACGACAAAAATTCAGGTCATTGGCAACGTAAATTGGACCCCTTTTATCAACAAACGTGGTTCAAAAGACTTTGTATCGGCTGAGCAAAGAGCAAACAAGGTCGAAAATTACGAGAATTGCAAAGCAATCGGAAAAAAAGATGATTTTCGTTATGTTTGCGGCGTAGTTTTTCAGGTTTTGGAAAGTGCAAAGTATTACGATGAAAATGGTAAGGAATACGATAAAGACAAACTTACTGCTGAATATCTCAAAACAGCAAGCAAAGCAAGCAAGCAGAAAGAAGCCGACAAACACGGTATAGAATTAAAGTTTGACCCTCAGTATAGGACAACACGTATCGACAGTTGCGACTATCTCAGGGGGTTCGGCTTTGAGTATAAGCCGACAGACAATCACCACAACTCCTGAATAGGTTGTTGCCTATTTTAACCCTACCTATCTTAACCCGATAGGTAGGGTCTTTTTTATTCTCCTGATAAAATAATTCTGGATAGAGATCATTCAGGATATAAAAGATCAATTTGCGTAAGGGTGACCCTTACCTACTTAGTCTCATACCTCCCCTATATTCTTATCGTTTTGAAAAATCGGTCATATTAGCAAAGGAATTTTACATTTAAAACTTTTTAAATATTTTTATTAAAGGGATTTTAATATAAAAAATAGAATTATACTCTATTATGGCATTAACTAACTCAGAAAGACAGAAAAGATACAAATTAAGAAATCCTAAAAAAGCGAGATCTGGAAGAGTTAAAAATAGAAAAATTATTAGAGAATTTTTATCTAATAATAAATGTGAATGTGGAGAATATAACCCAAATAAGCTATGTTTTCATCACAAGAATAATTCAGAAAAAGATTTTAAAATAACAAATCTTGTATCATATAGTACAAATCGATTATTATCGGAGATATCCAAATGTATTGTATTATGTCAAAATTGTCATGCTAAATTACATATAGAACTAAAATATAAAGATCGATTATTTTTATTGCTAAATAGCTATAAGAACTCTCCTAGATATAAAAGATATAATAAAGAATCAAAACTTCTTTTATATTTCTATAAAGAGACTTGTAATTGTTTAAATTGTAACCACGATTATAACGCCTCTCTTTGCTTTCATCATATAGATTTTGCTACAAAAAAGAAAGCAGTATCTCTCTTAAAAACTATCCCTTCAATTAATAAAGAATTATCAAAAACTATATGTTTATGCAGAAATTGCCATGAAGATTTTCACTGTAAATATGGAAGAAAAACCAATCAATCTCAATTAGAACAATATATAGGTAAAAATGTAGAACCACTCAAAGTGGATATAAAAGATTACTTACCTCTTATCGAACAAAACATTTCTAAATACTACAACCTATCTTTTTCCCTATAAAGAGACTCCTTTTATCGAAATATCGATTAGTGGACCCTAAAAACAAAATCTAGGAAAATTCTGCCGAAAAAATAATAGATTTTTAATCTATCTCTCTAATAAATAGGCAAAAGTGAGTTTTATAACTTGAAAGTGAAAGTGATAAGATTATAATTTTGGGATAAGAAATAAGAGAGAAATCGGTAAAACGGAGATAAATGAATGAAAACAAATGATATAATCGAAAAGATATCAGAAGAAATGGTTTGTGAGAATGCTTGTCCTCAATTTCAACAAATACATTATGAAATAGAAAAATGCACTTGTTATAAAAAAGAAGTAATCGAATCAGTTAAAGAGCTTGGGAATAAGAATGGGTAAAAATATTGCCGACATAAGAAGAGAAAATGAGATAATCTATGGGACAAAGGACAACACATTTGATGATTTTCCTATAGCAATCAGGGTTAAGGTAATAACTCCTTGTGAAGATTTCACATTCTTTGATGGAGAGACTGGCGTAGTTACTCAAAATACAGGAGATTATTTAGGTATATCTGTAGAGTTTGATGATCCTCATCGTTATAGGGACGGTAGTGTGTTGACAGGGTTTAATTTTAATCCCAAGAGCTTATGTGTTCTAAATAAGATAACAGAAGAAATAGCAGAATCGATAAGAGAAAAGATCGGTTTGGATGAATTTCAGAAAGAACGATCAGCCAGATTTATGATATTAGACTTATGAATTATAAAGTCGGAGATAAGATTAAGATAAAAACATGGGAAGAGATGGAAAAAGAGTTTGGATTCGGAAATAATAACAAAACTATCATAACTTGTTCTGGACTTTTTAATTCTACAATGGAAAAAGAAATTGAAGAATTAAAAACTAATAGAATATTAACAGTTAAAGAAGTAGAAATTAATCATCGTTATAGAATGAAAGAAAGAACTAGTGAAATAGCATGGACTTGGTCAGATGATATGATTAGGTGTTTAGTAAAAGACTATAAAGTACCTGACCCTATAAAATCACGATTGGAGATATTAGACTTATGACAGATGAACAGATAATAAAAAGATTTAGAAAAAGAGAAAAAATATTAGGAGTATGGTCAGCAGAAAGAGGTTATGATGCTTGGGATATTTTTATTAAAAAAGAAAAATGGTGTCAGCTATCGGCAGTTACAACAACACCATTAAAAGATATGTTAAGAAATTATCCAACAGCTAATATCGATTGGGATACAGTTACAGCTAGGAAATTAACATGAGATATAAAGTAGGAGATAAAGTAAGAATAAAGACTTGGAAACAGATGAAGAAAGAATTTAGACTAATAAAATCATCGACAGGGAAGTCTCATATGAGCATAGATATAGGTCATTATCATATAGCTTTTAATCCAAGCACAGAAATAAAACTTAATAAATTAAATACTAATAGAATAGTAACTATTGCAAAAGTAAAAGAAACCATAAATAACAGATATTATATTATGAAAGAAATATCAAATCATATGTTTGATGAAAAAGTAATAAAGAATATAGTAAAAGAAATATATGAACCTATTTGTAGTAGATTAGAGATATTAGACTTATGATAAATTGGATCAATACAAAAGAAGAACTTCCCAGAGCGGGAGATTTAGTTATTATTTATAGTGAAGATAAAACAGTGATAGAAACAGAAATAGAAAAAACAAAATATTGGGCAGGTGTATGGAATGCTGAATATACTAAAGAATGGGAAAAATATAAAGAAAAATCATTATATTGTTTTTGGGCTCCAATAAATAAACCAGCATTAGATATGCCAGTAAGGTTTATAGAATCTATAGAAAACAGATCGGATATATTAGACTTATAATGACAAAAGATACTACACTTTTTAATAATAGTACTATAGCAGAAGTACAGGAAGGTGAATACTTTCCACCTGTGAGTATAGCATGGGATAAGGATGGAAGAAGTATGTATCTTCCTGTTCATTATGAAAAGAAATTAGTGCAATACGATATATCAGTAGGACAATATGTTTATTCTGATGGAAGATTTGGAGCAACATTTTTTAAGATAAGAATAGATAATTCCAAGAACATTATAAAAGACAGATTTGAGATTTTGGACTTATGATAATTTGGAATAAAATAGCAGAAAAATTACCAAAGATAAATAAAAATATTTTTCTTTTTGGAGAAGAACTGCAACATATAAGATATGGTTGTTTACGTATTTTTGATCCAAAAAAATCTGAACTTTTAGATCCTAAAAAAAAGCTCAAAGAAGGAGATACTTATTGGCAGGTTCATATGAAAATAGGAGAACAATTTTGGGTATTACCAGAAAGATATCCTTATTGGTTAACTAATAAAGAATTAGTTGCACAAATAATAGAAAAAACAGATAGACTTAATATTTTAGACTTATAATGCAGAATAATTTAGTAGGAAAAATGGTAACTTTTGAACAAGGCGATGATGGAATAGAAGTCACAGGAGAAGTCATGACTCTTACTACTGACAATCATGGTAATTTACGTTTGTATGTATGGATAGCAAAAGAAAAAAAATTATTTCATGTCCCTTCTCATATTATAAAAGATATTATTCCAAATAGAAAAGAAATAAATACTTACAAGTGGTATTCAATATTAGAAATTAAACCGCCGCTAAGTCATGCTGTTGTTGGTTTTTTCACAGAAGGAAAATACGAAAACCAAATAAGACTTTTACATCGTTATGAAGAGGCTGACGAGGAAAAGACAATAATTTTATGGACATCTATTAGTCTAAAAAATTCTGATGAAGTTGCAGATGATGAATGGATTCCTCCTAATAGTACTATGTGGAGATTCATAGATACAGATATTCCATTAGAAATAATAGATAACCAACAAATAGATAGATTACACATATTAGATTTATAAGGAGTAAAAATGAATAAAAAAATAGATATTAAAGCAACAAGTGAAAAGATTAACCTTGCTATTATAGGTAAAACAATGTATGATATATTTACGAGAAAGATAATAAGGCCTCCTTACTTACTCATTAGATATGCCTATAATACTAAAAGTGGCCTTATGATTTCTTTTATATTACTTCTTGTCTTATTAAGCTTATTTATATGGCTTGTAGCAGGAAACGTTTTTTGGATATCTCTTTTTCTAATGTTTATATGGTTTGTTAGTCTTATAGCTATGTTTTGTCATCATGATGATAATTATTTCCGTACTCTTGATACCGAACCCAAATGGGTTTTAAAATTTATAAAATCTTTAACTCAAATGAAAGAAGATATCATAACAACAGATAAAGAAAGAGAGTAAAAAATGCATAAACAAAAACCTGGAGACGTTAAAATAAGAATACCCAAAAGCAGACAAAAAGAGATATTTAATATACTAATAGAATTCTTTAACAAGCATCAAATGTACGACGGAGAAAGTATTTGTCAATCAGATGACGCTATTATAGATTCTCCTGATCTTGTTGGGGACTTAGCGGATCTTTTATTTAAGGACACAGAGATAGATTATGAATAATCCGACATTAGATAAAATAAAGAATTTTGCGGTAAAAGAATTAAAGAATAAATATGGTTTCTGTGGTCTAGCTGATGGTGATGATATGTGTATAATCAATGCTACCGATTCGGAAAACAAAGATATAATTATTAAGATAGAGATTAAAAAATGAAAACTTGTCCTAATCCTAAATGTGGTAGTCATAAAATAATCATATTTGACTCTGATAATAATTATTGTCAAAAATGTAATGAATGGTTTCCAGCCGTAGCTGAAGAGGAATGTATAGCAGGATGTAGAGTATATGCAAATGAAGAAATAAAACATCATAAAGATTGTCTCTATTACCCAGAAAGCTTATCAAAAATGCATGATGATTTCAAAACAAAACATATGGAACTTATTACTAAATTAGCAGATGATATATGGGCAGTAGGAAAGAAATTAGAGTCAAGAGAATTTGAAACAAGTAAAGAATTAAAAGTTATTTCAGGTTGTCTTCATGATATTAGAGCAGAACGTGATACTGAATGGTACAAAAAATTCAAAATAGATGAGGAAAAATCATGACAACAGCAATATATGCATTTAGTGGCGACCCTATAACATATGGTCATATTGACATAATCAACAGAGCTAGAGCAACATTCGACCAGGTTATAGTAGCCATCGGAGAGAACCCTGATAAAAATTATACTTTTTCTTTAGAGGAAAGAGAAAGTATGGCTAAGCAGTGCTTCAATGATTCATCAATCAGGGTTCTCTCATTTTCTAACTTACTAGTGGACTTTGCTTATGAACAAGGAGCAAGTGTAATAATCAAAGGAGTAAGAAACTCTGCTGATTTTGACTATGAAAGTATCTTACATTCTATTGGTCAAAGTCAAGAAGTTGGAATAGATACTCACATACTCTTCGCTGACCCCAGATTGGCACACATTAGCAGTAGTGTAGTTAAGGCAATAGCACAGCATAGTGGATCGATACACGAATACGTACCACTACACGTTAAACAAGCTATTGAAGAAAAGATATATGACCAAACTATCATAGGAGTAACAGGAGAGATTTGTGCTGGCAAATCTCATATATGTAAAATGTTAAGTAGATATCAACATTTTACAGGTGGTTATCAAAACATCCACAATATAGAATTGGATCAGATTGGTCATGATATTCTTTCTAAACTCACAGATCCACCTTATGTACAAATAAGAAAAGAGATAGGCGAATTTGCACCTACATCTATTGAAGAGGATGGTTTTATCAACAGATCAGTATTAGGATCAATAGTATTTAATGATTCTAATAAACTACAAAAATTAAACGACATAATGACTAAACCTATAATGATTAGATTAAGAAAAGAAATTTCGGGAAAGAAAGGAATAATTTTAATCAATTGTGCCTTATTGGCAGAAGCTCATATACTCCACACATGCAACAACAACACCATTCTAATAAAGGTGGATAAAGACACTCAAAGAAAAAGATTATTGGATCGTAGGCTAACTGAAGAGCAAATAGAGACACGTCTGAATAGTCAATACACTTATGATCGTAAGAAGTATCAAATAGAAGAAAATATCTATCATAATCGACATGGTAAGTTTTGGGAAATTGATAATACTAGTATGATAACTATGGAAGATTTACATAAGGAATTTGAAAAGATACTAACAGATATAAGAAAGAAAAATTGATGAATACATTATATTATTTTATCACGCGAAAAATAATTAGGAGTACTTTTGCTAATATACATATAGTATTTAAATCTTTATTTTACATGTTGTCAATAGCAAGTTTATCAACTATTCTTCCTATTATTTTTAGGACATATTTATTTTTTCCTACTCCAAATGCAATGGGAATTCTTACTATTATATATCTTGCTATTTTTGGAATTCTTCTTTTTATACGTCTTATACAGATATTAGATTGGTATGATATAGAGGATGAACCACATTTTGTCCAACAATTTATTGAAGATTGCTGTCGTTCTGATAATAATTTAGAAGAAAAGTATAAACAAGAAAAAGAAGTAAGATTACAAGTAATAAAACAAAAGAAAGAAGCAAAAAGACTCAAAGCAGAACTAATTAATAATAGAACTGATATATTAGACCTATAAAAAAGTTTTAAATAGAAAAGGAGTAAATAATGTCAAGACATGCAGAATTAAGAAAAGAAGAGGGAGTAGAGCATGTATCAACAAAAGAAGATGGAGCTTTGAAGTGCTGGAGAGATCAACATAGAATATGTTCTTCTCAATGTGTTGCTTGGGTAAAGATGGGAACTACTAGAAAGATCTATTGTAAAGCCTTGCCATCAGGACAACATGAGATTGCCGAATATGTTGAAGAAGAGAATGGAGCATAATACGCCATTTAAAGAACAAAATATTAAATATGTCACGATTGAGGGTAAAGAGCCTATTTGTTTTTCTTGGGGAATAAATAGCTTTGGTTTTGGTACAACAACTTTCTTTTATGAAGATGATAAATTAAAGTGTGATAATGAAACTCTTAGTAAAGATAGTATAAAAAAGATTCTTTGTGCTTTGGTCGATGAAGCAGAGTTTATAGATAAATAGAACCAGTTTAATCTTATTCCCGAAAAAATATTATGATACTTAATTTTATTTTATATGGTTATATTGTTCCATTGATATGGGCTATTATTATTGGTCAGGTTGTGATTTATTTTGATTCTGAATATCGATCATGGGAGATAGGGAAAAAAATAGGGATTCATCTCCATTATTTTGTGATATCTTTTATTCCTGTTGCTGCTCCTGTTGCTCTTACTCTCATAGCAGGAATAGATTTGAGAGAACATTATAAGCGTAGACACAATGATGATGGAGAAAATTTTGACAATTATAGAACATTTAGGGAATCAGAAGAGGCAGAACTTGCAAAGAATATTGGTATTAAAATAGTTAAAAATGAGAAGATCAACCCTATAACTGATCGATTAGAGATATTGGACTTATAATGCGTTGTCATATTTGTAAAAAAGAAATAGAAGGAAATTATCATAAACACACTTGCGATATTGATGGTATAGATGAAGAATTTTATACTCATCCTGGAGATTGTGATAAAAAATTTCTTGATGAATCTACAAATAAAAAACCTGCAAATAGTAGGTTTGAGATATTAGACTTATGATGGAATTTGGAAATACATTTAAATGTCATACTTGCAGAAAAGAAATAAACAAAGATTATCATAGATATCATCATAGTCTCGATAATATAGAGCTAAATTTTTATACTCATCATGGGATTTGTGATACAATATTTCGTGGTAAATATGTTAAACCTTTTGAAGAAATAGATAATCGATTAGAGATATTGGACTTATGAAGAATAACTTTTTAAAATTAAAAAAGAATAAACATTATAAATTTGTTTTATTAGATCCTGATCGAATGATATCATTAACGATATCGAAACCTGATAAGAAAAAATTTTTTAAGTCCTCCACAAAAAATAAAACGGCAGCAAAAACAACACATTCTTCTTATGGAACTTATTCTAGGAATCTTATGATGGGTCATGCAACCCTTGTATCTATTCAAGATGCATTAGGCAGTTGTGAAACTTTAAGACAGATGGAGGCAGATATGATAAAAGATACAGAACAAGGCATAAATAAGAAAATATTTTGTCCTCATTGTGAGGCAGAAAAGATACATGACAGATTCGAGATATTGGACTTATGAGTGTAATAACAATTATATTAATAATATATCTAATTCAATTAATGGTATCTTGTCCAATTTTTTCAATAATTTGGTACAGGGATAATATAAAAAATGGAAAAAGAAAAGCAATACTTGAAGCTTGTAAGGGAGGACTTATAAGTTTTGTACCAGTAATACCTATAATGGCAATAACGTATTTAATTTATATAGAAACTGGAAATGAATTTAAAAAATGGTTAAAAAATGATCCTACTTCTCCTGACAATATGAATGATCCAGATTTTATTCTTCCGCAAAAAAAGATCAAGAAAATAATTTTAGAACCAATAAAAAACAGAACAGATATTTTAGATTTATAATACTGGAGATAAAAATTATGTCTTTTTTATATTTTTATATTATTTCGTCATTATGGTGTGTAATAATCGGCCAGATTATAGCTTTTTTTGAATGGAAATCAGATCCAGGAAGGCCAAGGATAGTTATTCATATCGGAATTTTTGTTTTGTCTTTTGTCCCTATTATTAGCCCTTTTATAGCAACTCTTGCATTGATTGTTAAATCAATTGATTATTCATATAAGAAAATTTTGGAATGGGTTCAGACAGCCCCATTTCCTAAAGTTATTAAGAATAAAAAACCAATCGATTTTATCGAAGAACGTGTTAATATTTTAGATTTGTGAGAAAAATATGGTTAGAAAGAAAATATTTAAAGATTTATTTGATCGAGAAATAAAAGTTGAGGATATTGTTCTTAATGTTTGGGCAAATAATGAGAGTTATAGGATGCAAGGAGAAGGAGATCCAGGAGTTGTCCAATATAGGACAGCTAAAGTAATAAAATTCTGTCCTCAGAGTATTAGAATAGAATATATGCAAGGTAAAACCTTAAAAGATAGTAGTATCTATAATACTCATAATAGGATTATTGTCATGACAAAAAATAAAGAAATTGTTGATACTTCCGATATAGACAAGGAAATGGAAATAAAAAACGCTGAAATAGAAGTGAGAAATAAAACAATAAAAAGATTAATGAAAGATTTAGGAACGAATGCCAAATATAAAAAAGAAGCAGATGAAGAAATAGAAAATTATATAGAAAAAATAGAAGAGTTAGAAAGTACTATTGATAAGTTGATACAAGATTATAAAAGATTTAGTTTATTAGATTTATAAGAACGGAGTTATTATGGAAGAATACGCTTCAGAACAAGAACAAATAGATTATGAAAGGATTAAGGATGGTGACTATTTATTTTCTTTAGGTATAGATATTACTCCTCTTTTAGAAGAACTGCTTAAACAAGATACAGAAGGTTTAACTATAAGTCCATTAAAAGAAGGAGAAGAAATAGAATATGAAGGTAAATTAGAAGATTTGAGAGTTATGTGTAAAAATGAAGAAATGTCTTTATGTGCTATAAAATATGTTATTCCTCTTGATAACGAAAAAAGAGAGAATTATCATGTTTTGAGTCATTATATAGTAGTTTTAGTAAAAGAAATTGACATAGAAGATGAAAGTAGTTTAATGCATAAAATAAAATTTCAAGAACAAGTTCTTATTACTCTTAGGAAAATTACAGATTATTTTGAGATGGGAAGACCTCCATTATGTTTTTATTTATATTTCCCAGAAAATATAATTATTGATAATGATGGTAATAAATTATGTAAGATTGAAGCACAAACGGAATGGGAGCATCACGAAGAATTTGGAGAACATAAAGATTAAATGTTAGAGATATTAGATTTATGAATAGATTATCTATATTCTATTTTACAAGCAGCAGAAATTCTTAATATATCCAAACCAGACAAATCATCATTAACTGAAAATCTTAATATATCATTATCTTCTGGTTTTAGAATTATAGGTTCTAGTATTGTGTTTCTTACTGACAACCATGTATTTGTTTTTCCTGCGCTTCCATGTGCAACTATTTCTGCTCCTGATAATTGCAAGATGTCAGATAATTGTTGAGCAATTGCAGCAAAAGCAACTTCCCCATTTATTATTCTCTGGTATACTATTCCAGAGGCTGCTGATACCCCTAGAAAAGAATCGTATGGGATATAGGGCATTGTAGGAGAAGTTATGTTATCAACTCCTCCGTCTATTGTGCTGTCAAAGGTATTATTTGCCAAAAAATAAGAAAGTTCATGAACATGTACCCATGTTCCTAATTTAGGGGTAATATCAAAATTCCCAGATCCAGGGATGTTAGAAATTCCTTCAAACTGTATATCGTCCATATAAAATTTAGGTAATTTGCCTTCTTCGTCAATAATTTCTACTCGTAAAGCATTTAAGGTTTCTCCTGTTAGTGCCATATCTTCTAATGGAATAGTTATTCGTTGCCAAACTTTGAAGATATTCCAACTAAAATAATCTTCTAAACCAACACTATTTCCTACCATTGTTCCTGCTCCTACGTCCCATCCATAAACTTCAATACTATCTCCTGCTTTCCAGTCTTTATCTACATATATCCATATTATTAAAAATTGATAATTTGTTAAAATTAGATCAGAACCTTTAGCTATTTGCAAAGTATCATTAAGGTCTCCATTATCATATTTTATACTTTGAGTTCCTCCTCCTGTATGATTTTGATCTGTGCTATCAATATCCCATTTTCTTCCACTAATTATAGAAGCGGTCCAATAAGAATTGTCTGTTCCATCATTAATATTTTCTGTATAATCAACAGTTCTTCCTATATTCATATCAATACCATATTCAGAACTGGTAAAGTATCGAATACTATTTTCATATTTTTTGAGTGGATGGGTTGCTACTACTAAACCATTATTGCTATCTTTATCATCATGAGTGATGACATGAGCATTTTTGTGATTTTTAGGATCTGTTATATAACTATCTATTCCCATAATTATCCTATTGAAGATGCGCTATGATAATTAAATATTAATGTTATATCTACTTCTGTTCCTGTTTGGGAGGTATATATAGTAATTATATTATTTTTTGGGACAATAATATCCTGATCAAAGTTAAAAGAATTTATATCATCAGAAGATCCGACATAAATTCTTTCAAGTTCAGTTCCTCCTGAAAGTCCTGTTATATTGTCTCCAGTTAAAAAAGTTCCTGTTGCAGTTTTACCACTTCCTAAATTTAAATTAGATGGAGTGGCTGCTATCCCTCCAATTGGAGTTCCTGTATCTTTTCCTTCTATTTTTATTATTTCTGATTGTCCAGTTCCTGCTAATCTATAATGTATTCCTTCAAGAATCATGTCGGTATTATCAGTATTTTTTATATAACAAATACAAACATCTCCAGTATCAGCCGAAGGATCAGCATATGTGGGAGTTTGTTGAAGAATTAGATTAAAAGCTAGTCCTTCTTCATGATTAACATGATGTTCTGTTGATGAAGTAATAGCTATTGTTTTTAACCTATTTTCAGTATTAACTCCAGCCGAAAATCCTGTCCCTTGGCCATCTTCAATTAGCATTGTATTTTCTCCTTATTTTCTTTATATTTAATTACTCTTCGAACCAGTCTATTGTTACTCTTGTTTTTGTCCCAGCGGATTCAGCCGATCCTTTAATCCCTATTGATTGATTTCTTCCTAAAATTATAGCATCATTAAAATTAACAGTAAAAGAATTAGATCCGCTTATTCTAATAGTATATATACTATCTCCTCCAGAGATTATAAGAGGAGTTGTAACGTCATTATGTATACAAGTTGTTTCTGATGTTAAGGCAGATGTTGCATTCATATTAGAAGGTATTTTTTCTTCTCCACCTGATAAGGTTGTTGGTTTTAACCATACTCCGAATTTTGTTAATCCAGTTAATGGCTCTTCTGTAGAAAAAGTCATTCCATGTACATATAATTTATCATCTCCCGTATATGTTATATATCCCACTCCTTCTGTTGCTCCTCCTAAAAGTTGTGTTGCTGGTAAGTTTATAACAAAAGCTTTTTGCTCATCTTTTGAAACATAATAAATACGAGCATTAGATCTAGCACTAGTATCTAATCTATTAGTGTCAGTTACACCAGCTTTTTTCCCTGACCCCTTGCCATCTTCTATAACTGAAATAATACACCTTGCCTTTCTTTATACTTGAGAATGTATCCCATTTATTTTCTCCTATTATTCACTTGCATATCCTAATATATTAATAGATCCTTCTCCTGTTTCTTCTCCTTTTAAGTTTACCGATAATGTATCGTTTGTACCTAAAATAATACTGCCATCGGTATGATAATAAGCAGGAGCTTTACTATAGCACCAATAAAAAGCAGTGGTTCCTGGAGTATGTCCTATCATTCCATCACCAGCAGAATCGTCCCAATATAAAACAGTTAGATCTATTGTATTTACTGAGGTTCTGTTTAAATTTCCTGCTCCTCCTATTATTATATTGGTATCTGGAACTGTATCTCCGAAAATTAATTCCCCAAAACAACATGTATTATGACTGGCAGTTCCTCCGTTCCAGTTAAACCAAAGATCTGTAATAAAAAATTTTGAAGAAGAAGATGTATTTTTAATAAATAACATTCTTCCACCTGTTGTTGTTACTGTTAGCATAGGCGTAGAAATACCAAAAGCACTATCAAATTCATGACTTTTATGAGATAAGGTGCTTTCAGTAACCGCCTTTGTTAGTAAAAGATTATTTGCATCAATTTGAGCTTTCTTACCTGATCCCTTACCATCTTCTATTATAATTCCCATATTCTATTCCCTATTTAATCTTTATCTCTATAT